GGGAGGGCTTATGTCTTACACCCGATGTTATGAGCTTTAACTAAGCATGCCAGTAATATTTGTCACCTCTGTTCACAGGTAGCCTAAATGAACGAGTACCTTCTGCGCCATGCGATCAGTACGGTTTGGTGTAACCCATCGATGGACCGGCAGCACGTGTATCGTCTCGTGCGGCTGTCTCCGCGCTTTGGTGTGCACACGGCGTATACGGTCGACTTCGAGCGGTACCTAATGCCGACTGAGCGCGATTACTACATGATCTACCAGATCGGTAAGGTCGAACCGACGCTCTTGGGTGTTCCGAAACGTTACAACACTTGGATGTCGCTGGCTGATATCGCCAATGAAACCGCGTTGTATTCGGAGCTCTACATCAACAACGGAATTCAGTTCCCACGCCATGAGGTCCATCTGCTACTGACAGGCACTAAGAACCTGTTGATTGCAGTGAAGATCAATGATCGGGTGGGTTCGTTGGATCAGCAGGATATTTACCTGCGCTTTTATAACAACGCCTATTTCGATAGCGTGCGCTCGACTCAAGCCGTACGTAAGTCGGTGTTCACGTTGTGCGGTACGCCAAAGACCACGCAGGAATTGGTAAACCTGCAGATCGCCATGGCTCAAGCGGTATTGGCCCATCCGGGTCAGGTACCCTACTACTTCGTCAATGGTCGATTCAGTAACACGCTGAGTCTGATGAACTGCACCCCAGGCGATGCCATGGAGTTGATCATTGACTCCTCGATCGACAACTACATCGATTTCCCGATCACCGACTTGCCAACTTTCTTGTCCACACTGGACACCGAGAATAAATTCCTGATCCACTACAACGATCCTACCGTGCAGTCGATCCGCTTTTATGACGACTTGGACGTATTCCTCATTAAGGAAGGTGGTGGCAATGGTCGCTTCTTGGGTGCGACTTACCATCGCAATGAAGGGAACTGGTTGCGCCAGCTGACGCACAAGGACTACAGTATCCCGATCGAGCGACTCAATGCATTCATGCTGGCTCACCCCACAGACCCGCGCTATATCTTGGACTCGGTGAAGTTTACCGAAGACAAGTGGTCGAGTTTGTCGGAGCTCAAGCTGCGGGTGTATTTCCGTCAGTCGGGTTACGATCGCCCGCTACAACCTGAAGCATCACGCATCCATGAGCTCTACCGGATGTCAGATGATCGGGTGGTGCGTGCCATGACCGGTTTGGACGCCACGCTGCCGATCTGGAAAGCTGAGAATCTGGAGAAGGCCGCCTATGTTAAGTTCATGGGTGCACCTAACGCACAGGTGTTGCCAATTGGCTTCAACGATCCAGACGTAACTAACGCACAGAAGGAAGCCGCTCAGGAGTTCGCCGGTGAGGTCTTTGGCTACCACGCTGCTGCCAGTATCTTGGCTGCTACGCCGACGCTGGTAAAGGATGTCAATGGTCGTCGTGAAGCAGAGATGAGCTACGCTCACTGGTACAACTCGACTATCTTTGAGTTCGATGCTCAAGGGGTGTTGTTGGAGTGGCATTACCATGCCGGTGGTCGTCGTTATCCGGTACGCAACGCTGCTACGGTTCGGGTTGAAGCCATCGTGGGTCGAGGCGGTAACTCGCTGAACACGGTTTACGGTAAAGCACCGGTATCGTTGGATCTACAGTACAACTATCGTGTCTACGTGGTTGCATTGTTCGCCGGTGCACAACAAGGTGGGTGGCAAGACATCACTGAACTCACGAACCGTGAGGACTGGGGTCACCTAGATACCAGCGGCGCTACACCGAAATGGGTCTGGACCTACGACGATACCGAGTGGTACAGCTGCGTACGGCAGGACAACCAGTTCCTTTGCTACCCACTGACCCTTAACAAGGACACGGGTACGCTACGGTTCAGTATCGGTAGTTATGAAACCCATCAGGGTCTGACCGACTATAAACTGCTCGAAGTGCCGCCGGGTCAGTTCGACTTGTTCGTTGAAGGTCGTGCACTGATTGAAGGTCTCGACTACGTTGTTAAGTGGCCCGAGATCGTTGTGTGCAACCTTGAGTACCTAAGCGCGGCTGCTATCCAGAACTTCCTGATTCGGGGTTATGGCTTGTGCGAAGGTGACTTGAGCCGTCCTGTGCAAACAGAGTTCGGTTTCATCGAGTACGGGCTGCTGTCCAATGACCCTACTTACAACATCCACACCCACAAGGTACAGCGGATGGTGATCGATGGTCACTACCGCGATCCGAAGACACTTCATTTTGAAGAGGACTGGGGTACTGCGATCGTTACCGACGAGCGCAATGGTGCACCCTACAGCATCCAGACACCACCTATGGTGTTTCGTGATGTCTACCTCTACGATCGTGTAGCGCGGGATGCGGACGATGCCAAGGATGTAGCGGTATCGGCGTATATGGGCAACCTGTATCCAAAACGCCCACGTGGGCCTATCGATACGATAACCCGCCAATACGCAGTGGTGTCCTGCTTTGCCAACAAACTGGTACATGACCTGAAGTCTGGGTTGCTGGCACCGGCTGGGTTGATGGATCACTACAGTGAGGTCGACATTCGTGAGTGGCTTACCGGCTATGAGTGGTTGTTGGATTACGATCTTTGTAACCGTGATTACAACGAAACCCATGTGCAGGTCTACCCACACTGGAAAGGTGCTCCAGTGGGGCTACCAATCGAACGCTACAACTTCTTGAAACGTGCATTGAAGACTTACCTGCAGGTACCACCTGATATTTCAGTGTTTGTCTTCGTCGACAACGGGATATAAACCATGGCTTTTGATGAATCCAAATACCGCGACCCCGAGCGGGGCTTTCGCGAGTTCGGGCGCTGGGAAATCGTTGCCCCTAACAGCGCAGGCAGATGGGTACCGAACGTAGACGACAAGATCCATGACTGGGCGCAGGGTTACTTCCGGGTAGTGGAGGTGGATCAAACCACGGGTTACTCCACACTGGTGTCTTGGACACCTCCAGTCAGCGCTGACGGTGATGCCGACGCTAAGTTGGTAGCGGTAGGTCCTGGTTACAGTTCGGAATCGTTCCGGATGTTCCTCGATACCTCCGTGACTCCACACACCCTCACGCCGGACTATCGTCTGCATTCCTACCACCGCGAGATGCAAAGCTACGTGGTGTTCTTGGGTGCTGACATCTCACCTGAGTTCGGTAAGGTCATCTCGGCCATGTATGATCCTTCGGGGACATTCCTCGGTGTGAACGTACCAATCGAGGAGATCTACGATCCAGTGACGGCCAAACCGGCCAAGGCACCGGCACCGGGCTACACCAGTGAAGAACTGGAAAACGGGCAACTGGTCACCATGGTGTTCTACGGTGAGCAGAACACACCCGTCAGCCAAGCGCAGCTGCTGATCGTGAACTCCAAAGCGGTGCGCCGTGCGGATGCGAGCAAGCGTTATGTGCAGGGTATCCATCTGGACTCTCCGTTCATCTCCTCGGCTGATCCACAAGTGGTTGAGTTCCCACTCAACGTTACCGTGGAATCCCTGCCACTGACGGCTGTAGTGTCTTACAGCGATGGTACGCAGAACCGCCTGAGTATCAATGGTCAACAGTTCAACCTGTTCGGTCTGCGCAATTACATTGCCACCGAGATCGGTCAACAGTTCCCGATGGTGCTCAACTACACACTGGCTGAAGACGAGATCAGTTTCAACATGACTCCGTCGATCAACCGTACGTTGTCGGTGGACTACGTAGCCCGTACTGTGGCGGCTGATGGCGCTTACGAGATCAAACTGTTCGGTTATCCTATCTGGGTCAGTGCTGCACTGGGCTACCGGATGGAGTTCTGGATGTACAACCTCGATCGTCAGACCTTCTACAACGTCACCCCTTACGTGGAACTCGGTACGACCTCCAATCCTTTCGATCCGAAAGCGTACGGCGTCGTGCAAGAGGTCACGTGGGCTGTCGACATCAACCGCGTCGACGGTCGCTTCGCTCAGTACCGGCACGTGCAGACGTTCCGTATCGCGTTGCTCAACAGTGGTGACAACCAAGCACCGAACTGGGAAATCCTGTTCACGCCGAACCAGCCTACGGGCTACGGTCGTGGCGTAGTTGCCAACATGCGTTACGTGAGTGTGAACAACTGGCGCCTGAACATCGGTATGGGTAACACCACGCTGAACAACTGGCTCAACCAGATGTACTACTCCGCACAACCACTCTTCAACATTGAGGTGGAAGAAGAAGCGCCGACTCCAACGCACTTCATCTTGCAGTTCATGAACAACGCCTACGAGTTTCCAGTGGGTGACTGGAACCAAGACCAGATCGTGAACAACGACCTCAACCATGGCGAATTGCTGTACATTCGCTGGATCAGAAGAACTTATGATTCGGATCTCCATTTGGCTACCACAGCACTGGCGGTAATCCGTTCGTAAGAGAAGGGGTATTAGGCCAGCCCAGCGGGCTGGCCTATGCTATCTTCAGTTATATGGGGTCTTGAACGTATGCTTGAAATACTTATGTTGGCGGGTGGTCAGCCAGCTATACCGCAGTTGCCGGGTGACACAGGCATAGGACCGTCTGCATTAGTAGCTGGCGATAACACGGAAGGTTTCTTTGGCGAGGTCCCCGTCGCCGATTTCATCAACGGCACCAACCTAGCGACGGCCATTGGCCTAACGTCTGGCACGGTTATTACTGCAAACATCAACGCCAACTGGCTTAAGTTTGCATGGAAGAATAAAGTAGTACTTATCCCTAAAGGGGGATACCGTAGTAACGTATCGTGGGCACAGATTTATGCTTGCGGTGCAGTGTATGGTAATGATGTCAATGGTGCTTACCCACCGGCTACACCTAGACTGCAGGACGCACGTGTTGTCATCGGTGGATATACTTATCGAGTGCGTCTGTTTAAGACCGGTATCGGGGATTCCATTAACTTGGGTTTCTCTGCCGGTACTGGGCGGTATGATGATGATGTTGCATTCAAGTTTTCCGAATACAACCAGTTAATGTACCGAAGCTGTACTACTAACCCGACACAGCAAGTCGGTACTGATTGGGCCGCATACACCTTGGGGCAGTTATCGCAAGGCTGGATCGTCTGTCAGGAGGTTTCAGCACAGAACACGGCATACTGCTACTTCCGTGGTCACAATGCTTTCTCCATCCATTCGGCCACCAGTTATATGAAGGCCACTGCCGTGTCTTCGGCGGTTTGGCAACCAGTACTTGAGTTGATTGCTTGAAACAGCATAAGTCCCTCCCGTGTGGGAGGGACTATATGTCGTCTACTACTTTTGATCTAACCACCATACCAACACTACAATCGGGAGGATGATAAGCACAGCCAACACTACACCGATAATGACGAACGTGTTGCGAACGAATTGTTTCAATGTGAGCTTCATGGTGTTGCCTCTTTGCCCCACATCATTACCGAATAAAAAGAAAAAGCGACATAAGCCCCTCCCGGTCAGGGGAGGGGTTATAGGAATATGCTCAGTAAGAGAGTTTCAGATAGGCCGTGCCGCTGCGGATCACGATGTATTCATCAGCAGGTTGCCACATTGGGTAGATTGTCCATGTGTACGCGCGGCGTCGGCCGCCATGGGTTTCCAGCCAGGCTTTTACAATAGGTAGAACCCGATCTACGTCGGTGGTCGCTGCTAATGCTTCCATCAACAGTGCATCGCCGGTCTTACGTTCACGGAGACTTCGGTAGTAACGACAGGCATACCACACTGGTCCGAATATCGCTTCAGTCAATAAAAAGCTGAGGAAACTACACCACCATCGAACTCGAAGGGCCAAACGTTTTAATTTCTGTTTCATGTGACGTCTCTACAAATGTGATGGTTTTGGCTATAGCCAGTAATTCTGGAGCAAGCTTACGATTACGACCAGACTGTGGCTTGACACCTTCGATGGCATAACGACGAATGCTACGGGGACTGATCCCCGTAGCTGCCGCTGCCTGAGAGTAGTTGTTATAGACGACACCACCCACCGATACCTTTTGGCGGATAGTACCTTCACGCTTCAGCGATGCTTCACGCAACCGCTCGCGTTGTTCTACTGTCCAAACATAACCCTCACACATGACTTACATCTCCTTAGGACTATCTGCCGCCGACTGTGCTGTGATTGATTTTACCACAGTCGATTCGTGCATCAGTGCTTTGGCGCGTGCTTCGGTAATGGCATCCTTAAGGAAGGTAGACTTAGGTTCTTCAGCATCGAACGTCTCGCCACCCTCGAACAGCTGAGGGAAGATCAGACGCACGTTATCCTGAATGAACCGACTGGTGTCATCAGCTTGCCCATGGTTCGCACCGGGGTTAGCTTTGAGTGCTGCCAACACGTCAGCTTCATCCAACACACCCACAAACTCGAAGCAACCATGCGGGTCGTCGTCACCGCCCTGGATCAGAGCAACGGTGTCGCTGAACCAGTTCGTCGGGCAAGTGCCCTCACCGTAGTAGTAATCGAGGTGACTGGAGAAGCGTTCAGCCTTCTCTTTATCAATCGAGTCCTTGTGTGCACCAGCACGCACCACCGCGTAGATCGGCGTTTGTCCTTCACCGGTGTTTGACCTTAGGAGGACCAGCGCCGGAACGAAGGGGTTTTCCTCCACGCCAGTTTGCGAGAACTCCACGTGACGATCCGCGAAGACACGGATTTCGAACTTGGCACGGCACTCATCACAACTCCAGTAAACAGGATAGTACCCCTTTTCCTGTTTAGCGGCATCGTGGAACAGGTGGCCAACACTGAACTCGTGTTTGTTGCACAGAGGACACTTGCATTTAACAGTGGTGTAAGTGATGGTATCGACTTTAACGAATGGAGTGGTCATGTTAGCTTATTCCTTAGAAGGAGTGCCCGGCCATACGGCTGGAGCTTTAACGAATGAATCGGCGGTGATCTCGTTACCGGGTTCGCCGATGTAGATAGTGGTTGGTGACAGGTGTACGGACGCATCACGACGCAGTTGCACGTCGTGCCCATTGTCTTGCAGGCTTGGGATTTCCCAGAACAGAACTTCTTCGGTTACCCGCGTCAGTTCGAAGGCTTCAACACCAGCAGGCCAAGTGATAACCTGACTTGGGTTGTTACCGTGTGCCCGGTACATATCAAACGTTGCCTGATCCATAACCAATGGCCAGCGGTTGATCATGGCCGAACGCACCAACTGCGGATCCCAAGAGATCTCGTAGAAGTAGGCATCGGTCACGATACCCATGCGGCTACGTTCTTCCCAAGTCCAGAGTACACCATAGCGGAACTTGTTTAGATCCACCGAACCAGGAAAACCGCATTGCTTAAGCAACACATCAGCCATGGCGACATTGATCTCAGGATCATCACGTGTGGCTGAGTGATACTCATCCCACAGGCTGTCTTCCAGTAGATCGAGTGCTTCTTGTGAATGCTGCATGGTGTACTCCTAGGTCTGTAGATAAAAAGCGGACATATGGCCCTTTCCCGAAGGAGAGGGCCTATGCCTTATTCGTGGGTAGTGCTGAGTTCGTGGATGATGCACACCGAACCGTCTTCGGCTGGGGTGTCATCGGTGTAGTCGATTTGGTTGTACACACCACCATGGAACTGAAGGATTCGCGGTATCCAACTACTGTCTAAGCGCATCGCCACTTTCACAGAAGGGACGCCTTGGCACAGGACGTTGACTGAGACCGAACCACTGGCAGTAACACCAATGCTGATCTTGAACGGCACGCCCAGTGGTACGTCACTATGCAGCGTACTGTTGACGATATCTGGAGCAGCAAAGCTACTGCGAAAACCTGCAGTGATCTTGCCTTTATTCCAGAATACCTTCAACGGTGGTGTGGTGGCGTCCTTGACGTGGATCTGAGCGACCACCACCTTCTGTGCAGCGTTAACTTTAGTGAGCGTCATTTCCTGACGGCTCCAGTGCTTAGCGGCACTGCTCAAAGCCCAATACTCAGGCTCTTTCCATTCACAACGGGTACGGTGAGTGCTTTTACTGGAAGCACCCAAGGTAGGTGCAGTCAGCTGGACAGAACCATCAGCCAGTTGACTGATCACTTCAGGACACAACAGCAGTGCTTCATCACCCATGAGTTCCAATGCCACCGGGTTCTCTGGTGAAACCGGCAGTGGTGTAGCGATCAGGTAGTTACTGATATCAACGAACATACAAACACCCTATCTCGTTAAAGGGTAGCACGCATCAACCAATCATAACGTTCTTAAGGTTGATGCTGTGAGGACCGGGACTGTAGCGCCGGTTACGGGACAGATAATAAGAATCGGTCACCCCCATCGCTTCAAACGCACCCACCTTAACCAGAAAGGAAGTGCGGTTACCGATGATTGACTCATCTGCCAAACCGAGGTAGTGCGCCTCCATGGTTTCCACCACAGTCAACAACGTAACCCGACCGTGAGTCTGGGTGTAATTGAGCAGGTGTTCGTAACGAACCTGTGGGTCATTACTAAGATCCTGAGGGAACACCGAGAGGTCTCGCACGATGTTCGGTAATTCCAGTGCTTCGGCGATAGCCTTGGCTTTACTAATGCTGGTAGCCACGACCCAGTTAAAGTCAGGGCAAAGTGGTTTGTCAGACATAGCGAGGTGAGATTTCATCGGTTATTCCTTTAAGGAGTAGTCGGGATAAGGGACACCACCTGAGTGGCGCCCGTTAACATTACTGGATGGCGATGGTGCCATGTTGGTTGTAAGCCTTGAGCGTCAGTGTCCACGCGCGCAACTCACTCTTCGACTCGTTAACTAGGGTGTACGTGGCATTGGCATCACCGAACTCGGCGAAATAGTCCGGCAGCTGTGCTTCAACCAACCTATGGATCTCATGCTCCATCTGCGCATCGGTTTGTGGTTCAGTGATGTCCTGGAAATACACACCCAGCGCTTCAGAGATACCATTCACTGCTTCCGCCAGCCTGCGGTTGTGCTCTTCAAACGTAGGTCCATCGACCACTGGCGCATCTGGCTCCTGCTCGGAAGCTGCTGCGGCAGCAAAAGTAGCTTCCTGCTCTTTGATGAGTTCTACAGACTTAATGATGAAATCGTAGATCTCTTCACGAGAATGCAGTACTGGTTGCAGACCTTGTGGCGGGCAATAGTTACCCATCATCTCATCCAGTCCCCAGCCTTCTTTCGGTGATTCCATCCATGCACCACGAATCGAAGTACCCCATTCGAGGAGCGGGGCCACGTTCTTGAAGTTTGCTACCATCAAAAATGTGGTGTAATGCTCATCTGACTGGTCTTGGTAGTTATAGCCATTGCCAGTGGCGATGGCATGCAACACTTCAAGGATCTTCAACCCGAAGTAACGGTCCTTGTTGCTGTCGTAGGTGGTGACGTCGAAGATAGCTGCAAAGATTTCCAGATAGGTCTGGCGATACTCTTCGGCTTCGTTATTGATATCGAGGGCGAACTGGGTACGGAAGTCATACCACTCTTTCCATTGTTCTTTAGTAAACATTGTCCAGCTCCTGCTTTAGTTAGATATGGTTGTAGTACGAGCCGTTACGCGTGGCATGCACTAACATGGCGTGTTGTTCAGGATCGATCGGGTATTCGTAAGCCGGTCCTGTCTTGAGGATATCTTTTCCGTCGGCACGGAGGTAGATCAACACAGCACGGTGTTCGTTGTCGTAGAGAATGCAGAAGTTACCATCGGTATCATACTGCATGTGTGAGTCATGGAAGTGCGACAAGTAGACACGCTGGCCACCATCTTTGTCATCGATGGCTTTAAGGGCTACAGTAATCGCTTCTGCCTTACCGGCATAGAAGTGCTCCAGCGACCCTAAGCACAACTTACCGTTCAGGGTATAAGCCACCCAAACGGCATCGTTGGAAAGGGTACCCCATGGCTTGCACCAGAACTCCACCGCTAAGAAGTTATTAGATGCATTGCTAACAATCACCGTGTGACTGCCGATCGGTCCTTGAATCTCTGTTTTGTACTTGGCAGCGGTAGACATGACGATGTACCCATAAACGAAACGAAATAAAATCCCCTACCTGATTAGGGTAGGGGGTATAACTATTACTCACGCCACTGTACACGGTCGAATAATTTTATCGAGTCCATCAGTTGTGTACGAAGCACATCTAGCTTTGACTTATACTCAGTGGAGATGATGATTTCCTCCGGAGAACCTTCATTGTAGACATCCAAGACTTCCATGACTGACGCGGGTATATCCAAGGTAAGCTTCATGTAGTGCTCATCCTCATCTTCTTTGACCAGATCATACGCCCATTCTATCGCAGTGGCACTGGCATCGTCGCTGTCCGCTATCGCGTCACTGATGTAGAAAAATGGGTTACCCAGCTTATTAATTCCGAACGTAATGGGGGCTACAAATTTATCAGTCATGGTGTGTGCTCTAAACAGTTAAAAAGTGAAGGCCTACCTCGTAGGGTAGGCCATGTATCAGAACCAGTTGTGTTGAATAACCCGAGGACCTAGGTCCCACTCGTAGCTGGTATATTCGACACTATTGCCATCTTGCGATGCCCACTTGCTGTACCCCACTTCCCAGATCTTGAGTTCAGCCTTGGTGGTGAAGTAAACATGGCGGGTGTCACCGAAGCCGCATGGCCAGCACTGGGTGCGATAGCTCACTTTGAACACCGCGTCATCCGGCCAGTCCTGATGTTCCATAGCGTCAGCCAAGATAGCATCCACGAATGGTTGGAAGTCTTGCAGGATATTTTTACCGAGGTTCATTGTCTTACTCCTTACAGGGGTGGTGTTATGATTAACAGTAGTTGTTTTCTTTGAGCCAGGCCAAAGCATCTGGCGCTGTTTTGTGCCAGTGCTGCTGGCGATCCGGTTGATCGGTAAGCCACTCGCCGAGTTTACGCGCACGGACAGCTTCGGCTTCTTTGTTAGCCCACTGACCGATCAGTGCGTTTTCCAACTCCTGTTTCCAGAAGGTATGGTCATCAGTCGAAATCCACACATTGATGTTGGCTGCAACCTTCGACTGTCCGTACTTACGTTTGAGATATGCACTAACATAGCCCAGTGATACCTTGCGCAGCAGGGGCCATGCCTTGTTGTTCTGGATGACCTCATAGCCACCGCCATCACGGTCTTGGATCAAAATGAAGTAACGCAGCCCGGTGAGTAGGTTACGTCGCTCATCACACCAAGGCTTAATCGAGCCTTCGAGATTTTGCAGGTCGACAGTCTGCCAGTCCAGGCCCAAGAACTGAGGTTTTTCATTCGCCACGGGGTTACTCCTTAAAAGGGTTAATAATTCACTAACGTGATATAGCCTTAAGTTTCCTTAGGACAGGCTTTTAGGGAGGAACTTCTGGAACAGCAAGATCATGTTCTGCACATCCCAGTCCGAGAAGATCGCGTACTCGTACTCGGTGTTCAGCTTACCAACGAAGTCTGTGTTATCAGGGTCTTCATTGTAGTGATTGTTGAAGGCCATGCCAGTACCGCCGTCAGGCTGGGTAGCGTTCTTCAGGGTCTCGAAGTAATCGCCACTATCATCCAGTTCGATGTTGGCAGGCGCTACGATGAAGAACTGCCAGCGGTTAGGACCGGTGTTCTCTAGCTTGATTTCGAACTCACCGAAATTACCACCCGAGTGACGGGCATAAACAGTGCCTTGTGGTAAGGCCATGAAAGCTTCGTGATTTACAATACGCATTACAGTTTTCCTTAAAAGGAGAAAGAGAGCCCTCCCCATAGCGGGGAGGGTGTATGTTGTCTACTGCAAACCCACGTCTTAACGACGCAGGAGTGCAGCCATGCCAATGCCCACGATGCGGGCAATGGTTTCACCTGCCGTAGCATAGGTGGAATCCGATACCGTCGGACGCAGTTGACGCGGGATATTTGCTACCACGTCCAGAATCGGACACCACATTTCGAGGTTACCCAAACGCACCTTCACACGCAGGTTGGCTGCGCTGCCACCACTGGCCATGTTGATGGCGTCATGGTAGCTGATGCTACGGATCTCACTGAAGATACCGCCGGACTCATAGGCAAACCCACTACCCATCAGTTCAATTGCGTACAGCAAATGTGCCAAGTCTTCGGTGGCCTGAGGTTCGGTGTGGCCTTGCACCACCTGTAGATCAACCTTGTGTGTTTCGATACCAAACTTCAGCGATGTCCACTTCTTGTTAGAAGCAAACAGCGCCATGATCGCTTCGTCTTGAGCGATACGGAAGTCAGGCCATTGTTGCAGTTCACGGGCACTGATGGTGTGGCCATTCGGTTCACGAATCGCCCGGATTTCTAGGTGATTCGTGAACGTAGTGGTGTAGTCGATCTGCCGGCCATTGTACTCAGCACGGTTGCTGTTGATTTGACGCAGGTTACTCAGTTTGCTGGAATCGATACGGGCATGGATAGTCATGGTTATTCTCCAAGAGAGTGGTTGGGTGTTGCGTTAAAAAAGGAAGGGACACAGAAAAGAAAGCCGGGGTTGTCAGCCCCGGTTTGTTTACACCAAAAATTCGAGCATGGCTTGAAGATGGTCGAGCTCTTCGAGGTAAGCCTCGTCGAAGTCGTCCTTTTCCTCAGGAGCCAGCCCGCAGGTTCGATGCTCACTGATGCAAGCAAGGAACGCTATTGGGGTGAAGCCTTTAGTCACCGCCAGTTCAAACAGTGCCAAGGCACGTTTGGTCATTGGCTCAGGACCAGCACCGTCATGCACTGCGCCATCGATGACCAGTTTCCAACCTACTGGTCGAGTGACCTTGGGTTTCTTCACAGGAGCGAAGATGAAGATATCGCCACAGAGCCCAGTTACCACGACATGTGGTTGATCACCGACAGTGACAGCATGGCGACACATCTCGTTGTACTCCATGTGTTCCCGATGATTGTGTTCGATCATCGACATGTTGAAGAACTTCAAGCAATCTTTCTGAGTGGCGAACTGCATTGTGACATTCCTTAAAGGAGTGGTGGTTAAGCGAAGATACCGAACAGCTTCTGGAACAGGCCACGGTTTGGCTGTTTGATATCCAGCTCGTGACGTTCGCCGTTATAGTAGACGAAGCCGAGATAGTACGCAATACGCTTGATCGCGATCATTGGATCGAACGACATACCCTGCACGCGAGTAATCTCGGTGATGGTGTTAGTCTTGGTATCGACTAATACGGTAGCACCTTCAAACAGGTACACACGACGGTCAGCTGTCATAAAGCTGTCAGTGCGCATCTGCATGTGTTGTTCTTGGTTGAACTGTTGTGGTTGCATTACGTGTTTGATAGTCATGGCTTTATTCCTGAAAAGGGATAGTGGTGGGTGGGGGTGGCTAACCCCCCGGTGTTGATCAGCGATTGCTGTAATGCTGGTGGATAGCAGCATACTTGCCACCATGCTCACGGGACTCTTGCTCAAGAGCCTCACATTCAGCCTTACCGGCGCGATACACACGCGGGTCATCGCTGTAGCTGTAGTACCAGTCAGCCCGCTTATAGCGTTCTAGGAAAGCTGTCTCAGCTTCCGTCAGAACACCGAAGTCAGGCTCCGCTGGTGCTACAGGCGCACTCGGTTCCGCTGCTGGCGGATTGTCGAGCTTCGCCTGAAGCTGGCCGAGGTCGTACGCAAAGCGAGCATGGGTGCTCGCAAACGGACGTACACCACGACCCTTCAGCTCATACCGCACACGCATACTCTCTGTCGTGTACATTGCCAAGCCATCGACTTTAACGATGTCAAGGTGTGTACCTTCCGAGATCGTAATGCGGTCACCTATCCGCGTCATACGCTGACCGTCGATAAGCGCTACGTGATTACCCGTAGCAGCAACGATAGCAGCAAACAACGTGGCACTGACATCGAAGTGCCCGTTTTCAGCGGACTTAACGATGCCATGGTAAAGCAGCCCGGAAGCGTCGCTGAGTGCGATCCGTTCGTCGGGACCATAAGCCAGCACTTGGTTTTGCATGGCCAGCAGATCGGTTTTAGTAATCATGTTGTTTCTCCTTAAAGGGGATGTATGGAGTTAATTGCTCCAGATTCATCAGCACGATATAGGTCTTAAATACAGTGGAATCAAGTGTCCCGGTAATTGTATAGAGTATAACCGCCCTTTTTTCTTTTATTCCGCTTAGGGCAAAACTATAAATTTCCGAGGATGGACATGTGGATTTAATCCTTTTCAAATCCGACTGGGCTCGCTTCCCCACGGCGGTAGTCGACTATAACACTACCAATAAATCGTTTCTCCGCCTTGTAAAACTTTACAAGAAGATGGGTGTGGAGAACTGTGAATTCCCACTAGCATTGCTCCAGCCGGAGCTCTCTGGTATCGACCCACGCGATCCGACGCTGTCGGCCGAAGTCAAGATGAAGATCGCCATGGAGTGTCGCTTCAATCCATGGTATTACTTCCGTGAGGTTGCACTGCTCCCATCCAACTCCGGTACAGTACCTATTCGCTTTAAAGCTAACCGGGGTAATATTGCGTTATATTGGAGCTTCTTCAACCACGTTGATTTCGCCCTGATCCAGCCACGTCAGACGGGTAAGTCAGGTTCGACTGACTCCTTGACTGCACCACTGATTTACATCTGGGCTTCGAACACCACGATCAACTTGATCACGAAGGATACCAAGCTCAAGAACAACAACGTGGAACGGATGAAAGAGATCCGGGACTTGATGCCCGACTATATCCACCCACACAACCCGAACGATGCTGACAACAACGATCTGTTGACCTGCATCCGTTTGAACAACAAGTACAAAACTGCTGTGGGTCGAAACGACAAGATCGCTGCCGACAAACTCGGTCGTGGTATGACTGTACCGATCATGCAGTTCGACGAAGTACCCTACATCAACTTGATCGGTGTATCGCTGCCGGTAGCCCTGTCCTCGGCTTCGGCTGCACGTGACCAAGCTAAAGAAGCTAACCAACCGTACGGCAACATCTTCACGACGACTCCAGGCTCGATCCTGACGCGTGACGGTCGCTGGGCGCATGGCTTCATGACTACTGGGGCTATCTGGTCTGAGCACTACTTCGACCTGCCTAATGAACAAGTACTCCATGAAGTGGTGGAGAAAGGCGCTACCGGACTTAAGCCACTGATCTACGGTGCATTCAACCACAGACAGCTGGGTATGTCGGATGAGTGGCTCTTGCAGAAACTGCGAGACTCGGCATCGTCTGGGGAACTGGCTGACCGAGATTACTTCAACATCTGGACGGCTGACTCGACTGGCTCGCCATTCGATGAAGAGACCCGTGCACGTATTGCCAAGTCTGAACTCGAACCGCTGTACACCGAGATCAACGGCTACCGTTATGTACTGCGCTGGTACGTCCGTGAAGACGAACTGGCACACCGCATGGCCACCAGTCGCACTGTGCTGTCTTTGGACCCATCGGAAGGCCTGGGTGGTGATAACGACGCCATGGGTATGACTCTGATCGATGTTGAAACAGCAGAGATCCTGATGGCTTGCCGTGTCAACGAAACCAACATCGAACAATATGCAAACTTCATCGCTGACCTCTTGGTCAAATACCCGAACATTACTTACATGTTCGAACGTAAGTCTACTGGTCTGTCGATCCTCGATAGCTTGATCATTATCCTCAACACCATGGGTATCGATCCGTTCCGCCGTATCTACAACCGCATTGTGGATGAGCGCGATGAGTTCCAAGATGAGTTCCGTCGTTTGCAGATGCCGGTATCGCAACGTCAGATCAGCTTCTATACTCCTTACAAACGCTACTTCGGCTTCAACACCTCCAGTTCGGGTCGTCACGCTCGTGATAGCCTGTACGGCGAGACTATGATGTCGGCCGTACGTTACGGTGCCCATGCGATCCGTGACAAGGAGCTGATCAACGAGTTCTTCACACTGATCGTGAAAGACGGTCGTGTGGATCACGCCAAAGGCGCACACGACGACTTGGTCATCTCTTACCTGCTGGCTCACTGGTTCGTTACTAAAGGCCAGAACCTCAACCACTATGGCATCGCACCGGGTTCGGTGTTGTGTCGTGCTCGGGTTATTGACGAGAACGTTAAGCCTATCGACCGTCGCCGGATGGCTCGTAATGCGGAGCTACGCGAAGTCTTCGAGAACTTGCTGGAACTCCTCAAGACTACGAAGGATCAGATGTCGTTGTCCAGGATCGAGATGCAACTGCGTCGTCTGTCTCAGGAAATCGACTTCGGTGAAGAATCCGGTGGTGTAGGTATCGACGCCATGATCAAACAAGCTACCGACGAACGTGCACGGCAGTCGCGGATGAATCGCTTCAACACCCCGACTCCATACGCTAACTTCCGAAGAGCTGCTTAACGGCATAAGGCCCCTCCTACTGCGGGAGGGGCCTATGTCCGTCAGCGAGGCAACCAGATAGCGTTGGACTTCGGACGTTGGAGTTCGAATGGGAATACCAAACCATGGTCGTCGTGACGAACTACGTTCACACGATACTGACCATTGTCTTGTTCTTGTGGCGATGCTTGGGTCGCTGCAACGTCGAGCCACTTGGTCATGTAAGACAGTGGCATTTCCAGTGGGGCTTTAAAGTCCACTGGGCGTTCCAGTACATCCAGAGCATCAGCCACGTTGAAGTTGATGTAGGAGCCGATCTCGTCCCAACCCACGCCTGGCACGATAGAACCAGAGTCGCGTTGGAAGTTACGCCAGCGCATTTCAGAAGCACGCACTTCCAGCGCCATTTCATCGAGCAGGTGACGGTTAGCTTTCCAGCAAGCACGACCACGCGGGGTGGACATTTCGTACTGGAGCACATACTTGCCGACGTTTACGTGGATCTCGGCTTCGTCTTGTGCAATACGCTGTACCGCTTTGCAGATTGGCATGTACGCACCAGTCTGTGCGATACCGCCGGTTACCGCGAACGAACCCATGAAGTTCACACGTTCCAGCAAGAACAGTGCAACAGTGAACATGAACGCGGCACGGTAGGCTTCGTCGGAGTTACGATCCAGCAGACCTTGGGAAACACGCAGACCGACGCGATAGGATTCACCCATCACACGACCGATGGTTTCCATACGCGACATGGCTTCTTTGATGCCCAGCACTTCTTCCAGTACAGCGTTCGGTGCATCGAAGCTGTAACGGACGATTTCGGAGTATGTGGTGGCATGCAGGTTCTCGTTGGCGACGATCTGGTCCCACACAACCTTAAGCGCAGAGCTGGTAACGAAATGACCACCCACAGCCATGATGCTGTTGGCAGCCACGGTGTCGCCTTCCCACTGCCAACCCAAGTTCTGGATCATGGCTTGTGCAATGGCTTGTTGCTCTTTGCCCTGCTGTTTGAATTCCAGCATGCATGGACTGAAGTCGAACTCGTTGGTGTCCCAGTCCAGACCACGCAAGCTACGCCAGAAGTCCCACAATTTAGGGTGGGGATCATTCACGGTATCGAGCAGGCCAGCTGGTTCACCCAAGAACAAGGCGCTATCGCCATAGTTCTGTTTCTCGGCGTTGAAGATGTTACGATCAAATTGTGCCACGGGTACTAGTGCAGCTTCATTCATATTGGACATAGTGGATGTCGTCTATTTAAAGATTGGAGTGAAAGCCGGTGGGTGACACCGGCTATGCCTGAACAGTTAGACGGAGCATCCGCCAGAGGTGCACACAGGACCGCTAGTGTCGAGACCATCGTCTTCGGCCACTTCACGACGTACCCGTGTCATCACCCCGGCCAGCGCTTCTTTGTCAGACGAATCACTGTTGGTGTAGTACACAGTCTTCTGCCCGAGTTGCGCTGCATGGTTGGTTTCTTCGATCAGGTCACTGGAGCTAACCTTCTCGTCACCTTTGAACGTGGCATACCAATCCGCCGAGATCGACATGTCAGTCCACTTCTGGAAGATCGCGTAGGTTTCGGAATGCTGACGACGCGTCCTAAGCCAAGCGATGGAGTACCATTCTTTCAGAGTGTCTGCTTCTGGTGCAACCCACAGCATCGAGTTGTCACCGTCGGTCTTGGTGATCGACAGTTCACGCAGGTCCATGATCGAGTTGGTGCAGGCGCTGTACTTGGACGACGACTCACCAGGCATGTAGCAGATCAGGCTACTGAAACGACCACCACCTTGTGCAACCAGACGTGCAGATACATCGACCCAGTCGTACTGGTTAACGAACGGGGCCAGTGCATCGACGTTACGGTTGTAGGTCGCCTGCGGAGTCCAACCACGTGGCCAATCGGTCTTGTGGATCCACTCAGCATTGCCACGCTCTTGACCCAAACGGATCGAAGCGTTGATCAGGTGGTAGGCATGACGCTCGGCCATGCGGTGAAGCTCCTGCATGCCCTCTACAGACGTGTACGACAGGTGACGCTGAGCCATGTAGTGCGCAACGTCCATCATGCCTACACCGGCGTTACGGCGCGCTTGAGCAGTCAACTTCATGTGCGGCAATGCGTAGTGGTTATGATCGATGCAGTAGTCGATCATGTACAGTGCGTTGTATGCCGTTTCAGCGTACTGTTCTTCGGTGTGGATGTTGGTTGGGATTATTGCTGCTAGTGCGCAGAGCGATACTTCAGGCTCTTGACGCTTCTCGATTACTTCAGTCACACGGTGGTAAGTGAAGGAACCTTTCTTGCGGTATTCAACACCTGCCTTAAGTTCCAGTGCGGCCACAGCCCCTAGATACCCTTTGATCTCGACTGGTTCGTTCGAGTCGAGGAACACGTCCTGCTTGTCGGTGGTGTTGAACTTGATGAAGCCTAGGAACTTGTCGCTGTTAAGCTCCATGAAGTTATCGTAGTACCAAGTCGGTTGAGTGACCTCAACACACAGGTTCGACGACAGGATTTGATCACGGTGTGGCGTGTGGAAGTTGATCTCATCGATCATGGCCAGATAGAAGCGACCAGTCTCGAAGCCTTCGGAACGCGCGTTAACTACCAGCTGGCGAGCCGAGATCCAGGTCTTCTTGAACGAGTCGTCTTGTTCATAACGCTCGTAGATGGCAATGAACTCATTGAGGTCTTTGCCGTACAGTGCACGGTACAGATCCGGTGCAGTGTAGATGTTGAATAGGAATACCTGCTTGTCTTCAGCCGACTTCTTCAGCAGCCAGCGGTTGAGCATCATCGTGTAATCGATGCTACGGTTACGCTTGTTGATCGGGGTCCGTGGATTCTTCAGAACCATGATGTCGACCACTTCTGGGTCGTAGGCGCTGAAGAACTCGTTCAGGCTACCGCCACGGCTACCTTGCTTGTTCGATTTGACGATACCGGTTTGCTTACCGTAGTAAGGGATCTTGCCGGAATGGATAATGCCACCGCCACGGATTGGATCACCGAGGGAGCGTACCTGCATGTTCTCGCCCAAACCAGCGGACATGTAGGTCATGACTTCTGCAATCACCGAAGAAGCCGTAATGGACTCTTTGGTGTCGTTGCAGGTAAACAAGCAGCATGAGAAGAAGCCGTTGTGGCCAGTACCCATGTTGTTGTGGTTCGGCGTAGGTGCAGACAGACGCTCGTTGCAGAGGTCAGAGTAGAACGACTCCAGACGTGCCATACGGGTGATCGGGTCATGTGGTTCGCAAACCACCATCGCTACCCGTGCCAACGCATGCTGACGGGTTTCGTAGATACGGCCGGTGATGCGGTTGCGCAGGGCATATTTGTCGCGACCCTGCTTGAGCTGGTAATGCGCACAGTGGAAATCACGCTCGTGATCAACCCACTTCTCGATCTGCGCGTACTCTTCTTCGGAGTAGTTCAGCTCAACCAGGACGTTTGCGGCTTGCATGACCGTGTGAACGTCACGCAGCGTCATGCGTTTCTTACCACCGAACACTTCTTTGTGGATATCGGTAGCGTAGATACGACCAGCCATCAGCTGCCCAGCCCAAGTATCTTCGCTCAGGGCATTGCGGATGAGACCATTGTTGAATTCTTTAGCATGGCAACGCTCGGGCATCTGTGCAACAGTTGCCACAACGATCTTCTGCCAGTCGATGAACTTAGCGAAACCCTTGGCACCCCATTTACCCCAGCCAAGAGCTTTACCTGCATCAAACGGTACCACTGTACCATCGCGTTTAATGAATTCTTTAATCATGGGTTTCTGATGCCTATCGAAACTTTAAGTGTTGGCGGACTATTCAATTTTTGGATTGAAAACCAAATTCATATGAAGAGCCCAATAAGTAAAAAATCACAGAGTAAAGCCGTGTGCGCCTATGGAATTCTTGTTTTAATTTTCGAGCATAGGATTGGTACTTTTCCATGCTGAGCCGCGCAACTAACGGTATGGGTGATTCTAACCCTAAATGGATGCCAAAAAGGCACATTTAAACCAACGATAGGATAGGGTAATGACCATCAACATGATCGTAGCAGCCACCCCAGCCGGTGTGATTGGGCAGGGTAATGCTTTACCGTGGCACTGCCCGGAAGACTTAGCCTTTTTCAAGCGCACTACGATGGGTTGCCCTGTGGTGATGGGACGTAAGACCTACGCATCCATTGGTCGTCCACTGCCCGGTCGTGAGAACTACGTCCTTACCCGCAACACCACACCTATCGATGGGGTTACACTGCTGCATGAACCCCATCTGCCATCCCATCTGAACGGCAAACAAGTTTTCATCATTGGCGGCAGTGAGGTCTATAAGGCCTTCGAGGACCGGATCGATGAGATCTACCTGACTGTAGTCGGCTTAGACGTAGAGGGGGATGCATTTCTACCCTTTGCTATCGAGGCCCCAGTCTGGAACCTGCAATCGGCAGAGCATGTTTGCACTAAGCAAGGGATATCACTCTGCTTCCAGCACTGGACAAGGAATAAACATGAGTAGTTTTACTAAAGCACACGCCGCGATTACCTATGATGCCCAAGCATCGGCGATTCTAGGCAAAGACTATTGGCGCAACCTCGGGTTCTTCCGTTTCTACATTGGAGCTGAAGGCTCCAAGGAATGGGTGGATGTCGAAGCGGGTGTACTGTCTGACGGCGCCACCGTACCGTTTCCTGTCAACGCACTGATCCCTGCTTGGGGCAGTTATGGCCAAGCGGTGTTGTTGCATGATCGCTTGTGCAACACTTACTACAAGTACGTGGAAGTCAATGGCGTAGTCACCAAGGTTGATATCGACCGTGCAGAGATCGACAGCATCTTGGCTGAGGCCATGGAGGTGCTTAAGGTGTCTCCTACGAAGCGTGCGACGATCATGGCTGGCATCCACACCTACCGCATCGTAACACGCCCTAAACAACCTGTACGACGCCCAGAGCGTGTTCGTCTGGAAGCGAATTACAACCCTGCTAACTTCGTCTTCTGACGGCATAAAGCCCCTCCCACTACGGGAGGGGCCTATGTCCAGCTAATCATGTGTGTTTTAACGGGAGGTTCTTATGGACTTGGATAAATGGCTCGATGGTAACATTGACTTAAACACCGAGAGTCGCGTATCGATGGAGCAGTTAGTGCTCTCTCAAGAAGGTTTTTTCGATAAAGCCAAGGACTTTATTTTCGGTAAGCTGGGTAAGAGCATGAAAGGGGATGACTACAAACCCGTCAAGCTCGAACACACCTACAACTTCAAATCAACCATTACCGCTATTAGCCGTCAATACGGCGACACGACGTGGTTGTCACGACAGAACTGGAACCGGGATAAGGTAGAGGCTGGGGACATTGTACCCTATCTCACCGACATTGAACCGGGGCAGCTTATACGTGTGCTCACAGAGGCTGCTGACTTCACGCTGGCGCAGCATAAGGCATGGTTGGAGGGGGTTACCACCTATTTCCAGAACATGCGTCCTGTAGTGCGTGCTATTGAGTCTGGGCTTACTGACCGTAACCTGCAAGCAGCCCTTACCTTGATGCGTTCTATTCCAGAACCCTCGACGTACTTGCGTCGTGAGTCGCGGATCTTCCCCGTGGGTAACCGTCAAATCCCGGTCAATTTCGGTATGGTCAAACCACCTGTGGCGATACCGGCTACACTGCGCCCTCTTAATAAGAAAGAGGTAGAGGCGACTGTTCGTTTATTGGTCAGTAAACTGGAAGAGCTAGTTAAGGTTGGGGACGACATCATGCGGGCTGGTTACGCCGTAGTGGGTAGTGTGGCCACCCAACAACTGATTCAACTGTCCCACAGTAAGAATCCAAAGATGCCCAAGGATTCGAGGCGTTCTTTGAGCGAGTGGGTGCTGTTGTCCCGTCGGTTGGACGTTCCGATTACTTATTGGAGCTGTGAAGATTTTGCCATTGTTCGGCGGTACTTCGGGGACGTCGTCCTTGCATCGTGCCGTTGGATTGATCGATCCATTCGTTGAGGTTTACCATGAGCGATAAAGAAGAGAAGAGTAAAGGGGCCAAGATCGGCGAAGCCATCCAACGGGTCCGTGAATTCGGGGAAGAGAAGGATCTCCCGGAAGAAACCATCAAGGACTTCATCAAGTCTGACATCGAAGAGATTCGTGAAGAGGACGATGAAAAACCTTCAACTGAAGTTTGGTTAGGTAATCAACCGATGGGTAGCGGTGAACGGCCGTTCTAAGCAAAAAAAAGAAAACGGTAGATAGCCCCACCTTGACGGTGGGGCTTTATGCCGCTTCTATCAAGCATGCGCCAACTCCGCTTCCAGCTTATCGATAAGCTTATCGAATTCACGGGCGCGGTCAGAGTTTACACCGTGGATACGCATCGCACGAACCAAGGCGCGTTTAGCCGAAGCCAGACGCGTATGCAGAACGCGGTGTTCGGGAGAACCCTTACGGAAGAGATTAAAGAACATGGTATTGCCTCCTAGTGAATGGAACATTATTGTTCCTTATTCACAACGACAATATAGTTCTCAAATAAAGTGCATTCAGGTGATAGGCGGCATAATGCCCGCCGAAGCGGGCAAGATGGTTATTAGCGACCACACCAACTGACCTTAGTACCGCCGGTATAGGGGTCGGCCAAACCCTGTTCGATCAAAGCAGTACCTACATCACGATCATCGATCTGCACCGTGGCTAAGATGCGGAAGTACTTATCACGCTCCAGATTCGTCAACGTGACCCGCTTGCCCGCTGCTACCATAGCTTCAACCAGACTTTTTGCAGCTACTGCTTTTGCCTTCTCCGCAACTCGTTGTTCGGGGGTAGGGCAGCGACTGGTCATTTCTGGAGTATTGATCCCCTTAAGCCGCACCCCAATCTCTTTACCGAACAAGTCATGCTGTCCAGGCAGGTCGACGTTTATCGTATCGCCGTCGTACACATGGTCTACGTTCATCGTAGACAGGACGATGTCCTGCGAGTAGGCATGGGCCAGACTAGGTACTAGCAATGCCAGCGTTACGAGTAGCGCTTTGTATTTCATGGGGACGCGATCTCTCCGGTAATTAGGCGCAGTCGTGGGACCTAAGTCCTACTGGTGTATTGGCGGACGGGTACGCACACCAGCCATGAGATTAGATAAGGTTCTCAAGATGCCTAAAGCAATACGACTGCATATAACATTAAGCTTATTTGCCGTGCATTCTGACAGTGCGAACCCAGTCGACTACATCTTGGATTGCGTGGGGTAGTCCTTTCATGGTGTTCAGGACGATATTCTCCAACAACCCCGAATCCATGATCAAATACTCACCCCCTTGAGTGAGCATCGCAAAGCGTTCGTGGCTTTTGCTGAAGTTGTAGAACCACAGGTCGTGTTGGGTAGTGCCCGGCTTACGGTCAACTACTACAGTGATTTCACTGGAGAAGACCCCATGAACAAGCTCACTGTCAAACACAGACATGGCACGTGCATACAGCTCTTTGATCTTAGGTGGTGTAGGTTTAGTCAGCATGGTTCCGTCCTGTATATTTAACGTTATTGCTGTGTTATTAAGATTCGATAATCATCATCGATCCAAACCAAAGAGTTTTCCTTCGGTTCGTAGTTGGCGTAACCCACACGGATATCTAGGACATCGCTGACCCGTAGTTGGATCCACTTATCGGTTACAGTCGTGACAAGGAACGACACCTGACGCTCACCTTCCGGTACGCACAGGAAATGTTCGACGTCGTCCGACGGAATAAGGCGCGGTTGCTGCTCCTGCTTAGTCGTGTACTCTGCTTCTGCTGCTATAAGCAGTGCTTCGATTGATACGTGTCCCATCGCTTTCGCCCGCTGATCGAACCCACGCATTTCCTGAGCGCACTTAATATCATCACGCACATCTTCCACTAAGCAATATACACCATGGCTGTCTTCAGCCATGCCGGCTGGACAACGACCTGAGTATTGGTTTTCTGTTTTCCAGAAACGAAAGCGTTTTAGTAACATGATAGCTCCTTATTGAAAGAAGGTGTGAATAATAGTCGCTAGACTCATCAACACGACCATTGGCGATGGATAGTGGATGGTCTTAAGCTTACTTACTAGTTTGAATTCCTCGGGGTGTTCATCGTAGTACTGTTGGCAATCCGATTGATGTCTGCCTACTCCGCATTGACCACAATTACCATAACAAGTACTGCATACGACAACATCTTTATCGATGACGAAACGGTTATGTTGCATGAGGTGATCGTAGTCAGTGCGGGTGTTTACGTCAAACATGGGAATAACTCGTGTTAGTTATAAAGGTAACAGACCATAAAGGGCTCATGTAAAATCTCGCTAAAGATATGTGATAAACATTTTAACCAGAGACTTCGTGACCTTTGTTCGTTATCAACGGGTGAAGTGTATAGTGAAGATGTGAGACTGACTTAACCGTCTCCCATAACACCAAGGAGGATGTGCTATGACCGTTACAACTGACCCGGTAACTGGCGCTATTGTGAACCCGAGTAAACTGTCGGGTTTTCCCATCCTACAGACCGTGTCTGGGGATGAATACGTAGAGGTGATTAAGCGCGACACCACCGGCGCATATAAGAACTACCGGGTGCTATCCAGTAAACTCAAGGCGGCGGCTACTGCCTACGAGTTTGCCGTTAGCAATGGGTTTGTAGGCACCTTAGAACAATGGCTGGAGTGCACTGATGCGCTGTACTCCCGCGATGCGTCTATGTACGGCCGTGTTTTCGTGGCCGATAACGAAGGCGTTGGACAATGGACCGAAGTCAGTATCGGTATTGTCGAGGGCCTGCAAGAAGAATTGGACCGTGTTTTACTTGAGGTCTATGAGTCTGCCGCCACGACCCGGCAGGCCGCGCAACAAGTGCAGCAAACCGTCGGAACAGTCACGGCAGCCAAAGATGCGGCAGAAGGTTTTGCCGCCAGTGCCCAAGACTCGGCTACATTGGCCGTAGACGCCCGTACAGCAGCCGAAGGGTTTGCTAATACAGCGATGACCGTGGTGGGTCAGATCGGTGATGCTGTGGCGATGGTGACAGCAGCCGCAGATACTGTTGAAGAGGCTATTCCCCTAGTGACAGCGGCTAGGGATGCTACAATGCAAGCTGCACAAGAGGCTGCTGCCACCATCGGTGACATCACAACCTTAGTTGCCGCAGCACAAGAGGCAGCCACGGGCGTCGATGATGCGAGAGACACTGCTGTAGCAGCAGCAGGTACGGCACAAACTGCTGCCCAGCAAGCCACCGACGCCAAAGCCGTCGTTGATACCGCCGTCATCACAACCCAAGATCTAGCCGCACAATCTCTTACAGCACGGGACTCCGCTGAAGCCTTTGCCATTGCCGCGCTGGGGTCGGTCGAAGAGACGCAGGGCTTCGTACTGGAAGCACTGACCGCCAAAGAGGCTGTTGAAGATCTCGTCATTGAGGCTGGCACGGCGGCCAATACGGCTCAAGAGTCAGTAACTCAATCAGTGGCTGCAAGAGATGCTGCTGAAGCGTTTGCTATTGACTCCTTGTCCTCGGTTACCGAAACCCAAGCTGATGCACTGGAGTCGGTGACTGCTAAAATAGCAGCTGAGGCTGCGGCCAACGCAGCACAACAAGCAGTGACTGAAGCTGAAACCGTAGTAGCGGAAGGTATCAGTGGATTAGCCGATCCGAGTGCATCAGATGGACTGGGCTTTCGCCGTTCGGTGGTGGCGGATACCATTACCTCGGTAAACCTCATGTTGTCCGGTCTCACGGTCAATATTTGGGAATACGCGGATCGCATTATCGACAAACCAACGCTGGCGCCTAGCACTTGGGACTGGACTCCGGCCCGAAATGCAGCCACGGCCTATGTAAAATCCAAGGGTGGTGGTTGGGTGAGATACCCTGCCGGTACTTATCCGCATAGCGTGTTCACTAAACTGCACTCGGTCAGTGACCTAGGTGACGGTTCGAGTGCTACCTATATCACCGCGTTGCCACGCAGTTCCGCTGTGCCGTATGGCATGGTCGAGATCGATAAGGGTGCGGTGTCGTCTTCTCACATCGTGGGCATCCACTTCCAAGGCAGTGTAATTCCAGGACACGCCCAACCTACCTTGAACGCCGACCAATGGGGTCTGTATGCTAAGGCCCAATGGGATGATGCTTACTTCCACGGTGGCTGGTGGTTCTCCGAACTCCGTGATGTACGGTTCTCCAACTTTAATAAAGGTGGCTGGACTCGTGGTGGTTACACCAACAACAACTACAAACGTCCAATTCAGTTCCTGACCTTCGACAAGGTGTTCTTCCAAGTTCCTGCGGGTGGTGAAGCGCTGCGTATGACGGGTCAGCATGGACAGATCGACTTCCGTGGTGGTTCTGCTGAAGGCCGTGACGGGGTTACAGCTTGGCGTTGTGTTACGTTGGACTGGGATCCGGATCCATCGACCATGGCTGATCCTGCGGCTAACCAAGGTGAAGACCCTGCGCACGTACCGGGTCAAGCTACTGCGGTGCTGTCGCCGATCAACGTCACGTTCGGTAGTGAGTTCTCCATGCAGAAATCCCAATACGGGGCTTATGCACGGAACTGCCGATCGATCTTCTTTCAAGAGTGCTGGTTTGAAGGTATCGGTAAACTGTTCACCTTGGCCACTAACGCCCAGGTACACGTATCGAAGAACCACCTTGCTAACGCAGCCGATGGTACTCGGTTCCTCCCTGAGGTTACCAGTGGTTATATCTACACCCTCAGTGGTAACTCGTATCTGTCGTTCGCTCATGACAATGAATTCCAAGGCATCGTGGATAACTACCTTGATCCCCTAGTGGACTTCAACGCTATCATCGGGCTGAATCTAAAAGGCATGCCTTCGGGGAATACCCTCGGTAAGTTTAAAGCGGCTTCCAACAAGACCTTACTTGTCGATGGCACGACGCTGGATATAAAGGCCCACAAGTACGCAGTGTTCAACCCAGGTCCAGACCCTACGGTTAAGTTGGCTAACCTTACCGCTACAGCAGCGCCGGGTGAAACCGTGATGATACGGCCACTGAACGGCACTCTTACGTTAACCAACACAGGGAATATTTCTCTGAACGGGTTGGGTAACTTAACAGTCCCGCAGTTCGGGATGGTTACGTTGCTCCGGGTTTTCCAGGTTGGCGCATCACCTGCTGAGTGGGTGGTGGTTAGCTGTACCGAACATCACTCCACGGTGAAGCCAGTTAACGGGTTCTACTACGCCGCGGGTACTCGTATCTGGCAGCCCGGTGCTGCACCTAACACGCCAATGGGCTGGGTATGTACCCAAGCTGGGTTGGCTGGTACTACGGCTATCTTCAGAGACATGCCGAACGTCGGGTCTACTTAATCCGCGCAGTAGGGTGGTCTCGATCGGTTAATACCGTGGACCACCCAACAAACTGAAAACATCGGAGGTTTCATGTCGTATGAACTTTTGACTCAGGCCGTAACGGATCTGGGCACCAGCAATGCTGAACTCACTCAGCGAGCTATAACAGCTGTAGAAGCCGCTGAGCTTTCTTCCAACACGGCACAAACAGCAGCCGATCAGGCCACCACAGCGAAAGTTGCCGTTGATATCGCTGTAGCAGCAACCCAAGAAGCAACCGAGCAGACGGTCGCATCGCGTAACTCGGCTGAGGCATTCGCCGTGAATGTCTTGACTGCCTTGTCGTCAACTCAAGGCTTAACACTGCAAGCTCGGCAGGCAGCACTCGAAGCAGCCGATTCTGCACTGGCTGCGGAAGAGACTGCCAATACCAACATGGCGATCTTGGCCGCGGATGGCGCGCCGCTTATCGGTTTGGTTCAGCCGGTCGGTCCGCCAATGACCATTGGCGAGTTCCTCCTCCGTAACAAGTTCATATGCCTGACTGGGGATATGTTGCAGGCATTCATCGACTTTGCGTCTGCCAGTGGTGGTCGTGATGTTACCTTAGTTCCGAATCTAGTCTACGAAATGGGTCTGACGACGCTAGAGATTAAGTCTGGTGTCGAGCTGAAGACGGATGTGGGTAACGCCATGTCGGTACAGCATGTGGTCACGGGTAACTTACGTGGTTTAGCCACACTACGTTTTGGTGCAATCACTGGCGATGCTGTGCTGGTTCGATCGAATGCCTTCAATAACAGCCTGCATAGTTTTATCATCGATAATGCATTGCAAGTGTCCGGCCACGGTATCCACTGTAGCGACACCGATGGCGTGCAGCGGGTAGGCACTAAGATCCGTAATGTCTTCGTTTATAAACGAGGGTTAGGTGCGGGACTATGGGTCAAACCCGGTCACAAAGAAGGGTCCTCCCATGAGGTCTTTGTTCGTAACGGCATCGGTGTAGCTACCGGTACTGAAGAGGAGAAGCTTGCGCAGCTGGCCGGCGATGGCCAATACGGCGTGGTGATTGAAGCCGTCGATTGGGACTCCAATCGGATTCTTTGCGGGTTCGCTAGGGAACGTGGCTTCCTTTATACCGGCGGGGCCTGTCGTTTCCGTGACGTCGATGTCTGGGGTTGTCAGGATATTAACGCTGAGATTCAAGGCACGTCCATTACCATTGACCGACTGCAAGTTGACGGTGCGGGGAACGGCGGGTTATTGGTCAACGGTGGTGACGACGTAGTGATCAACAAGTTGATTTCTATCAACAACTGCCTGACTGCGTTAGTACCAACCGATGACATCATCATCCGTGGTGAATGCCGTAGTTTGTCCTTCGACCAAGTACGTCTGCGCGGCAGTGCGGGTATGCTCCGATATGGCATCGCCATGGAAGACACCGCCACAGGCATCGGTAACATCGGTGACCTGAGCTTCGCCTCCTCTTACTTAGACGGGATGAATGACCGAGCCCGTGCGTACATCAACGTGTCCGCCATGAACAACGCTCTGTCGCCAGCGCGTGGTCACGCTAGGCACATAGAAAACCTGACGGTTAACCCACTGTTTACCAAATGGACCACTGGCGTGCCAGATGGATTCTCGGTTCGCGGTAATGCCGTACCTACCCAGATCACTCCGGTTGGGATGACTACAGGTAAATACATTTCTGGGGCACACATCGTTTCAGGTGCCGTTGGGGTGAGCGGTATCCAAGTGATCTTGGACAAGGATAAGTACAAGGGACGTCGTCTTTATTGTGGTGGTTGGTTCAAAGGGTCTGGATCGACCTATCTGGGTAACCAGCGGGTTCAGCTATTCGATGGCGTCAATACATTTGTGGAGATCATCCCCAATGACAACCAGTGGCACTGGATCGCAATCGACAAGCAAATGGACATCAATGCCACCGACGTCCAAATTCGTCTGGTCGCAGCCAATGACACCACCCCCGATCTAGCCTTGGATATGACGGCAGTCTACTACTGGGCTTACTAATAGCTAATTGGAGGTATTATGTCGTATGAACAATTGGCGCAGTCGGTAACAGACTTAGCCGTCGGCAATGCCGAGTTAGCACAAAGGGTGGAGGAGGTCTTAGTCGCGGCTACTGCCAAGATTAAGGTAAACGCCTCCTATCCATTTACCTTTGTAGCTGGACAATCCCAGTATGACGTCGAGGTGATCTCCGGCGATGCCACGATCACTACTGCCGGTATGGTCCTGTGGATTGAAGCAGGGATCGAATACGCCTTTACGGTTGACTCACTGAAGAAATTCACCCTGCTAACGCCGGAGATTTACGCTGACGGTCAGCAGATGCGGATTATCGTCAATGCCCGTTATGACCATGTGTTCGACCAACTCGACTCACTGTACGCTGACGAGAAGGATAAACGCCTACAAGACTATTTGAATTACCTGAATACCCTAGGACTAGAAGCTGAGGTGCCGTATGTTGCAGGCATTTCACTAGTACGTCCTACGCAGGTAGTGCGTTACCTAGACGTTAACTACCGTCCGTTGCGCTCAGCGCTGCCATTCACCACCAGCACGTGGGCTGTAGACTCGGCCAAACTGATACAAGCCGAAGATATTACATTGCGTCAAGCCCTCGGCAGTAATGGTGCAGAGATCGTAAGTCTGAAGCAAGGGGGTAAAGTACAGGACGCTATTAACTGGATCACGCCAGAGATGCATGGCGCAGTTGGGGGTGACGCTGCGGTGGATACCCCGGCGATCATCGCCGCATTGGCTGATGGGGTAGAGACCGGTCGTTGTGTCCAATTCGACAGTTCCAAGACTTACGCCATTAACGCTGCCATCGTAACCACACTAGGGGATGGCGATAGTCTGCGTGTAAGTTTCAATGGTGCCAAGTTCCACCAGATCGGCAACATCGTACCATTCTCCTTCTACAACACCCTGTCTTCGGCTCTGGTGGCAGTGACATCGTTAACCAAAGTTTCGGTGAACTTGGGTGATGGTACGACGAACAGTTTCGTGTCGATGATGGAAGCACCTGGCCACGATTTTGTTGTGGGTGACATCGCCAAGATCTTCAGTGATGATATTGTGCCTGACACCGATGGCAGCAGCCAGATGATCGGTGAGTGGTTTGTAGTGGGTAAGGTCGACGGAGATTTCGTCTACGCCACGGGTGGGTTGGTCGAGAACTACACCACCGGCATCATGCTGGCCAAGCCCTCGAAAGCACGTATGCACGTCGAGACCGGTCCGTATATCTACACTGATGACAGTACCGTCAATAACGCAGCCGCCTTCAACGTACGGGGGTTCATCAAACCCATGTTGTTAGGTGCGTATGAGGGTAATGACCTCAACGCCACGTTCTTCAACCTGACCAGTTGCTACTTTGCCCAAGTGGGTATCGTAGCAGGTGATGCCCTACACAACGAACCTACACAGGCGCAATACGGGTACGTCTTCAATGACAGTGCCAGTTTTGGTACGCAGGTCGATACCATCGTGAGCCACCACGCTCGTCACGGCTTCACCACCACCACACCCAATCGGGTAGCCGGTGATGGCCGCTGGGACCTAAGTGGTCGGAGCATGTATCCGAAGGTGCGCAACGTCGTCATGCAGGGCAACGCCAACGGCGTGGACACGCACAGCCCGGCTTACAAACCACATTTCGGGACCATTACCGTACTCAATGACTACCGGGGTAATGCCACTGGTGGTGCTGGCCTTCAGATCCGGGGTAACTCGGCTCGTATTGACAGTCTGGAAGTGATCAACTCCAAGGTGGGTCTGGCCATTTCGTGTGCGTCCAAAACCTCCGATAGTTTCCTCAGTATCGGTCAGATGCGGATCAAGACAGAACAGGGTGCCCTGCCGGTCAGTATCTCCGGGAATGCCTTGTTCAAGAACAAGGTCGTGATCGACAACTTGGATGTAGACACCACGCACGATAACGTGATCTTGACCACGTATTCGTCTGTCATCGTGAAGTACCTGAACCTGAACTTCTCGCCATACCAGAACGGTGGTCAGCTTTTCGAGCTGGGTGAAGGTGCGGTGCTTGATTGCTTAGATGGTGATGTGTACATCAACACTGGGTCTGGCCACGTCTTGGCCAAGCATACCGCTGACCTCACGGTGTGTCGGGCTAAGCTGCGCGTCACGGGTGCTTCCCACGTGTCGTATCTGGCTAGTTCGTCGGCCACTTACGACATCAATTCTGAATGGGACGTACATCTGGACACATGGACGGGCACGCCGTTCTTAGGTCTGATCGCTACCAACCCCAAGCCTTTCGCCAAAATCCGTGTGGGTAGCACGCAATACCCATTGCGACTGCGGTCGTATGTGGATGGCAACCCTACGGTCACGGGGAACAACAGTATCAACCTTCAGAACGCAGGTGATCCCGTCATCTTCGTGAAGGTGCAAACCTCACTGACTGGAGTACAGCTTAACTCCGTCACGCGGGGTGCCTTTGTCGGGCAAATGCTGGTCGTGAATAACCATAGCTCGTCTACGCAGAATATCACCATCATCAACAACTCATCCGGTCTTGTGATCACTGGTTCGTCGGTCGTGCTCGCACCCGGAGAAGCCAAGACGTTGATCTGGGATGGTTCCTTCTGGCGGCGTGCTTCTTAATGGGGACCAGTTAGTACGTTGGTTAATCGTTACCCGAGCTCCTCCGCAAGGGGGAGCTTTACACTGCTAACATGGAGGTATCATGTCCTACGAACAATTGACACAGGCTGTGGCTGATCTTGCAGCCAGTACCACTGAGTTAAAACAAAAGGCAACCGCCGCCATAGTCGCTGCTGGTGCCAAACTCAAGGTTAACGCGGCATACCCGTTTACTTACGTGGCAGGTCAAACCCAGTACGATGTTGGTGTCATCTCTGGTGATGCCACTATCACCACCGCGGGAATGGCGCTGTGGATTGAAGGCGTAATTGAATACGCGTTCACTGTTGACACCATGCACAAGTTTACCTTGGTGTCCCCAGAAACCTACGCCGATGGGCAGCAGATGCGTGTCATCGTCAACGCCCGTTATGATCACATGTGGGAACAGCTCGATACGTTGTTTGGGGCTGAGAAAGAAAAGCGCACTCAAGACTACCTGTCTTACTTAGACTCTTTGGGGCTGGAAGCTGAAGTTCCCTATGCGGCCGGTATCGAACTGGTGCGGACAACCCAGGTGGTGCGGTATCTGGATGTCAACTACCGACCCGTGCGCGCCGCACTGCCCTTTACTACCAGTACGTGGGCAACAGACCAAAGTAAGTTGTTACAGGCGGAAGACGTTAGTTTACGCCAGACTTTGATGTCACCACAAGGCGCCGAGAGTTTAGGTTACCTCCCCAGTTATCCAGGGGAAGGCCTCGAAAGTGGGGACGTCGCGGACGTACTGAGTGAACGCGTGTCCGTCAAACGGTTTGGTGTCTCATCGGGTAACACCGGTATTGTCAACACCGATAAGTTCCAAAAAGCGCTAGAGTCGGCAGCCGACAATGGTTTTGTGATTGAGCTACCTTGGGAGCTGTTCAACGTGCCTTTTGCTGGGCAGGTCTATGTTGACCACACGATGATCACCGACCAACGTGGCGTGAGTATTGCAGGCTGCGCCACGCGACGAAATCGATTGCTCTACACGGGACCTGGTCATTTCTTAAACATCACCGGCTTGGGCACGGAAGACAACACCCCTATCACCCAATTTGAATTGAGCAACTTCCGAATCACAGCACAAAACAACCCAACCTCTATCGGCGGCATTTATCTGGACCGCGTCAACCGGGTGAAGCTGTACGGCATTTCGTGTGATTCGTTCGCTAATGCGGCGTCACGTCTAATCGAGATCCGGAACTACTTCAACGTTGACCTAGAGAAGTTTAACATCTCTGGGGGTGGTTCACTTCCACAAGGCCAATATGGCTTGGTGTACGGTTCGAAGAATTCGGGTGCCGGGGACGAATGGAACAGCTCCAACCTCAAGATCCACAATGGGTTGATTCAACGCATGGCGGGCAAAGGGGCGGTCTTGATTCACGATGGCAACATCTGCGACAACGTCCAATTCGAGCACGTGAGCTTTGGCAGCAATGCCCTAGGTTCACTGTCCTGTGTGTCTGGTAACATGCGCAACCTAGCTGTGCAGAACTGTCACTTCGAGAGCGCCGGTAAACAACCCGATGGTAGCTTTGTCGCGGCGACGCATATCAACGTTGCTTTGATCACCGGATTGGAGATCAAAAACAACGACATGAAAGATGCGCAGATCCACGTGGCTATCGATCAGGTCAAGGGGTTTGACCTAGGGTTAAACAACGTGTCGGAGGCTGGCGTCTACGTCATCGACAACAGCATCGGTTTTCAGGTCACCGGGACCGCTGGCAATCGGTCGTCTGGTCGCATTGCCAACAACAACGTTTATACCACCCAGATTGACCAACCTTACGTGGCGGATGTGTACTCCGCTGTTGATCCAGGAACGCACGAAGTCACGGAAGCGGCATGGTCGTCCGTATACGCTAGCAAACCAGGCTATTACGGCAAGAACCTACTGCTCAGAAAAGAACTTAACATGGATAACCCAGATGGTCAATTCGACCAAGTCTGGTTGTCACCACAGGCCCAGTGGTTAAGGGTCGTGCTGTCTACTCGACACGTTGGTTGGGGTAGTACCTTCCCTACAACTGGGAGTTACACACTGGGTGACCTAGTGCTGAACGAATCCCCTGCTCTGATCAACAACGGCACCCCTTACACCACGCTCGGTTGGCGGCGTTTGACCACAGGCAGCAACCACGTTGCCGGGACGGACTGGGTTGGTATCCGTTGCTTAACAGGGGCTGTGGCCTTTACCTCGTCATATAACGGGGCTGAACCGCTGAAGTTGGGCGGCTACTATATCTGGGTCGATGCGACTGGGCGACTGCGGATAAAGAGCGGTGCTCCCACCAGTGATACCGACGGAACCGTTGTCGGTAGTCAAACATAGGAGGTTGTATGACCCTTTCCAAAAATATTGGTTTCAGGGTCTTGACGATTCACTCGGGGCTCTGGATAAGGGTCCTTCATTTTGGAGGTGTGTATGGGTGTTGGTCTGCTCACGAAATTAGCAAAGGTAGTACCCAACCTACTGAAGCTGGCTACTAATGATGGCGCCGCGGAAATCGGGAGTCCAGCTGGCTTAAACTTGGCTTCGGCCAAGATCTCCCTTCTGAATATGGCGTCGCTCTTGGTATTGCCGATTCCGGTAGTAGCGGCAGGGCGAACCTTAGTCATCTACGTCGGTGGTTTCTACACCGTGGGTGACGGGGGCGAAGGCGATTGGTACTGGGCAGGTAACAGCAACGAAGCCCACGATGGATGCATGGTGGTCAATCCACCGGGTAACGCAGGTGCCGGTCGTTGGAAGCGGGTTCTGACGGATGAAGTTCGCCCTGAGTACTTCGGTGCTGTGGGTGACTATAGTTGGGACACCAAGCAGGGTACGTTGAATACTTTGGCACTGCAAGCGGCCCTGTCTTTCTGCAACCGCAAGGGCTCGATCCTGCGACCAATGGCTGGTCGTAAGTACCTAACTGACACACTGCGTCTGTATTACGATGCAGTACTCAACCCAGATTGGCCAAACCGTGCTGGCCGTGTCAGTATCATGGGCCATGGTAACGGGCACGCGACAGGTGCACTGGAAGAACCCGGCACTGCCTTTGTGCACATCGATGGGTCGAATACACCACTGGTGGATCTCAAGGGTCTTTTCTCCATGGAAAACCCATCCGGGATGGGTGGGTACTTCTCGCTGGTGAACTTCAACCTCGTAGGCGGTACGTCGACTTCTGACGTTTTGCGCTTACAAGGTTCGCAAGGTAGCATCCTACTACAGAACTACACGGTTAAAGTGCAGAACCCTGCTGGTAATGGCATCGTCGAGTCGACCACGTGGGAAGCGACTCACATCAACGGATTGATCCGCGGTGGCGCCACTGGTGACGGTACGTGGACCGGCGTCGGTCTGGACATCACCACTGACGGTACGTTCGGCCAGACGAACATGAAGTGCTACACCAACGTCGATTGCTACAAGATGGGTTATGGTATTCGCATTGGTCGTCGCGGTGCCGTGCAAGGTACGTTCGGTCCTCTGGTCTTTATTGGGGGTCAAACCTCGTTGGCTGACCACCATGGTTTGTGGTTGGATGGGGGTGTTATTTCGTTTACCTCCATCGGGCAACAGTTTGAGGGTTCCCGTAAAAACGCCATCAGGATCAGTAGAGAATACGAACCGGGGATGTTGGCGAACGATTTGGTGCGTAACGTCAAGTTCTCGCAGAACTACATCACCGGGTGCGGTACGATCGAAGATGGGTCCTACGACAGCTACGCGATCCATATCCAGGACGGCGACTGTATCACCATCGAAGGGATGACCTTCAACACCATGGGTAACGGTCTTGCGTATAACGCAGAACTGGTAACCAACATGCACATCATCCGTCCGTTGATCCGTACGGTTCGTGAATACGGCGCCTTGTATGGAACCGGTTTTTGTTCGTATGGCCCAGCGCCTGCTATCCAAAAGTTCGAATGTACCGACGCGGTATTTAACCAGAACCCACTGGTGCAGTTCAACGATGCGGCTATCGAGCAGTTCTCTCGTTATGCGGCAGGTGGCTACCTCAGCAACGCGGGTCAAACCACACCAACCGTTTCCATGGGTGGTGCATGGGCGTCAGACTCGATCGATAACATGAACTTCAACAACCCGACACCACTGACGGTGACCAACATTCTGGGTGGTAAGACCAAACAGGTGTTGCGGCTTTCGTTCTCCAACAACCTGACCACCATTGCCAGTAACGGTAACATTTACTTGCAAGATGGTCGTGATTTTACGCCGAAGAACGCTAAGGGGACACTGACGCTCCAGTTTGATGGTGTTGCGTGGGTTGAACTGGCTCGTAGCTATGGTTCTGAACCTAAGACTATCGTACTGGAAACCAGTGCGGTGGCACGACCACACCCCGGCACGATCACCACCGAACACACGTTTGTCACTGTAAACATCCCGCCGGGCCTGATGGGCCTTAACGGTATCGTTGAAGTTGATGCGGTGTTCAGCTACAGTAACAACGCCAACACCAAAACAATGCGTTATCGCTTTGGTGGTGGTGCCTTCTTCTCGACTACTGCCACGGCTACGTCATCGGCTGCATTTATCAAAAGGCTCCAGAATAGAGGTGCTGCCGACAGTCAACTAGGTGAAGCTGCTAGTAGCCAAGTGCAAGGTGGTACTAATGCTAACGCCCCGTACACGTCTGTTATTGATACAGCAGCGGCGTGTGCTGTAACTATTACAGGTCAGTTAGCGGTGGGTACTGACACAATGACACTTGAACGATACACCGTCCGGGTCATTGTGTAACTGGAGGGGGAGGCTAGCCTCCCCTAACCCCCTAAACTTTTGAGGTGAACGTATGTCAATCGGTGCTATGACTAAATTGGCAAAACTCGTACCCAACCTGTTAGCGTTACTAGGTCCGAACGGGGCACAGGAGGTTGGGTATAACGAACGGACCATTGCAGGTCGACTGGATGAAACACCCAGTCTGGTTGACTTCTGGCGCCCTGCTGATGGTATTAACTGGCAACCGGCTTTTGCTCGGGTAGTAGCTGCAGGTAAACTTACGGTCTTCGTTCCCGATGGCGACTATGGGTTAACGACTACGGCATTCTTACCAGCGGGATTCTGGGTCGATTGTGAATCACGGAACGTATCCTTCTACCATCTAGGTGGGGCATACATGGACGGGTGCCTGTTCATGATCAACACCGCTGATGGTGTTACTTGGACGACACCTTATCCGAACATGAACACCGGTGGTTTTCGCCGTTGCAACTTTACTAACCCCAATGCAGTCCCTGGTGCAAAAGGCGTCAAGTGCTTTGGCTCAGGTAAGTTTGAGCAGATGCGATTCAATGGTCTTACCCAGAGCATCATGCGACCGACTGGTTTCTACACCGACAGCTTTCATTTAAGCGACATCATTGCCGAGAATCCCCAAGACAACCTAGCCTATCAGTTCGATATTCTGGGTCTGGGTGACGGCTTCATGGCCAAGAACATCCATTGTCCTTACACAGTGGCCACAGCTGAGTCCATGAAGGCCATGCGCCTTCGGGGTATTCAAGGTGGGACCATAGAGGCCTGCATCGGTGGGGATTACTTGATCGAGCTGTGTGGCAACATCAACTTGATCGGCGGTCACTTCGAACGCGCCCAGCACATCTACGATTCGTCTAACGTAACAGTGGACAGTCAGTTCTTACCAGATACCCGTATTCCAATCATCACCCAAGGGACGTTTGCCTCGGCCTCAAACGAGTCGCGGTATACGGTTAAGCTGCAGAATACCCGTTTCAGGAACGTCGAAGGACTGATGGAATGGTCGGGTTTCCATGTACAGCAAGGTGACTCTGTTTCTTTGGCCGTGGATAACGTTGCCCATGAATGGACCGTGATGGGTGACTTCCAACGAGATCAACATGCTGGCATTCGTATCTGTCAAACCGACGGCGTAACACCGATCCCTAGCTTCAACAACTATTCATACCTGACCTCGCGTAAAAGCGTCGTAGACATCCCCAACATCGTATCGCTGGATTACGGCGTGCGTATGGCTGATGCTGCGTTCCAAGGTATCGCGTCATCACGTGTGGAAACCGTGGGTACTCGCAAGACTGGGGTGGATCAATGGAAAGCAGCCGTCGGTACCTATTACTACAACGTACAGGTACTCTACGACGCCGGTCGGGCGCTTGGTCGCAACCCAGTTAACGCCGAAGCCAGTCTTACTGCTGTAGCGGACAAGATGAACGTGCTCAACGTGGGTTTTGCAACATCCCCACGCCATGGGATCATTCGACTCTACCGTGGCACCGTAGCAGGGACGTATACCCACTACGTGGATATCCACACGCTAGGTAGTACGTTCATGTTCGATAACGGTATAGCAGTTAATGGGATACCGTGGTTAACCCGCACAGCTGGCGGTATGAACACCATCAACAGCATGGGTAGTTTCATTCGCTTTGTCGGTAGTCGAATCAAGCTGGTGTCGGATGCGTTGCCTGGTAACGCCGGTTCCTTTATCCAAGGGGACTTGGTGGAACGCACGGACGGTGGTATTGATGCCAACTCGATGCTACTCATAGGGCATAAGCGATTAACCACAGGTTCCGGTGGTGTGATTGGCACAGACTGGGCTTACCTGAGGGAGAGTCATGTTTCACCTGCTGTGTAGTGGATATTCACGGTTAGCGCCACATTAACAAGTATGTAGCAATTGTTTTAACGTGCCCAAGGGGGCTAAAGTGGATATTGAAAACTACCTTAATGAGAACGCCATCGCCGCAACCGATGCGGTGGTGCCGGTTGAAGCACACATCGATCAGTTGTTTGGCACAGAGGGTGACACGACCGTTTCCCAAGAAGGCTTTACCGATGTGCTGAAGAGCTTCTGGCTGTGGCTGTCTGAACCGGGTAAGCCCGGTGTGGGTGCCATGACTGGTGGCTGGACTGGTCGTCGTAGCACGATTGTGGCAGCACTGCAAAAGACCTATCTGAATCCCGATTGGTTGTCTAAGCGCGTTCTGCGTCAAGGCACACAGCTGCGTCTAGACGGTAGCCACGACTACATCGGTATCGACGGTGTGATTGAAACTGGTGATCTGTCTGCACCCATCGAAGACTTCCTCACAAAACTGCGTAAGGTGTCTGAGGCCTACTCGCAATACTTGCGCCATGTCGACCTAGAACTGCAACGCATCATGCGTAAGGTTAACATCAACGACGTGGAGGACCTGAACCTTTTCGAAGTTGAGGCAGTGACCGAGGCTCTGGAGCGATCGCAGGTACGCCTGACCGTGGACTACCGCACCCAGTTCGGTAACACCCATATTCAGCGCATCCTGACCATGTCGGTCGATAGCGACAAACCGTTTGCAGCGAGCAAGCTCAAACAGTACCAACGTCCTGCGTTGACCGTGGCAGAGATCACCAGCTCGGCTCAGGGTATCATCAAAATGTCTGAGGCCCTCGATGTGCTGGCTGAATTGCGTAACGATTTTGCTAACCTCAAAGGTTTCAAAGCCGTCGACGCTTACATGGATACTCTGGAAGAATACCAGAACGATGCCCAAGATCAGACCATCGCCAACCCGTCCGCTGACATCGACACCGACGCACAGGATCGGATGTTCGATCTGATGAAGACCGTCTACAACATTCCGAATCGCACGATCGCATTCCACGTGCGTCATGTTGATTCGATCATCCGAGCTTACGCTCGACTCATTGATGCATCGGTGAAGTAATGGAAAATCCTGTTGATTTCTTAAACGCCAATATCGGCGTGGTCGGCGACGAACGTGTCTCCATCGAAGACTACCTGGTCGTATCGGAAGAAGGTTTCTTCCAGTCGATTGGTGACGTATGGCGTAACATGCGCCACGGTCGTCCACCGAAGCTGACCGATGACAAGGGTGAACCCCGTCTGAACAAAGGTCTGTTGGAAAAGACCTATCTGAGTCCGGAGTGGCTCGGTAAACGCCGCTTCGTAGAAGGTGAAGTCAAGCTGGGTAAGTTTGGTAAAGCATTCACCGGTGACTACAACACAGCCATGCGTAAGCTGTCTGATGCTTGGGTCGACGCGTTTAAGAAGAACCAGGCAATGGCCGAGCCGTTCTTCGCTCGTGTTCAACCCACCTTCGAGTTCGTCAATGCTTACCACTACAACGACAAAGCCAAACTAAAGGCCTTCGTTGAAGCGCGTGACTTGTCGTACACCACACCGAAGTTTGCTGTGGTCGACACCAGCTACGACATCAGTCAGGAAGGCGCTAGCCTGCCAGCGCTGACCAAAGAAAGCTGCACTAAGCTTGTCGCCACGCTGGTGTACATGTGCGATAGCTTCTTCACCAACATGGGTTTCCACAAGAAATGGGAAGAGAACTACGCGACTACGCTGAACAAGCGCTGGTATCTCTACAGTCAGGAAGGCGCGCGGGTATTGTCTACGGCATCCTTCGACCGGGATGATGTCGAGAGTCAGCAACTGTGCTTCAAGCTGATTCACGATGTGTATCAGTTCACCAGCCGTTACGAGTCTGACTACTACAAACGCAAAGACATCGGGTTCGATGTGTTCTACAACTGGCTACGTACAGCCATTGCTTACATCGATGCGTCGGTGAAGTAAAAAAGAAAAGCGGCATAAACCCCTCCCTGTGTGGGAGGGGCTTTATGTCGTTAATGCGTACGGTAAAGCTCACGCTTTAAGCGCGTACCACCAATGAGATTAATGGCTTCACGCATAATTTCGATGATTTCAGTGTAGACATGGCGGGGTTCAACGTCGCTACGAACAAGGTATTCCATCAGCCGTTGTAGCGGCACACCACAGGTGATCGCACACACCACTAGGGTCTGTAGGTCGTCGAAATCCACATCCCCGAGCTCCATCAAACGAGTATGGTAAGAAGCACTCCAACTCATCTTGGCTTCGTCACTGACGGCGACCCAACCCTGATGCGATGGAATAATGATCCAAGTCACACCCTTCTTGTTTTCCGTCAGTTTGGCGGTATGTGGTACGAATGCATAATTGCCGAGGTTAGCACGCGCCTTGACAATTACCCCAACGTCTGCCAGCGTGAGTTCGGTGTTGACTGAGCAGACGGTGACGTTACGGTCGAAATCGATAAAACTCAACTGACGGTGAAACAGTGTATCGAATGCCGGGCGGTTGTTTGTGCTTAGCATGCTTGTCCCTAGTTAGTAGATGGTGAGGGTAAGTGTTTCATGATCGAAACTGAATACGTCGGTGTTGCGGGTACGGTTGTACAGGTGCATCAGTGACTTACCCATGTAGTCATTGACCATGCGATGCTCAGCCCCGGTTACGGCCCCGTGGATGGACAGGCGCAAGCTGGTCAGCTGTGGGTTGTTACGCAGATGTGCAACAGCAGACCCTACAGCGTAGGCAATGCTACGCAATGCACCTGGCTCATCACCCAGTACTGAAGTCAAAGGTCCGTACGCATCGATGGGGACTTGATTATCTCCATCGGACAGTGAGTATGTGACTGTGGTCATGATGCCTCGTAGCACTGTGGCTTGGATGCGAAATTATGGCGTGATGTTTGCAGTGACCATGTATACGTTAGGCCCGCGGGGTTCCCATGGATAGTAAAGCAGTCCGTATCCTCGAAAATACAGTGTTGTGCGAACAAGGCCAATACGTTATCCGCGCCGTAGCCACTCTGAAATGTCCGGATACCCTCCATGATTTCCATATGTCCCCGAAAGGAGATATCCCGCTCCGGTGTGGGGTGATATGAACCGATAATGAAATGCTTGGTTACGAGTACCCATCGTGGTGGATCTTCGGGTAACCATCGCACCTCCAGATACGCGACATCGTCCATAGCGAACATCGAAACGAAGTCTTCGAGTTGTTCGGTTGGGGTGCCGTTAGCCTTTAAGAGGGCAATGCCCTTAGCGATACCGGGCATGCCGACATAACGGTCGAAGTCAGATTGTAAGTCAGGTTTTTTGTTCATCACCCTTACTCCGGATGCGATTGAATGTGATGCTGTAGTCAGATACCGCAGCTTTCACCCGGTGCTCACTAAGATCTGCTCGAAGCACATGAGCGGTATGGGGCATCAGACCATACAGGCGTGCAATCTGTGCCGAGCTAAGCTCTTCGAGTCGGATCTCCACTCGATATTCTACACCGTTACCGCTATTGAGTTGAGCGGTGCAGTAACCCAGCAGTGTACAGAGGGTGGCATATGCATCGTGAGGATCAGACGTCGACACCATTTCCGCCGGCGCTACCCGGTCTCGTCCATCTACCGTAATGCGAAAGTTGACGTCGTGTACTGGGACTTTAGTGTTCGCATGCATGTTAGAACTCGTCGTATTTAGAGTCATCGAGATTAGGACGATCGTCCTCGTCATCTTTGACTGGTGGTTCTTCTTCAATAGCAAACTCAGCAGCCGCTAGTTCTTCCTGCTCGTCCCGACAACCCACACAAACTTTATAACGTTTGCTGGGATCGGCATCACCAAACTTCGGTGAATCAAAGAACTCAGGAGACTGGTTCCCGCAGAGCTCACAGTACTGCTTGGCATGCGCCTGTACCTGCGTATGCTGGAAGTCGGCATAATGATCGCTACAGAAGTAGCGAGAATCGGTACCTTCTATCACCTGATACGATGGGGCAAACTTACAACCGGGTTCTTCACAGGTGTACGCTTTCATTTCTTGCATCGTAGTGCAACGGGCACGCATAATGGTCACCGTAGATGTGGAGATTCACGTTTGTAATATAGACGTGAATTATAGTTGAGCGGACATAGACCCGCCCCTGTGGGGCGGGCTACGCTTTGTACGCTAGAGGTGCCCCTTCAGACTTCGATCGGACGCACTACGGCCAGCTGCCATATGCGGGATCTCAGCTCTTCTAGTTTACCTGCCCTTAAACGCTGGTACGATAAGGGTAATTGACGAGGGCGAAGCTCGCCTTAGGGGTGTTGCCTGGGTTTTAAAGAACGTGTGTTCGCATTTGAGGGTGCTTCCACATATCATTACAGAATGTGTAAACTTTTCCTTCAGTGTAAGAACGGCTTAAACAATTCGAACAACGCGTAGCTGACACCGCCAGCAATCACAGCAACATTAGCCGCCAGAAACTGGCGCTGTTGGCGTTTCTGCTGGATCTTCTCCACTGCAAGGTTCCGCATCTTGTTTCTCCACGATTGGTTCCACTAACCAGTTCAACGTATTGCCTAGGTCGGGGTATTTTTCGGTAGAGGCAAAGCCACATATGGTACGATTGCCGTTATGGGTCACTGCAACCAATTGACCCTTAACCCATGCCGCATAGCGCAGGCTGGACCGTAGTACGATTTCGTTTACCTCAACGGAATTAACCAGCACTCCGTTAGGTTCTGGCTGCCCTGTGAACAAGAAGACCAGTTGGAACAGTGGACGTTCGCCCCAACGCTCGTAGTTAAACAGATACGCTGAGAAATCATCAAACAGATCGTCCCTATAGTAGCTCACGGTGTCGGTGGTAAACCCCGTAAGTCCACGGAAGTCAATCTGCCGTTTGACCTTGCTAAAGTCCACTACGATCAGTTGGGAGTCCATTAGGAAGTAGAGCTAACCAGCTCTTCCAACGTCTGGACGATCCCATCGGGTAATTGGGTACGGCTAACGACGCCCGTCTCGCGATCCCACTGATCATACACGCGATCCGAAGAATGTGGGTCATTGGCCAAGGCATGGTAGAAGGCCGTTTCGATGTCGCGGTGGGTGTTGAAGTGTTCGTAGAACAGTTCACGACCGCTACCGAGCGTTACCACAGCGGTACCTTCCGGTACGCGCATCAAACGATAGCCGCCGTTCTCAAAGATCAAGTAGCCTGCAATGCCCGCCTCAGACACCCATGCGAACCCAGTAGGTACCGACGGCATCTCGATCTTAAAGCGACTGAATGCGGACAGGACTGCATCGATGTTGTTAAAGGTAGTTGCTTTAACCAACTGCACCATACTCCGGGCTAACTCAACATCACCGAAGGTAACGTAAGGTTCGATGTCGCCCCCATCATTCGGTTCGCGCAGGTTCAGGTCACCGATCTTGCAGTAATCATCGGTAGTACCACGCAACGTGACGGCGTTGCCCGCTTCATCCTTTACGTGGATGGTACTGGTCAGTCGGCAGTCAGCCAAGATATAATCTGGGGTCAGTACAACTGTGGTCATGGAATGTCCTTCTTGGGTCGGTTCAGTAAGGACCGTAGTAAGCCGCCGATAGTTAGGTCGACCTCACGGTGCCCAGTGTGCTGCATGCACTGTTCGTTGGGCGGATCATAAAACATGTAGCAGTATTGCTTTGGGTCGTCTTAAGGACCCCGTATCTTTTTATAGTCGCAAGTATCGCAGTTGTTTGGATTGGTCATTGTCGATGCCACCATAATCGTTCTGGCCGTATGATACGGCGATAGATCGCGCCATCAGGATCGTCTTTGATAAAGAAAAGCAATCGGGTGTTCTTATCGCAACCCTTTAGCTTTGCAGGTAACTTTGCCGTAGAGTGCTTACGCCGAAAGGCATGGTAGTACGAGGCAATGTTTACTGGTGAAACAGTCTTGCCTAAATGAATCACCCGGTTGGTGAGATCCACGTAAGCATAGATAAACTTTCTCCCCTGAGGTACGGATGTCTGATTACTGTAATCAGCCATGTTACGCTTAATAGCGCCGTACCGCTCATCAAAGTCAAACATCGTTAACTCCTAACGGCGGACTTCCTTGTCCTACTTTCTAGTTATTCAAGTGTCTTACGGAGGTAATCCTCTCCGTGTACAGGAACACCTAGCGCTAACGCTTTCTTCTCGTTAGCACCGGCCCCTGGGCCCGCAATGACGTAGTTAGTGTTCTTTGACACACTACCGGTGACAGTAGCACCCAAGGCCCTGAGACGCTCTGTGGCTTCTTCACGGGAGTAATGGGTAAACGAACCGGTCAACACCCAGGTTTGCCCTTCCAGTGGTAATGCCTCGCGTTCTACGCGACCACAGGATTCATGCAAGCCCCAGTCAACCCACTGCTTACGCAACAGGTCAATACCGTCATTGCTCAAACTATCACGCTTGGCGATCTTCATTAAGGCCTTCTCAGTGAAGGTCCCGAGTAGATCCGGATGAACCGGACCGACATCGCTGAAGGTGAAGTGCTGCGCTAACAACGCTTCGAGTTCGCCGTAATGTTCCCGATGCCATTCCACAACCCCCATTGCGGTATCAGGCCCGATGTCACGGATTTGCTCCAACGTTTGAGACGCTGCAGCCATGATCCGATCGATGGTACCCAAGGCTTCCACCATTCGACGACAGGTGCCGGTACCGGCGCCATTTATGCCGAGTGCTGTAAGGAACTTCATCTGCGTGGTGACTTTGGACAGCTTGATGTTCCGAAGCAGTTTGGTAATACTGGATTCACCCCAGCCTTCCATACCGTCGAAGTCATCGTAGGTCAACGCGTAGACGTCACTCCACTTACCCAACTTACCTTCGTCTACCAACTGCGACACGGTTTCGTCACCGAAGTCTTCGATGTCCAGACCGTTAGTGCCAACAAACCACGACATCCGTGCTTTCAGTTGGCCTACACACGCCCGATGGTTAGTGCAGTAGAGTACCGCACTGACTACGAGTTCGTTCTTGACCTTCTTCATGCGCGGTGCCAGTGTGGCATGACACACTGGGCACTGCACCGGTACAGGGATTGGTGTGGTCTGCGGATTGTAATTCGGATCCAGACCCATCACTTTCGGGATAACGTCACCCCGACGTTCGATGATCACCTTACTACCAATGCCGATACCCAGACGAGCGATCTCGTCGTAGTTGTGCAGCGTGATGTTCGACACCACTACACCGTGAATCCGCACTGGGTCAATCCGGGCCACTGGGGTAATGTTACCGGTACGTCCGACTTGATCATCAACCCCTGTAATGGTTGCGGTGACTTGAGTAGCTGGGAACTTAAACGCCGTAGCCCAACGTGGTTCACGAGAACGGAAACCCAAACCTTTCTGGATCTCGTACTCATCAACCTTAAACACTAGGCCATCGATCACTACCGGCAGCTTCTCACGCGTACCGCCGACCACACCAATCGCCAGATGGATTTCATCTGGATCCACTGGTGTTTCGAACTGACCGAAGCAGGTAGCCAAATGGAAACCGTTCTTCAGTACCCACTCCATACCGAGGCTGTGTGCACGGAAGTTACCGTCAGTGGTGGTTACGTTATAGGCATAGAACTGAAGGTTACGTGCCTTGGTGACCAGTGGGTCTTTCTGACGCAGGCTACCGGCAGCGAAGTTACGCTCGTTAGCAAAGAGCTTCTCACCCTTGGCTTCGAGTTCCGCTTGGATCTTCGCGAAGTTCTCCTTGGTGGTTACAACTTCACCACGAACAGTCACGACCGAGGCTGGGTCTGCATGCGGTAGTCGTTTTGGGATACCCGCTACATGCACGGCATTAACCGTCACGTCTTCACCAACCGTACCATCACCACGAGTTACTGCCCGCACCAACCAACCGCCTTCATAGGTCAGGCTCAGGCTTAACCCATCGAGCTTCCACTCACCTAGGATCCGAGTACCCAGTGGCAGCGTACGCGTCCACTCTATAAACTCTTCAATAGTGAACACGTTGCCCAGACTAAGCATTGGGAAGTCGTGTGCCACTGATTCGAATTGATTACTGCGCCAGCCGCCTACTCGTTGTGTAGGAGAGGTGGGTATTACAAGATCGGGGTATTGCTTTTCCAGCTCACGCAACTGCAGCATCAAGTTGTCGTAATCAGCATCAGCAATAGCCGGATCATCCAACACGTAGTAACGATGATCATGTCGTGTGATCTCGTCACGTAGGATGCCGATTTTAAGATCGGCCTCGGCTTTGTTCATCACCACTCTCCAAACAGGGTTATCTAACACGTGATATAGGCTTTAAAACCAGTAGACGAACATAAAGCAAGGGAGTCCGTAGACTCCCCCCACCTAGTTAATTTCCAGCGTAACAACGACGCTGTCGAAGAACCGGTCTGACGAGATAAAGGTCTCAATGCACCGTTCTTCTTTATTAACCATCAGCATCCCACCGACTAACGGGTCAAAGGTCTCCCCGATCTCGATGTAATAGCGTGACTGGTTCTCTGACTCGCGATGAGTCAATGGTGTATAACGAATCAGCTTTCCATTAACGGTGACGGACACCAGTCGGATCCGGTCAATGTGGTCAATGTGCTGGCCTAGTTCGTATCGCCCACCATGAGCGATATTGTAGCTTTGTTTCAGTGACATCTCATGTAACCCCTGGAACTCAATCAGGCGCTTTCTGAAAATGTGGTTCCTTAGTCCACTGAAGGCTGGATCGAGTCAAGTTGCCCTATCCGGGCGTAGATGGGCCTATTACGAAAATGGCGTAATAATGGCCAGGTACAACGTTATAAAAAGCTATTGGCAACCCATAGCCTAGCTTCAACACATCATGAGGTACTTGAGTACTTTTTACCATTAAACCTCCTTGCCGCATGAGACGGCATAAAGCCGGGGTTGCCCCCGGCACTTTTATGACGCTTCTCGCCGCGGTGTGGTCCGGCGGGTGATTTCCAAAGCTTTACCCAACAAACCACTGAGTGTTTGCTGTGGGATAGCCGCAATGAACTGTTCAGCGTTATCGCGGTTATCTGAGAAGTGTGACATCAGATCGCAACCAGCGATCGGCTGGAAGCAAATATCCACGGATACCTTAGTACCGGGGAACATGAGTTCGATATAGTCGCGTACTTCAGAATCGGTCAGGTAAGGGATATTGATCCGCTTATCTACACGTCCGTTACGCAGCAACGCAGCATCGATCTTCTCGATGTGGTTGGTCGTTAGAAAGATAAGGCTTCCATCCAGTGGCACAATGCCATCTAGGGCGTTGAGCAAACCGGAGAGCGAGAGAGCGACAAAGCCCTCTGGAGGATTACTGGGCCCAGCTAGAGCCACCGGTGCGTCACCATCACTAGGTGCGGGTGGTGGGGGTGTAGGTGCACGGCTAAGCACCGTCTTGTTGGTGTCGAAGTCTTCGATCAGTAAGATAGAACCTTCTGGGATTGAAGACATGGCCTTCTGTAACATGTTATCTGACACTGTAGACAGGTTCAGGGTAAACACGTTACGGCCGTAGTGTGAAGCCAAGGCTTTGATTATGCTGGTCTTACCCGTGCCCGGTTGGCCGTAGAACAACACGCAGCGCTTATACGGCAGGCCACGTTCTTCGTACCACTCACGACTGGCGTAGAACTGATCGATGTCACGAATCAATTCGCCCTTAAGTCCACGCTCCATGATCACCGTGTTTAAAGCACGTTTGGTGATCGCTACTGGTTCGTTCCACTTATCGAAGTCCCACGATGTTACCGTGATGGTGTTGGTCTTCATCCGGTAACGGAACTCTTGAACCATGGCATCGAAGAGGCCACGGTTACGGGTCAAGCCCTTAATCGTAATCTCCATCTTCTCCATTGAACTGCCGGAGCTGTCCAGACGAGACTTGTTGAACCAGAACAAGCGTCCTTTATACGTGAAGAAGTGACGGCCGAAACCAGCACCAATCGCCACTAGAGGATCACCCCGGTTCTGGTACTTGGATTCCAGCGATAATGACCGTGACCACTTGGACCAACTGTGTTTGATGTACCACAGCATGAAACTACGGAACTGATCATCCCCACCGTCCCAACCGGCATTGTTCATGGTTAGGTGGGTGGTCATTTGGCCAAAAATAAAAGAGCAGATCTTTTGGGGTATCTGGCGTAGCGACATCACTAACGCCGTGGCCCCGCCAGCACCCAACATTGTAGCGAGTACAGGGTTGGCTCGGTTGAGTTCATTGAATTGCGCCATCAACTGCATGAGCTGTTCCAGCATCTGCAATACTCCATGTCTTCATAAACGGAATAAGAGCCGAGGGTTATCCCCTCGGCATTGTTTACAGCTCCACTTTGATGGTTTTACCACCCCATTGTCCGCCGGCATCTACCAGAGACTTGGGGCAGGTATCCACCGATCGAGTCGTGAACAACAAGTTCTTATCCTGCAACCACTCACGCACGTCGACCTGCTCACACGCCGCCAGTCCACGGATGGTAGACTGGGTAACCCATTCGGTGTCAATGTTGTTGAAGGGGTTATCATTCTTGACCCAACCATCGGCTTCTTTAAAGCGAATGGTGTATACATAAATTTCCAACTTCAGTAGTTCTTCCGCGCTGGGCAGCTCTTTGAAGAAGTAAACCACCACGTTGTTATCGAACGTGGCATAACGACGACTGTCCAGCACTTTCTCCAACGCACTGCCAACCCCAAGGCTGACAGCCTCCTCTTTCACGGAACTCGTGTAGAGGTAAGTGTTGTTCTCGATGCCGTCCCACTGGACCAGCTTGCCCGAGCGTTTGAACCCAGGCATCAGTTCGTTCTGTTTGTATAGCGATCCGTGGTAGAGCAGTGCTGGATTCATCGTTTACCTACGCGAGTTGTACGTCATGTCGACTGAGCGTGACATTTTCGAATTGGGTGGGTAGGTGGACGAAGGTTTGGTTGCCGTTAGCATCGACTTCTGAGGTCGCTACCAAACGGTCGCCTTCCTTAATCACCAGAATAGGTGTCTCGTCTTCGGCTACCGAGATGTTAATGGTAGAACGAGCGCGGACTGTTTCACCGGGTTTAATCATGGAGCCCCCTAGGGGTTTAAAAGTAGATAGGCAGGTGCCGCGGTTAGTTTGATCTTACGGCAGGCATCTTTAGCCGCAGGCACAGACACCGCAGGATACTCATGGAGTTTGAGATCCATGTCCATGTTTACCAGCTTTTGCAATAGCCGGTTAGGATGGGTACCGTTGGTCAATGCCACGATCTGTTGATCGATGTCGTGAGTAACCCGACGCGAATAACAGACGATGAATTTACCCGTGGCTATGTGTTCGATGACGTAGAAACCTAGGTCGGTCTCTACGGTACGTTTGCCTCGGCCCCAACTGGTGTGGGACCAGGTGCAATTCGCTCTTTGGGCGGTATCAAACATTACGATGTTCGCTTATGCTGGGATGATGGTTACATATTGCAAGCCACCCCAGTATAAATAGTCAAACAGGGGTGAGGTCGCGATACAGACTGTGACCCGTCGGAACAAACAATTCACGAACTGGGGTTTGATCGAGTAACGTAATGCCGTCGATCTGGCCGGACTGACATACACTGATACATACAACACCTTGCGGATGCAAACCGAAACTACGGAAGGTCTCAGCCGCGTCAACTGAAGATAGCAGCGCGACGTGTTCGTTACCTTGGTGATTGAATACCCACTTACCAAGGTCATTGTGGTAAAGACGGATCGCACTCATGAAAACTCACTCCTTAAATTACTTCATAAAATGCGGCATGTCAGCGGGTAAAACCCCGCTGACTATGTCGTGGTTACAGACAGGCGTACTCCTTAGGAGGAGGATTACCCATACTGGCTTGCCATGCAACGTTGTTAATGTGTTGCAGCTTTGCCTCTTCCAACGCCTCACGGGCTAACTGGAAATGGTCCCAGGCGATGGACTGGTGAATTTCATCACCCACCGGATCGACGTGCGTACTTGTGGTCAGGTCGTAGAAGTCCTCGGCGTCGCGCAGCTCTTTACTCAGATGATGCAGGTTAGAGCAGGCACGAGAGTAATACTGCTCGTTGTTAGTGTCCTGTTCTGCTTGAGCTTCATCCGTGGTAGTGAAGGCCAGACTGAGCACAGTAAAGACCATACACAGGGCGATAGCCAACATACCTAAGACCCACTGAACATCAGGATCTTTCTTTTTAGGTTTGCCATATTGGCCGATGGTGTTCCAGCTCGGATCATTTTTCATGTCGGAAGGTCTTTTAGTTCGCCAAACGCAAGGGGACTATTGCACCCAAACGCCTGCATGGTTAGAAGGGTGGACATCGCTTCAAAGTCCGTGTGATCAATCTCGGTGTATTTAGCTAACGCCTCAACGAAACGGTTTTGCAGTTCTTCCTTGGTCTGTATGGTTTCCGGTTTGAAGGGCAACCCCGCGATCGCATCTAAAGCTTCCAACCGCATGATCAACATCTGGTGGTTGGAATACAACAGCAGGGACAAGAACGGAACGTACCTAGGGTCAGCCGCGTGTTCATGCGATGGACGATAAGCCACGGTTAATTGGTTAAAGAAGTCATCCTTGCGTTTGGTGAAAGGGTTGGTTAGGTAGTAGTCCACGATAGCGCGGGCTTTACCCATGACTGTATCGTCCACCGTGGATTCGATGATCAACGTGATCAGAGCTTGCAAGAGCTCGTTCAGCTGTCGTCGCTGAGAAGGTTGCATGTGATACCCTTATTTGCAGAGAACGTCGTAGGCGACGCCTGTGGCACGTCCATTGGAGAAGAACGCATAGTAGTCAGCGTCAGGTAGGATCATCACCCCGCCTTCGGCCTCGCCACGCCGAACAGTCTTCGATTCGCCTTTGGTAATGGCTACAACCGTCAAACCTTTCATGGTGACGTTGACTACCGTGCGCGTTATCAAGGTATCGTTACGCGACCAATGAAAGCCAAAGAGGGTATTGTCGATGTAGCTGTAGGTGCGCGTACCCGTTAACTCAATACCCTCCTGATTGAGCGTACAAGGTCGTGTGTTCTCGACCCGCTGGCTAACAGTGTTGTTGGTGACCACCCACGCCAGAGCGCCACCCATGGCGATCACAAGGAACATAAAGGTTGCAGTCAACCACAGCACCATACGGATAAAAGGTCCAGTACGATACTGACGTGCTGCACGGGCTGCTTTGTTGCACGCACGCTTGACTGTGATATCAGGCACTACTAATGGACCCGGTTCGGGTTCTGGCCATGTATCCGGGATAGGTGGGTCAAGCACCGTACTCAGATCTTCAACTGGTGTGCCGTGAACCAGCTCGTTGTAGTAGAGCTCCCAATCGGTTTCAGAACCTTGGAAGCCATGGCGTAAGGCGGTGCTGTAGTCTTCAACCGCAATGCCGATCAGTTTGTCTCGCAAGTTCCAGTTGTTGTTTTCCTGGCCGGGTGTTGGTTCTGTTACATCGGTGATTGGTTTATTCATTTGTCGAGTAGTCCTTACAGGGCTATAGCTATTCATGGGTAAACCCTAGGTAAAAAATAAAAACCCGTGGACGACATAAAGGAGCCCGAAGGCTCCTCTACGTTGACGCGGTCGCGCGGTATTACGAGTTCACGGAACCGAACAGCTCGCCCAGGATTTCGGCTGGGGTGGCGTTGGCGACGTCGTCGTTGCCTTCTTCTACGGAACCGGTGATGTGTACGAAGCCGGCGCCTTGCAGTTCGCCCAGGCCGACCAGCGTGCCACGAACACCAGCGTCAGCCAGCGACTGCTGGACTTCAGCGGAAACTTCAACGCCTTCTGGCAGTTGTACTTTGGCCAGCTCAGCAGTTACAGAGTTACGGATGTTGGAAGCGATGTTAGTCAGAGACATGCGATGTTCCTTTTGATCTTTTGGTTGGGTTTTTATTTAGAAACGGTACTTCTACACACTATACCTTGCGAGGTACTTTTTCTCAGTGTATGGTAGACGCGGCAGTACCAAAGCGGTTAGGAATCCGCAGGTTCTTCACGCTATCGTGTTCTACCGCCGCGAGCATCAATGGCCAAGTCTTGTAGCCTAACGCAATGGCTACCATGTTCATGGCGGTGTGGTGACGCACGCGATGGTCGAGTTCGTGTTCCAGTTGTTCAGCCAGTGTCCGCGCCATCGGTTCGGACATGGTTTTCTGTTGAGAGATATTCAACATGGTGAAGTAAGCGTCCATCAACTCCTCAGGGATGTCATCTGCCGACAACAAGCCACGCAACCGAGGTTCGAACACGAACTCGATATAGTGCAAGGCGATTTCATCTTTACTGTAGTCTGGCGAACCAAACACCGAGTCGTTGTGGTACACGTTCAAGAACTCATGCCACATGTTAGGGTGGGTGAGTACTGGGGTTTGATGTAGTCGGGTGTAGGTACGGCGCACTACGAACGCTACGCCCTTGCTACGGTAGCCTAGGACACGGAAGATGTGGCCTTGGGCTTGACTGAAGCCCAGACTCGGTACGCGTTCACGCAAACGGTTGACAGCAGTTTCCAGCTCATCAGCGGTCAGACGCTTGCAGACCACGATGTCGTCGAAGATGTCTTGTACATCGGTACCCAGTGCTTTATGTTCTTCAGCACAAATGGCCCAGTAGTACGATGCGTAGTTCTGGAGGAACTCGGCAGCTTGGGTGTTCATAATGGTTTTTCCTTAGAAGGAGACGGTATAAAGCCCTCCCGATAAGGGGAGGGCAGGGTTATTGAAACAGTTCTAGCATATCGGCTTCGGTGTAGGTATAACGCAACAAAGCGTCATCCCGCTCCTCGCCGCGGCAATGGACATAACACACTTCACCGCTTGAATGCGGATCCACGTCGATGCCACAGGCAGTAGCGGCCATGGCACTAAGCCCTAGGCGCTTCATTGCCAACATTGCTGCTTTTGAACCAGACCCTACTGAATAGGGAATCTCGGTGATTTCTTTCATCATCGAGCCAACACGTTGATCCCACATGACTTGCCACACGGTATCGTCAGTAACGACGACCAGTGTCATGGATGGTTTGGTGGTGCGCTCAAGAAAAACCTTGCAGGCCATACGACCAAGGACATCAATAGCAATACCCTCGTTAATACCCACGCCGTACAGGTCAATCAATGAACCATTACCAGCACCAGCCCAAGCTAACATTGGCGACCCATTAAACAACACGGGTGTCTTGGGTAGTTGGATCTTGGTGATCGTCGTTTTGAGATTACCGACTTCATGATCGCAGTTGGTGCACTTACCACGCAATGGAGCACGGTGTGTTTCCTGACTATCGGCGGCAAGCGTGGTCCCATCCCACGCGATAGTAGTCATACCGCCTTCGCTTCAGGTGGGTTGAAGAATGCTTCCGCTTCATCGTGGATCGCCTGCAACTTCTGGATCGAGCTGTGGGTACGCTTATCCAACGCTTTGGAGATCTTACGACGATGCAGCATAGCCGTGGTGTAATGATCCACGGATTCCTTTGGTAGCTCAGCGGCTTCCTCAGGAGTCAGGATCTTACGAGCACCAGCGCCCATCATGCCAATCGGTGCATTGTTGCAGCTCAGACCGACCTTTGCGTTCATACTGATCTTCAGACTGAAGAACACCTGAGACAGACAGATGCGTAACGCGAAATAATCACGCAGCATCTTCGGCACAACCCAAGTGCTGCCGATCATGCCATTGCGGTGGTTGATCTTGCGCTTACCGAAATAGAATCGTTGCTTTTTCACAGGGCAACTACCTCACGCAGATCAAAGGGTACGTCACCATAGCTCGGGGTAACAGCATTGGGACGCTTATGGGTTGGAATACGGCCGTTGTCCAGAAGACATTGAAGGTCGCCGAACTGTCCAGTGGACTCATGGGGAATTTGCATCCCGATCATGATGTAGTTGCCTTGGTTGGCCATAATCTCGACGCGTTGAGCCGTGGTCAGGAGTTCCAGCCCTTCTTTGTTACCGGGATAATAGAAGAAGCCTGGGAGCTTAGCAAGTTCGTTGTTAGTTTGACGTGCCATTGTGGTTTTACTCGTTGGAATTCAATGGGGTGATATAGACCTCACGAACGTTGCGATAAGCGTTTCGGGTAGGCGCAGCGCGTGAAGAGTTCGTTCGGGTCGGTAAAGCGACGTGGGTGTTGGAATAGGATGACTACCTTACGGGTGGCCATATTCGCCAGACATTCAGCCTGTTGTTTGGCGGACCATTCTGGATCGGTCGATGTATAATCCAGACTCTGACGGGTAATGTGCTCACGTGGGATACCATCGGCGATCAGGGTGTTTTCTAGCTCGCGGATGATCGCTGTTTTACCACTGTGGATTCGACCGATCACCGCAACATGAACTTCAAAGGGGTTCGGAGTATCGCAAATCGCAGGCTGTATACGCGCAGCCGGTTCCGGATGGTTCGGCTCCATCATGAGCGGGAACCGAGACATGTGTTCGCTGAAGATAAAGCGCATCTTATCGCGATTGTACGAATCATCAGTGCATCTCGCCAATCCCGGCAGCGCACCAGATTCTAGGACCAACTTGTGTGGCGTGACCAATGCTTCGGTAAACATCTGGTCCAAGCGGCGATGAATAGACAGGTGTGTGGTGATAACAACGTAGATGGTATCGAGATTCATGGTGGTTCCTCAATCGAAACAGAAGATGACGAAATCCCAGCCTTTGGCTTTAGCCTCGGCGAGGAATTCAAAGTAGCCATTGGATGGCGCTACACGGTTGGGTTCACCGTGAAAGAGCTCGCGCCATGTCTTGAGGTCTGGATGTGGTCGGTACTGGCGACTACCGTTGTTGTCGTACTTGTCCTGAACCCAGGCGATCGCATCGTAGTTGAACTCCAGCAGTTCGTCGATGCCAAACATGATAGGGCTACCGTAGCCATCGAAGTAATGCTCACGCAGAGTATCCTTGTAATGCTTCTGCCGATGCTCCCCGAAGTCGGTGTACGTCACACCTGGCTTGTTGCCAATCCAGTCGATGAAAATATCCGTGTGTGCACGACGGAGCATGTAGTCTGCACGTGGTCGGCAATCCCCGCGCATATCACACAACCATGAGAACAACGGGTAGTTGTCGTACATGTGGGTCAACACGTTCTGCGGGTGGTCCGGTTCGTACCCATTGTCCGGGTACGAGAACTCGAAGTCGCTCGGCTCTGGCTGCCTGAGCCTTAGGGACGACCAAGGTTCGGCGATGACCTGCTGTACATCCGGTGGGGTTGGCTCACCCGGCGGTGGCATCGGCGTCTTGATGTGTTCACCATCCACGATCGTGGTAAGTTCGAGTTCTGGTACGAAGTCGGGACGAACACGTCCCACCACAGGGTAAACGCTAGTTGACATTATTACTAGCTCCAGTAAGTTGTGCCCAGCGAGTAGCAATGACGTCCCAGTAATCTCGGGCGGATATATCGTCGTAAGCACCCAAGGAATAGCCGTCGTTAATTTCTACCAATGCCATATGTCCAGTGGACAATACACCGATGTCCAGCGAATATGCTGCCGGGGCATGTTCGGTTGCGGCTTCGTTCAAGCGCTTCACGATGCCATTCAGAAAATCCCAGAGGGGCCACATGCCGGTCTTACGTGGTCCAGGCGTAGCGGAAATCTTCATGATCTTGCCGTTAGCCACATATACGCGCCACTCGTCAGCGAACTCCACAACCTCAGTTACGATCAGCTCGGTCTGATTGCCTGCACCATTGAAGCGTGGATCTCCGATATGGTCCGCCACAAACCCAGTGAACTTCTTGGTCTGCAGCGGCTTGGCGAATACCGGACGTCCACCTTGGATAAAATACCGGCGTAGTTCGTACATGCTGCGAATCGGCAGTACTTTGCGGTGCATCAGGTCACCGAGGATTGCCGGGTACGGTTGTTCGTGGATCACCGCTATACCGAACTGACGCATGGCGTGGTGCATGAAACCCACGCTACCCGCTACTAAGTCATCGGGGCGAAACTTGAAGTGGCCACGGGCTACGGTCTTCTCGTAAGCTGGCACTACAGGGATATCGTTGTTCAAGGCATGGAGGGCTAACAACTTCTCTTCATTGCCAAAACGATTGTTACGTCGTTCGATCACTAGGCGTTTAAACACGTTCCTTCTCCATGCAGATAGACGGTACACCGGTGGCACGCAACACATCGTCCAACAATGCTGTTTCTCGAACCGACTTAAAGGCGATGTTCACTGTGGTGCCTTTCAGCTCAGCCAAGATGGTACATTCCTGGGAATAGGGCATAAAGTAAAAACTATTGATGCTCGTCCCAAACGGCACCATGACGATGTCGGCTTTGCTATGCAGTGCTCTGAACTCGCGGTGTAGCCGCTGAACAATGGCCTGACGTGCCAAGACATCGCTACCAATTACGTGAATATCGATATCGCGAAAGCCTAGGCAATCATTGATCGCCGGACGGACTACCAAACTACCCACCTTATGGCCAGTGCTGAAGAGGTTGTGTTCGATGATCTGGAATTTGAGTGAGTCGTAGTACAGCGGATGTTTCGGTTCGCCCGCATTGTGCGCTTGCGGGATATGGTGGTGTTCCACGATCATGCCGTAATGGCTACAAGCGTGGTCGATGCTGGCCGCGATGTCCTCTACCGTGAAACGGGCACAGAGCACAATCAGTATTGGTTCTTTCATCTCTTTCTCCTTAAAGGGGACATAGGCCCGCTCCCCGAAAGGAGCGGGCTATATGCTGTCAGTTATTGACGTCGTTAAACATCGATGACAGGCCGACCGAGATATCCAGGCCGTCATCATCGACGAAGTCACGCAGGTGCTCTTCGTACACCTGACGGGTGCAGGGCACCATCGCCAGTTCTGCATGTGTACGTTTAACGAGGATGTAACCCTCGTCACGACCGTTGCCTTCGATCAGGCCGAGGATGCCTTCAGCCGTCGTCTCGATCGACGTACGATGCTCAGGGTTCTCGATGATCAATGGTTCGATGAGGGTTTGAACACCCAACACGAACTCGCGCTGTTGTTCTTCAATCTTCACCGCAGCCGCTGAGGTATCTTCCTCATCGTCATCGAGGTCTTCTGCATCCTCCATACGGAGTTCAGGATCGATCTCAACACTGTCTTCAGTTTCGTCAAAGCTCATGGGGTTTGCTCCACAAATATTAAATCCGCCGGTATTCGTTTTCTAACAATCGCAACCGCCACGCATACTGATACATGACAGTTGAATGCACGCAATGGTGGCCGGGGCAGCAGGCTTCTTCTGGCTCACACAGTGTGCAGGAAACGGCGTTGTTCCTAGCAACACTGAAGCCTGCTTTTTGAATCTCGCCAAGCAGGCGCCAATGCTGCCATCGGTTCAACAGCCGTTTCTTAAGACGGCGGCATCGCTCTATCACAACCACCCATCACTCCTTATCGATAACGAAGTACTTATCGAAGTGTGCCCGGCTTTCGGTGTAGCTGTCCTTAGCTTGCGGGTCGCGCTTGAGGACCACCTTGTTACTCTTCTTTTTGACCTCAACAGGCCAAGCATGAACTTTCTTGCCCAGTCGGTGCGAAGTATAACGAACGTTAAGTTCGATTTCCTTATGCTCGATTGCAGGAGCTTCAGGAGTCGATCGGAAAGCAGTCACATCGAGCACCTTAACATTAGCCAGAGCGCCGGTACGGTGACTGCGGTTTTGCTGTTGAAAGTCAGTGAGCGACATTTTTGCCGTTGTCATGTTTCCTTAATCCTTGAAAGAGGGTTTGTCTTCATACCGTAACGCTTAACGTCGGTTTTTCCAATTTAGTTGGATGGACCATACGCAACACCTTACGCTCTAGCGCTGCCCACACTTGGTCATCTAGATGTTCCATGTGGATTATCCGTGGCAGTACGTCGACCAGATACTGTTTGTCTTGCAGCTGCCAATGCACACAGCCCGGTTGAAAGTGACAGTCGTGTATCGCGTCAACCCAACCCGCTTTAAAACAGTGGACATCCGCCACGCTAGCCCCACGCCGGTGTATACGGTGCAAATATGCACTGCACAAGCTGACATGTGGATAGACCATGTGGTACCGCTTTTCCGATAAACTCAATGCAGCCAATACAATCGGATCGGCGGGTAACAACAGGATGTCCAAGCCCGCGGGTGGTTTAGTCACCAATTCCACGTAGTAGTCAACATCCCCACCGGGTGAGACATCCAATGCCTTTTTCTCGCCTTGACACAAGCTGGTAACCTGTGATTTACCCACACCACGAAACCCACAGATAACAATGGGTTCTGGTGTGGATTTAGCTTGTGTCAAATACAGTCCTTGGTATCCATCTTTCCAGATTGTCACGATTTCATGATGACCCGGTACGACATCCAACAAGAAATTGTTACGCATAGAACCGTGACGATAATGTACTTCGTCGTGGAATTGCGATCGAGTAAGCTCATACGCTTTCGCATACTGAGCCATCTGACCTTGTTCCACCCGATGAACCGGAACGACAACCAAGTTCCCATTCTCCAAGACTTCAACCACAACGAACTGATAGCAGAAATGCTCCTGCCAGCCATCGCCGGGTTGAGGGTTATCGAAATGGGTTTGGTTTAGCGTAGCGCTAGCAAAACGAGAAGTATGTGGCATGGGACGCTCTCTGTGTGATAGCGGAGGTTAGCCTTAGATGCGTGGCATCAGTTTGTAGTTTGGGGCACTCACGGGTGCCAGTCGTGTACACGGTACAGGTGTGTTGTCAACTCCCTGGTTTTTGTTTGTCAAAGAAGGTCATTATGTTCTTCTCGACCTCGAAGTCGATCCGCAGCTCATACGGGTTGAGCTGCTCCGCTTGGGGATTAGACCAACCCGCTTCTTTAAGCTGTTCGCAGATCAGCTCCCTTTCTTCACGACTGAACTCGCCCTTAACGAAGATCGCAAAACACCCAGGTACTGCGGGTTTGGTGAGTCTTTGGATGGCCTTCTGGAGGTGATGATTGACTAAAAGCCAAACATACTCCAACCGATCTACGTCGACTACCTTTGCAACATCATAGTCGGCTTTAGTCATAACTGGCATAACACACTCCTTAGCAACGTTTGAGCAGTGCCTCAGGGATACCATTCAGTGCCTCGACGATGAAGTCCGAAGGTTTAATACCATCCCCACCGAAACTACTGTGTCGATTAGGCCCGCGCAGTAGTAGTACCTGGTATTCTTCCAAGGACAGCAAGTCAGTACTATGCGCATAGACTTCCTTGGATGGACCAAACCCCCGACCAGTACCCTGTGGTTGAATGATCGTATCCACCAGACTATCGTTGTGGATAAAGGGCTGTACTTGAGCCACCACTTGGAACATTGGGATATTGGGAAAGCGCTGCGATTGTGTTTCTTCGCCCCATACCACCAACTGACCGGGGCTGATGTGCTTGGTCGTTTTGATGGCCCCTTTGAAAACAGCACCCCAAGCTTCCATCAGGGTAATCTGATGCTGCACCAGCACAGCGAAGTCAGCATCACCGAAGCGGATATCTTCCCACGCGCCGTAACCCAACCCACCTGCCGGTCGAGTCTGCCCTTCGCCTGCTTTCGGTTCAGCAGGAGGGGGTGCTTTATAACCCAAGTTGGTAAGGGTCATGGCTATGCCGTATTGGCCAGTGACATAGCGCGGCCCGACCGGATGGGTTTCGAAATGCAGCGTGGGTTCATCGATCACAGGAACCAACTGGATATGTGCTGCTCGACGTGTGAACTCATCCAGTTTTTCTTCGGCGATATCAAATCGCGCGATGTTGTAGGTATACCCTAGGTCGTTATGACGACTACGATGTTCCAGCTGTATTGGACTATGTTGCAACCAGTTATTCAGCATGCCAGCCAGTACCGCAGCGAATGTGACATCGCGATCCCGGACTTGTTGGAGTGCAAAACGAAGATCTTCAGAAGTGACCAGTACTTTTTGCATTTTCATATCCTTAAAGGTTGGGTTAGATCAATCGCATGATGTAGTTCTGTAATCTACTGGAGACGACTAAAAAGCAGCATATACGGAGAGACCTTAGGGGTCTCTCTTCTGCCGTCCATGGTTTTTAGCCATTGCTATAAAAGCAGAAAGGATGGGATTGGGTGCCCTACCCAATCCCTTTGTTTAACAAAAAGGCTTTCAGCCTTTTCTATTTGCACGGTGTGTGAGGAGGGTCCCCAACCCCTCCTCACCTTAAAGCATAAAGGCAAAGCATGTTCAGGATTTTAGCAAATCCTTCACACGTCATATAACACCCCCTCCGTCGCCTAAAGGCTAGGTTCCCCCTCTTTATAAAACGAGAATGTATTTATTTTCAATTATTGATTTCATCGAACATACCACGGACAAGATCACCCGCTAAGATAGCGGTGACACCACGGGTCTTAAACCGAATCTCTCCATTGAGTTCTTCAATGGTAGACAGTGTGGCACGCACACCCGCGTTAACTGAATCCTTGATCAACCGAGCTCGTTCTTCAGACATCCCTTCTTGAGTGGCAGTACTGACAGCCTTATCCCGATTAAAGGAAAGGCAGGTATAGAACGTGTCTCCAATCAGCTCCATTACTTCTTCTAGTTCTTCAACAGAAGTCAATGGTAGTTTACTGTTCATTGAAGCCTCCTATAAGGCGCTAGGGCGCCATTAGTAGCTAAAGGGTACATTGGGCGTACCCGAGGTGTAAGAGTCCATAGGCAGTAACTGAGAGGGCATAGACAGGTACCGGTAAGGTACTTGGGTGTATGCGAAGCTACTGCTTTCTGTCTGTATAAGGGGCACCCCAGTAGAACCTTGCAGACGGCAAAAAAGAAAAGATGCAGGGCAGCCGAAGCTACCCCGCACCTTAATGATTACTTACCGAAGCCAAGACCGATGTTCTGGTCTTCACCTAACAGCAGACCTAGGGCGATGTTAATCATTGCGCCTTCACCCACACCACCCAAACCTTGACACACGTACGGATGCAGGCTGATATGAACACCAGGTTGGGTCAGGTCAGAGAACACGGCGAACTGCAATTGCTGTGCACCAATGTAACCACCGGCACGCCCTGGGGGCATACCCATAGACATACCCAGTGTCGGTTGTTGGAAGACCAGATTTTCGACCTCTTTGGCCTGATCCAACGTAACCGTCATCATCAGCACGGTGTAAGTCTTGGTTTCCAGAATCGCTTCACCGATCGCACGGTTATATGCCATCAGAGCACGACCCATGCGTTCTGGTGCGATAGCCAAGCGACGTTTATCAGCGATACTACCGGTGACCAACTCATGCAGGTCGATGATAGTCAGTTGGAACGGTACGATGTCCTTTTGCGCCCTATCGCCTTCATGGTCACCCAGCTTGTACGCGCCGAGTGGATTGCATGGTACTGCTGTAGCATTGGCGCCGAAGGTTTCGTTAGAATCTGACATAGTGAAGTTTCCTTTGGTTGGGTAGTGCGTTGAGGATAGGTAAGGCCGGGTTTAAGCCGGCTTAGCTGCGAAGAAGAAACTCAGCATCGGGTTATCGAATCGATGTACGGTGTACATCCAGTCGCCATTCTCCAAAACTTGGCGAACGACACTGTATTCAGATTTACCCAAAGCCAGTGCTTGGCGGAAGCCACGGCTGTCGATCATATCAGCCAATGCGTCGACCTCCACATACAGCGCTGGCGGTAGAGCTACACCGCAGAACAGATCGTTCTTACGGAAACGGTCATAGTAGCGTGCCCGTTCGTAATCATTGGCCCACACCAACAGCTGACCAGTAGCGTTAGCGGCGATATAGACGCGGGCCATCAGGTCGCGTAGTCCATTGATTGTACCGACCCATACTTTGGCATTCTCTGGAGGAACGCCTTCAGCAATCAGTCGGGTGTACGCGGTACTGCGAAAGCGTGTTTCCAACCATGGGAACTCGACTAACAACTCACTGCGCACATCGGCCCACATCGACCGACCCAGAATCCCACGCACGCGTGCATCTTCAACTGCGGCGATGCCCTCGGTGAGTTCCTTGGACAACCGATCGCCGTCTGCGAGTGTACTGGCGGTATCGGAGTAGGTGTAGTACTTGTCGAACGAGTCAATCTTGCGCGCTAACACATGGATAGGGTCATTCGATTGGTTATCAGCCAGTTGGCTGAGGATGTGTTCATCTTCCGGCGTAGGTTCGTATGCCGGGAAATGAGCTTGGGTGTGGCTGAGCAAAAGGTCGGCAGGCTGCACGGTATCATTACCCAGATCGGTGGACGGTGTTTGAAGTGGATTATTGCGTACGCGATTAAGCAGCTCCTGTTCAAAGAAGCTCGTAAAGCGAGTGTACATTTCTTTAAGACGAGGTGGCATAAAAGCTCACTCCTAATAAGCGAGACGGCATAAAAGGGGCATAAAGAGCCCCAGCGCGGGGCTCTTTACAGTCGCAATGGAAAGCTTAACTTTCCCAGTCGTCTCTATGGGTGCTGACCTAGACCTTAGCCAAGTGCACGGATAGAGGTTTATGGGTTACCTGGGATACATTAAGATTATCTTTCCCTGCGACGGGGTTTGCAGCGCGATGGAACAGCGGTCTCGTCAAGATTAAACTACGGCTCAACCGCATAGCTAGCCGGAGAGCAGTAAAGCAGCTATCGGACAGCGCCCAATGCAACAGATACCCAATGGAGTACATAGTGCCTCCTCGTATGCCGATCAGGGAGTTCTAGCTTACACGGACCCTTGCCGTGTGCCAGTAACCCAGATGGGCGAAGGAAGCCGGTGCAAGTACAGGCAATCACGGACAAACGCGGCCAAGGTCGCGCCCGTTGATGAGGCGGGCGATAGGAGCGCGGCGGCGTAGATGGATAGGCACGGGGTACCACCCAGTGCGAATCGTCCGTATGCAGGTGTGTCTTGCTATAGTACCGGGGTTGTTCATTGGAGTGCTGCACCGACAAAGCAAGAAGCAAAAGCATCGAGCTAAGCATCGGTAGCATCCTTGTCTACGGTGAGAGCGACATGCCATCAACGCAAACCATCTACAGGAGCTGTAATTCTTTACAGACGCCCTTGGATACTACGCTGTACAGCCGTGGTTATACCGGCTGCGGTGATGCACGTATGAAAGATCAAGACCACAGTAAGTTCAGGAACCCCGAAGATTGGGGATGCACTAATCGCTAGTCCACGCAACAAACCGTCCACCACAATCGTGGTCGCGGCATTCTTTGCTGTAAAAAAGCGATTGTGCAACATTTGAATATTAGAATCGCCTAATGGCCCAAGTAGATGAGAAGCTACCTTATAGCAACGGTAGTAAAAGTAGATGCAGAGTAAAATGCCGAGTGCTTCCATTTGTACCTCAAAAGGTAGAGGGATCGCCCTCAAGTCGATTACAATAACCCGTCTGGGTTTAGACCCACTACGCCTTCCCCGAATTTATTGGCGTAGCAGAACTCTTGGTCACACCAGTCACTCCGCTTCTTGGGAATTAACTGGCTTAGTGCAGCCCGATCTACAACCTTACCTTTATACGTACAGGTATCAGAAGCAGGTAAGCATACAACATCATAAGTGCCTGTTGTATCGGTCAGCGTTTGCATCCGCTGTACAGGCTCAGTGATGATTTGATACGGTGGGTATTTATCAGCCAATGGGCCAAAGCCGCGCTTATAAGCCGCGACACCACTGTCGTCGTGATACAAGTAGTAACCATCGACCATAGTCCAACGGATGATGTATTCAGGTGGCAGATGCACCATCTTCAAATCACCCACAGGCCGATGGCTGGTGGTTTCGCTGCAGATCCCTTGCTGGCAATCCACTGTAACTAACGGGTTGATCGTCGTGACGTGAACGTCGCTACCATCAGGGTTAGCTATTTTTACATGCATGCTGGACGGCGCAGTATAACCACCCAGACACTGGCCATAGTGGCTAGACTGCAATACACAATCGATCTTACGCGGCATAGACTCCGCCATGAAAGGCGGTCGCTCGTAGAAGGCAACATCAGCAAAAGCCGAAACACCAAACAACGTACCCGCGATGCATAGCAAAGCTTTTATGCGGTTCATGATTAACTCCTGGTTAGGTTACAGCGGTTTACATCAGGTGGGTAATATAGACCTCTAGTTACTTCGATTAAGTACAGGCAGGGGTTAGCCCCTGCCTTATGTCGGTTAGAACCGTTTCGGCCACGTGTTGCTAATGAGTTCGTCATTAGCGGCGCCATCACGAAACAGATGATCCACTGGCTCTTCATAGCTGTAGCGATGCAGAGCCAGCGCTTGTTGCGTTAATGCAGTGACAGCTGGGATCTCACCCGTACCCACACCCATCATCGGCGTCACCACTCGGATGATCGGTGACGCCGGGTTAGCTGTGTTGTACTGGTGAATTTGTTGCAATGCGGCCAGTGTCGCTCGGTACGGGACATCGTTTCCCCATTCAAGTTTCTTTGGTGCGCGCATGGTCGGAGCATAGATCACATGTTTAACCCGACCGACCGGGTTGCTAACGAGCAGGGCTTGACCAACGCTGAGTTCATTCAGGTACTTACGACCGATCTCGCGTTGGATCGCAGCTTCAGCCCAACCGCCGGACATGTCCTGCACAGCCAAGTCCAGACCACCGGACATATGGCCATAATTGTTACCAGGGCTAATCAGTGCATCAGGAGCCCGGTATATAAACTCCTGAAGATAACCTTCCAAAAGCTCGACTTTGCGGCCAAACTCTTGTGCCACTTGGAAGAATACCGAAATACCCGGATTTTGCTTCAGCGTATCCAACCCTAACAATAGATCAATTTCCAGTCTTTGCCGCATCGTACAATTCCTCCCATGACATATCTGCTTGTGGATGGTCAACTATAATGCCACGCATAGTCGCGTCGCTCATGTCCTGGGACAATTCGATAGTCGAGCTGGTATCAACCAACTCATCATAAACAGCACAACCACCCATCAGGGCCTTAACCAGTTCCTTAGGAGTGATCGGTTCGATGTACCGATGCTCAATCAGTGCCAGTAGCCGATTGCATCCACGCGGTCTATCGATGGCGTGCTTGATGTGCAGACCAGCCCATGTCGCTACCCAACGTTCCCATTCACCTTGGTTGAGTAATGCATTAAAGTTCACCGAGGAATTGGGTATGATCGCTTCGATGGCTGCGGCATAGTCATCCGCCGATAACGTCGTATGCCCGGCATGGTCACAGTAGTAGTAGGCATAAAGCGCTATGGCCTTAGCCGTCAGGTCAGGGTCATACAACGGGTGCTTTCTCAACCACCCAAGCCAGCGATCCCACATACCCAGATCGTGTTGAAACTCACGTGATGCGGACATGTCAATATCTCCATAAAGGTCCACGGGAAACCCCGTGGACCATATGCCGTTAAATATAAGTTTCAGCAGGGAAACGTTGTTCGAGATCGTACACCAGCTTATCCAGCTGTTCCTGAAATTCCACACGGCCAAGTAGACGATACTTGACGAATTCCTTCAGATCGCGCAGTTGCTGCCGGGTTTGCATGGCGAGTGCATGAGTGTCAGGAATGCTAAAAATACCAATGAACTCATCAGGGGCATTGAGGAAGCGCTTCGCTTTGTCGATGCTTAGACTGTCTTTAAAGCTCACGGCTTCAGTGACGGTTAGATGAATACCCTGTACCATTTCGAGGTGATTGTGTGCAGCGTCTTGCAGTAGCATGCTAACCTGAGTGAGGTTGGCTGCTTCTTCCTGCACCACGCCATCCGGCATGACGTACTCCACACTCTCCATGCCTTCACCAGCACCCATACCGAGATCATCGAGCTCAAGCATATCGAGTTGGAACTCACGCCGCCGTTCGATGAGATGCTGGATCGCATCTTCCAGAACATGAACTGGATCTTTAGACAGGCTGTAGAAGCCACTAGCCATGAAATGAACATCGGTATTATCAAAACCAGCGAACCCACTCACCAAAACAGACCGGGGCGTAATGGAGTCTATGTAGGACTTACTGGTACAGACAAGCTGGTAAACGTAGTATTGATCGTTCATGCCGCCTCTCCCATTACCAGAGTACGTAGTGTGTTGAAACTAGCTGCTTCCAGCGTAGTAGCTGTACTGTGGCTAATCGACTTAACCACAAACTCCATGGTTTCTTCCAAGGCATCGACCATAGCCTTATTACGATCTCCCGTAACGTAGACCAGACGCCGTGCAGCGCTACCACCTGGGAATGCCACACGACATTCGCAGAAGTTAACACCATGGGCCTTACCGAACTCGTAGTTAACCGAGTCGACAAACGGCAGAATAGCCGCTGGCCCGATCTGCGACACTGGCTCATAATAGCGATAGACCTCCTGATGGATCACCTGCAGGAATGCCCGTTGGTCAGTCAACGACAAACCACGTTGTCCGAGTAAGTCCCAGAACCCTACACCGGGAACACGTTCAGTCGTACGGACCGCCAGTGAGGTCAGGTGTGGCAGGTTATTGTGCGCACACCAGAAGAACAAACGCGACAACGCCGAGTTCATTACGTTGACCATGTGGTTACCCTTACGGGCAATACCAATCTCCTCAGCAATGTCGCCATAGGTGATTGGTTGTTTGGCACAAGCCTGACGTGTCAGGATGGCCAGAATTTGTGGTGCGTGGTGCAGGTATTGATCAGCCACAGTGTGGGCTCCTTACTTTAATGTCACCGCCGATGGTTGGTGACGCTGTGCCTTTCGGCGTTAGACCTCACTCCTTAGGAGGAAGTCGTTGATCTTCGAATACGGTCCAGTCGTGTTCAGAGGGGACACCCTTGACCCGTTCAGCACGTTCCACCACGGCTTTGAGTTCAGCCAGTGCCAGACGTGTTTGTTCGATGTGGAAAGTAATGGTCATGCGTTCAGTGAGGTTCTGGATTACCAGCGTGGCTACGTCATCCACGACCTCATGTGACGTGTATTGAAAACCCATGTCTCGATGAGCAAAAGCGATGATGAATGCAAAGGGCAAGTACAGGTTCATAGTACCGGGCTTGTGTTCCCGGATGGCATCTTCAAACACCACCCGATAGTTGACATCACTAACCAGGCCTTGACGTGGGCCGAAGGTGATCGTGCCCAGTGTGGCATACTCCTTACCGACCATAGGCGAACGTCCGTTCAAGAACGTGATACAGAGTTCAGGTTCTGTAGCGAACGTCGGGACACAAGCCGGCAACCACCAATCCGTCAGGTCATCCATGTTGCTGAACATGTGCCAACCGGCACAGATCGCTTGGAACGCCAACGGATAACGACAGTAAGGCTCACGTGCAGCATTGGCCATACTAACCGCGAACTTCTGAAGCCATGCCCGGAACTCACCGCAGTTCTTATCGCTCCGGTCAGCCAGGAACTTATCCAGTGAAATGACGTTGGACATGGTAACTCCGTTAGGCGAGGATAGGTTCAGCGTGTGCTGAGGCGTATTCAGTAAGCTTAGCCATATAGGGATCGGCAAGTTTATCCCACATGGCTTGGCCGGCTTTGGTGTACATGACGATGTTGGACACAAAGGCTGTTTGTCCAGCGATCATCTCATGATACGTGACTTCCTTGTTACGAGCCGTACCGATCTCTGTACGCAGGTCTTCCATCACCAACTTAGGGTTACCTACGTACGCGGTGTACAACACGTCAGCATCACGCATGATGCATTCGAGTTTGGTGTGTGGGAGTTTCACAAACGGGAACTCAGTGCAGTCGATAATACCTACCGCTGCCCACAAGGCTGGAGCCACCCAGTCAGGGTACTGCTTCTTAAATACCCCGTTCATTACTTTCGAGTGGATCAGCACGAACTGCTTGAGTTCGCGGATAGCCCACAGGATGTTCTCCCGATCGGTTAGGCGACCACCGCTGTGGTTAACGTCATGGAACAGCACCCCGAGCATCAGGATGACGTCCATTACAGCCTCAGGAGCCGACATAACAAAGTTAGGATCGCGTTTCTCGATCGCCCAAAGCTGTTTAGCAATGTCGTAGGCCACAGACATGTGTTCGTTGTTGTGGTATGACGCCAGAGTGTTGATGTTCTGGGATTCGTTGTACGTGTCAATCTCAATACGCAGTTGTTCAAGCATGTCTTACTCCTTGGGGAACGTTTCAGTAAGGGTAACCACACTGGCAATACCCCACTCGTCTTTACGGCGCTTAAGATCGAGACAGCGAGTTATCTGTTTCAACTCGGCTGTGAGGCGGGGTTTAGTAGGATCGCCTTCCACCAACGCTTTGGTTACGCGCTGATACCACTGTTGCGACTTCTCCAGCTCGTAGATGGAATCATCCTTGAAGACATTGGCGTTTAGCTCTTCGCCTTCAGTGGGTGACAGTGGACCAAACGACTCCGGGCAGTCACTCATTAGAAGCGCTCCCGTAGGGGCTACAAACAAACACAGTACGCCCAGGATCTAGGTTCACGGTCAGTTTCATACCACCCTTAACCGGAGTCATGCTTTGACCAGTGCGAATTTCAACGGCCTGAACACAGGTGTCTTTACTGTCGAACACAGCGCTGGTTTCAGCTGCCGTGTTACCGTTACTGCCTGTGAGTATGGTTGACACCAGTAGAATAAACTTCATACTGCCTCCAAGGGCATAGGGAGGGCCGAAGCCCTCACCAGTTAGTTTTTGTTTCGTTGATAGATCTCGGCGCGTTCACCTTGAGCGAGGTCGGCTTCGATAACTGAGTGTACATTCTTAAACAAGTAACTCATGTTACCTTTACCGTCTTCGAACATACCCTCGACTTCACGCATGACCAAAGCACCACCGCAGCGTATCGCGGTTTCGCCCAAGACATTACCAATCAGTTCAGCACGGGTACGCACGAGTGGATCGGTCTCATCGGTACCTGTTGGGAACGCATCGGTGAATATCAACGAGAGGTTAGGTGAATCAATCACCGTATCACGAATGGCTACGTGAAAGATCTCTACCCCGGCGTGTTTGGTCTTAACCTTGTAGTAATACGTACTACCATTTACGGTCTTACCCGCTACTTCAGGATCGGTACCGCAATACTGCAGTAAACTTTCAAGGCTAAGGTCGGGTTCCTTACCGAAGCCTACGATAGTAAGATGTATAGCCATGGATGTAGCCTCACATCAAGGAATGTTTACCGTCATCGGACTGCACGAGCATGTATTTCTCACCGCGCTTGACTTCATGGTCCGTGACGATAGAAATGTGTTGTTGACCGTATTCACTTTCTACCCACAGTTTGCAATCGTACTCGGCTTTACCGCTGACCACAGCCATGAATCCCATGGTCTTCTTCTTGACACACTTGGCGGTGATTACGTCAGCCTCGATGGCACCTACCAATTCATCAGCAGCCTGCACAGCAACTGACATTACAGCAACAGTAATAAATACAAAAAGCGATTTCATTTACGGCGCGTCTCGGAACTGTCTCAGAAAGAGGCTTTCGCATAACACCCAGATTTCATTAGCCGGGCGATCATGCGTGGGTTCAAGGTTGGTGAATACAACCATAGGGAAAGAACAGTCCTGCGCGTGCTTGGCACAATACAGGACTTTGAAGCGTAGGCCGGAGGGTGACAAATACTCTTTGTTGACTTCGACCTCGTAGATCATTCGACAGACACTACTACCGGCTCATTGACGATGAACCCCTCGACCTTTACGATACCGTAAGGGAAGTCACCCGACAGCTCAGCCATTGCGCTGATGCTGGTAGCAGACATATTGACTTGCACGTGGGTATCGATGATCAAAAACGGGTGATTCGGATTACCTGCACTGCGACCTGGGATAGAAACACGCACTTGCGCTGGGATACGCTCGTACTGCTTCTCACCACCGTCCGGCCGGAAGCCGAGGTACTTCACGATATCGGCTTCGACTACTTCACGATTGGTTTCATCGATCGGGTTGTTATTGGCATCAAGCTTGCAGATCTGCCACGCGTTGATCATGCGACTAGCATCATGCCAGATCAGTACTTTCTCTTGAGCGACAGTAACTGGTTCTTTTACTTCGTCTTCAACAGCCATGATGTTCACTCCTCATTTAAAAGCTTGGAATCGCAGTCAGTACCGCGATCACCGATGGTAAAGATAAGATACCCGCGCAAACCACTCACGGGGTGGGTGATCAGGTATGACCGTCGTTCACCCGCTGGATTAAGTTCGAGGACACCGTCTAATGTAAACACAGCGTCATCTGGAAAAGTATCGCGAACGCTAGGTCCATCGCTGGCCATCCAGCGTACTGCACCCTCGGCCAACTTGGCCTTAAGTTCGGCTACTGTGAATTCCGATCGGTTAGTCAGTGCTGCGGCGCTGGCCGCCATAGACTCGTAATACGTTTTAGCCGTAGCCCGCCCGAGTGCATTCAACCGATGTGGTTTAGCCTCGTCCCAGATGGTCTCAGCCCAACCCTTCAGGACTAGATCGGCAAAACCACCTTTACTGGGTAAGTCACCCGATTCTAATGGACCACGAAAATACAAGGCATGCATGGTATCCAGTGTACCGCCATGCATGTTGTCACGCACCATTTGAATAAAAGACATTGGTCACCTCAGTAAAGTGGACGTGGGAAATACGGCTGCCGCCATTCTTGATCGTAGCCAGATTCGTTGGGGAAGATGTTGTTCTTATCGGCGATCAGGATCTGGTAGACCCGTTTCACCTCACCGCGGATAGCGCGCATGTGGCTCTGCTTAACCACCATGGGCTCTACTGGAATACACTTGGTGCGAACCCCGTACTTCTCGTTGCGGCGCATATGCAACAAGTCGTTACGCTCAAGCTCGATGTGCTCGTGGTTAAGCGCTAAGGCTGCGTACTTGTTGATAACAGTCTGCAACAGCTCAACATCGAACCCCGCCACTATAATCAACTCAAACCCAACACGTAGGTTCAGACCGATGGTGTAAGCATAAGACGGATCACCTTCTTTAGAGGCGAATACCGGCTGCACCGCGTAACCCACTAAATCGATTGCGGTATCGATCTGCTGTTGGATTGCTGGACCTAGTTTTGCGAAGTTGATTGTACGCACTAGGTTTACGAGGTCGTCTGTAGTGGCTCGGGCTACTTTAGTCATGAACGGCAGGTATTCACGAACGGTTACGTTCCTGAACAGGACATGATCGAGACTGCTGGCGATGACATCAAGTTGAAATTCATTGATGCGCTTATCGATCTGAGGCATCAGAAGCTTTACTTCAGCTAGTTGCGCTGGAGTTGCTTTTAGTTCGCTGGACATGTTAGTAGACTCCAGTGGTGTGCTTTAGGCGTCAGTCAACGCCTTGGCTTCACAGTTATAAACCGTGGCGCTTTCAGCGGCAATGCCGAACTTGATTCGAACATCGGCATGTACGTATGCTGCAGCAGTGTTGGTGTAATTAACGCTGTACATAGCGACGAAACCAAAGTCCTTTAACTGCAAGACGATGATCTTGTTGTTCAGGCGCGTGTGGTGCGTGACAAATGTTAGCTCGGGATGCGCTACTTCCTCATCGAGATAAAATTTACCAAGTGGTGTGGTAAACACCACTGACCGATCTGGGATCTCCGAAAGCGGATTCCCATAGACCAAGGTTTCGTTCTTATCGAACTTAGCCGCTTCTGCCTCGACGGCCTTAACGATCTCGTTTTCCATGAAGAGCCGGATGGCGACATCGATAGAATTCCGTGCTTCGGACTCGGACACTGTTACTTGCGGAACCCTGAATACATCGAAGCTCTGTATGATGTCAGGTTGTTCGACGTGGTCCACGTTGTAGTACATTGAAAAACACATATCGATGTTTCCCTTAATGGCGTGGGTATGTGATCTTCGGCATTGGCCAATCTTTAAGCTTGGCCTCCCAAGTGGCCACCTCGGCATCAGAGAGGTAGCCTTGATGTACGCACTTACCGTCTACGAACAAACCACGTCCCCAACGATACTCGGTGTTGTACTTGACGTGTTGCTCCAGCTCGAAGTCCGGTACACAGTTCTGCTTATACGACTGGTTCTTATAGACACCTACAGTGTGATGCTTCACTGGAGCAGCTTCAGCTTTACGAATCATATCCCGACGTTCGGCATCAGGAAGCTCATCGCCAGTGTAACGCGAGTGACCGATGGTGCCGAAATAATCAAGTAGACGTGAACTCATGCAACACCTCAGAATAAAGTAATGGCGCCCATCTTGTCTTCAGGCTTGACCAGATGCGGTGCACAACCCGTACGAATCACACACCGACCTAACTGGACATCGGTATGCATGTAAGGTTGCAGTTGTGCATGTAGGTCACGAAACATCGCTTCCCAGTTAGCCAGATGGGATCGCTGCGAACCCAACAGACCGTCAATAATAGTGAAAAACCACACACCGACCTGCAGGTTGTTCTCCATCAAAGTAAAGTAACCATCCGCACGACTGGCATCGATCTCTCGAACGTCAGTGGACATGATCACAGCAAAACGTTCGAGGATGTCGAAACGAGAGGGGATATCCACACCGTCTACGTAATGGGTTATTACCGCGCGATTTACTTCACCGACTTCATGTGGGTGCATGGATGTTCTTCCAAGTCTATGTTGATCCGGACTCCAGTATAAGCCCGAACATTGTTGTTACGGTCGAGGGCCACAGCGATCAGCGTCTCAGGATGCCACTTGATCTCATCCGTAAAACCATAGACATCGCCATAACGCAATTGACCAATGATGGTGTCATCGCCATCCCCAGCAGCCCGCTTGAATTCGCGAGGACTCCCAAGGTATTCACGATTCAGAAAACGTTGTCGTACCCGAGCCCCAGCAAACCACACCACACGGTGCGCAGCTGATGCTTCGACGAATGCGCGGAGGATGTCGAAGGTATCTTCCCCCACAGTCATTCCACCACTACGTAGGAAATTACCGTCATTGCGAGTATGCACGCCGCGCTGGATCAGCTCGTCCAGAGTCATTTTATTTGTTCCTCAAGACCGAATAGAAAAGGGCTTCCGTAGAAGCCCTAGTTGCGTTTACTTCAATGGCGCCGATGCACACCAATCGGCGACGCGTGGGTTTAACCCTAGGAAAGGATTCGAATATGTAATACGCACCAGTTGACGACGGGTAGGTTCAGCCACGGGCAGTGATTCATGGAGGAACGTAGCATTACCGTGATAGACAGTATTCGCTTCTAGATAGAAACGTTCCAAGTCCGATAGTTGAGCACGCAGATGATCGCAATCGCCACCTGGACCGGCCACACCCGGCAACTCACCGCGCCAGCCATGACTGGCCTGATGGCTAGCGGCAATGATCATACCCGCGCCCTGCGTTACTTCACTGCGGTTAATGGTGTTCCACCGGGAGTCCTTATGCTGGATAACAAAATATGCCCCGTCGTAGTGTACGCCACCACGACGATGCGTTTCACCAGCCGGGATATCGCGCTCATCGATGGTCAGATACAGTTCACCATAAGGCACTTTATTGTTGGTGAGCCTATAGTCCGCCGTTGCTTGGGTGAGCATCAGTGCGACCATGTCGTGATACTGTTCAGGTACGCCTTCGACATAGTGACCACGATCGCGTGACCATGAGGTGTTGATGCTACGCATATGGAGCTGCATACCGGTGAACTCAGGGAACTCAACACGACCAACTGGGACAGCACGAGAGAAGATCATTCCTTAGATTCCTTTTTGACGATAGAAGTAGAACGGGACCAATAACTGACCCTGGAGGGGTACGATCTGGGCGTTGCTCTTCGTGCGACGAGGTAGTACACGAATCCGCCCTTCGCAAAATACACGGTCACCACTCTTGGCGCCCTTACCGTGCATGAACTCCATGATGCTCATACCTGCTCTGTATGCTTCGAGTTTAGCCAGTTGCATATGGCTGTATGGCTGATCTTCGTAAGAAGTAACAGACTCCAGCGACACCACCACGTCCCGAGCATCGAAACGATGACCTTGTTTCCACAACGCCACGAACAGATCCCGTGAAGTAGGGCCTTCTGGGATAGCTACGTTTGGCTCAGCGCTACCGCAGATGTATTCCACGATAGCCCGAGCATCGGCCAGTGCGTTGTGCGGGGTTAACGAATGACCCGCAAACATGTGGCCATCACGGATGCAACGGTGTAGTGGGGCATCTTCAACCGTAGCCAGCAGCTCACTCAGATAGCGTTGATCAGCGTGCGCGTTGAAGTAGAACTCCACGTAGCCGTACGACCGCAAGAACTCGGCAAACGAGGCATAGAAAGCCAGTGGTGCAATTGGTTCCTTGTTCAACACAGGGATGACGTGCTCAGCAACCCATGGCACGAGGGTAGCAGTGTCGTATTCCATTACCTCGTACCATTCCTGCCCAGTATCGGTAACGATAGCAGCGGAGATAATCGCGCCATTGCGACCGTTGAATTCAAAATCGATGAACGCCCGAGTACCGGGTTTGGGGGCTACATGAACACTCATTTCTTTGGATCCTTGATGTTGTAATCTTTGATAACCAAACCACCGGGTGTTTTACCTTTGTTCACCGTAGTGGCTGGAATGTGTTGGACTTTACCGTTAGATCCGATTCGGGTATAAGCCCGACGCTCATGCTCCCGTGGAGAAGCATGTGTGCCACCTTTAGGGATATACTCTTGCGATGGTTGGTCTGGGATCATCCGCAGTACTTTAAACGTAATCCCCTCTTTAGCCTTCGGTGGGGTCTTATCCGAGATATCCCGTGCACCCTCACGCTTGAGGGAATACACGCCAACCGCTAAGCCTTCGAGGAATGCGTAGATCGGAGCAATGAATGCAAAGATCTGGTCCTTGTACTGCCACTCAGATGCATCACGATCCAACAGCTTATCAGGTCCCTGAGCCAAGAACGTTTTGTAGAAGACTTTGTCGTCATCGTCCTTATTACGGAACTGATTGACCTGAACCAGAAAGTCACGACCCTTGTAGATACAGCTGAACAGGATCTTGGTAGCTGACAGTTCAATAGCCTTGATCTCGTCCGTGATGTCATTCATGGCTGCTACGTCATAACCGACTAACGCAGGTTGTTGAATGAAGACACACTGTGGATAAGGCAACCGTAGCTTGACTGTAACCTTATCGATCTCTTGGTAGAGTATCGTATCCGGTTCAAAGATGAAACGTGGAATACGACGCTCTGGTTCTTCTACTGGACCGCTTAGTGCGTTACCGTCAAAATCGGCGTTATATCCGGATAGCGCCAGCTTTCGGTTGAAGTATTCAGCCTCATGCAGACTACCTCTCTGTTCAATGACCGCACGTGCAGCCGACACCGTCTCGGGATCGAAAGCATAATACCCATTCGCATTGACACGAGCTTCTATTTCACCGAACGAATTTACACCCACTTCATGACCATTGGGAGCAGCCCACTTAGAGGCGTCCAAGCCATGCCGTTCAATGAACTGATCGGCGTTAAAGACAGAGTGGTAGCCTTGTGGTTGCATACCGGTCGGATTGAGGGTGTCTTCGCTATTGATACCCATCTCTGAGTTGAGTTTACCCATGGGGCTAAAGAGGGACCCACGTGTCTCAGATTCGCCATAGCTGCGCATTGGGTTGATTCGACCACCACCAGTGGGTGCCGCTTTCGGAGTCATCTGGTAACCGCCGATCATCTCGGAGCGAATGATGTTTTCGGACATGACTATTCCTTTTCTTCTGTTTATGGATGCCTTAAAGGCCTCTGACCGCAGGGGTACATCATGCCCGTTATATAGGTTTTCGGAACACTGGAATCAACCATTGATCTTGTCAAACAGGTCCAGCAAACCACCCGCCAAATTTGGCGCAGCATACTTGTTTCTGGATACCGTATAGACTGGTTCGAACCGGACTTTAGTGTCGAGCAGACCAAGGATGTCCCGTGTAGTGCCGTAGACTAAACTTTGGGCTACTGTCGGATCTACACCAGCGGTAATACTGTCTTGCATCCTAGTAGTGACTGTTTCATGGATCTTATTAATCAGCGTATTACGATGGGTCTCCACTGAGTTGAGTCGAATCTGCTCAGATGCTTCCTCAAAAGTAGGTAAGTTGGTTGCAGGTTCGCGCTGACCCCAGTTATAAATCTCGTAATCAGTACCGCCATTCCGTGCCGATACGGTATCTTTTGGAGTAAGGTGGCCACCGACCGTACCACCCGCTGTCCAATACAGGTTACCTTTCTGGTCACGACCGTATTGACAGTAATGCTCGTTCCAGCCACAGTTACGGGATTTGATAGAGTAACCCGGTGGACATTTCTTGCAGGCGTCATCGAAATTCATAAACAAACTCAACTAACAAAAAAGAAATAAGAGCAGGGAGCCGTAGCTCCCTGTCTATGCCGTTATATGCGGTGGAACAGAATCTTCGCTTTTTGCCTATCGGGGTCAACTAAAACCATTTTGTGGTGTCGGTCATCACGACCTAAGGCATGGATAGTCCAACCTTCGGCTTGGAGCTCCGACAACTTACTACGGAAGGCATCGTCCGAACGATACGCTGCAGCACCCAGTTGCTCGTTCAAGAACAGATCCAGTTGATCTGCAGTCACCGGTGGGAACTGTTGATTTTCGATGGACTTGTAACGCATGCCCTTAACACGGAAGGGGGCTAGGTTTGGATCCTGCCAGTCCGGGTCGATGATGTTCGCCGTGACGTAGACCAAATGGTTGGTTTCCATGTTGATTAATGCCAGTGTGATCCGGCGATCGGGTGAGCGTGCAGGACCGTTGTCGATATAGCGGTGGTGCAGTAGATAACCATCTGCTTCCAACCCCTTACCGATATGCCGCATTATGCGCATGGCCACTTCAGAACCAGTGGTGCCATGTGTCCGGTATGGCTTGAGGAACTTAACTCGGAAGTCGCGCTCTTCAAAGGTGGCATCTACCCCAGGGCGTGGTAGTTTAGTCCAATCCTCGATCATTATCCGGGGCACGTTGTCGTGCTGGATAACTGAGACCTCACCAAACCAGCTGTGGGAGTTACGGATACTGACCATACCCGCTTCACGGTTACGCCAACCACGGATAGGGTCTGGGTGTTCCAGCTGAATTGGGAGTTCCATCATAGGCACCAGTAGATAACCGGTGGCCTGCTTGTATTCGGTGAGTTGTACGATTGCCGCTTTCATGCGGATGTAGACCGGATTCTCGACCATGGATTGCATTTACAATTAGCCTCAGCTAGTGGTGGTACAAAGCGGCTACCCCAAATAGGTAGCCACACAGATGTGACACTCAAGTAGGGTTATTCTGAAGTAGCCAGCTCTTTATAACGGCCACCGAACTCAGTAGCCCATTCGGTAATCCAACCTAGCGCTATTTTGTTGCCTGTGGTGACACAAGCCACGAAACCGAGCTTATCGACGCTGTAAGTAACCTTCTTACGATGGTCTGCTTTAGTGATCTCGAAAGCTTGGGATAGATCAGGACGCTGACCGTCAGTCACAGTACGATCCCGCTCGGCGATAACCCGATTGCCGTTAGGCAGTACCTTAAGCACCACGTGGTAGAGCACCAACATCTCGTCCCAGTAATCACCCGGTATAGGTTCGTCAACATGTTTCTGGTTTACTTCGTAAGATACTGGGCGCATGGTTACATATACCTCCTTACAAGTTAGCGATATCGATGCGCTGTTGTTCCAATTCAGGAGCAAAGCATTCCAGATACATTTTTGGATAGCGAGCATACCCACCGTCACCAAACTTCTCTTTGATATGGGCTACTGCATCGTCATATACCGCAGCACGTGATTCTTCCGAATCAGTCCAACCTAGGTTATCGACGCGATACTGAATCGCACGCTCCAACATGGCAGATACATTCCCAGGCAGTTCACGATCAGCCGCATTCATCAGCTCACTGAATGCCCAGCTGAACTCACCCGTAAAAGAAGCACGATGTTCTTTACAACCCGCCGCTACCATCGAACGCTGTACATCAGTCAGATCTGCCAACAGCTCAAAATCCGTAGTGCGTACAAACTCCGAGCTCAGCAAGTGGTGATTGACCCGCGACCACGCAAACATGTCATGCAGATACGCAACCAACATTATCAGCTTCGGATCAAACCCCAACTTCAAGCGATTGTTGATTTCATTACCACACACCTCAACTGCATTAAAATGCTGAATCTGATGTGCACCATCATTACAGCGGTATACCGCACCCATCTTGCTGATGAGACGATCACGCAACTCTGCAATAGTCATGGAGTAACTCCTTGGTTAGATACACGGGGATGATATAAATGTTAAACAAACTGCATAAAAGAAAAGAACATAACGCCTGCCCCATAGGGCAGGCTTATGCCGTCAGGTATTGATGTCGTCATAAATCGTGGAGAAGATCTGCTTGAGATCACCCGCCATATTCACATCACCTTCGCGGTACTCCTTCGGTAGGACCAGATAGTCCTTGTCGAGAATACCTAAGGTGCCACCGACACCCGCGGTGATTGCTTTCCAAACAGGCTCGTGCAGCTCGGGTGGGAATTGCAACATGACGTCTTCGTAGACATCATCCCGTACATCGAGAGCAGCGGCAATCAAATCCACCCGCCGATCATGCATCTGGTCTGGCTCACCGGTGGCTCGTTCAGCCGCCTTGTTAATAGCCATACCCAGTGGGGATTCTTTTTCCATACATCACCTCAAATTGATCACATCGAACAGTGAATTAAAACACTGCGCCAAGTCGCCAGCCATGTTGTGGAAAGTCTGACCCTCCTCGATCATGAAGTTAGGAACCATCAAGTAACCGCTACCCTGCTTTGGGTTGCCGTCGATTACAGTCAGGATGTTTTCGATGGTGTGGTTGAGCAGTAAAGTAGCATGGCCTAGGTACTCACCATCCATACCACCCGCTGCGGCCAGTTGGATGGCACCATCACGAATGTCCAAGACCTCGTCGATGAAATGCATCCGTGCTTGGTGTAGCGGATCAGGGAAGTTAATCCGTAGGTTCATTCGTCATCACCATCGTTGACGTATTCGAAGAGGTCCATGTATACCTCGGATAATCCACCGGCGAGGTTAGGACGTTCACCTTCACACTTAACCATGGACACAGGTAGTACCACATAGCCCGGTGCATAACTCGGACTAAGGAGCTCTTGCCCACCGTCCAACACTTGCAGTACTGCGTTGGTAGCGTGGGTTACCGCATTACGTACCAGTTCACGCTCGTGTGACTCAGGCAGTGGTGCCAATCGTTCAACCACTGTTTCAGTGGCATCGGCGATCTGTGATACCAACTTCTTGCGGTATCGGTCCAGTGGATCAGGGATATCGATGTATACCTGCATGACACACCTCAGTTGTTGATACGCTCGTAGAGATCATAGAAGGCTTCCGACAAGTTACCGGTCATAGTCGGGACATCATTGGTAAAATCCGTGACCACACTCATGGGCAGTAGTATATACCGTCCCTGATCCGTGTTGCCATCTAGAACGTCTAGCACGTTACTGACCGCAGTAACAGCCGTGTAGTGTACCAACTCACGGACGTCATCGGGGAGTTCCTTATTGCTCATTACCCAGTCGGAACTGAAACGAGCTGTATTGATTAATTCTTCGAGCAGTCCTTCTCTGACGATCTGGAGTGGGTCGGGTAACTTAATGGAAATTTCCATGTTGTAACCTCATAGACGAAATAAAAGAAAAACGTCAGGGGCGAACCCCTGACGCCTTACCGGTTATACCGCCTTTGGAGCGGGAATAGACGGGTGATAGGTGTAGTTGACCAACTCGAAGTCTTTGTACTCGAACTGATCGATCTCAGTCACTTCTGCGTTTAGCAGAATCGAAGGACCTTCCTTCGGTTCACGCGACAGTTGCAGCTTGACCTGGTCCATGTGGTTGTTGTAGATGTGGACGTCACCACCGGTCCAGATGAACTCCAGCGGCTCCATGTTCACGACCTGAGCAAACATCTTGGTCAGCAGCGAATAGCTGGAGATGTTAAACGGAACGCCGAGGAACACATCCGCCGATCTTTGATAGAGCGAGCAGCTCAGACCACGGGTAGGCAGGCCTTTATCAGCAGCCCAATCACGCAGTACGGACATGTCCAGAGCGATCAGATCGTCTTTCGCATAGTCACGCTCGGTTTCGTTTGGAGGCAACAGCTGCATCAGCGCCACACGCAACAGCGGCGAACGCCAGATCACATCCACCAACTGACGCTTGTTCAGATTGTTACTGTAGAACTGGAACAACGTATGGCATGGCTCCAGAGCCATGTCTGCCAGTTCAGCCGGGTTCCAAGCCGAAACGATAATGCTACGGCTGTTCGGATCGTTCTTCAGCTTGTAGATAGCCTTGGCGATCTGATCGATGGAACTGACCGTGATGTCTTCAGTCAGGGCATAACCGTGTTCAACCAACCAACCCGCGATCACGCCGTCATCGACGTCAGTCTCTGGGGTAATGACTTCAGAACCAGTGGCCTTGAGCAGCCACAGATCGAAGTCGGTTGGATCAGCAAAGCGCGACTTGATCTCGTCGAACTGACCAATCGCTTCCACCGCACGACCTGCACTACGGCGCGACAACGAACGGGTTTCTTTCGAGACCGGCCAGTTACGCCACTGCACACCATACACACCACCGAGCGTACCCTTGACCAGCTTCTGACGGGACACTTCGGTGTTCTCGTCGATCCACTTGTGCAGATGCTCGTTGATGTCAGGCGCACGGTACTTGCCAGTCAACGGCATGAGTTCCCAACCAGCAACCTCGTCTTCCGAGTAGAGGGATTCACGGAACAGATCGAAAGCGGCGTTAACGGCTTCACGATCTTTCTTCTTGACCTTGGCCAAGCGCTCAGCCACCGTCAATGTGGCGTAGACGCGAGATTTTTGTTTAACCCACTCGTCCCAGATGGTGATGTTGTGCTGAGCGAGATAGTCAATCTCACCGGTGCCACTCACGAACAGTTTCAGCTCACGGATGATGCTTTCCGGATGACCGTACTTGGTAGTAACCCAAGGTATCTTGAAGCCGGAAATATCGAAACGCATCATTCGGCCAAAGACCGACAGTGTGCCAGTCTGAGTACGGTCGTCTTTGTGTTCCCCGTTGTCGAGGATATCTTGCATGAGGTCAAGTAGCTGACGCATTCTTAGCTCTCTTTAGTGGTGGGTTTAGGATTCTTGCCGAACATCTGAATGACGTTCTCTGGCAGTGGTTTAGGTTCATCGTGCGCCCCTGTGGGTGTCGGTGCATCGATGGCGATCATCACCATCACTTGAGCTGGCACGAAAGTGATGTTACCTTCGGCCAGTTCCAAATGGATCCCGCGGATAGCGGTGAATGGCAATACCAGATGCATAGGCATGCCCTGCAACTTCATATTGACCGTGATGTACTCATCACCGATGTGCATGTTACGACACGCCAAGGGGTGGAAGTTCAAGATCAGGACATTATCCTGAGCGAACTGTTCCAGCTGTTGCTTCTCCTCGATGAACACCATGTCGAACACCATGTGCCACCGATCGGCGCATGCGGTCTCCAGCAGGTCGAAGAGATGTTCAACAACCTTGCGGTTATAGGCCTTTTGATCCATGATGTTCATTCCTTAGCATTTAGTTGATCGAGGTAGATGAGGATAGGTTGATCGTACTTAGGGTCACGCTCGAACGTGTGTCGATAGATCTCACCCAAGTGGGTATAACAGAGCTGCACCAAATCACCGACATGGTCGAAGTGTTTGGATACAAAGAAACATTGAGCCAATGCAATCAGCGCATTGATCCCGGTATCACCCACTGGTTCTACCTGGTAGACATATGTGTGTTTGGTACCGACGAACTCACAGAGAAAGCCGCGGCTTTCAAACGTCGGTGTCCTGACGACGGCTTTAAGTTCTGGATTCCGTGCGGTGAGGATCGTAAGAGAGCCACGTTGCTCTTCCCTGAACTCCAGCTTAGCACTGTTGAAACGGACCTTCTTATAATCCATGGGTAATTCACCATTCTAAATAACGGAATAGAGCCGGGTTGCCCCAGCTCTAGTCAGTAGTATTATTGCAGACCGTGTTCGATCAGCATACGCGACCAGCTTTCGAAACCAACTTCTTTCGGCAGCTCTTCGTGCATCTGAATGATTTCTTCTTTGGTGAAGAAGCCCTTGAAGCTCAGGCCCTGCTCGTTGACCAGTACGGGGTAGTCAGCAGGCACTTGAACTTCAACCACGTAGGAGAAGTGCAGCGCATCAACCGGCGACATAACCGAATTGATGTAGCCCCACGGGATCACCTGCACACCTGGTGCATCGATATCGACGTGACACTCTTCACCCATTTCAGCCTTGAGGCCAGCATGGATAGACGGCTTGACCATGATACCACCATGGTCGTCGTACTGGACATATTTGCCAGTCAGATGGCCACCGAAACCGATCGAGTGACCGCGCAACAGACGCGATTCGCCGATGCCTTTCACACGCTGGTAGACCGCATAACGCTTGATGCCTTCGGCGATCTGGGTCAGTGGTGCATATGGCAGGATTTGACGGTGACGGCATGGTGCTACCAACAGCGGGTCAGCATCTTCCGGCCAGAGCTCAGCGGTATCACGCCAAGTAATCTCAGTCGCGTACTGCATGTTGTTGAACAGTACGTTATCGATGTAATCCGTGCGTGGGGTGAAAGCATTGTGCCGGAAGGCTTCCGGGGTGTTTTCGCCATTAGTGCGGATTACAGCAAGTTCAGAGCCGATAAAAGCCAAGATGTGTTCACGGTGAGACATGGGGTCGTCCTTTTGGTTGGGATTACAACAAATAATACCCAAACCCCGTAAATCTCTACTTCGGCTTATGTTCGTCGATTACGGTAACATCTTCATGCAGCCCAGACCACCCGCCTTCACTGAACAGGAATACCCGTGCCGTCAGTTGTTTAACCCCGATCTTACGCATCACAATGTCAGCGATGGTAAGACGGATCGTGTTCTCGTTAGCCAGCGCCCATTTCTCATCATCAGCACTACTAACGGTAATACGGAATGGGAAGAACTCAGGCTTACCCCCATAGACGATCTGAACGAAGCCATCGTAGCCGTCATGGACAAAGCTACGAATCTCTTCATCGGTTTCTTCCAGACCCTGAGCCGCCTTAACGATTTCTTTACCCATCATCCGGGCGTTCAAGATACGAGTGAGGATACCACGCACGGTGTACGGATGTGCGTTCTTCATCAATGCTAACACGGTCTTCTTCACAACACGGTTAGGGCTATTGGCTACTAAGAGTAAACCAATCCAGACATCGAGGTTATTCGTGTACATGTGGTTTCTTCATCAGTTGGATAATTTCAGCAAGTTCTTTATCAAGAAGCTTACGTTGTTCGAGGTTTCTTTCCAAACGCTGTTGCAGCGGAGGCTTACGTGTTTCGTCACCCAAGTTGCGACGAATGGTGTCGGTTAGTTCTTGTACCCGCTGTTCCTTGGCCTCATCACTGATGCGATCACCCATCCAAGGATAGTAGACATAGTCCTCAACCTTTTCCTGCACGTATTCATACCAGAACGTCCCACTGTAGTAAGGAACCAGACTCCATGGAATGAACACAGCCTGTATGGCGTTAGCGCGGTTAGGGTCGTGGTAAGCACGCTCAGCACTAAAGCCGGCCTCATTGAAATTAAACGCACCCTTAACCCATACTGGCTCACCACCTGATAACGTAAGCACACAGGCCTTGACGTCGTACGGCAAATGTTGGGATAACTGGTGTACACGTTCATACAGGCGTGGGACGTCAGTACCGTTGTTCGGTAGGACCGAATCGATGTCTACCAGTGTTAGGCGCTCTACGAATTCATCACGCAGTACACGTTGACCTACCGATGGCGACCTGAGTTCCTTCGTGGAAACACCACCATAAGAACCATCGGCATTGACACACTGAACAATAAAGTAATCGTCTTCCTGATTACTGACCCACCGTAAAGAAAAACAAGGCAGACCACCCTTCTTCAGGATATTGCGACATTGGTCTTGAAAAGAAATAACAGGTAATCCACTACGACCCAACCAGCTAAACAATGACATACCAACTCCTTAGGTAGGTGTGGGGACGAACCCCACACCCTTTATTCAGATATTGTTTTTGATTGCGCTGGCCAGCTTGGCGCGGTAGTTGCGTGCTTGGTGCAGTGGGATGTGTGTGTACTTGAACTCACTGTGCATCATGCAGGGCATTGGGCCAGATGTAGCGCGACCGGATTCTTCGATCAGGGGCTGCAGTGCCCGTTGGAAAGCATAGGTGAAGTCGTCACCATGCATTTCTTTCCAAGTACCATCAGGTTGGAGTTGGTTGGCACGGAAGTAGCCGTACTCCATGTCGCTGGTGTCGTCCTCGGTGTTGGTGAGCACCACCGCGGTGATAATCATGTCGATGTCTACTTGCTGATCGCGCTTGACGTGATCCAGACGAATGTCGTCGGCGGTGTGCAGACTGAAGTAAACGCTGTCGTTTTCGTAACGGGCCATCGGTGTATCCTTTAATAGTTGATGAGGTTTGTGACTACGCCACATTTCAGGGGTTCGGTGTTTCAGTTAATACACTCTGGTGATATAGTCCTCTATACAACTGGGAATAACACGAGGAGCCTCGGTGGGCTCCTCTATGCCGTTTACTGACCGGTCCAGTACAGAGCGTCAGCTTTACCGGTAAACACAGCCCACGCTTGCTTGAAGCGGTTAGGGATGGTATCTAGACCGAGCGGCCGAGCGGGTACGATGACTTTCACATCGTTCACCACCACTTCAGTGTGGATGGGCCAACCGTCACGGAACAACTGGGTCGCATTAAACTGATTTGGGGCTTGTTTCATTTGGATCTCCGTGGGAAAAGAACCGTTAACGCCATGCGCAGGCGAGACATGAACGACGGCTTACTCATGAGAGCGAGCAGGTTGTAGTTAGGCGCATTCGGTACCGAGAATGCAGCGGCATTGCGATGCCCACCGCCACCATGCTGCTCAGCGATCGGACTCACATCAAAGTGTTGAGAGCGCAGGCTGAATATGGTCCGGTCTTTACGACGGGTGTAACAGACCACGAACAAATACTTCGAGGACAGTAGATCACCGATCATGTTTCGCAGGTGGTGCGGTGCATTGATCACGACCATGGTGCCGTCGCCGTATGTGTACTCCTCAGCATAGTCACGGATCACACTGCGAGCAATCTTCTCGTCGTACTTGATCATGGCGTTGCCGAGTTCAAGCACCTTCTCGTGAATGTCGCCTTTATAGTCGATCATGTCACTAACGCGATCCATTGAGGCGCCGCCGTTGATCAGCCAAGCATTAACTGCTTTGCTCTCTGGATAGACATGACGCCACAAGTCGTAGTCTTCGATATACAGCAAAGCCTTGGGTATGCGATGTACCCATTCTTCGTTGTACGACCGAAGCGTATTGACGTTATTAAAGAACGCCCAGCTCAGTACGGCGCCGGAGTGTTCTTGATCGAACAGTTTGAAGACTTTGTAGCCAGTCGGTGAGTTGATCGCAGCACGGTAAGCGTCAAACGTCGGCATCGTAACCAGACCCATCAACTCCCGCTCAGCACTGGCATGGTGGTCCACAACCATGATCGACATCACGACCTGATCATAGATCTCACTGATCTGGTCTTGGGTCAACGACAGATCCACTAGGATCAGATGCGTACCCAAGCACACGACTGGAATCTCATCACCGTATTGATATGGCAGGTAGATAGCTTGGTCCTTCAAAACCTCGCGTGCTGCCCAAGCGGCCGCTAAGCCATCGTTGCAACCGCGGTGGTACAACACTGTAAATCGAGACATGGGCGTCCTTAATGTAGAGTCATTAGTTTGTCAGTGTAATCAACCAGTTGCCCTGTGACACGATGGAGTGTATACAGGGTGTTGGTCTTAACGATAACCTGATCGTTGGTCGGGTCTAGCGTGAACGCTTGGAAGAATAGAACATCGTCGGTTATGTCCAGATCTAAACAACCAGGCTGCACATCCGAAAGCAAGAACTGAAACTTAGAGCCTATACCCACCTGTGCTTCAACCTGCCCAATACGCTGCCGTATTACAGCGAACAGACTGCGAGCACACTTGTGGTGATTAGCAAGTAGGTAGTCAGCAATCTCATTAAGATCTCGCATCACAAGCGGTTTTGGCATATCACACCTTGGCGTTAGTGATACCGGTTTGCCCTTGGTACTTGCCACCACGGTCTTTGTAGGAGACCATGCAGGGTTCGTTACCTTTAAAGAAGAGGAATTGCGAAATACCCTCACCTACATAAACCTTCATGGGGAGAGTCGTGCTGTTACTCACTTCAATTACAACGTTACCTTCGAACTCAGCTTCGATCGGCGTCACGTTAACGATGGCACCAGAGCGGGCGTAGGTCGACTTGCCCAGACACACCACCATGATGTCCCGTGGAATAATGAAGTATTCCATGGTACGACCCAGCAGGTAGCTGTTCGGTGGCAGGATCACATAGCGGTCACCCCATTCGTCTATACGCACGATACCATCGATCAGTACGGCTGATTCGTCCAGACGTTTCGGATCGATCACACCACCATTGGCGTTGGTGAAGATCTTGAACTCGGCAGCCAAACGCACGTCGTAACCGAAGCTCGATACACCGTAGGAGATCACCTTGGTGTCTTCGACTTTACGTACACACTCACGCACGAACGGCTCGATCATCGGGCGCCATTCAAGTTCCTCGGTGAGGACCTTGTCAGTAACCGCCGTGGCGTGGAAGCGACGACACCAGTCGTCCAGTTGTTCAGTGGTGTGGCTCAAACCAGCCCAACATGGCTCTAATTGCTGGCCGTCGTGGAAACGGATGTGGGTCGGTGGTGTGGATTGTTTGATGATCCACACGTCGTTCATAATTGACATTTAAGGCTTTTCCTTGTAAGGGATTTCAGGACACAGATCGCTGTGGGGAATTGGATGGTTTTCCCTTGGTGCTGTCCAATGGTTAAAGAAGTCACGCTTGCTAGCACCAGCGTCACGCTGTGCGTCACGCAGTCGCTCCCATAGCCACTCGTCATTCTCACCCAAAGAGCGGGGTTGAGTCAGCCCACGTCGAGCAAAGCCTCGATTCAACCATACAGCGACATACGTGTGTAACATGGCGTCGTGCTGCATCCAACGAAGAAAGTCGGGCTGCAACCCATGGAGAGCCGAGCGCGTTTCCATTAAATGCTTGAGGATCTGAGTCACCATGATCAGGATCCGAGTGGTGTCATGGTGCGGGACGTTACGCAGACTATAGATCTCGCTGATAGTTGAATGCAGCGGATCACTTTGGATGTCGTCCAGCAACTTTGCATGTTCCAACGATGGTGTGAATACCCCACCGAACTGTTCCCGAATCACAGCGCGGACATAGATCACTACCATGTCGAAACCATCGAACGTCGCCCGCTCGTCATGCTGACGAAGTGGGGCCAGCACGTAGGTGGCATAACGGTGTAGTTCCTGGATGACCATGATCACAGCTTCGGGCGATGCTGTTGCTGCCAACCCCTTCAGGTCATCGCTAACATGCTCCCGCTTCAGCATCTCACCCAGTCTACTATAGTCAAGCCGGCTAGGCAGTCGTAGCCGGCGACGTGGTTTCCCTGCTTCGCTCATGTGTTGATCTCGTCAAAGTAAGTCTTGGCCAGTTCACCGGCAATGTTCAGAGAGACATCCAACGGTTGTCCATCATCATCCGCTTTCTCCAGCAAAATGTAATCTTGGTCGAGTACCTCAAGGATGTTGTGGGCCACAGTGTGGATCTTGGCGCTGAGCTTATCATGGACATGCCCGACATCACCACTTGGTGCAACAGTCTGGTAGTCAACAATCGACTTAATCTTGTCGAGGAACCGACTGCGGGGAGACTCAGGTGGTACGTAGACAGTTGTAGGGATGGGATCCCACATCAGCTGTGTGTATTCCCAATGCTTCTTCAACCACGCGTAGAGGCGCGGCATATCACCTGGTTTTAGGTTGAGGATACGATTGCTGAACGTATGGCCTTTACGTGGAGCTACGTAATGAATATCGATGTACTGTGTACCCCACGGACCGTAGTAGTCGATGTCCGAAGATTCCATGTCTACTGCATCGGGGAAATCGTCGGCGACATTACGGATGTCCCAACGGATCACCCGGTTCAGGTCAATATCATAGTCTTTCCAGCTTTCGAGAAACGCACCGATGTCCTTGAAGCTGTCGCTGGTATCGCTCGATTGATAGTACGGATGCTTCGCCGCCTGCATTGCTTTCATCAGGTCAGTTGGCGTTGCTATCGTTTCCAGCAGTGTGTGCTGCATTGCTACTACCGTCATGGTGTTTGTCCTCTAGTTCGTCAATAGCAATGCCTACCACCCGACCACCATCGACTTCATGTAACTCGATCGCGGTACGAATCAGCTCACGTGCATCCAGCAGATGGATAATGCGCAGGTCATAGCCGATACGCTTTACCATCTCCGTAAGGGCTACGGTAGCGTGTCGTAACCCTTCCTCAGTATCCAGTACAAAACCTTGCATTTTGTATGCTGAGACCATAACGGCGCATACCCGTCGAAGAGCGTCCTGTACCCCTTCACCTACCGTGAAATAGATCAGGGCCGGGCGGGTCCGGTTCGGGTACTGGAACACATGGAAACCACTGGTTGCTTTACGCACCAGAGCCTCCAGTGGCATTACCAACCCTTCACGAAATGACGCCACTTCATTAACCAGTTCTTCCCGACGTTTCTTAATCCGCTGCTGGATAACATCATTCATGTTGATACCCCGTTAGTTGTAGACTCAAGTATGTCGACTGTTATACCCACCAGACGCCCGGCATGCATGTGGCTATCGACGATTTCATTGAGGTGGACGAAGTTGGTGAGCCCAACGATGCGCACCTTATAACCACTGTAGTCGCTAAGACGACCGGCGATGTCGGCCGCGGCAACCAGGTCACCATTATCAGGGTGGAGTTCTTTTATGCCGTGTAGTGTACTGAGACGTTCTAGGTAGGCATTTAGGAAGTTGACCTCACCACCCAAGATCAACACTAATAACGTAGCCCGATCTGCCACAGGCACGGCTTCCGCAAAGCGAGGCGTGGTTGCCTTGTGGGCTAGCTCTTCCAGTCCATAGACCGGGATCTGTGGCCATGCTTTCTTCAGTCGTTCCTCTACGGTTCGACGAATCCACAATGGTGTTACGACAGACTCGGTTATGAGTTTATTTTGTCGAAGTAGGCTTGACAGATGTCGATTGTTAGGCTCCATGGTTCCGCTCCTTTCTCTACGACTCGAAGAACCCCTTCGATGCCTTGATCCACGTAGTCGATGACTTCATTGGCGCTGTATGTCTTCTCGGTGTCGATCGACATCACGAGGTTGTCCCGCACAAACAGCATGTCCAGGGCGGTTTCTTCAGAAGCCTGGCCACGGGTGATCTTGACGACGGGAATCGATAATTCGGTCGAGGTGTTTAGGGTAGGCTTCGGTTGTTTCTTTTTGCGCCAGCCACTCTTCGAGGAGCCTTTGGTTCTCTTCATGGAAAAGGTTCATCCGAGGAATATCGAAAAGGATTGCTAGTTGTAACCCTACGTTGGTACCACCGCGAACTTTCTCGGTTTTACCTTGAGGAATACCCCAGTATAAACATTTGGACACTGCGTGTTCGAGGTCTTCATCTAACAACTGGAATGCGTTACGTGTTACTAATTCTTTACCGCCAGTGCCGAGTCCGTAGAAGCCCTTACGTGCTTCATAAGCCAGCTTACCCGCGATTTCATACTTGATGGGGTCGAGACTCTTGGCATTGATAAAGCCAAGCTGATCATCATGCCAGCGCCCTTGGTAACCGTTCTTCGACAAGAAGATCTTTGCCCCTAGTTCGAAGAAGTTCTTGGACAGTCGTGCCCCTACCCAGAATGCAAAGTCTGAAGCGATGGCATCACCGCTGTGCAACCGACCCAGTTTTAGGTCATACGCTGTACGGGCGTAACGGGCCATAAGGAGCTGAACAGACATCGGTGCCTCACGGCTCCCAATGCCTGCCCACGGCCCCTCAATATTAAAGAAGTCTATTCCGCACATTTAGGTACCTTCTTCTTGGTCAATTGCACATGCACTAAGTAACGGTCGATAACATCGTTACCCAACCAATACAGTCCATTCATTGGCCACACCGAAGGCGCAGACACAATAAACCCATCGTACTCGATAAAGAAGAATTCAGAGATGCTGTGAATCTTGCGTTCCGGGTCATGGTGCATCCCAGGCACACCCATGGCGATGTTGCTGCCGAAGGTGTCTGTGGCCAGCAACTCGTAACCGATGTACTCGCTACCAGTCGACGTGTGCCAGAGGATAACTGGCTTATCCGACGCTACCGCTTTAGCCAGATCGATCGCACCTATAGAAAACATCCCAGCTGGACTAGGCGGTGTCTTGAGCTTACGTTCGTAGCGCAGCATGTTCATAATGTTCGTGGTAAGCATAAAACCTCCGCAATGCAAACAAACCCCCATATAGACTTAGTGTGACCAGTAGATGTTCCCTTAGGTAATATAGGCTTTAAAAGCCGTAGACGGAATAAGGCCCTCCCCTTTCGGAGAGGACCCTATTGGGGCGTACAAGGAACCTATGAGCCGCCCGACGATGGCTTCGCAGCGTTGTCATTAGCGGCTCGGGGGTCGGAAACAACCGCGAGATCTGGATCACCTCCTGCCTGGCTACTGTCGTAACCTCGTACATAGAATACATGCACGGCAAAAGAAGCTAATTTTATAGTCTAACTACATTAGAACATAGGGCGCGCCATGTACGCAGCGTATTCAGAACCACAGCTAGGTCGGGAGCTACACTTCAACCCGGCATTCCTAATCGAACAACCCAGTGTCGAAATGTTCGCTGGATTCCGCCGCGCCTTCGGTGCTATCAACGTAAAAGAAACCGCTACTGAGATCGTGGTCGAAGGCATCCCTGCCGATGTCATGCAGCGTGACATGGCTCGGGTGTGGAAGACATCCAAGATCGCCATGCACATGTTTAATACGTTTGGCCGTAATGGTTTCAGCTTTGACAAGTTCTTCGCTCTCGACATTATCTACATGTTAGAGCAACTCGTTCAGACACGTGCTGCGGTTTCAGTGCGGGTACTCAACAATATCCGCATGATGATGTACGAACGGACGTGGTTGAAGAACACCATTGAAAACGACGATCAGGTCGGTCGTTTGAAGTTTGAGAACTTTAAGCGGTTCAACAAACAACCACTGGAACACCAAATCGGTTTCCTCCAGAACTATAACCTTAAGGTCGATCAATACGGTCTCAATGGTTATCTGCTAGCCGGTGCGGCGGGTTCTGGTAAGACCATGGCGTCGCTGTATGTCGCTGAAGGTATCGATGCTGACTTGATTCTGATCATCTGTCCGAAGAACGCCGTACAACGCGTTTGGCAAAAGACGGTGGTGGAAGAGTACAAGAAAGAACAGACCTACTGGACTTCTGAGTCCGGTAAGCCGTACAACAAAGAACGGATCGTGATCTGCCATTACGAGTACCTGGAAAAGCTAATGTCCATGGTTAACAGCCATGCCATCAGTGGCCAGAACATGATCATCGTACTGGATGAATCCCACAACCTCAACGAGATCAAGTCCCAACGGACCCAGCTGTTTATTGACCTGTGTAAGAAGACACAGTGCAAGAACATTATCCCTGCCTCGGGTACGCCCGTGAAGGCCATGGGTGCTGAGCTCATCCCTCTGCTTACCGTACTCGATCCGTTGTTCACTGACAGCGTACAAGAACGTTTCAAGAAGATCTTCGGTAAGGACGGTAACAAAGGTCTTGATATCCTGAAGAACCGCATGGGGATGATTTCCCACAAGATCGAGAAGTCAGCCCTGAAGCTCGACAAGCCGATCATGAAGCGGTTACCGATCAAGATGCCTACGGGCGACCTCTACACACTGGATGCTATCCGTAAGGTGATGGAAGGGTTCATTCAGGAACGCGTCGAGTTCTACAAGAAGCACCGTAAGGATGATGAACGTATTTGGGAACGTTGCCTCGTACTCCATGAAGACACACTGCGTGCTGCTGCGCAGAAGATGGAATACAAGAAGTATCGTCAAATCCTGAAGACGGTAATCGCCACCGCTGACCCGCGTTACATTGGCGAGGAGATCGCGTACACCAACATGTACGAGAAGCGCTACTTCGAACCGTCGCTGCCTAAGGAAATGATCAAAGACTTCCGTGACGTCAAGTCGATCATCAAGTACACCAAACTGAAGATTCAGGGTGAGTGCTTGGGTCGTGTGCTGGGTCGTAAGCGCATTGAATGTCACGTCGAGATGGTTAAGTACCTTGACTTCAAGACTATTGCCGACACCACCGATAAGAAGACTCTGGTATTCACCAGCTTCGTTGAAGCACTGACCGCTGCCGCGGCACAATGCACCAGCGCTGGCATGAGTCCTCTCGTGGTTTACGGTAAGACCAACAATGAACTCGCTTCTATTGTGGGTAAGTTCGAGAAGGATGAGAAACTCAACCCATTGATCGCGACCTACAACTCGCTGTCTACGGCAGTGCCTCTGGTTATGGCTGATACCATGATCATGATCAACGCCCCGTTCCGTGCTTACATCCAAGAACAGGCGATCAGCCGGATCCACCGGATTGGTGCTGACACCCAGACCACTGTATACCAAGCGTTCTTAGACACGGGAGACAAGCCTAACATCTCCACGCGTTCTTCGGAGATCTTGGCTTGGTCGATGGAGCAAGTGGAGGCTATAATGGGGATCAAGTCCCCGTTCGCAGTCACTGAGTCTGTAGAAGACTTTGAAGTGGAGATCGCCCAACAAGGTGAGTACGACGATGTGTTGGCCTTTAACATGGCCATATCCTCACACTTCAAGAAATTCGACATCGGTATGAAGGGTGATCTACCCACCGAACCAGTACAATCCGCCAGCTTCATGGGCTGGTAACATCGGGGCCTACTGGCCCCTTTCTTTTTGAGGTTAAGCAATGACTACTAAATCCGCACTGTTCGTCTCTAAGTTCACCACCATGGTCCAGAAGCTGTTGCACTTCGCTAAGGCCGGTGGTAAACCACTCGTATTCGAACAAGTCACCATCGGTCCCAACAGTACCAAGGATTACAACCTGACGACCCTGATGACGGATCATGCCTTGTACGATCTGACGTCGGCCCGTGTTACATGCAAACTGTTGGATGACCAAGCGGGTTCCGATACCAATAGTTATTTCATCGATCCTGAATCGACCGTGACCAGCGGCATTAAAGACAACGGTGCTGTCCGTGTTCGTTTGTATCGGGCTACCCCGGCTACGGTATTGGTCCGCATCGATCGCCCATTCAAGAAACTCCCTTAAAGGTGAGTCATGGTTAACAAAGTCACTCCAAGCGTAGCGCCGGGGGCATACCCCAGCGCTCAAACGATCAGTTGGTCGTTTGACCCTACTGTGGTTGAAGTCGCTTACACAGTGAATGGGTTACCACCGGCCCTGTCCGAATATATCGCCTACGATCAGCTCGACCCACCCAACCCTTTCATTGCGATAACGCAAGATGGGGCTGGGCGTGTGGTTTATGATGGTGGCTTTCCCAAGTTCTATAACAGTCAAGCACCCGCCATCGATGCGACTTTTGCCGAACTATCCGGTAGCTTTAAGTACCTATACAACGCCCTGAAGTTTATTGCGAACCCGACCAAGGTGGCCGGTGGCAATAACAAGATATTGGTGATTGGTGACAAGAGCGATCCAGTAGGGAACTATTGTGTTAAGAACACCAACCCCGAAGGCTTCTTCACCAGTCTAACTAACATCTGCACCATTGCAGGTTTCGTACCTACGTTCAAAGACATCGCCGACTACGGAGCACAGATCACCATTGCATTGTCAGAACTTGACTTGTACTGCGGTGTGGTGTTTATGTCTACGCAGTATGACGTAGGTAACGATGTACTGATCACCCCCGCCTCGGTAACGGATTTCACCACCTACCGTGCCCAAGGTAACGGTCTTATATTCATCACCGACCATGGCACTAACGTACAAACTAACATCGGCCTAGTTACCACCGTGGCCGGTGAAGGTTTCTATGCTACGGCTAACCGCATCATCGTGAACTTCGGTGCGTTCTTTACCGGGAACTACAACAGGTCCCCGGTAAACGTAGGATTCATCCGTTCCACGTATGGTGACCACCCACTCTACAATGGCATGGATAATGCTGAGTCCATAGTGGCAGGCGCTTCCGAGTCTAAGGTCGTGGTGCAGTCAGCTACGTTGATAGCACCAGGGGCCATGCCCACCACCACACTCAACCCAGGGACTAACCAAGTACGGTTCTTGGTCAAGCTAGCGGATGAGTCGGTCGAGACCTACACCTTTGTCTACAATATCGCCACAGGTGAGACGATCTTGTTTAAGGACAGTGGTGGGACCAGTGTCTCTGTCGTAGCCTGTGGTTGGAACTACCGTGCTAAACCCACGGTAGAGTTGGTGGCCGCTGGTATGGGTACACTGACTGGAGCTATCTACCACAATACCACCAAGGTCGGTGAAGTCTACTTCGATGAAGCCGGTGGCACGAAAGCGTTCTGGTACGCGGGTGAACCAGTGCGGGTCATTACCGGTGACACACTGCGGGTCGACATCACGTCGCCCTTCACCTACAGTCGAACGATTTCAATCACCCGTAACACCCCAGCCGACATTTACGATCTCTATGCCTTGGCTAAGATTGTGCGTAACGTTTTTCCCTATACTAGCGGTGTGTTGCGTAACCGCGTCATTGAGAAGGTAGTATCCGATATTGGGGTATTCCATCCGATGGTGTACGGGACGTCGCATGCTCAGAACGTGTATCAGGTACGTAATTACACGAAAGGGTTGATTCCCCACAGTGATATGAATGCCTATGCCTACGACACCAGTGCGGCCGTGCTAGATGCGATATCGCGTTTAGTACCACCCACACCACAACAGATCTTCAACGAATGGGGTCGCTTCGAAGCCGATAACTGGTACCCTAATGGGGTAACCCCAGCCGGTGATGCAGCGGCTTGGTACTGGGACGAAGCCCTAGGCACTGCTGTACAGCCTAACAACACGCCTAACTACGTGGGGTTCATCTCTGACTACAACGTACTCGACTATGACCTTGAAGTCACGCTGACCTCAACCGCCGGTGATGATGATTGGATATCGGTGGTGCTAGGGTTTGTTCGTGACCCTGACACCGGTCAGAACCATAGTCTGGACCTAGCTATCTGTCGTTGTGCTAAGGGATATGACACGCGCACGACATGGCCTAACCAGCTCATCACTACGGACTTTCAGTTTAAGAATACTTGGGCCGCCCAAACAGGACGTTATAAGGAATATAAAGCGGTTGTTGGTGAAGACACCGCGGGATGGTCCGGTGCATACAAACGAGTAAAGGTCATGCGCCGTGGTGATCTAATCACCATCCAAGCAACCCCGTGGAACAGCCTCGTTTATAACGCGGCATACAGCATGTCTATCAACCTCAACGACTACCCAGAATTAGCGTTGTTCAAAGGAGCGCACCCTATTGGGTTTGGTGCGTTATCCCAGGCAGGGGCTACATTCAAAGACATTGCGTTCAGTGACGGATATCGACGTGATGTGATTTTGGATGTATTGAACAACCGGATTTACCGCTACTTCAATGGGGCATGGGCGCCGGTAACCGGGCCTACACTCCACGACATCTTTGGTGCTCCTCGGATCGTCAATGCTATCGAAGGTAATAAGCGTTACCAGCTGAATACCAACGGTACCATAAGTCTACTGTGACGGCATAAAGCCCCTCCCATCGTGGGAGGGGCCTATGTCCGCCATTAAGCGCGCGGTGGTACTTCGTAGGTGATCACTTTGGTGACGTCACCATGAACGATCGTGATAGTTTCCGAGGACAGCGCCAAGGAGAACTTCTCTTGACTCAATGCATCGACCACCAGGTTGACCGCATCAGTACTGGAGAGATCGAAAACAGTTTCGCTACGGCCCAAGGCTGCCAAGCCGATGCCATTGCCTGCAGTCAGACGCTTCTCTACCAGACGCCAGTTACCGGTCTTGATATCATGCACGCGAGTCATGCCGCGCACTTGACTGCGGTGGAACACATCAACCAAACGAGTGGCCAACACCGTGTCCTTAGCCAGATTGGCTTGGGCCGCTTTATCGCCAGCGAAGTTCGCCAAGGTCAGCTCTTGAGCCAACTGGCTGTCGATGCGCGTACTGACGCCATCGATAGTCAACCAACCCACGGTGAATTCCATGCCGGTTTCGTTAGCCGAGATAGTCAGGCTGCGCACGAAGTCCAGCAGACCGAACTTGTTCTCAACGTCCAGTGCTTGTTTGGACTGAGCCTCGTTACCTTCGGACATGGCATGAACGATGTTGCCGATCAGGTAATGAGGGAAGCTGGTAGTCGTCAGTTGTACCATAGCCCGTTCAGCGCGAGAACGACGGGTTGGGTTGTCGCTGATGATGACGGCGGCGGCTTTGTTCTTACCGGTCTGTGGTTTTTTCTTAGTAGCTTGGGCCATGAGGAAACAATTCCTTTTAGTTTGTTGGTCAGATGTAGCCGTTGATTTGGAGCCAGGAGAGGCGCACTGCTTTAGCGTCTTCTAAAGCATTGTGTTTGCGTGTGGATTTTTTCGCAGAGACCGCTGGATCTACACGCATATCCAGTTGGTATTCGATCATCATCCAGCCTTCAGCACCGATGATTTGCTGAGTGAAGTAGAAGAGGTCTGCCGCGTGGTCAGCGATCAAAGTCAGCTTCGGCAAAGCATCCAAGAACTTCTTCAGACGTTCTTTAAAGATAGCTGGTGGTAAAGCAGGCTTGTCGAGTATCGGAATAACATGCTCAGCAACCCACTCGACCGTAGGCTGCTTGTGTTCGATAACTTCGTAGAACACGCGTTGACCATCCTCGCTAACAATAGCCATGGAGATCAGTTCGCCATGACCACCGTTGAACTCGCAATCGATAAAGCAATTCATGTGGGTTCCCTGAGTAAGTGTTTACATACATAGCTTAGGGAATCCAGTAAAAAATAAAAGACGGCATAAGGGACCCGAAGGTCCCCATGCTTATTGCTTAGCAATATCGACCGCAGCTTTCTGTAGACGCTCAGTCAGTTTGCGTTCACGTCGTGCCGCTAACTTACGCGTGACCCACATCCATCCAAAGATACCCAGTACCGCCAGTACACCCAACAATTCAAACAGGTTTACAATTACCCGCATCTTTTACCACTCCCTATCCAAGTCGGAATATAGCCCTCCCAATTGGGAGGGCTAGTGTTTGATTACGGCAGATGTAGCCTAGCGTCGGCTCCGACGCGTTTGATGAAGTTCTTGGTGGTTGCACTCATTAGCTTCTCAGAAGCCGCTACGGCCTTACAGAAGCCCTTCCCTTCGTTATAAGGGAAGATGGTCACCACACCATCTAGAATCACATGGTACGCTTGCTTTAAACCAGAGCGAAAGAACACGCCGATCACGCCAGTCGCCGTCAGACGATCTTTGCGATACAGGTCGTTGCACATACGTGCTTCTTCAGTCTCTAGACTACCGATGGTGATAGCGAATACCGCCGCTTCACGCAGTGACTCCATGTAGTTCCAGCCGTGATCTACATCACGCCATACCCACCAAGTATCAACATCTGTTTCGATAGCCCAAGCATCCCGCATGCGGACTAAGTGGTCTGGGATATCCAACAGACCGAGTTCAGGAATAACCCACTGATTGCCTTTGGTGTTAAACATTGTTTCTTCCTTAAAAGGATGATGAGCTTATTGCTCCTAATTCACAAAGACAATATAGTTCTTAAGCAAAATGGAATCAAAAGACATAGCGAACCGGGTCAGATTCGCTATGTCTCCCCCTTAGCCAGGAGTTACTGTATAGTCTTCTCCTTTTTAGTGGGGAAAACCAATTTCACTAGCTGCCAACGGCATTTGAACAGCAGTGGGTTATTGGCACTCACTTCACGTTGCTTCTTAGGCATCACGTGGCTTCGGGGTATGGTTGACATGGTCGTTTCTCAGTAAGATCGAAGTGGTGTTTCGAGCAGGTTGGGATAGTCGACGACATGGGGTTGCAAAACCAGTATACCGCTGGATCGTCGCTCTGGTGTGATCCGTTCGGGAGGCACCCAGAGGATGCAGGCTATCGAGGTATGCCTGCGTATGCGGTTAAACTGATCTTGAATCACTTGATCGTCGTCGTCGATATTGTGTGCTGACATCAAAACCTCCTTGGTGGACATAAGCCCGGCGATGAGGCCGGTGTCCTTTATTCCGTTAATGTGCGGATATACTGGTGAAAGCTATACCCGCATAGTAGGAACTGAGCTGTAGTTCTTTTCAGAACCGCGGTAGATGTGTTCTATTTAACCAAATGACTTACGTGCATCGGCTTCGTTGTCGAACAGACGGCAACCCCAGATAGCAGTGCGATCGGAGTTCCAATACGTCTTCGAGTGGTGTTCAGCTGCCTCGTACTGCTTGACACAGGCATCATGGAATGAATAGGCCGTCTGCGTGCCTACAAGGCGTGCAGGAGCATGCTCACCCGTTGCTTGGTATCCTTCTGCCCAGATCTGGAAATCACGCTCTTGGAGCACCTCAGAACGTTTGTCCTTGAGCAGGGTCATGACCTGATTAAAGTCGGTATAACCCAACTGTTCCAGATCTTTCAGCAGTGTCCGATGGGCCTCGGCATCTTTGAGGTTGTGTACTTGGATGGCTTCATGAACCGGCATGTACTTAGCTCCTTTGGGATAGCGTTTATCAAGAAAGGCGTGCTTCTCTGCTTCACTCCACCGATACCAATGGGTCATTTGACGGATATCCCGCTTGGTGGCCCAGTCATGCACCATCCACGTGGTCTCCGGACAGTAGAATGTCTGACCCTCGGTGAGTTGCGCGTAAATACACCGCGTTTCAGCATCCATCTCCACCAGTACATAGCCGGGTGGACATTTACCCACAATGCGGTGATACAGATAGGGGATGTCTTCAGGGACACGATAGACAAAGGTCTTGCGATCTTCCTGCCCCTTCAATTGAAAGAAAGCCCAGTTACCTTCAGGCACGTGAATCTTCGTGGCCACCCCGTAAGTATCAGAACTAGGACCCGCATCCATGGTAGCCAGCCTAGGGTCTTTAGCCATGATCTCACGGCAGATCTCTAGCAATAGATCGGCATGCTGCATGTAGCCTCCTTACACCACTACAGGAGTCGTGACGTTAAGTTGTGGGAACACACGCGCGTGATACTGCACCTTGGTAACGTCGTGCGTCACTACGCAGCTAGAGTACGTGGTTCCGTTGCCCATGTGGGTGATTACGACATCACACTGAATGTTGTCGATGTCCACTGTAAAATGCACGGCCATATGCCCTTTACCATCGCGACGTAACAGGTAGGGTTCATCGAGCTGGCAACACACACTTTGACCCGAGGTCAGAGCATCGGCCATCGTCGGGAACTCGATCCGGTACGCGGTCAAGTGGATGGTATCACCCACCTCCGGAGTCAGTAGGTGTTCGTGCATAGTACCACGGAAGAGTCGCTGGTAGTGTTCAGGCAGATCACTCAACAAGGTTAAAGGTGCGTACCACCCCTCAGGCCAGCCACGTAGAGCCGTAAGGCGTCGGATTAACTCAGCATCCCAATCACCGTCAGGTGGTGTGTGACGACCAATCTCACCCATGCATCGGTCACGTTCCTGCTTACAGACCCACTCGACTTGTTCGTTCAAACCATCTTTGAGCACAAGACCTAAGATCTCGTCATCATTGAAGCTACAGCTCAACACCCCTTCAGACAAGTCACCAATGAACTCACAGAGCTCACGTTCCGCCTCCAGAGCCCGTGGTTCATTATAAACGTTAAGTCCTTCCATGTATCCTCCAGTCTAATTAGAAACGGCGCATCTTCTTGTTGCCGCTACGATGATAGAAGGGCTGGTCCTTCAGCTTACGATTGGTTCGCTCGCCGTGATCGTTCTTCATCTCACCTTTATAAGCACCACCCCACTGAGGGCCACATAGTTCCCGTAGCTTTTCCTCTGGGGTCATCTCGTCACGGATTTTACGAAGTAGGTCTTCGAACATGAGCTCACCCTCGACGACGAATATTGGTGTTGTTGGCCGACAGACCGTAACCCAATGGTTTGAACCCTCGTCCCCGCAGGTAACCCCGTAACTCACAACTGTCGACCGTGGCGCTAAAGTTACCAGTCGTAATGTCGAGCGTCCCGGACATGCTTCCAACCGCCCACTTATTATCGAACACCGCAGTAAGTTTGAGTTGATCACCTACCTTAACGGTCGTGGTCTTGGCATCGGTGATTGTCTTGCGATGCCGGACGATTACGACACCCGACTTGAGTTTCTTGGTCCGGATCAGATGAATCGCAGATACACGAATCGTGGTCATGCTTTACCCCTGGTGCTCGATGTCGTCTTGGATTACGTCGTAGTAGACCTGAATGTCCATCAGGTACTTGCGATCTTGAGTATAGGCTTGAATGAAATAGTGGTTCGTTGCAGGATCACCATCCAGCACGGTAACCAATAGCGCTTTGAATGACAATACCGCAGCCCGGATCAATGCAGCACTGGCGCCCTTATCGTTCTGGTTGATGTCTTCGATCATGTACAGGAATTCATCGAGGACATCCGGTGGTGCTATCTGCGCAGCTCGTGGTGCAACACGTGGCGTAGCTTGTACAGACAGGAAGGGTTCCTGAACACCACGTACCTTACTGTTCCAGACTACAGCATTCGAACCATCTTCACCTTTAGCGAAAGTAACGGCATAAGCGCCATGTTGATCGCGGTACTCGGCTTGGGCAAAGACTTCTTGGATTGGCAACGCCAGAGCCCAGACTGGGTTGTCTGGTTGGATCGAGATCATCTTCTTGATGGACTCGACGTGATCCAACTGCTCCTTGGTAGCAGCGTCTTTAATTTGTTTCTCTTTGAAACGATCAACAGTGCTCATGTCGTACCCTTGTCTGTAAAATTGATAGACGGAATAGCCGGGGGTCCGAAGACCCCCAACTTAATCCTCCTCGGTGAAGCTTTTCTGATAGACAACCGCATGCCCTTCTGGATCAAGAACAGTCACAGCAAGATTCAGGCCACCGTAGTAACCGTTGTGCTCGTTGTAAGTCCCGATACAGATAGAGTCCCGATCGGTTTGGATATGGACGAACTCTGCCTCCTGAGAATCAGTGCAGTAACACTGTTCTTCCTCATCCCCCGCCAAGATCACAGCACCATCCTCTTTGTCGCAATAGTGATGGACCCCATCGGTTACACCGCCGTGACGGATACCCACCAGCGTTTCACCCACCAAAGATTCCAGATCGTCCGGGGTGCTCATGTAACGATGTTCACAGCAAGACTGCCCGCAAATATCCACAAGCACCAAAGACCATCCGGATTCCAGCACAATCACCAACCCTTCTCGCTGTTCCTTAGACCGCCACGATTCACCTTCAGAGTTAATGGTAACCTCTTTCAGTTCGATCGAACGGATCACACGATTTGCAGCAGGAAGGGTACGTACAGCGATTTCATTCAACATTCATTTCACCTGTCAGTAGTAGTGGCATGGCAGGGATTGAACCTGCGACCCATCGGTTAAAAGCCGATTGCTCTACCCAACTGAGCTACATGCCAAAAAGTCGACTCATTCGACGTAGCGGGCACTTGCTGACTGGTTTAAAACGTGAATGGTGATTGTGCTAAGAACACATATCTAGTTGATGCGCAGTATTAATGTTTCACTGGTTACGCCGGGTGATTGCTCCAACCAATCGTAGAACTTGTTGATACGGATGTTGTTGAACACCACGCAGGACTGTTCGATCACGAGTAGCTTAAGTGGTTTAATACGGTAGTTCTGGTGCTTGATCCACTGGGACAACTCAAACGGCTCATGCATCCGAGCCTGTACTTCAGCAGACAACATGGACGTCTTGGGCTTCATTACGTCACATACCCCAGCACCATCGAAGTTCTGTATGAGATGGTCCCGGTACTTGGAGAACAACAACGAGTCAGGTTCTTGGAGGATCTGTTTTAGCATCCATGCCGTAGCCCCGTTCTGCCGGGGTACGTAGAAACCCATGGTGCGGAAATCCCGCAACCAGCTCGCTTTCCCGTAGTGGTTGATAAGGTGCTTCTGGATTTCACTGACTTCCAGAAACGCTTGCATCGTAGCGTCCATCGACGCATGGATCGTAGCTAATCGTGACATGGCGATTCCTTAGTTTTCTCAAATGAGGTTGTAATCACGGTCCAAAGGATTGTCTTTGAGGGCCACTGGCCGAAGCGTCTGAAGACCCACGTGCAGATCAGAGCCCTGTCTCAAAATAGTTTGCAGTATGTCCAATGGTGCTTCAGCCTTGAACTCTACGTAGACATCAGGAGCAGGGTACTTATCACCCTCGTTCTTAAGGTGATGCAGTTCACTGGTGTTGATCAACACCCCTTGTTTATCGGCAGCGATAATAAAAGCCGTAAAGTCATGGGTAAACTCAAACCGGCAAGAGTATGTTTTAAATGGATTGTCGTTCATGTTACATCCCTTACTCGCTAACATATTTTACTCCAGATGGAATAAGAGCCGGGGTTGCCCCCGGCACTATGCCTACTCCGAGAAGTAGGCGTTTAACCCTTAACGCAAACTACTTGGCGTAGTGTGTGAACGATATCGACCAGTTCTGCCTGTGCGGACATTACGTCATCGATGTTCTTGTACGCTTTCGGTGTTTCATCGAGCACACCTTCATCTTTACGGCATTCAATCCCAGCCGTATCACGAATGTGGTCTTCGAGGGTGAAGGTACGCTCTGCCGCCTTACGGGACATCACACGACCAGCACCATGCGAGCAAGAACAGAAGGACTCGGTATTACCCTTACCACGGACGATAAAGGTCTTCGCCCCCATGGAACCAGGGATAATACCCAGCGAACCTTCATGTGCATTTACCGCACCCTTACGCGTCACCAGCACATCGTTACCAAAGTGGTATTCTTGGGACACGTAGTTGTGATGGCAGTTGACCGCTTCGAGATCACAATCAATCGGCCGCTGCATGAACATGTGCAGTGCCTGAATAGCAGCATGCATCATCACCGTACGGTTCAATGCTGCAAAGCGCTGTGCCCAGCTGATCGCATCGAGGTAATCCGCATACAACACCGAACCTTCTTTCAAATACGCCAGATCACGATCAGGCAAGTTGATCTGATGTGTCCGCATTTCACCTTGGGCCTTATCGATGAAGTAAGTACCAATGGCGTTACCGATGCCCCGTGAACCGGAGTGCAGCACGATCCATACACGGTCTTCTTCATCCAGACAGATCTCGACGAAGTGGTTACCCGTGCCGAGTGTACCGCAATGATTCCATGCACGGCCTGCAGCGCGTTGTAACTTCGGATGCTTGGCCACCAGCATATTCAGTGCAAACTGCAGACGCGATGCTTCCAGACGAACTGTGTCTATCTGGTGATCCAGAGCTACCTGAGAACCCCAAGCACCACGATCGTTCGCACCACCATTGTCAGTACGCCCGTGCGGGATCAACTGCTCAAGGAAGGACCGCAGCTCAGACAGGTTATCTGGCAGGTCATTAGCGGTTAGCGAGGTACGTTGTGCAGCCATGCCACAACCGATATCCACACCCACCGCTGCTGGAATGATTGCACCCAGCGTGGCGATGACCGTACCTATGGTCGCACCTTTACCGACGTGAACGTCAGGCATTACCGCCACATGCGAGTGGATGAAGGGCAGCGAGGCTATATTCTTAAGCTGTTTAACGGCATCGGGCTCTACTGGCACACCCATGGTCCAGCCTTTAATTGGCTTGAATCCAGCTTGAGTATCACCACCCAGTAATTCATAAGTCTTGCGTTGCATAAAACCTCACACGGTTGGAAAGAGGGGACAGACATAATGCCGGGGTTGCCCCCGGCTCTATGCTCACTCCGAGAAATGAGCTTTCAGTTCACTACGAGTCAGGTCTTTAGCGATACAGCGCTCTTGACCATGGATAATGCGTTTGGCAAACTTACCCACTGCACCATTGCAGTTAGGACGACGGCTCCAGTATTCGCGACCATCGCGCCGGGTACCGCCTTCTTTTCTTGAACGTGCCATATTCGATTGCTCCAGTTAAGGTCACAATCGAACTCTTACCTCTTCGTAGATTGGCATTGCATGCTCCAATAGAAGACTAGGCGAGGGGTCGAACCTCTGTGTCGTTTCCGAAGCCCATCCCAGCGGGACCGGCGCCTACCCAAGGCCACCACCGCGGAGAGTCGAACTCCGCTCCTAGCCATAAAAGGAATAAAACCCTGTGGTTGCCCACAGGATCTTAAAGGGTGCTGACCATAGGCATTGAAGCCCTATTAGGCGGGGCCGCTCAAAGGCTGCCACGTTTAACCAGATTGGCCAGCGTAATTCTCGACTCGTTTGCCATGGATAGTTACTCCACAACTGTCCACCCTGAACCACGACTCTCGGGATTCTTTCCGGTTTGCCCAGTACACCACGACAGTAATACCACGCAACCGAGCATCAGGGTAATTCTCGCTACCTTTTACAGTAACGATGAAAATCGCTCCACGGCGGTGACTCGAACACCGGACCCGCGCATTAACAGTGCGCTGCTCTACCAACTGAGCTACCATGGAATTTGCAAAACAACGGCAATCACTACCGTATACTATTACACAAAATGTATTTCTTTTATTTAAACATGGCATAAAGCCCGCTCCCGTAAGAGCGGGCTATGCTTTTCGCTTACCACTACCCCAGGGGAACTAGAGTAGCGGTATCCACTGATTACCCCAGTGGCCAAGTGCCTACGTACGCTTTCGGCTCGGTGTCGGGCTGCGGCTTGGATAAGTATCTGTCTTACCCTTACTACCCTATTAGGGTTTGGCGCTGCGCCTCCTAGATCGTCCACAGTTAACAGACTAACTGTTTAGACCCTACGGTTTCGTGTTGCTAAGAAGCTAATGAGCGTGGCTACGCGCCCGGTTGGGGGAACACTCAGAGCTAATGTACAGGAATAGCGAATCACCGCCATCCCCGTATACCATTACCTGTCCAGTATATTTTAGCAGACCATCACTGGAACAGGGATGCCTTTATCGGCACAGACCTTTTCTAATTGCTTCTGTGCATCCTGGAAGCGTTTAACCATAGCCAGCGATTTAGCTCGGTTATCTACTTTCTCATCCAGTGCCGCTAGGCGACGTGGCGATAGTTTAAAGCAGGGTACCATAATACCTCCTGTCTAGTTGTGTACATAGAAAGAAAGAGATACCCTCTCCCGTAGGAGAGGGCTTATGTCCGTCAGCGCTGTAACGCGTGATACGGTTCGATAACTACGGCGGACCACTGTGAGTCATCATCAACCCACGCTGGAGTCACTACTGTCCACGGCTCGATTGCAGCGATGCCGTCAGTGGTGCTCAGTAATCTATCAACGAACACACGGATCATTTGACGAACCACAGGCCATTCAGTCCGCCGGTTATCGGAGATACACGACCATACCGAAAGGAGCCGGATGATAACCAACGCCTCTGTATGGTCGTACTCAGCCTTAGCGAAACGTTCAAGACGATCACGCAACACGGCCATATACATCGGCGCCCGGAACTCACCGTAGACCAACTGCCACAGTCGGGAGGTAGCTATCGCGGCAGGTAATGGTTGTTTGTAGTACGTCGAGTTATTGAACTGCTCTCTTACCGGCATTGACATAAAGCATTCCTTACAGAAGTGAGTTAGCGCTGGCCAGACGTACGGCTTGATCAGCGGGCTCAGTGAACACAGGGACATGCACACCGTCACGCATGGCGTGTGCTTTCGGATCGGGTTCGTTATCGGCCAAACGTGGGAGATTCACCCAGCCGTCGGATACAGCCAAACGCCATGGGGAGTTTTCTTCAGCCCCCATGCGTTCCAGATACAGGATACGCCCACAACCCAAGCGGGTTTGACGGAACACCACGCGCTGATAAGCGCCTGCTGCATTATGCCCTTCAACCGCAAACGCATTATCGATCTGGAGGTCGTGTAACCTAGAGTTCGTGTCCGGTACGATCGTGTTACGCACATGACGGCACCACTTGGTGTAAATACCTTGGTGGTCGTATACCACCACCATGCCATTAGCCAAACGGTTCTTTTCGATGAATGCCAACACCGTAGCCACATCGTGCTCACGCATTTTAATACGTGGTTTGACGTACAGGTCTTGCAGCAACAACTCAATCTCGGCGTCAGTCGCTACACGGGCAGGTTGCTTCAGATTAACAATCGGGAGGTTATTGTGCATGGGGTATTCCTCAAAGGGATGTTTGTAAGGCAGCATAAAACCCTCCCCAAGAAGGGGGAGGGGAGGGTTATGTCGATCGCAGTGCGTGCACGTTTTTCCGCTTCCAACCAAAAGATAGAGGACCACGCACTGGACCTTCACATATAATAACCAGCTGAGTATATTTTAGCTGGACATTGGAATTGGGATTAGGGAGCCGATGGCGGCGAGCACCAATAATGCGGTAATGAATACCTGACCTTCGGTAGCCTCGCTGTAGGTAACACGCTTGCGCACTGGAACCGTTTTCTTGCCGAAACCGAGGAAACCACTGATCTCCATCGTCTCGCCAGTCTCTTTGTACCAGAGGTGTTTCAGCAAACGGGCCACAGCAGTCCAGACAATGATAGCCACGAAGATCAATGCCATCAGCTTACCGAACACTTTAATCAAGATCACCGCAATGGTCAGGATACCCGCCGGGGTCTTGATGAACTCGTTCACAGCTACGCCCAGCTCATTCGCTGCAATACCCACCGCCTTGGCGAGTTGGGTAGCGACATCAGCATAAGCCGAAAGCTTCTGTGCATCGGTGACTTGGGCTTGCTCTTTGAGCTTCGCTTCAGCCTGAAGACACTGCGTCTCCAGTTGCCCACGCACCGCAATCGGTACGCCGGACTGGGACAGATCACAGCCAGCCCATACTGGACTAGCCATTAACGCGAGTGCTGTCAATAATACAGCAGAAAACCATTTCATACATTGCTCCTCGTTATTGAGTATCACCATACGGTGGATATACAGATTCGGACATCGAATGTTGTACAACCCACCAGCATGGTGATATAGATCTCAGTTTCTTTTCAGTTTACTGGCCTGGTGCTTCGTTACGACCTTCCACGCCTTCAGATTTGAAGCCGGCTTCGTCGCACTGCACACCGCCAGTATAACCACCACGCATTTCCAGACCTGACTCACCATCAACCAGACCCAGTTCGTCGACGTGTTGCATTACCGGAGTTTCACCGCGAGCATAGCCGGAAGCTTCGTTGGCCATTTGCGACGCTTCGGATTCAGCTTCTTCGGTAGGGGCCGCTTGACCTTCACCTGCTTCTTGAGCCGCAACCATGTCACCGATGTTCATCAGGGTCATGACGCCGCCCAGCATGGTGCCGATGTTACCGGTGATTTGCATAGCACGCTGTTGGCCTTCCATTTGTGGGATGCCGTCAGGACGCTTGGCCGCCAGTTCAGCGATGTGCATTTTGATCCACTTGTGCAGCAGTTCGACCTTGGCATCGAACTCAGCACGATGTTCATCGAAGTTACCGCCGTACATACCGGTCAGTTGCTCGACGTGGTGCTGCGTCGCCGCGAGGATCTCAGCTTCCAAAGCAGCCAAGGTCATAACCGGCTCAACTGGCTCAGCTGTGTTTTCCGCATCAACTTCTGGCTCTGGCGCATTCGCCGCGGCAGCAGCCTGCTCACGCATGATTGCATCTTCTTGCACACGCTGGTTCATGCAGACCTGGATCTGATCGAAGATCATATCGGCCAGGTCATCTTTCGGCAGGGTGCCATCGAACGTAGTGACGCCCGGCTGACGTTCCAGCAGTTGGTAGCCTTCGTTGACCTTGGCCAGAATCTCGGCCGGTAGTTCTTCGAACGCGTCTTCTTCACGCTTCGCCATACCAGCCAGACGCTCCAGACGCGCGGCTTCTTCCATGGCGATGTTAACCACGATCACCGGTGTGTTGCCCAAGTGACTGACGTTGATGCTGGTCATCAGGTTGAACAGTTGCAGGACCAGTTGGTTCTGCTCCATGAATGGATGCACCTGGAAGGCATAGGTAGAGAAGTAGCTGCGGTCAGCCAGAACCACCTTGCCAGCATCCAGCGCCGGACGGATGACCTTGCGGTACATGTCGTCGCGCTGTGCGCCGAACAGCAGCAGTTCAGTGGTGTAGTTCAGTTTGATCTCACGCTGGTCCTTGAGGATCTTGCGCAGGTGAACACCCAAATCAGAGCTACCTGGTTCCTGTACGAGGACTACGTCGTGACCAGCAGCGCGCAGACGCTCAGCGATCAGCTGGATTTGCGTGGACTTACCCACGCCATTGTTGCCTTCGATAGCGATCAGGTGACCCAGTTTAACGTCAGACATGCGATTCCCTTATAGTGAGGGTTGGTGAAAAAAGAATAATAGAAGGGACCCGCGGGTCCCTTCTTCTACCACGGTAAAACGACCAGCTTAAGAATTGATGTCGTCGAACATCGAATTCAAGTTGGTGACCACACGTTGGAACTCCGCGCTGCGGTGTGTGGTTTCGACAACAACGACCACGTGGTCTTTGCTATCGCGGTTATACAGCGCCGACACTTTCTGAGTGCCGCCGATGTTGAAGTTGAAACCGGTTTCGGTCAGGTTTGGATCTGCCTTGAAACCTTCGCCCGCGAGTTGGCCACCGACGTAGATAGCCGCTGGAATCAATTCGCCAACGGCCTTCTGGAATTTCTTCACTTGGTCCATGGTTATGCCAGCGTCGAGCGCAGCCGTCGATTCAACAAAGTCTTCGGTGGCGGCGATGGTGCCATTCTCGTTTCGAGTGATCTTGCCCCAGAGATCGTGCTTGTCAGCATAGGCAATCGATTTTGCAACAGAGTTCTTGTCAGTCATGACATTAGTACCTTGTGGGTCAGTAAGAAGGTGGGGTTCGTTCGTCAACACTTCAGCGATTAACGGGACTTGCTGTTCATCGAACCAGTGAGCCATTGCGATGTTGCCATGCAGCACTTCATTCTGCGCAGAGTCTTCTAATCGTACCCAGCTAGGGAACAGATCCATGGCGACTCCTAGAGCATCGTCACCAAGCTGACGGTCCATACAGACCGCCCAAGAGAAGCGTCGTGTGTTAGAAGCAATTAAAGCTTTCAGATGCATGTGCAATGCCTCGGTGTAAATTGGCGATGAACCTAACAGATCGGCTATCCAAAGGAGATTGAGTCTAGTCCTTGATTCTGGAGTCAATCAACCGGCTTCGTCCGTGCGGGATAAAGTTTAGTTTGTTTCCCTTGGACAGCGTCACGGCTGGGTTCATTACCGATTACCATGTCCGTGATATAGACCTAAGATTCTTTTGAATCCAAGGTAATCACGGTTACTTCTGCATGGTGTTCAACACACCACGCTCAGCTCGTTCGGCCTGACGATCGTTGATCGCTTGGAGGGCTTCACGCATACCAGTAAGCGCCCGGTCATTTTCTTCACACGCAAAAGGACCTTGTTGGAAACCTTCGTAACGATCAATCAACACTTCGAGCAATACCTGAGGGGTAACCCCGTTAGACCCGACCTCAGTCATCACACCGTTCTGGAAATAGATGAAGAGTTCATCTGGAGTATCCGCCGGTGCCTCAGGATTGTTCGACGGATCGAAGCCACTGATCACGTAAGTGTGAGCTGCGTTAGAATCCGGGTTGATCGGTCCACGATCCCAATTCAGGGTCTTGGGTTTTAAGAGGGTGGGTCCATTCTCTTCCAACCATTGCAGCTGTTCACTCATGACACATTCCTTTTAAGGCATAAAGAGCGGAGGTACGGGTTTCCCCATACCTTCCGCTTCAGGGGTTTTTATTTGCGGGACATTTCGTCCAAGGCTTGTGCAGCCTCGGTACCCAAGTCCAACAAAAACTTCGGGGTGTCAGTCGGAGCATGTTCCTTAACGAAACGATACACACGACCACGACGGGTGAATGGCTTGTCGCCTTCTTGGCGGCTGGCTTCAGCAAGGCCGATAGCCAACGTACCTTTACGGCGTTCAGTCATGACCAAGGTCAAGGCTTGTCGCAGGAGGAACTTCAGGATTGCTTGTTTCATGATCAATGCTCCATTACAGTCGATCGGTGGATTGTGCAAATGCAGATAGCGACCTTGCTACCTCCCCATCGAGTGCCCACGACAGGAAGTTGGACGGACTACGCCAGTTGGTGAAACTCTGCATAGCACGCGTCACATTCAGATTTAGCCTGTTGCCTACGTAGTACGTGTCTGCAAACGACTGTGATGTCAATGATGCAACGTAATCTTGAAACAGGCTCTGCTCGTCCCACACGGCACTGTTAGTAGCCATGTGTGCAGCAGCTTCCCCAGCGTCACCTCCCATGGTCTCACCGACCAACACTGCGGTACCTTTCACCGCTGTGTCTAACCATGTACCATCAGCGAAACCGCCTTTGATTGGGATGTGCATAATGCTGGACAAATCTTTAAAGCTGATGGATACCTCACAACCCAGCATCTGCTTCTCAGCGTTCCAACCTACATTACCGGTACCGCGAGTAATGGTGATCGTATCGACCATAGCAAGTTGCTTCTGCACACGGCCTTTCTGGAAGACCTGACAGATAAAGGGAGAGGTGTACGCACTACGGCCTGCTGAGAGCGGTAGGCCCAAAGGCAGGATCATGGCCAGTGGTACGTACATGTTGATGAAGCGGGACATCACGTTACCATAAGCACAAGGCAATGGAATCGTGTATTCTGCCGTGGGTAGGTTAGCCGACGAACCTGCCCACATCTCAGGGACATCCACAAACGCTGCACCGGTCAGTACTGCTACACCACCGGCGTTCACCGAGTTCAAAACACCTGCTGCAACCGACTTAAGTCCAGTGAACACAGAACCCACAACGTCAGAGATGTTACCACCCATGTAATCAAAGCTGGCCGAACGACCTTCCTTAATCTTGGTGTTCAGTTGAGACGCAACCCCGACTTGTTCAGTCTGGTTACTGAAAGATTCCGATACGGTGCCGGTATGGTTAACCCGGAACGTTACGAACTGACTACCGTCGTTTTGTGCAGCACGGATGAAGCCATAGACGTTACTAAGCTCAGACCACGAACTGAACGACTCGTTAGCAGTGAGGTCTTTACCAGGCTTCTCATTCTTGATGTAGTCAAGGAAGTATTTGCGGGCATCGACCCCAGGGTTAGGATCCTCAGGTGCCTTCTGTGCGTAGCGTTCGACTTCAGCACGCAGCTGGTCGATGCTGGAAGCACGGGCATTGATCTTGTTGAGCTCGTCTTTAGACGCGTTGGACATCCGCTGGGTTCGCAGCGACAGGGCCATAATGTCAATCGACCCATCCTTACGGAATAGGTCAGGGAACATCATGTTGAAACGCGCCCGGTCAGCTTCTGTTACCCGATTACCCGGATCTTCCATCTCCTTCTGGCCTTCACCAAAGACCCGAGGGATCAACCCCAAGCCAATTGCGAATTCGTTGGCGATGGTATTTACTGCAGACCAATAAGCATGCATGGTCGGTTTGAAGTAATACCACTTAGAAGGTTGAGACTTGTTCAGGAAGTTCATCACCCGATTAACACCCGTCACCCCGATGATGATCGGTTGGAACGGCAGTGTCACGAGGTGGCCACCAATATTACCCAGTTCGAACCATACGTCGGTAGCCCGACCGGTGTTTGCTAACAGGGCTGCATGGCGGTCATAGAAGTTGGCAAAGAAGCTGGTCCAGCTGGAAAACCGCGGTACCCCAACGGTAACGTGGATCTCGTCTCTGGTATCATCGATCGCTTCACTGTAGTAGCGACCCATACCGTACTTGGAGTTTTCTTTCGTACGTCCACGACCCGGATGTCGGATGTCGCAGAAGCGAGTAAACTGTGGTGGGTTGTTGATGACATAGTTGCCACCCAACGAGGTGTTCGTAAACTTGAATGCAGCCGATGTGGCGTGACGGCGTTTGGTACCGTGGCCATAAGACTTCGCACTGCTATCTGTCGGAATAAGGAATGCGTGGCGTAACCAGATGCCACCACGATCGATTGCGGCCATAGTAAACCTCTGGACGAAAAAGAACCCTCCTCCGACTGGAGGAGGGCTTTATACTATCGCTTGAACGAGAGTGGCGTTGGAGCGTTGCCTGCACGTCGCTCAGTTGACGGTTGTTGTTTACCCATATCATTACCGGTTTGAGCTGGAGCCGCCTGTGGGGCAGGCGCAGCAGCGACTGGCGTACCGAGTCGAACTGCGATGGTCTTCAGCAAATCCCGCATCTCAATCTGAGTATTCAACTGCTGTTCCAGATAGTTAACCGACGAAGAGGCCAGAGCCTGCTTCTGTTGGTTCTGTTCTGTAGCAGCCTTGTCACTCGCTGCGGCTTTCTGCATCGCATCATTCAAAGCAGCCTGCCGTTCAGGGGTATTCTGACCGGAACCTACGACCGTTGAACTACCACCACCCGGTGCTGCTGGAGTGCTGGTCGATTGCGATGGATCACCCATCCGCATTGGAGCGGCTGTTTTGTCGGCCGTCATCGTCAGCGAATCATTGGGGTTACCTTGAGGGGTTGGAGTACCCACCTCACCATTGATCGCGTCCGCTGGTGGTTTCATGTCAGCAGTTACCGCGCTGGCCTGTGCCTTCTCATCGGCTTGCGCCTGAGCAGTAGGTTGACCTATTGGAGACTTACCGACATCACTGCCACCACCGCCTTTACGGTGTGACCGAACCTTACCATCAAAGATCTCGTAGACCTCACCGATCGTACGAGGTTGCCCTGTGGTTTTGTAGAAGATCGAACGGTTGGCTGCCGCTTGGGCTGGGTAGAAGCTTGCTGCGATAGCGTTACGGTCGCGCATCAAGAAACCAGCTGCTGTAACAGGGCCCAAGAAGTGAGCAAAGTACAGATCAGTGTCTGTTGGAGCACGACCCAAAGCTTTAGCCAGAATCTGGTAGTTACCTTTAAGGAACTCCGCACCCATAAGGCCGTTGATCCGAGGGTCCTTACGCAGATAACGATCGCCATTGTCCGGTGGGATACCATACTTCGCAGCGTGAGCCTTGAGCATGCCGTCCCATGTCGAGTTGATGAACTGGAACCAACCCGTTGCCGAGGAAGTGCGAGCTTTGACGGTGTAGTCGAAATTCGATTCCATCGATGCGAACGTCGCCAGCAGTTCTGCGTCCACCCCAGTCATTGCCTGAATGGCACGCAGTGTTTCCATCGCTGCATCACGACTCTTGTTCGCCTTCGGCAGTGGGATGCTGTTCCAAGCCCCACCATTCCCTTCCGCAAACGCCGAGTAAGTACTACCCTTCTGCTCCAGCGTACCACCTGGAGTATATGCCGCACTGTATGCCGTGTTGGCAGGCGCTGCCGTGCTGCTCTTAGAGTCACCCCCACCAAAGCCAAAGAAGTCCTTAACCTTAGTGACAGCCCCACCGACCGTATCCTTCACTCCGCTAGCGAAGTTCGAGAACGACTCTTTCAGGGAAGCACCTAGTTTCGATGCCCCGTCCATAATCTTTTCAGCAGTGGTACGGGCTTTGGATTTCTCTTGATTCTCCTGCTCCTTAACCGAAGTACCCGGAGAAGACAGTTTAGCTTTATCGGCCGCTGCCTTGAGGACTAGGATCTCACGTTCAGCCGTAGCCTTCAGTGCCCCCAGATCAGCCGTTCCGTTATTAAAGAAGGTGTTAGCCTTCCAAATCGAAACGTTCTCTCCATTCAGTTCGTAGGTAGCTGTCATGATGGCGTTCGCTACAGACAACTTGACGTCGTCCTTCAGCGCCGTTTCTACACGACTTGGAGTAATCGACTGGCCTTGTTGCTTAACCGCAGCAAAGTAAGCCAGAGCAGTTGGAATGAACCGTTGCAGAATCCACGCGGTGAACTCTTGAGCCTTACGGCTGCTCGGATCGGTGACGTCTACGGCAAAGATCTCACCCATTTGTGCAATGAGTGTATCCAAGTTACCATTGTAGTACGCTTGACCGTCGGAACTGAACCGTACTTGTTCGTAGACTTTGGCTTCTGAATCAAAGAGACCTGCGATCGTCCGCTCATCGAGCTGCATGCGGCCATAGGCTCGCACACGCACCGCTTGAAGCGTCGTCAGCTTGCCAGCCTTAAACACACCCGCCATCGACACAGCGCTCTTCAGCACCAGACCACCCAGCAACGCAGGTGTAGCCACCAACTTAGCGGCATTGCCCAGTGTACTGAGGATACCGCCAGCCCAACCCTCTTTCGCCTTGGCAATCAAACCACCAATAGCAGAGCCAGCTGCCAGCCCTGGGACGAGTGCCATGGCACCTGTCTTCAGTGCGTTGTAGAAACCAGACTTGTCCTCAGGTTTAGAACCATCAGCCGCCTTAGTCTCTTCGCCACCACGAGTCTTGATAGGAACCGCGCCAGTGGTATCACCGGTCTTGCGTTCGTCTTTAGCTGGAGCCTTATCACGCCATTCGTCGATCAGCTCAGTGACTTTGGCATTGATTTCCGCTGGGGTTACTTCGATTGGATCGGAGTCCAGTGGGTGCACCAGTTGCTGGTACACTTCAACCGGTACAGTTTTGACGATAGTAAAGAAATCATACTTCGCCGCATCTGGCAGTTTGTCGTCGAGCTCGTTGATCAGCGTCCCGTGAGGGGTGAGCTGATGCATCGCCTTCAACCAAGCAAAGAACACTGGCTTAAAGCGCTTGTCGATCCACGTGGCCATCCGAATAACTTCATCGGCGTCACTAGGGTCGATGTCGAGGATCTCGAAGACTTTCCTCGGATCGGTACCGTTGATGTTGAGTTTAGGTTCAGTGCCCTTTACAGAGAACTGTTCCAGATAAGCTTCGAGTTCGAGGATCTTGAGTTTGTCACCAGTGGAGTCGATACCGTACTGCATCAAACGCAGCTCACGGAAATCACCGCTTACTTTGCCTGACCGGTTCCACAACCAGTAACCACCTGCAGCTACACCGCCCACGGCCAAAGCCCCGAGCACGACAGGCGAAGCCAACACACTCAGAATCGCGGTACCCGCAGCGGCTGCCGCAGTACCCGCCATCGCAAGACCACTGCCTGCCACCGAAGCGGCACCTGTGGCCAGACCACTCAACGCAGAACCACCAAACATGGACGCAGCACCGCTGAGTAGTGCAGAACCACCGACCCGTGCGCCCATACCGGCACCTGCACGCATCAACGCAGAACCACCCATGCGGCCTACACCACGTCCAACCTTGGTCTTAGCTAATCGGTCCCAACCGCGACCTAGTCGACCACGTGGTTTCTTACGAACCCGCTTACCCTTCTTATCCTCTCCTCCTTCACCCCCACCAAAATCGATGTTGGTGTCACCACCGGACTCCTCGTCCTCCTCGCCTTTCTTCCCGAACAGTTTAGACAGACCTGCCAGTAGACCACCACCAGCCATCGACTTATCTTGGGGCTTACCGCGTTTGCCTTCCCGCTTGGCTTTCGCGTTGGCTTCCGCCTCCTGCATCTTCTGCTGCCAGCTACCGTCCTTTGCCTCTTCCTTAGGCATACGACGATCGATCACCCCCAAGATTTGACCCAAGATACCGTCGGTTGGAGTCATCCCGGCTTTGTTGTAGTCATCGGCCTTCTTCACAGTGCTGCCAAACTTCTTGGCAAACATGTTACCCATGCCTTTATAGTAGGCTTTGGTGCCTTTCCACCAAACCTTACCAATGCCCTTGAGCATAGCAGTAGGAGCGCCAATCAACAGCTTCTTACCCAGCTTACGAATAAAGCCACGGCGTTTAGCGGTTGTGTGTTGGGTGCCGTCACGGTTGATCAGGTGCGGGATGTCTTCCGGGTCAACCAGTAGATTCCCGTCGGCGGCGTATACACCGTCACGTAAGTCGTCGAAGGATTGGATAACCGAACCATCACTGTGGTAATACTCGCCACGTTTGAGTTTGATCGTCTGTAGAATCGGCTGCAAATTACCCGGCAGGTAAGCGTCCAAGCCCTCTTTCAGCAGCTTACTGACGAGCATCCCACCTTTACGGATTAGCGCCATACCGATCTTGAACCGACCTGCGGCGACGCCAAACCCATGACCGGTAGCTGCCGCCAACCCGCGTAGCAACTTAGACGACTTGAACCGTTTGCCGGTGTTGTCGATCAGTTTAGTAGCTGCTTCCTGCGCCGTGAACAAGATCTCATCCGGACGATCTACCCGAGCGACCGCACCGCTGATGTCATCGATCGTCTCGATGACCTTCTGACTGGCCATGTCGATGTATTCACCAGCACGAATGCCAGCGGCCTTAATGACCGGATCGTTAGCCCCTTCCAGATACAGGTCTTTAACCCGCGACACGACCCCATCTTCTTTACGGATGAGATTACCGATCGACAGGCGTTGCTGATTCAGCATCGCGAGTACATTCGGTGGGATCTTAGTCGGTAGGTGTTTGAGCAGATCCAGTCGGACGCCGTTAGCCATCACCAGACCTTGAGTTACATCAGCCCGAGTCAACCGCACTCGACCGGTGAGGTCAATGACTTCACCTTTGATGTCTTCTACTTTAGTGATGACCTTCTGCGTAGTCGCATCGATCAACCCACCATTGAGGATTTCATCGGCTTTAATAACTACACCGTCACGACCGGCTATCATCAGGTCTTGGACACGGTCCTTAGCCGCAGCAACATGGGCACGGGCTGCATCAGCCTGTGCACTCACCGCGGCCCGTACCACAGCGCTGTCCGGCAGATCAACCGAATCAACCAGATTCTGTCCGGCATCACGCATGCGTCTAGCACCACGCATACCGCGGCGACCACCTTCCCGTACCCTATCCCCAGCCTCACGCAGACGCGTGCGACCACCTTCACCAGCCGCACGCATACCGCTACGACCGCTTTCCCTAGCCTCGCGCAACCGCTGACGCAGCTTAGTCAGCAACGGACTGGTTGGGCTAGGTGGGGTGGGTAGTGGACCCGAAGCGTTAGGGTCACCCAAGTCACGGTACATGTCTCGCAGTACACCGTAATCGATCCGGTCTTCACCTTCAACCGTTTTGATGATACCCAAGTCACGTAACGCAGTATGGTTACCCGACGACAACAGACGCTCGATCTCAGCGATCGGACTACGGACTGTGTCACGTAGTTCGTTGAAGCGGGTTGAGTACTCCTGACGTTTGGCGTAGTTCGCAGCCGACTTACCCAGCTTACCGTCTTCGCCGAACTTGAACTGTCTTTTAAAGAACTTCTCAAGCTCATTCAGTACCGCAGGATCAGTACCCGGTGCATAACCACTGGCTTTAACGTAGGCCACAGGGTCGAAGTGTTTACCCTCCATGGCGTCACGCAGTAAGCGTTCTTCCAAGGCATGTTTGGCTTCAGGCGAGAGTTGTCCATCACCGGCACCGAACTCCTCAACCGTGTTGTTGAGCGACCATGTGATACTGCGTCGAGCACCCACACCCACGATTCGTTTACCCAAGTTATCTTGGGCTTTCTTATCTTGAGTGAATTGTCCACGGGTGATGTCGTAAACTTCACGACCGATGGTGTCGTCACCCGTACGGATCATGCGGGTTTCCTGGAGGATACGGGACAGATAACCCGGAATGATCTCCACGATAGAACGCTGCGTCATCTGGTTGAACGAGGCAGACTGGTTAATGGTTTGATAAGTGCCGTCTTTGATCAGGTCATCTTGCCTGAACTGCGGGGCAAACAGTTTCACCAGACCCTGCAGTCTACCCATCACACCGGTAGACTTACTGGCGTCGTTTGCGAAGTTCTGTGAGATTGAGGCCATGTTGTCGAGGGCATAGGCGATACGACTGTCGCCGCCACCTGTCAGCTTATCAGACACCCGTTTGATAGTCGGGCGTGCTTTACGTGCAGCCATGGGTATAAAAGTTGAGTGAAGCAGAGAAGCCAACCCGTCACCCAGCATCGCACCGCCGTTCTCGGCAGGGTCCCGTAGCAGTCGGGCGAGCAACATGCCCATACCACCCTCACCGACCTGACTCGCACCGCGTACTAGACCCGCGGCTTTCTTGCCAACGTTATTAAACAGACCAGGTAAGAAGTTGCTGACCGCGTCACTCGCTGTTCTAGTGACTAACTGCCTGAATGGATTACGCGCTTGTTCTGCGAAAAACCACTTGGTGCGTTCAGCCTCAGTAGCCTTCATGAACTCCGGCAAACCGGTGTTATGCACGAGGGCGGTATAAGCCTGCTTTTGCAACAACAGCGATTCACTCGACAGCTTAACCATCGACCGCATGGCCAAGTAGCTACGCATTTGCAGTTCCAAAGACTTCTTCTGGAACTGGTAGGTTACGCTGTCGTTGTAAGCAGAGCTACGCTGAGTCGAATCGGCAATCATGCCGAGATGACGGTTCATCACATCAAAGCGGGTTTTGTCCAAACGCGCCCGGATGCCATCACGCTTGACATCGTAATCTAATTTATTGTGTTCGACATCGGATGCAGCCTTGCTGAGCTCGTTTTGATCCTCAGCCATCTGCAGTTCGTCGAACATCTGATCGACAGAAAGGTTCTCACTTTTCTCGTCGTAATCACCACGAGTACGTGCTGTTTGTGCTTGGTCGATTTGACGACGTAGTTTGTAGTCTTCCTTGCGGTCTTCAATCTTGGCTTTGATGCGTTCATAAACCGCATCCGACACCTTGCCTTTGAGTTTAGGCAGTTGATTCTCGAATCGCTCAGCCAGTTTCTCTAAGCTAGCGAATTCAGTTTCCTCAACACCGTCGACTACCGATTCGATACCTTGTTTGGTTTCGTCATAGAGACCGAGCAAACGTGTATAGCCGTCAGGCAGTGCTGTACGAATAAAGGAAGCGAGAACGGTCTTGGTGTTAACCCGATCACGCATCGATCTTGAGGCGGTGGTCGCTAGTTTACGGATAGACTCTGTAGGGGTTCGTTTACCGGACTGCGAGGAACCACCGTCGTCGAGCAAACTATCGACGTCATCAAGGTCCAGCCCACCTAAGAGCATTGGACCCGAGCCAGCCTTGTTACCTAGTTTCTTTTTGCCGGCCATTTAAGGTCTCCGGTACAGTGAAATCAATCATATTGTTGTCTTGCCCGAGGGGTGTTCCGTGTGAAAAAGAAAATGCTACCCTTGAACATCAGTCTTTTGATCCCCACAGCCGAACAGCTCAAGCTAGTTCCGCAGGTCAAGAGTCTGGGGATCATGGATGGTCCAGGCGGTAGTTTCGATGAGGAGGGTTTGTTCTCCACCTCGATCTTTGGTCGTGTCGGTGACCCGATGCGTGACAAGACCTTTGGTCATATCGACTTGCGCCTACCCGTGTTACACCCCATCATCTTTCGCGTGCTGTCGAAAATGCGCAGCTTTTTCGTTGACGTCATGGCGGGCCGTGAATACGCCATCTTCAGTCAAGCCAAAGGCACGTTCGAACGCGCTAACGAAATCGACGGCCGGACAGGCTTTACCTTCTTCATGTCGCACTGGCAGGATCTTCGCTTTGAGAAGGGCGACTCCACCACCCGTAACGTACAGATCGACCTAATCGAGCGTTACCGCAACAACGCGATGTACAGCCACCTGTTGGTATTGCCAGCGGGTTTGCGTGACGTGGAGGTAGACGCGGTAGGTCGTGTGACAGTGTCTGAGATCAATGACCTGTACCAACGCTGTTTGATCCAAGGGCGTAACTTCCCTGAACGGATCAGTCGTGGTGATGACTTGTCGATTTATGACCGCACCCGTTTCGCTACCCAGCAAACGGTCGTAGCCATTTATGAACACCTCGAAACCCTGATCAAGGGTAAAGGCGGGATGATCCAAGCGAAATGGGCATCGCGTAAAGTCTTCAACGGTACACGTAACGTGATCTCTTCACTGGACGTCACCGCGGTCGATCTCGATGCACCGAACCGTCCGAAGTTCAACGACTCGGTCATCGGTCTGTATCAAGCAGCCTCGGCCTCGCTACCGAAGACCATCTACCATTTGCGCACCAACCTCCTCGAACCGATCTTTGCGACGGCATCTAACGCAGTCCAGTTGATCAACAAGAAAACCTTAGCGTTGGAATGGGTCAACGTCACCAACGAAACCATGGACCGCTGGTCCACGGAAGAGGGTTTGGAAGGCGTGGTCGATGAACTCTCGGTGATCGATAAGCGGCATCGTCCGGTGGAGATCGAAGGCTTCTATGTAGCCTTGATCTACGTGGATGACAAAGGCACGTTTAAAGTGTTCCGTGATATCCAGGACCTACCTGACGGTTTCAACCGCAAGTTTGTGCGTCCGATCTCTTATGTCGAGATGATCTACCTAGTCGGACTGGATATGTGGGAAAACACGGCAGCTTTCGTTACGCGTTACCCGGTAGAGAACTTCAACAGCTCCTCGCCAGTGATGCAATACGTGAAGACTACCGTGCCTGGTGAGCTGCGTTATGGGCTCAATGACCAATGGCAACGAGATGAAAGTGTCGTCGCTAAAGAGTTCCCACGCTTACCGGCTGACCGGATGCCACAGTACCACGACTCGATCAGTATTCCACCAGCACGATTGACGGCTAAAGGTGCCGACTTCGACGGTGACACCATGAGCTATAACGCTACCTACTCGGATGAAGCCATTGCTGAGGCGAAGAAGTACTTCACCAAGCGACGTGCGTATATCCAAGCCGGTGGCGGTATGTCTTTTGGTATTGACATTCACACCGTTAACTTGACCCTGCTGTACATCACTGGTAAACCAAAGCCACGGGTGGCCCATGCGTTATAAACAGCCGAAGTTTTATTTGCTCTACGGACTGCGGCAGCATACACAGCTGCTCAAGCCCCGTATGGCCCCGATGGGCAAGCTTATCTTGCCCCTCAGTTCGATCTACCAGTACAACCGAGATAACGGCGCTATCGTTGGCCCATCGCCTCAGGACCGTATCTTCAACACTGAAGGCGGTCGTCTGTTTATCGAGCACGTTAAACTACTCGAAGGCAACCTCGGTAATCCTCGTCGCAGTGTGGTTAACCCTAACACGCTGGAGTCGGACTTCAAACGGGCTAACCGGGTGTTTCGTCCGCTGCGTAAAGATGAGGCACTGCTGATCAACGATAAGAGCATGTTGGTGATGAACTACAACATGCTCAATCCACTCTACAAGTACATCGCCTCGTATAAGGCGACGTTCTACCGTTGGACCAACACCACCCAGACCTTCTGGGCCAAGGTAGCCGAAGCACACGAACGGTTCCGCTGGAATCAGTACATCGAGTTCGAGTTGCCAGCGACCATACCGGTGCGGTCGAAGTGGGATAACCTCACTAACGGTATTAACCAAACTAGCTTAGAACTGTTTCCTACAGCTTCGCACCTGAATGCACATGACCTGTACCTGTGGCTGGGTGAAGACCGGGCACTGTCGAAGATGAATCGCCTCCCTAAGGAGTCGTACGCATCGATCAACTTGTTGTTCCGTATGCGCACTCACTTCTTCACCCTGAACCTCGGCGTGCTGGATAGCTGGCGTAAGGATGAGTCGGTCAAGAACGACAGTGGTCTGGCACCGAAGGACATGCAACTGCGGTTTGTGCGTTTGCTGCAAGGCCTGCATCAGTTTGTTATCGACGGCACTGAACTCAACGAAGACGCCGAAGGTCTGTTCTTGAATCTGGAAGAGCCTGAAGCTAAGGCTCCCACAGCCAAGACCACGATCAAAGAGAAGACCGTCACTGACGACACCGGCAAGGCAGATGTATCGGGCGATGACGATGAAGCCAGTGAACTGGTGGATGAAGCCAAAGCACCGGATACCGCTGGCTCCCTTGACTTGTTCTCTGACCTTGATGTCGATACGTTCGAGGTGCCGGTAGCTCCGGTAGCGACCGCTCAAGTGCTGGACAGCCTACCTACCGACGATGACGATCTCGATGACCCTATCGGCCAGACCATGGCTGATATCACCGATGACGAAGTCGACGAAACACCCATGACCTTCGCCGATCAGTTGTTAGGTGACCCTAACGTGGCTCCAATCGCCCTCAAGGCGTTTGAGATGTCCGAGACAGGGATTATCACCCAAGCGAAGATGAATCGCTCTATCGAAGACGCCATGAGCTTTAAGACACTGCCAGATCCATACGGCAGTGGCGGCACCATCGAAGATGCGATGCAGATCAAACCTGAGGACACGCAGCTCCCGCCGAACAAACAGTTTCCAGACAAGTCGACCATCATCGACAAGTCTATGCTGTCGTCGAAGCTTAAACATGCGACCAAGTCCTACGTCAACAACTTGATGCGCAAAGATATCCTCAATGCGGTCATTGCGATTCAGAAGCAAGGCGTAGCGGTTAAGGACTACAAAGTGGAAGTGGTGCGTGATGCCATGAACCACTATGAAATCCACTCCGTCACTATCAAACCCATCCGTGGTCGTCAGACTACTGTACGCTTCCGTATTCCGGTGGTGGACAAAGATGGTCGCTTCATTTCTAACGGCGTAGTTTACCGCATGAAATGGCAGCGTGCGGATAAGCCTATCCGTAAGGTGAATGACTTCCGCGTCGCCCTGACTTCGTACTTCAACAAGATCTTCGTCGATCGCTCTAAGCGTAAGACGGATGACTTCGAGCGTTGGTTGATCAGTGCGATTAAAGACCGTGCCGGTAATGCCGAAGACACCACAATCACCGATATCCACCTGGGTAACAGTTTTGTAGAAGACCTGCACCTGCCACGGATCTACACGATCATGGCCAAACAGATCACCTCGTTCACATCCGGTGACTACAAGTTCTTCTTCGACTTCCAGAAACGCATCGAACACTTCGCGGCATTGGGTATTGACCTTGCGCAAGAGGAACCCGTTGGTCAGGTGGTATTGGGTAACCTCGGCAAACAAGCGATCTGCGTGGACTCTAACAACGTCCTCTACCTCAACACCAAAGACGGTCAAGAAGCCATCGGTAGCTTGACTGACATCATCGGACTGGACGCATCCCGTGCTCCCGATGAAGTGGCCGAGATGACCGTGCAGAACAAGATCATCCCAGTGGGCTTTACACTGGCATACTACTTCGGCCTGACTACCTTGCTGAAAGAGTTGGGTGTAGAACACTCCCGTCACCCACGTGGCGAGTCGTTGGATCTGCCAGAAGATGCCTACAAGCTGGTGTTCCAAGACGAGGTCATCGTACTGTCGAAAGCCGATAACCGCTCGACGCTGATCCTGAACGGTCTCAATCGCTATCACCGCGCCATGAAGAAATTCTCGGTGTGGGACTTCGACAAGAAGGACGTCTACTACCGGTTGCTGGAAGACGTGGGCTTGGGTGTGCGTTACCTGCGTGAACTGGATGCATTGAAAACCGCATGGGTCGATCCGATCACTGAAGGTTTGTTGCTCCAGATGGGTGAGCCTACTGAGTTCAGTAAACTGCTGGTGCGGGCGGTCGAGTTGTTGCTAACCGACTACTGCCCGAAAGAGACCGATCCGAAGTACATGCGCTACCGGGGCTATGAACGTTTCTCTGGTGTGATCTACGGTGAATTGTCCAAAGCCGTTAAGAGTTTCAACAACCGTTCTTCGGGTGGTGAGATTGGCGTTGAGATGAACCCGTACGCCGTGTGGCAGAAGCTGGTCGGTGATCCGTCTTGCGGTATTGTGGAAGAAGCCAACCCGGTTGCTAACTTGCGTGAGCAAGAAGGCTTTACTTATCGGGGTGATGGTGGTCGTTCCTCTGTATCGATGGTTGAACGTACTCGTATCTTCCACAAGGATGATGAAGGCACTGTATCGGAAGGTACAGTAGACTCCGGTGAAGTAGGCGTTATCGCTTACATGTCCCCTGATGCCAACATGATCGACTTGCGGGGTAACACTCGGGTTAAAGAACCGGGTGATGGTCCGAGTAAATTGCTGTCGTCTTCGGCATTGCTCTCTCCGTGTGTTGAACACGATGACATGAAGCGAATTGGTTTCGTGTCGGTTCAGCATCAGCAGGGTATCTTTGCAGATGGCTATGAAGTCCAGCCACTGCGTACCGGTAAAGAACAAACAGTCGGTCAAGAAACCACCTCGATCTTTGCCACTGCGGCAGATCAAGACGGTGTGGTGGAGAAGATCACGAAGTGGTCGTTGCAAGTGCGTTATGCTGACGGTACAGTCGACATCGTACCTTTGGGTATCCGTCACGGTATTGCGGCGGGGCACACTTATCCCCATCCACTGGTCACTGACCTGAAACTAGGGCAGTCGTTTAAAGCTGGCGACACGCTATCTTACAACGACAAGTTCTTCGCCACTGATCGCTACAACCCAACCCAAGTTTCTTGGAAAGCGGGCGTGCTCTGCACCGTAGCGTTTATGGAAAAGATCACCACGCTGGAAGACGGCTGTGAGATCTCTGAAGGAACCGCCAAGAAGTTCAATACTCAATCGACGGAGATCCGCAACGTAGTAATGCGGTTTGATCAAAACGTCGATAGCCTGATCCGTGTAGGTGATCACGTGGACTTGGAAACAATTCTATGTATGATCGAAGACCCTGAGCAGGCGAACAACCCGATCTTTGACGATGTCGCACTCGATACCCTACGCCGTGTGGAGGCTAAGTCTCCTAAAGCGGGTGTTGTCGGTACCGTATCCAAAATCGAAGTGTACTATCACGGCGACTTTGAAGACATGTCGGCCTCACTCCAGTCGGTTGCTAAACGGGGTGACAAAGAGCGTAAGGAGTTCGCTGAAGCAATGGGCGAAACCCCATTCACCGGCGAAGTGGACTTCAGCTTCCGCATCAAAGGGGAGCCGATCGATCCTGATAACGTGGCTATCCGCATCTACATCGACCATGACGTGGCCGCAGGCACCGGTGACAAAGGTGTAGTGGCCAACCAGATGAAGACCATTATCTCCAGTGTGTTTACTGGCGAGAACTATCTGGAAACTGGTGAACCGTTGGACTTGAAGTTCGGCAACACGTCCGTGGAAGAGCGGATGGTGCTCTCCCCTAAACTGTTGGCCACCACCAACATGCTCATGGCTGCGCTGTCCAAGCACGTCGCCGCTGTTTACCGAGGAACTGCAAATGCAAGAGCAAAACATTAGCCCTAACGTGGCACATGCGCACAACACCCAAGCGCTAGCAGCCGCCGTGGAGCTGGGCACCGAAGTGATTCGGAACTGCCTAGGTACCGAGGAGGTCTCCGCAACCCTGAATGGTAAGCTCTTCGAGGATTCTGATATCCGCGAAGCACTGACCGCCCGTCTGGCCAAGAAACTCGGCATCTAAGGGAGTTCTTACATGTCCATCGCCGCTTCCGTTAAAAGCATCTCCCCGGCAGCGCGGACACTGACTGAGGGCGGCCGTCTGGTCGCCTTCAAGTCGATGTTTGCACCGGTTACCCAAGTTGCCAACGCGTACCAATCCAACGTTAAACCATCCCTGCTCGCTTTCAGCGAACGTGTGGCCATGGAATCCGAGGATCAGTTCTCTGAGGCCAACGAAGTAGTCGTCGGCGCCGATGCCGCGACTGTAGATGACCAAACCGAACAACTGACCCGTGCCGTCCAGGCCATGGTCTACAACTCGCGTAACGTCATCGTACCGACTATTGACAGTCTGGTAAACCAGTTCGTCTCCAAACAGTCGAGCTCGGTGCAGCCAAACGTTTCGGTTAACGTGTTCAAGTATCACGAAGTCCACAGTGCTTCGTCTCTGCTGAACCACGTGTCGAGCAAGTACACCGACGTCCAAGCACAACAGCAATACCGTACTTTCCTGTTGGGCGCCATGTCGCCTGAAGCCATCGTTAGCCTCGTGGCCGAGAACAACCCACACTTGGAGCAACAGCAAGTAGTGGAATGGCTGCTGGAAATGGGCGCAGATCGCATCAATGCAGTCTGGAACAAACTCTACGGTCAATCGCGGGTGTTCGACTTCACCACCGCGACCTGGATGCACGCCAACAACTGGCCAATCCAGGTCGATGAACTGTTGCTGGCTTACTGCCTGACTGGTGCGCTGTATGAAGCGCCACAGGAAGTGACCGGTGAGTCCGTTGACCTGCCGCAGTGGCAACTCGCGCTGGGCAACCTGCATGAGCTGCTGGGCAGTGCGTTGCTGAAAGCGTATACCTACCGCGCCCAAGACACCAAGAACCAACGTCTGGTGTTGGCGACTGATGCCAAAGAAGCTATCCGTACCGGTCAGGTTACTGTACTGGCTAACGGTGACATCTACAACGGCTGGTTGGCCGCTGGCGGTAAAATCGAAGCGCTCTTGGCCGTAGCCGTTTACGAACCAAACCTGCGTACCGTACCGCAAGTCAATGCTCAAGCTGATGAACTGGCTGATCGTTGGGCCAAGTACTACCCAGTACTGCGTCAAGCGTGCCTGGACAATGCATTGCGCGATCGTCGTAAAGACGTGGTCTCGGTGTTCTTGAACAGTTCGACCCCTGCGGTCGAAGGTCTGCCTGCTATTGACGCAGGTGTGGCAGCTGATCGTCTGGACGCTGAACTGCGTGTTGCCGAAGACGATGCGTACGACAAACCGTACCTGTTGTTCGCCGGTCTGGTGTGCCGTATCTACTACCCGAACCAACCACTGTACTACGGCTTCATGCGTTCCATGGAACGCTACGCCAAAGTGCATCCGGGTGCCTCGGGGCGTGAGCTGGCTATCGAAGCCGTGATTGAACTGGTAGCGACCTGGCTGGCTGAGCAGATCACCACTGTCAAGTACACCCCTGACGTCGACCCTAATGCGGTCTCGCAGGAAGACGATGGTGCGGCTAACGTGAAGATCGATACCGCCAATCAGGAAACGGCGGACAACTTGGGCGACGTACAACCACCAGCGCCAATCGATGAAGTAGCCGAGGCGCAAGCCAACGGTGAAATCGATGCTGACGGTAATCCGATCACCCCAGCTGACGACGGCGCTACTGCCTTCGGTGAAGATCCTGCGTTAGCTCCAGCGGGTGCTGAGACCAGCGAGCTGCCAGATGATGGCCAGTCCGAGGGCTTCCCAGGCACAGAGCCAGCCGAGGGCGAAGCCCCGGTGGAACCAGACTTCTCTGACGAAGCCGAAGAAGGCAAAACGCAGCAATAAGCTGTAAGTTCCCAACCTGAGGTACTTTCTGATGCAGATGGTCCGAGACCCTGACTTCATCAAGAAACACCTCCATGAGCAAAACGACGGCAGTATCATCAGTGATACTGCTTGTCGTATTCTCGTGCCTGAGCGTTACGCTTCTGTGCACTTGGCCAATATAGGGACCGAGATTCACATTCTCGGTTTCTACGGTATCCTCATGGGTAATCGCTTTGGTGTGGTTCGCACCATTGCGATGTTCCGCATTGTGCCATCTTCCACTGAGAAGGTGGTGATCAATGGCGTGACGTATTTTAACTTCCAGTTTGAACCGGGTGACACAGTCATTGCCGGTACCGAGCCTGTGAAGAACGACACCCTGTCTTACTACGTGTACAGTGAACACGTGGATAAGGGTAACATCCCTTGGTACTTCAATTATTTCGACAAAGCTAACATGTTCGAAACGGCGGAAGAGTTTGCAGGGATTTACTTGGGTAACCGGGCGATCCTTAGCCTCATCATTTCCACTACGTGTCGTGATCCAAAAGACATGACGCGTCTTTACCGCCACATCTACAACAAGCACAGCGATGTCGAGACCAACCCACCCGTGAGCATTCCTTTCCGGAACGTGATCTGGAACACCTCTGACACCACATCGAAACTGATTGGTGCCTACACCGCTGACAGTATTGTCTCGGCGTTGGTGAACCCTAGTGACCGCGTCGAGGGTATCGAGGAGCTCCTGAGAACCTGAGGTCTCTATGCTGCAATCTGCTCTGCGTCAATCGGTGCGCGTGGGTTCTACCATGCTCGCCGGTACCCAGAAACAAGGCGTCCTGCAACCAGACGCCCAAGGCTACTACCCCTGCCCGGTAGGTGCCTACGATGCCTACAACAGCGGTGGTTTTCTCTACGACTCCAAGTCTGGTCTGGCCATGTTCCAGCCGGGCTCGCAGTTGATGCGTCAGGCAAAGAAAGGCGCTCTGTACGGTGAATACAAACATCCCGTGCAGACCCCCGGTATGTCAGACCAAGCCTATATGGCTCGGGTACGTCGTATCGACCCTGATCGCTGGAGTCACCACATTCGTGATTACGAACTGGTCCCCAGCCAAGACGAACACGGTCGCCCAATCACACTGGTAATCGCTTGGGTCAAACCGTTCGGGCCTTACGGCAAATACGTCGAAGAGTCCCTGAAGAACCCTGCAATGAACACCTACTTCTCCGTGCGGTCGATTACAGTCGACGACATGCTGGAACGCATTAAGTACACCCGTGAAGTTGTCACGCATGACTTCGTGGGCGAAGGCGGTATCTACACCGCATGCAAACACAACGCACCGTCTCTCGAAGACTTCGAGAACAGCATGGAAGTTACTCCAGAAATCCTCCATGGTTTGGCCCGCGAACAGAAGCGGCTCCGTGGCTTGGGTCTGGAAGACAATGGTGCTGATTACGATAAGCTGATCCAAGAGCTCAACTGGCAGCGTGTTGCGAAAACTTCTACTACTCGTCGTCCAGGCTTCATGCGCTGGTAAGCGGACATAAGCCCCTCCCGGTCAGGGGAGGGGTTTTATGCCGTTAGGCGATACCGATCATTGGATACATTTCTTTAGCGATTTGAATCAAATCCTTGGAAGGAAAGTTCTGAGCAGCCAATACAGCGGTACGGGTTGATGCATCAGATACCAACAGTTTAATGGCGTCTTGACTGGCCTTAGCGACGACGGCCAGGTTAGTGACCGGGAGTGGGGTCTTGATGGTTACATCATCACCACTTACCGTTTCCACTGAACCGCGATAGGTCACCAACCACGTAGGGTCCAATGCGTTCATTACCTTGACCAGTTGCGCGTGCAGGGTCGGGTATTGATCTGGCGTGGTACCCACAGGGAAGGCGTACTGAGCCAGATAGCTGGGACCATAGTCAGGCGTACGGTTCGTCAACGCACTGGCCATGCCGTTGTCGACGTAGTACTCCATCATTCCGATGTTAGACGTAGCGATGAGTTGATCCGAGTTACGGCTATATACCGAATACCTGAAGTTCTCATCCTTGCCTTCCATCAGGCTGTCCATCAGGGCTGGTACACCCCAGCTAGACACGGTACCCATCAGTCCACCAATCAACGCCGCCTCAGCGCCCATGTCGAGGGTCTTGAAAACACTGTTGCCGGTGAGGTCAGCCACGAAACCGAGGATCGATTGTACTGATTGACGATCGGAATTGATCTGGTAAGTGGCCTGACCGGTCACTACTTGGACGTTATCGTAGAGGTCGGTCGCGCCTTTGACATAGTCTGTGCCCGGTACGGTGCCTGTAAGCTCGCTGTAGATGCTATTCTGCACTCCAGAGGCTAGGCCTGCGATATCACTGCGAGACCCGCCTAAGGCGCTCTTGATGCGTTTGGCGGCATCATCGACATTGAGCTCGCCTTTGGTGATGCGGTTACCGATGTTACTGAAGGTACGTCCAGCAGCACCGAAGGTAGCCGACAGCGTACTACCAAAGGACGTCAGTTTACTGGTAAGGTCGTTACGGACTTCTGGCGTGACTGCGTTATACGCATCCACCATCGCCACTTTGTCCTTGGGTCCAGTTTCAAACACCGGACGGGCAATACTAACCATAGAAGCCTCGTTTTAGACAAAAGAAAAAGGGAGTTCATAAGATGGCGAACCTCCCCTTACGGGGAGGCTTGCAATGGACCGTCGGTGAACCCTAACACCCCAAACCCAGGCAACGTGATGATCCACGTATCCCACTCAATACGGGCGTCGTAAGTATAGTGTTGCAGTTCAAGGTTCGAGAGATCGGGTGGTTGCATGACACCGAATGAAGCGTCTACCCATTTACGCAACGCGTCCATGGTCGGCTCAATCTCTTGTACTTCAGCCATTGCTTCATCCAGCAATCGACGATGCGGACGTACTTTCATTTCCCACTCCTGACATAAGCCTGCCCCGTAGGGCAGGCCATGTGTTATTGACAGCCCATCACAGAACGCACTATCTCAAGCCAAGCCTGTTCCTGTGTGTTAAGCTTAGGCGAACGCCGTAGCCATTCCACGCAGTCTTCAGGATTGACATGCGACACTACCGAGTGGTTCAACCGAACGTTGTGTAACAGCGCAGCCATCAACCGCATCCGTAAATCACCCACGTGCGTCCATTTGCGCTCACGACTCGTAGCCAGAATTTCCTTAGGGTCTTCTAATGTCAGCAGTCGGTTATCAAAGCCGCCACTGACGTAGTACTGCCGAAGCCCGTAGTACGTCTTGAAGATCAGCCCACTCTCAGTGGTTCGATTCGACGGGGCATAATAGCCCAGAACATTCTGGATATCGAGGCTTGCGTTTTCACCGATATCGATAGCGTTGCTTTTATTTGGCATAGTTGCGTCCAGTGCTGAAAGGGTCCCGAATAGTAACGTGCGTTTCAGTGACGTCTTCGACGCGCTTTACTTCTGGTGCCCACTCCAAACGAAGGATGTAGTCTTCCTGCACAGGTCCTAGGATAGCCAGTCCCTTACGAAAGTTATTCCACGACAGACGTGGTTCAAACAGTTGGCGTTGAATGGAACTGATGGTTGTGGCCGTTTCCTTCTTGGTCCCGGTAAAGCCATTCAGTGGGTTCTTGGCGTACTCGTCCAGTAGTGCTTGCCAGCGGGTGTGATCAACACTTTCCGCCTGCAGGATCTGCCCATACAGCCGGGCTAGTGTGTTCTTCGGCTTATTCTTTTGCCGTTCAACCATGCTGGCAACGAGGTCTGTTTCAGGCAGCAGTGGGAGAGACACCAGGATAATGTCGTCTTCATCCTCCACCAAGTCAATGGTGACACTGTAGGTTGAAGTCTTACCACTCTTCCACGTCAGTATGATGGTGAGGATAGCCTTATAGGGACTCAGTAGGTCTAAGCCCTTCTTAAAGGAGGCCCAACTCAGGTCATCCTGAATCAACGCCTTGTTGAGATTCCCACGGTCCGGGTTCTTGCGGTTATGTGGCTTCTCAAAGTAGAAGTTCGTGGCTCTGACCCATCGATGATACGTCACGTTGTTCCAGAGCAGTGTGTTGCGAAACATATAGCACAAGATACCTTGCGCACGACTACGTCCCTTATCGGAACTCGTCAGCAACTGTTTGATGTTGTCCATTCATACACCTACGGTGATTGATGTGGGAAAGCGACGCCTTCCTTGGGTTACCTTTGCTTGAGTTCTAACAGTCGAGTGACCACGACGATGAGTTCCCGATACAGCGGATTCATCAGACGGTGATACTCGAAGGACTCCAACCCATCAAGGGTAGCAGCCATGCTGAAGAGCAAGGTACTGATCCGAGTAAATACCGCCTCGGTATCAAGGGGAAACCCGTCTTTGTCGGTGAGGTAGGCAGCAACAGAGTTATCATGCCGATCCGTCATGCGACGAGACAGGTAACTAGCCATTTGCTCGTAGTCGTCCTCCGCGACCAGTCTGAGCGATTTGTCCAAGAGGTTGGCTATCTCCTCTAGGTTTACGTGATTGCGTACCAACGGGTAGCAAATCAGTTCGTTTAAGGGGATGGAGGTAAACACAGTATGCCCTGTGTCTCGCCAGAACGTAGCCATCGCTAGTGGCATTGTGCTGTCAGAGATCTCCATCTCCAGTAATTCTTCTATGCGGTACCTGCGTGCTTCAACCGTGCGAGTTTGACGCCACAACGCTACGCGTTTAAATAACGAACCTAACAACATTAGGGGTAACTCCGATAGTATCATGCGCATTATGCATGACGATGATATAGGTGCCTAAAATATTCCGTTATATACAGTCTAGTAGACTGGTATACTTTTCCAGGAGCAAAGACATGTCTGACGCACAAGAGACGCATACATTGGAGGCAGGTGAATTCGACTACATCGAAGAACAACCTGAGATGTCTTATGAGCAGGCACTGGCCTACTCGCAGGGTATTCGACGTAAGATCGTAGCCAGTAAAATGCGTGGTGGTGTACCGCGGGATAATGACGACATCAAGGTCTTGTTGTCCACGCTCAAAGATCATGACACCACGGCAATCAATGACCGTAAGAACAACATCGAAGAGTCCGCCAGTGCATCGAGTGCTGAAATCGCTCAGGCGATGGTGGAAGCTGTTAAGATGCTCAAGAACGACAACCCGTTCTCGTTGCGTTCTGCTGACGGGTCTGTAGACCCTAACCATGTACCGCGTGCACTCCTGCCGAAGCTGGATGAATCCAAACTCGGTGAGCATGAGATCGTGGACGGTGAACAAGAGATCGGTGTGGTTCAAGAAACCAGTGAATCGTTCTTCAGCCGGATGGGTATTAACCCAGGTGGTAAGCGAGTCGACTAAACTTAAGCTCCTGCCTACGGGCGGGGCTTATGCCGACAAAAGAAAAAAGAAGTATAGGGACCGACCATCCGGCCGGCTCTATACTTCTAACAAACGTTGCATTAACGCTTGTCCGCCGCCATCTTCTTTTTTACACGGCGAGCCAGCAAGAACTCGACGTAGGCCAGAGAAGCGTCGATACCACGTTTTTCTTCTTCGGTGAAGTTTTGCATTTTCAAGTGTGTGTACTCTGTAAGAAAGTGTTGGGGGCGATCATCCGCCCCCGGTGTAGTGTCGTCGTTAGCGCAAGGCGGCAGCGACGGCATCTGCAACAGCAGCGGCAGCATCACCTACAGCGTCAGCAACCGCTTCAGCTGGAGTGCCTTTCAACGCTTTGTAGCCAACCCAGGCAATGCCGCCAAGAGCAGCAGCACCGGCGCTGTACAGACCGACCTTCAGCGCAACCCCGCCGATGCGCTTAGCGCGCTGGGCCAGAGTAGGCTTAGCAAACAGATTGCTTTCATCGATCACTTTGGCAGCGATCTCTTCAGAAGCCTGTTTGATTTGATCGCTGAGTTTAACCTGAGCGTCAATTGGAGTTACGTCGATTACTGGCTTGTTGTTTTCTGGAGTTTGCATGTTGGTATTCCCTTGTGAAATAGTTTTGTAGAAATGGGTGTAAGAAGTTGGGGTATAACGGCGATCAGTCAAGGACTGCACCTACCACTTTCTGCACGGCAATACAGACCAAGCTGATGCCGACGGATACACCAATGAAATAACCCACTGCTTTTGCAACTTCTTTAGTATCACGGCTCATGTCTGTATTCCTGATCAGTAGTGTTAGATGCGGTTGATTACTGCAAAGACAACCAGCAGGGGGAGAAACCCTGCGGCAATCTTGACACCGGTACCCATGCCCTGTATGCTGGCTTTGGCGACTTCACCGATATCGGCTGCAGCTTTCTTTGCCTTGATCTTGATGCTCATGGATTTATTCCTGTGGTTTGGCTATGTTGGTTACCGCATTCAGGTGTTCCTGGAAACGGTTGTAGATTGCATCGGTTACAGCAGTCCACTTCTTGTCCCGGACGATACCGTCGGAGTTGTGGTACCACAACGAAGTCATGGATACTTGGGCGTGTGACCGCCAGTCCTCACCAGCTTCAGCTTTCGCCCCTTCGACGATAGCGTCGAACTGATCACGAGTAGCTTTGGCTGCATTACCGAGGGCGATGGCTTGAGCGACCGCACGACCACAAACCTTACCCAGTTTGTAGCTACCAACCCACAGCAAACCAACAGCTGCACCAATCACTGCATGTTTCAATACACGGCTAACTTCGGACATGTTAAATGCTCCACGGTATAAGGGGTAGGGAACCCATAGGACTCCCAATTCATCCGCAAGATATAGTTCTGAGATTTATTCCAATCAAGTCCTGACGGTCAAGGCACGGTCAATCATGCTACGTACCGACGTCAGATAGATGTCGCGTACGTTGCTACTGATTACGGTGCCTTGGCAAGCATAGCTATCCAGTAGGGTCTGTTTGATAGTCAGCTTGCCTTGCTCATCAGCCGCTTCGTACTTAGGCATGGTGTTGACGATCTCGTCACGCAGCGCATCCAACAACCCCGACATAACCGTCACTGACATCTTGGCTTGTGCCTTCTGTGCTTCAACAGCCAAGCGACCATTGCGTTCACGTACGCGGGCCATGATTCTGGCGTAGGTGGCGAAGATAGCCGCAGCAGTGATTACACACAGGGCACGAATCATAACTGCTTTCATGATATCTTTCATTTTCAATTTCACCTTAAAGGGGAAGTGCTAAGAACTTATTGTTCCTAATTCACAAAGACAATATAGTTCTCAAAGTTATTCGAGTCAAGTCTAGACGGCATAAAGCCTGTCCCGAAGGACAGGCCTAGGGTTTAACCCAAACGGAACGATACGCGGATGGTTACGTGGCTGAACTCACGAAGATCACTGTGCGCTGCAAAGGTGCACTTCTCACCATTAGCAACGGCGTTCAAGGGGATCCCACCGACCGTTGCAGCAGCACCCATTTGGCGGCGACCTTCAGGTGGTGAGTGGAGGATGCCGTTCTGTACCTCGATGTGTTCGATCATTGCCGGATCACCCACAGTGATACAGCACGCTGTCAGGAGCACCACCTCATCGATGGTGGCCATGTACATCTCATTTTCTGCCAGTTCACGTGCAAGGGTAAGCTTGAACAAGTTATGCTCAGGACCGATGGGTAGTGTGAGTGTGAACTCACGGCGCAAAGTCTTGAGAGTGCTGCGGAGAAACTCCATGTCCCACACGATCATGTTGTGGTCGTTGTAATGGCACGCTTGAGTCAACCACTTCGCCATGTTGATGAAGAATTCACACTGCACATAACGCAGGTGCAATGGGTTGTCTTCGGTCAGAGCGATTTGGTCGAGGTTGGTGGATGCCTGTGCGAAGTATTCAACCTTCTCACGCACGACGTCACGGATAAAGTCGGCATCAGGGTGATTCATACGCATGCCGAAATCCACACGCTCGTATACGAATTGTTTCAGTTCTTTGCTGTGACCACAGAATGGGCTGTAGTAGGTGTAGCACGCTTCGCGGAAGACCAAGTAGAGTGCACCACGATTCGCGTCATCGAGCGTGTGATCGCCGGGGAGGGTTTTCCAAAAGCCTCGACCTGGACCGGTTGCATCGTTGGTAGAAATCAGAATGGTGAGGTATGGCAATTGTCGCCACACACAGAAATCAGCAACGGCCCGGATGACGTTGTTGGTCTCTTGAACTTCCTCTTCCGAGGTATCAGTGTGTTCGATACCGTGCAGCAAGTCATGCACTCGGTTAAAGTGAATGTGAGTTTGATTCATTGCACACTCAACTAACTTCAGGTACAACTTTTGTGCTTTCAATACATCTACGACTGGTGTCATGTGACGGCCCTATGTGGGGTATGTGTGATGTCCCGATGCGGGATCTACTGGAATGCCCAGCACTAGATTACTACCCAATGTAATTCTCGGCATAAAGCCCTCCCGCTAGGGGAGGGCCGTATGTTCGTTACTCAGGCTTCGGAACCACACCCATACCGGGTGGAGTCCAAGTCAGGCGTTCCCATGGATACTTGTACATCACACACCCTCCACTTCGTAGTGCTTGATGCAGTGATCGATGAAGTTCAGGTAAACGTTGATAGTAACCGCTACCCAGTGGGTGAAGTTATCCATCGGTGCTGCGAGCACTTCAGAGATACTACCCAACATCTGAATCACCGCAGTGTTGACGGTGCCATCGGATTCAGACTTCACATCCATCACTTGGCGGATCGCATCATCCACCACGGTTTTAACCGAAGCGAAATCACGACGACCCATCTCGGCTTTCTCAGCCACATCCAAGATCTTGGAGATCCCGTCGACCAGTTGTGAAAGCGTCTGGATCGAAGGGACGTCCATCGTCCGTGGCGTACGGTCCGCTGTGTTCAGCGTCAGTTCCACGAAGTCAATCTTGAAGGCCTGTTTGATAACGTTGGCGTAATGGTTCACATCCTGCACATTGGATTGATTCAATGCTTCTTGCAGGTTGGTGTAGACCAACGCCCAGTTGCCTGGCATCACAGCACTGCGCAGGTAACGACCAGTGGTGAAACCCGAAGGGAGTTCACCGGCCTTGACCAAGGTCTCACCACGCACCGGCTGGATAGCCGCAGCGAGGGTTTCCAAGAACACCTGCATCCCAGCCACCGCCACATCTTTCTTACTGGCGTTCGAATTGTTCTCGGCCAGATCGATGAAACGACGACTGCACACCCGCGCTACCCGAACCACAGTCGCTGGATGTTTGTTGAGCAGATGCTCGCAGATGTTACGGATTTCACCCAGCACCATCGGATCGCCACCAACGAAGCTACCGTTGACCGACAGTCGATTGATCCCAGAGATTTCCATTTGTTTGTAAGAGACCCGACTGCCCAAACGACCGAGCCGCTTGGAGACAGACTTTTGGTGACCGCGCACACGGCCAAGACTACCTGTGAACTTGACGTACAGGTTACCCACGATCTCGAACAGAATGCGGATGGCCTCGCGGGTAGCCTTGGCTACCTTGATCAGACCTTCCTTAACCATCCGTAGAGTGATGTAGGAACCTTCTTTCAAGTCAATACTGGGGTCGATCGATTCGAGCCCCAGCTGAATGCTTCGCCCTAGAGCACTGTCCACATCGACCTTATCGCCTTTGAGGATTTCTCCGTAAGCTTCCAACGCACAGGTAAGTTTGAACATGTGGTCGACATCACCGGCTTGTTGCTTAAACGCGCTAGCGACCATATCAACCTCAGATGTAATAGCCGGGGTGGGCTGACCCACCCCGAGCTGTTTAGGCTTGGCCGCCGTTTTCGTGCTGCGTGATGCAGTGCGACACGAACGCTTGAGCAACCTTGATGGTGTTGACCACATGACCCACCAGATTACCGGTCGGTACAGTCAACGAACGCACCAAGCCCGCACCAGCGTCACCCAGGCCTTCAGCACCCAGAGACTTACTGATACCATCTTGAGCACGCTTGAAGCCACCACGTTGCATGTCAGCCAGTTGCGGAACCTTGCTGATCAGATTGCCCAATGCAGTAACAATCAGTTTCAGGTTGGTGGCATCAGGCAGGTTGACTTCGGTAGCCGCTGGATCGATGTCAGCATCGGACTTGATGAAGGCAATCGCCCAGACATCAGAGATGCTCGACAAGTTGCCGCTTGACGCTTTCTTACCGGCGTAGATGCGACCGTTACCGATCAACGTCTGGCTGGCGAACACCGCGTCGTACTTGCTGAACTGCTCAGGCGCCTTGGCAGCATCGATACCCAACAGACCCCACTGGTTAGGCAGGAAGCCAGTACCGATGGCTTCAGCCAACGCTGCAACGTCTTTGGTTTCGCTCGCTTGGAACTTGGCCATTACCGCAGCCATTGCGATTGGGTAATCAACCAGGAACTTGGTCGAGAACGTGGAGAGGTAGTTGTAGTTCAGTTGCGTATCGCCACCGAAGTTACCACCGACGAACAGACGCTCAGCACCTTTCACGCTGATCTTGCCCGATACCTTACTGCCTTGCAGTTTGGCGACACGAGCAGCCAGTGCTACGTTGGCTTGTTCCAGTGCTGGTACGTTGTGCTTGACTTGCGCCAGTGCATCACCCAGAGTTTCCAGCAGGCGACGGATAGCGGCCATCACAGCACTACCGACCTGACTGGCTTTGTGCTTGATGTCTTCCGCCAGTTCGTTGGAAACAGTCATGGCACCAACTGGATCTTCAAAGTCTTCCATCGAAGGAATGCCTTTGTCGAGGTCTTCACCACGGAATGCTTGCAGACCGATACGGATCGACCGTGCCAACTGCGGCGAAACCACATCACCACGACGGCTGACGCTGTTCAGAATTTCGGTGTAACCTTCGAGCGCGGTTTGCATCGCGGTCAGGTCACCGGTATCTTCGTCAGTTTCGTTGAACTCGGTGAAGATCGATTCATCCGCTTGAGCGTCGAAGTCTTCTTCGGCAGGGACTTCTTCCTCGTCTTCTGCAGGCACCAGGTCAGTCGGTACGACGCCTTCGACCGGTTCAGCTGGTTGGGCGCCGTCAGTTGGCTCCGCTGGCAGTACAGGTGCACCACCGTCTTCAGGGTTGGCTTGAGCATCGGCCACAGCCGCGTCAGTACCTTCCTTGATTTCGATCACTGGATCGATGGCCACAGGAACTTCAGGCTCAGCGCCTTCCTTGATGCCAGTTTCCAGTTCGGTCATAGGTTCGGTCGCGCCAGTGCCGACCACAACGTTTGGCTCAGGCTCGCTGTCCATTGGGTTAGCACCCGGCACAGCTGGGGCGTCGACAACAGGCGCAGCAACCGTCTCGCCTTCGGCTGGCAGCACTGAGGCTTCGGTGCCTTCAACTGGCAATGCCGGTTCAGTTGGCTCAGTACCAGCCGGGATAACAGGGGCATCGTCAGCAGCGGGTTCGACTGGTACGTCATCAGCAACAGGTTCCACCGGCACTACCGGTTCGGTAGGTTCAGCAGGAGGTACAACCTCGCCCACTGGTGTTGTACTCTGCTCGTCGACTACGACTGGCGGCTCAACTGGTTCAGTGCCCGGTTCACCCATAGGCTCAACTGGTTCAACTGGAGGTTCACCCTCGGTACCGGCTGCCGCTGCGGCGGCTTCTGCGTCGGCTTTGGCTTGCTCATCTTCTTCACCGTCTTCGGTCGAAGGTTTCAGATCGATGTGGATGTCTGGGCCGCTGGCGGATTCATTCGAAACCTTAACGCCAATCTCGCCCTCAGCTTTGGCAGCGGCAGCGTTGTCATCCGGCACGGTGTCATCTTTCAGATTGACTTCGTGGTTGCCGGTGCCTTTGCCTTCGTTGGTGAGTTTCTCATCACCACCGACGACGTTGACCGCTTCGGTCTCGGCTTTAGGGTTGATACCCTCGGGTGTGATGTTGGCTTTCTCGGAATCTTCCTGAGAAACGCGGGACAGCCAGTCCAGGTTATTCTCGCTCATTTGGTACTCCAGTTGCAGAAGGTAACTACATATGGTTGTTAGGTAAGTATGCCTTGGCTGATAATAAGTTCTTCCAAAGCAGCCAGTTTTTCTTCGAGAACAATGCGCTTAGCACGCTCTTCGATGTACTTCGCGTAATCGGTAGTGCTGTTGGTCACGGCTGCTTGACGTGCCGCTTCTAGAGCATCATGTTGCACTGGTGTCACTACGCCAGTAGACGCTGCAACGTTCTCAAAGACCGTCGGTAGAACACCGATCACTGCCGATGCTGCTGTGGCCAGTTGGTTCTTGAGGAATGTCAAGTCCAAGGTGTCGGGTAAAGCACCCAAGGCGAGGCTCAGCACAACGTACTGGTAATTGAAACTGGTGAGACCAGGGTACGAGAGAATGTACGAGCTCGGCACATAGATCGGCGCTTGAGAATCGCTGATCAGGGAGACGATCACCACATCCGCAGCAAGGTCTCGGGTGTAATCCGATTGTAACAGACCCTTGGGCTGGTAATAATGTTCGTAGATATCGATACCCTGGTTCTGGATATCTTTGAAATAGCGGATAGCACCGCAGCTATAGAGCTGGTTAGGCACGGTAGTGAACGGTGCTTTCAAGCTGTACAGGCCGCGTGTACCCGGCGGCGGTACGTTAAGCGCCATGAGGAAGTCCTTCCGAGGGTTTTGTCACAGAATTAAAGCATTATGGCGTGATGACCCGACTGGTCATGAGTTCTTTATCGTACTTCGTAGCGACGTCAACCCACGAGCGAATCCCGTACAGTGGCGACGTACAGACGCAGTCACTGACGGTGTAAAATACACTGTCGGCGAGATTGAAGTCGAAGGTAGGACTAGCCCCAGTAGCCGCGAATGTGGTGGACCCACCCGCGACAGTACGCGTACGGTTACCCAAGTTACCCGCTGAGATGGCTTGGTAAGTACCCACCTCACCCATATGCACTTCAGCCATGGTGCATTTGGCTTTAATGTTGGAGAAGAGCTTAGGGATCTGCCCCTCAGCCAGTGCTTGCTGATGGCCAGCCACACCAAGGTAGGTGACGTTGTTAGCCCCCAGTGTAAAGAACTCAAGAGTCACTTGCATGAACATCTCGATACCAAAGGCAATCGTTCGCTGTAGTACAGGAGTACCGTTAACGATAACTTGAGCCATGCCATCACGATACAGCACACCACAACGAATGTCGGCCACCAGAAGGTCAGCGACGTGCTTACCATACGCACCACGCTTTACGACACCCGAGAACCCAGCGAGAGGACCATCGAACGTCAGGTTCTTTTGGTCTGTCCCAAAGAAAGCACCGATCACACCGGGCAGGCCCATGTTGTCCACCCACGTGCTGCCCACGGGGGTGTCTACAGAAGGACGGAAACCGATTTCGATCATGTACGGTTGACGACTGACCATAAACGGCACGGAGCCATAGAAGTCAGCGACCTGTGGCACGACCACATCGATCTCTGCCGGACTACCCACTACGTCTGGTTCTTCTTCGTTCCAAGTGGAGTAGCTGGTGTAGATCCCTTTGTGGCCAGCGAGTGTGTCATTGAACACACCGGCGTAACCATTGTAGAAGCCTTGGTTAAGAATGTCGAACTGATGAGACGTGGCGTCATTGCTGTAATCATCAGCATATTCTACCAATCCCGTCGTGAGGTTATGCGGGATGTGCTCATTGATCAACACCGTGTTGGCGGTAGGGGTGTAGTCTACGGTGAAGTTCCCCGAGAACCATACGTCCATCGCTGCCCGTACGTTGCTGAACAAACCCTTTGCCTTGATATAGTAGTCTGTGTAGAGCACAGTCTCGTTAGCGACTGGGTTGGTGTATGGATTGCTAAACGGTGGATCGTAGGTGTAGACGATAGTGAGCGGATCAGGATCCGGGCCTGGGTCTACCGGGCTACCGCCGTGCAGCCAAAGGATCTGATCGTGATACCAGAAGGGTGATTCAGGCGCAGGGATTACACGCCAGTTAGGGCGGACTTCACCACCGGTATAAACGATCCCAGCATTACGAACCACGAAGTCTAGGTTGTTGAAGTTAAGACCCAGTTTGGTAGTGAGGTAGGCTAACAGACCGATCTCGTCCAATCCCTGTACGATGGGTAGTTCTTCCACGCTAAACAGGGGGTTGGTCAAGTAGCGAGAAATAGGCCAGCGATCATAACGAAACCGCTCCTCGTAAGCCGCATCAGTACGAGAGCCAATGACTGCAATCGACTGCGACGGTCTTACCCGTGTAGGTAGTTGTTTGATGGTCTTAACGAAGTGTGTTGTTTGATCAATACCCAAGGTCGGGTGTTGCGCTTGGATTTGGTTAAACAACAACGTGTATGTGTTTGTGCCCGGCATGTTCGCCGTGAAGGGTATGGTTAAGTTTCGCATAAACGCCTCGTCATAACACAAACATAAAAGGGGAGGCTACCCTCCCCTTTTATGACGTTACAGGGATTCCACGGTTGGTTTTGCAACCACCAGGTAGTTTACGTTCTTATAGAAGCCCGAGGCGTAGACGATACCGTCACGACGGATACGAGACAGACCCACGGGCACGCTGGTGAACATGGTCATTTCTTCAGCAGCCACAAGCAAGCGGCTGAACAAGGCAGACCACTCAGCCGTATCCGCTGACATGCGGTCGGCATCTGGGGTGTTGTTCGTCACGACCATGTACTCAGACCATTTGTCCGAGAACTGCGTGATCCCGTCGCGGTTGTCAGGGTTGCCCAAGACACCCATCGCCAGAGACTTGTAGATGTTGAGAGTGAGTTCATAACGGTTCTCAACGTACAGGTCGTTGTAACCGGCACCCCGCGCGGTACGCTTAAGCAGCGCTAGGCGTTCACGTGGGTCAACCGTCGGACTGTAGATGCCCGCTTGGAACTCGTGGTTAGGGATTGAGTACTGATCCCAGAAAGGGGTGAAGATGAACTCCGTGGTGCGAAACAGGTCAGGCAGGATTGCCGCCCATTCTTCTTGAGTGTGTGTGGAGTTGTCCAACACCTGCTTAACGATGGCCTCACGGATCAAGTCAGGGTTGTTACCCGCTTGACCGTAGATGATCACCATCCAGTACGTCGGTGTTTTATCCGCTTGGTTCGCTGGGTTGTGGTAGTCGTAACGGAAGGTCTTGATCATGGTGAATGGGTATTCACCGCGCTTGGCCTGCACTTCCTCGGTTTTAGCCACGAGGTCATAGGCAGCCAACAGCTGCTTAACCAACAGTGGATCTTTGAAGAAGTCATTCAACGGCAAGATTGGCGGGACAACCTCGATGGTGAACTCGTCGTATTGGTTGCGGAAGCTGGTATCCGACAACCACCAGGTAGCAATGGTGGGTTCTGCTGTGGTGGTGTCGGTGTAGCTGACCCACTCAGGCAGACGCAGAGTGCCGTCGGACAGCAGGGCACCGATTTGGAAGTCAGCTGCAGCTGTACTGAATTCGGCGTTGAGTTGTTGACGCAATACAAAAGCGTCAGTCGGGATTTGGCCAGCACGAGCACGTGCCAGCAGCCATGCACCGATAGTCAGAGCGTTGTTGGAAACGGTGATTGGGAGTTCAACCCGCACCTCGTCCTTAACGGTATAGAAGACAACCAGTGACGTCTCACCAGACACAACCCCGTTGGTGTAAACCAACTTGTCTTTGGCGTAGCTTTCGCTATCTGCCGACAGCTCACCGAAGAGGGCGGTTTGGTTCAGCTGGTTGTTTCTAGTACTGTCGTAAGTGTAAAAACCTTTTAAGGTGTGCATGTACGGCATTTCCTCAGCTGTGGTGTAGATTTGGTTCCACTATAAAATCAACCACTTTTCCATTGACACCTAAAGTGGGACACCACTATAATTGAATATTCTGCCAATGAACTAAAAGTAAAAATGGGATTCCTACCCTAATCGTGAAGGCTTTTGTGTGAGGTCGACGGTAGGTATTGTCTCAAGGCTTGATAACATAGAGGCAATAAATGTCGTACTTAAATTTAGGTCGATTACTCTTCAAAGCACTTCGCCTCTTGTGGCCGTATCTTCGATCGGCTATCTTCAAGGATCGTACTGTTGTCGAAGTTATAAGAGAGAACCTGCTGTTCACCTACATGCTGGGGATCATTCTCATGTTGGTGCTGTCGCTTGTCATCTCGACAATAAGACTCTCTGAACTAAAAGAAGAGCAAGCAGCCCATCGGGCTGGAACGGCGAATGTGCCTTGTACCTGTGTCGCACCATTCGAAACCCATCGCTTTAATGATCTACTGAAGGACTGAATATGCGCCTTGCTAAGCTGGCCGTCGGCCTCCTACTCGGTGTATTGCCGGGGTGTGTGGTGATCGATGCACGACAGTCTGATGTCACGCATCACACCACCGAAGTTAAAACTTACCGTACTGTAAAAACCAAAACTGTGGAGAAGGAAGCACCGCAGCGAGCCAAGGTGGCGTCACGTCCATCTACCCCTAGGGAAACTCCGAAGGAACGGCCCGTAATACGAACAGGGTGTATTCCATTTGTTATCCCCACACGTCAGACGTTGCCGGTAAAACCTGACTTCACGCCCCTCGGTGGCACGGAACTGGAGACAGCGATTGCTGGCTACATCAATGAACTGCGCATGTTGATTAAACGTGAACGTAAAGTCATTGATGATGCTCACCGCACGCATCTGACCGGGTGTCAGGGATAGTTATACGCATCCCCGAAATAGTGTAGTTATTCAATTTAAGGATGCCGCAAGATGAGCACTGAATCGACTGAGCCCACTAAGGTAGGCATGGTGGCCTACGCTGACGGCAGTTTCCGTCGTGGGTTAGCCGGTTGGGGTGTGCATGCTTACGTGTACACCGCAGGTGCACTAGAGCACGCCAAGGGGGAAAAACAATTACCCACCCCTAAAGGTTACCAAGAAGTGCCGCTCGCAGAGAGTTGCGCTATCGTAACTTACGTGGATGCTTACGCCACCGTTCCCGCCCGGAAGGTAACGAACAACGTCGCCGAGCTGCAAGCCGTTATCGAAACCTTTGGTCTAGCCAAAGAAGCAGACGTCCAGAAGTTGTTGGTCTACACCGACAGTGAGTATGTGCAGAAGAACCTGTTCCGCAGCATACCCAAGTGGGTCAAGAACGACTGGATTAAACCCGACGGTAGTCCCGTCGCTAACCGTGAGTACTGGGAGCACCTGGTCACCGTCAAAGACGCGTGGCTAGCAGAAGGCCGAAACCTCGATATCGAGTGGATCAAAGGTCACGCTGGCCATCGCGGCAATGAATGCGCTGATGGTAATGCTCTCTTGGCTACTGCCTACCGCACCGACAAAGTTACGGTCACGTATAACGAGATCGTACAGGCCAACAAGATCGAAGCCGCTAACCCGTTGTTGCAACGGACACGGCTGTTGTTCGATGCAGCTGCTGCTGTTCCATTGGAACAGGGCAACTACTACTGCATGTACTCATTGGGTCGTGCACACACGTATGGCCACAAACAAACTGACAGCACCATGGAGAAGATCGCTAAAACGGATTTGATCCTAGGGCGCCGCTTGGCTGAAGCAGTATTCTGCATCCTCAAGACCCCGGAGCGTGATCCTTACCTGGAAGAGTTGATGGACAACCACAGGCGGAACCATGTTTCGTTGTATTCGCAACCCGCTATTTTGCGTTTGGATAACGTCCTGACGCCAAACCTGCGCAAGCGGTACATGGAGATGGGGGACGCGGGATTCGCCAAGGTTAAGAACATCCAGGCGACAGTAGCGCCAGACGATACGCTGGTGAGCAAGACTCTGAGTCCGCCAAAGCAAGCGTATGAAGCCGTCAAACTTTTCAGCGTGCTAAAGCAACAACTGGACGACTACTGCAACGGCAACGTTGGTAAAGCAGTTCAGGTCATTGATATCACTGACCAACTGTTCTACGTCCACCAAGAGGGCAAGAAAAAGCCCGTAAACAAACTGCACGCGACCATAACCAATAATACGTCATTCATTGAAATCCCTGCGGTTGTGAGTGGCGTTGAAATAAAGCTGAAATTGGTACTGGGGCTGGATATTCCGGTTCGTAATACCTTGGCACGTATTGCTGAGTCTGAGCCGAAAGTCTCAGTCCTAGTTGTTGCCAGTGGTCCGCTGTGCTACTCCTTCACAACCGTAGTGGATTGTACTGATGGTGTGTTGATCTACACATGCCCTTATACACAGTTCATTCTCAAAAAATGACGAAGGCAACCAACATGCTAATACAAACTCAAACCAAACGGCCCGGCCTGCTGGAACGTGGCTGGATTGCTTTGTGGAATCGAACGCCGATTGACTTCAGACGGATGAGTCTTCTCTCGTCGCTCTACGCGCGGTTTGCGGAGTGTAACGAAGACGACAAAGACCGTCTTACGCAAGTTAATGAAGCTTTCGGCTTAACCCGTCATGTGGGTCACTTACAGTTCTCTGTGTTCGTGGCCCCGTATGTTTGGAGTCATATTCTGCCGATCCATCGGATCGACGGGGAACGCTTCGAGTATTACGTTGCACGTGTACTCAAGCATACTCCGTGCTGGCTGAAGTATGACGATGATGAAGTGCTTAAGAAGGACATCAGTCATCTCATGTTGTATTGCGTTAACGAGCAGTGCCCGATATCCCAGCACTAGGCCCAACACGGCATAAACCCGCCCTCACAAGGGGCGGGTGTTATGTCGTTAACTGCCTACAGCCATCTTGGGGTTACCTGATGCCGTATGTCCACAGCTGGCCGCACTGCCTTGGATCACCACCGCAATACCACCGACGGTGAGTTTACCCGAACCTGAGACCATTTTAGGCCCAGCATGCAGCCCCGGTCCGTGGTTGTTGACGTCATCCCCCACCAGAGACACTGGCCGGCCTGCTACGGTGAACTTGGCAGCACCTGGTCCAGAGATAACCCCACCGGCTTCGGACTCTCCTACGAGCGATACGTTGGGCATACCGAACTCCTTTAAGCGAAGGTGTATTTAGGACCACTGACGGTAAGACCAGCACCCACCTGCTCCCACGTGGTACCGCCGCCATCGACATACACCCGTGTGGATTTCATAGCGATCTCCGCAGGTTTCATCGTGTGCGTCGAGCCACCACACTTGAACACGATCTCTTCATCCGCTGACATCATGATCTTCTTCTTGTTGATCTCCATAAAGCTGCCGTCAGCGTTGGCCATCTTCCACCAACGTTCTTTACAGTTCAAGAAGAAGCTATTAGCGATATCGTCGGTTAATAGGAATGTGCCTTCTTTGGTGTTGTACTGAGTGGTGAACAGGAATGGCTCACCGTTAGCCATTGCCGTCGAGAACGTCACCAGACCTTCATGGGTAGAGAGCTCAAAGAAGTAGCAACGCTCTAGGTTGAGTGGTCCAGTGCCCGCGGTAGGTGAACCACTGAAAGCAAAGATAACCGTCTCCAGTGTGCGTAGGTTGTCCCGTAGGCCCATACAGCGCCAGTAGTATTGATCGGTATCGCCCAAACGAAAGATCTCAACCAGCTCACCCCGCACTACGTCCGGTGGGGTGAAGCGGTTTGACCCAGAAGGCAACCACTCACAGTTAATGGTGCTGTCGGTGGTGGACGTAACGTCGTATTGCTTACCGTCTTTGTCGGTGCCCTTGAGGGTTTCCTTCTGTGGGTTGAAGGTTACTTCGCCATCGGTACCACCAGCGTCCTCTACGGGGAGGACGTTTACAAACCGGTCAGTGCGTGGTTTGTTCTCCCCCACATAGCCGATACTGTAAAGCTTGAACACACTCTCCATGACGACCTCTTAAAAATACGCAGGTGTTATCTTGTATATAACCATTGAGCTGGATCAAAAAGACCATGAAGATTACCAAACTGGTCCTTATCAATTACAAACGTTTGATGCTGTCGAACATCCGCCATTTTGAGTGGACTCCGCTTAGCAACATCATTCTGTTATTGGGTAGCAACGGTTCGGGTAAGTCCTCTGTATTAGAAGAGATGACACCATGCCCTGCACACCACGATCAGTTCGAGCCGGGTGGCTCTAAAGAGTTTCACTGTACGCACAACAACAGCTACTATGCATTGGTTTCTACTTATAGTGGTCGTGGCACTGGCAAACACAGTTTCATGCGTGACTCCGAGGAACTAAACCCCGGCGGTACGTTCGCCGTACAGAAAGAACTCGTTATGCGTATCCTGAAAATGGATCGCAATATTCACGAGGTGTTGATTGGGCTTATGCCCTTTAGCGGTATGGCGACTAGCAAACGTCGTGAGTGGTTGACTCGGATGTCACCAATCGATCTGACCTTTGCGTTCAGTAAGTTCAGTGCGATCAAAAGCTTTATCAGTGATGCCCGTGGGGTGGTTAACCACAATGCCAAGCGTATGGCCAACGAAAACATCGACCTGCCTAGTGATGCAGAGATGCAAGGCTACCGTACACAGATCGACGAACTCACAGCACGCCTGCAAATGCTTTACCGTGTTCGGGGTAATGAGCCGGCTAAGCGCAGTAATGTGATTGACTTCACTTCACGGCTGGATAACCTACGCAACCGTACCCGTCAGCATCTGGAGGCACAACCAAACTCCCCTGACCTCTATGGCGTCAAGTCCAAGTCGGATATCGAAGGACGTATCCACGTTGCTGACCACACCGCACACAGTGCCAAGCAGCAGATCGAAGAGCTGGCCCAGGAACTGGACGATATCGAGCGGCAAAAGATACCAGTGGATGACATCGGTACCCCCGAGCAAATCACTGAACTTCGCGAAGAGGTCGCTGTACTTGAAGCACGTATCCGTGAACGGGGTCAGGTGTCGTTAGGCGACACGGGGCCATGGCCGTTGGTGCTGCATGAGGTCTTCCCGCATTCTAAAGCAATGCTGGATGAGATGGTACAGACGTGGACGGCATTGGTCACTGAGTTTCCAGTTAACCATGACGAATACTTCAACCACCAGAAAGGAACAGATGCGCGTCTACGCTTCTCTGAGAACAAGACACGCATCCAGTCGCTGAGTGAGCGGCATTCGTCGGCCTCGCGTCGCCTAGCGCAGCTCAGAGGCTGTGAGCACGTCATCTGCCCTGATTGTACCCATCAGTTTGTACCGGGTCAGTCGCCAGAGGATGTAAAGCTAGCTGAAGCCAACTGTTTGCAGCTGGGTACGACCATTGAGGGACTGGAGGCTGAGCAAACAACACTCAAGGATTACATCGAGGCTTACGATGACTATCTGACCTTCATCAACCGCTTCCGTCAACTGGTTCGTCAATACGAGCTTTATAAGCCGTTGTGGGATTATGCGATTGCACGGCGTGTGATGTTCGTAGAGCCACGTAGAGAGCTAAACAGTATCATCGCTTGGCATACGGCACAAACAGCCTACATCGAGATGACAGAGGCCGCCAACCGGGTTAAAGTCATTGCCGAGAAGCTCGAACGTTACAACACCGTGGATCGCAGTCAGGCTGACTACATTAAACGTCGTCAGGAACAAGTCGAGAACAAGATTGTCCACATCGCTGACCAACAACAGATCCACCAGCAGGAAGCCCGGCGGTTGCGTCAGGTGGTCGGTACTGTAGATGCCTATGGTCGGTCGACTGAGTTGTTAGAGGCTGAGCTTAGCCACTACATGCGCCAAGTCAATGAGCAAATCGTCGATCTGGTTAAACTCGGTTATGATGAAGAGATCAAGCACACCAGTTTGAAGCTGTCTGACCTACAGGCATCGTTACATCGCTTTGAACTGCGTGAGCATACACTCAAAGATATCGAGCGTGAGCACAAGGAAGCCCAGCAATGGTATTCCGACATGCAGTTGTTGGCTAAGGCCATGTCACCCACTGACGGGTTGATTGGTCGTTACCTGATGGGGTTCATGCAGAACATCGTCAAACTGTTGAACGCGGTGATCGAGGAAATCTGGACTTACCCGATGGAGGTGTTGCCTTCTAAGGTGGACAAAGACGAACTCGACTACAACTTCCCGATTAACGTGCGTAACGGTGCTGTGATGGCGCCTGATATCGCACGGGGTAGTACGTCGCAGCGGGATGTGGTGAACTTTGCATTCCGTTTGATTCTGATGAAGTTCTTGGGGCTGGAAGATTATCCGTTGTTCTTGGATGAATTCGCCAGCTCGTTCGATGAACAGCATCGTCAGAACGTGATTCCATTCTTGATGAAACTAATCGAGATGGGTCAGGTATCGCAGATTATCTACATCTCTCACTTCAGTGCAACCCACGGCGCATTCATTAACGCTGAGGCGGTTGTATTGGACCCCACCAACATCACTACACCACCTGTCTACAACCGTACAGTCAAGATAGCTTAACGGCATAAAGCCCCTCCCATCACGGGAGGGGCCTATGTCGGTTACTTCTGGATGTCGAGCAGGTTCTTCTCGTTCATCTTCATCGCCGAGGTGAAGTCACCCAAGCGAGTCATGAGTCCGGCGTACCACTCGATGTAGCGGCCAACTTCCACCAGTTGACCCATCAGGCTCTTAACGAACACTGGGTTAACTTTGTCTTCGTTGGTTTCCAACAGACCCAGCAGCGTGGTGGAAAGCTTGACCAGTTTAGCGGTCTCTTCCTGTACCTTCTGGGGTGGTACGAGCTGCCACAGGCTGTGGTTAACCTTATTCAGCAAGTCAGCCGTGGTCAAGATGGCTTGCTTGTTCTCGAACACATCGCCCAAGGCCGCCGTAGTGCGGTGGTTACCCTGAATGAAATACTCGGCCTCGCCTTCGATCACTTTGGTCAGATCCTGCACGGTCACTTTCGGGGTGCAGATCAGTTCACGCGATTCGTTGGCTTCACTGAGGTTGTTGATGTAGTAAGCAAAGCATTTCTGCGATGGGAACAACACGTCAGCCAGAGCGCCAGTCGCGAGGGGTTGGGAGAAGTTCGTCAGCAGCGTTGCGTACCACAGCAGTTGATGCTGGAAGCCCACCGGCACGTAGATTTCGAGTTCAGCGATATCGGTGTACTGGTACGTACTCAGCGACCGCTGCAACGGCTGGATGTTGATGATTTCCGGTTTACGGAAGTTCCAGGTGGTCAGCACACGGAACTGATCGCGTACGGCAGCAGAGATCACCGAGGCTTTACGCTGCAGCCAGCTGTTCAGGTCACCGACCGTGAACGCTTCTTGGGAGATGGTTTCGTACAGTTCGAGCAGGTCGCTGAGTCCATTGGCCTCAGGTTGTTCTTCTTCAACCACAGGTAGGTCTTCAACCGGTGGATTTGCGTATTCAGTCAGTAGCGACATGGGTATATACCTTGGCGGGGTGGCTCAGTTCATAGAATGATCCAAAAGAAAAAAGAAAGGGAGCCCGAAGGCCCCCGTTCTCTTAACACTATACCGCCTGGCTTGCAATCAGACCATGGTACAGTTGCCCGATGCCCTTGCTGTGGTTGATCAAGGTCTCACCATCCCTAGCGATCACTACACGTTCGCCATGGCTGATGGAACCCTGTGCATGATACACCCAGTGACTGGCGTACTTCTGCAACCGATGGTTGTAGTAACCACCCCACAACTTATACTTCACTTCATACTCAGCTTCAGGCACGATCGTGTCGCACTCTGCCGATAGCAGTATGCGGTACGTCTCACGCACACCCTCACTCAGCAGAGCAACTTCTTCGACGTCGTGTTTACGCCAGTTGCTGACAGTGCGCTTACCACCTTTAAGCGGCACGTCGAGCACCTTGGTCTCTTTCACCCAGAGGATTTCCGCATCGTCGTTCAACTCGACAACGTATGTATTGTCGAGCAGGAAGAACTGTTGGTACTGGTTAATCTTAGCCATTTCTTTTCCTTAACAGGGAAGGTAGGTAAAGCAGGGAGCCCGAAGGCTCCCTCTAATCACGACAGGTCGGTGACCAGTCGGTAGTACAGACCGCCAATGCCGTAACTGTGGTTGATCAAGGCATCAGCGTCCTTGGCCACCACCACGCGTTCCAGTTGCAGCTTAGGAGCGGTGACATGGTACACCAGATGAGCCGAGTACTTGGTCAGGCGATGACATACGTCTTCATGTTGGAATTCGTATTCCACCAGAGGAGCTGCATCACTGCACTCAGCGGCGAGCATGAAATCATAAGCTAACCGCGCTTCACCCACCAGATCGTCTAGGTCGTGTTTGCGCCAGTGGGACATGTTGCGCGTACCTGTCTTCGTTGCAGCGGGAATCACACGGGACTCCTTAACCCACAACTGATCGAGGTTATCGTTAAGCTCTACGACGTTGGTGTCGTTAAGCAACATGTACTCGTGATACTTCAAGCGTGCGTTCATGGTTTTTCCTTAGAAGGAAAGGTTAGTAAGATGATTTAGTTTCCTAATTCACAAAGACAATATAGTTCTCAAATCCAATGGAGTCAAGAACTTTCTACACTTCGTGCTTATTGAATGTTGGCTTGACTTTATTCCAGCGAAGGACCACCGCATGTTTGGCAAAGTAATTGAGAAACCCCTGTTTCGCCCCTCACTGAACGTGGGTGGGATGTACGACGTTCCTACAGGTCACTATGAATTCGGCAAGCACGGCGAGTCCATTATGAACGGTGGTGTTGGTCCGCTGACCGGCATCGCTTCCCGACCCAACAACTTCAAGACCGCACTCGCGATCTTCATGCAAGCCATGATCCGTCGTGCGTTCCAGAACGCCTACGGTTTGATCTACGACACCGAAGGTACGCTGTCCCCTATCGTCCGTTTCCAAACCATCAGTTTGGCATTCGCTGAACTGGCAGCGATCGATTGGGACAACGACGATAAGTTCACCTTCACCGACTTGTCGCGCTACACTGGCGACATCCTGATGAAACTGTTCCGTGACGAAGTCTACAAGAAGACCAGCGATCCGAAGAAGAACATCTTCACCACACCGTTCATTGACCGCGACGGTGAATACCGTCAAGCGTACATGCCTACTAGCCTGCTGATCGACAGCTTCTCGAAGTTCCAGATCAAAGAAGTGCAGGACATGTACGACAAGAACAAGGTCGGCGACAGCAAGAACAACACTGACGCCATGACCAGCGGCAAGGCCAAGACGCAGCTGTTCAACCAGATGCCAACCATGGCTGCACAAACCGGTTCGTACGTCATCATGACTGCGCACGTTGGCGACATCATCAACATGGAGATGTACCCAACCGACAAGCGTAACCTCAGCCACATGAAGAAAGACACCGTGATCAAAGGTGTCGGTCCAGGCTTCTACTCGATGCCGCACAACGTGTGGGACATCATGAGCAACAAACCGCTCGTGAACAAAGAGAAGATGCCGCAGTACCCACTGGACAACCGTACAGCCATGGAAGGCGACGCCGACCTCAAGCTGTTAGAAATCCAGAACCTGCGTGGCAAGGGTGGCATCACCGGCATGGGTATGCCGATGATCATGTCTCAGACCGAAGGCTACCTGCCATCGCTCACTGAGTTCCACTACTGCCGTGAAAACGGTTTCGGTATCGAAGGCAACAACGTTAACTACCAGCTTGCACTCGTGCCTGACGTTAACCTGTCGCGTACCACAGTACGGGCCAAGCTGAACGACAGCGTAACCCTGCGCCGGGCGACTGAGATACAGTCTGAAATGTTGCAGCTGATCCAGTTCCACCGCACTGATGCTGAGGGTGTGTTCACCACGCCTAAGGAATTGTATGACGATCTCAAAGCGATCGGCTACGATTGGAGCGTGTTGTTGAATACACGTGGCTTCTGGGTCTTCCGGGAAGAAGAACACCTGCACCCGCAGCAGTTCCTCTCCACCATGGACTTGCTGCGTATGCGTAAAGGCCTGTACGTGCCATACTGGTTGCCTGAAGCAGACCGCGAACGCCTTAAAGCGTCGGCGCTCAAGTTCAACGTGGCCCGTCTGCAAGCCGGTGCGAAAGCCCTTCCTGTCTCGACACCATTGGCGGCCTAACGCATGGAACTCTACACGTACCAGATTGCAAAGTGGCGTGTAGTGAAAGCTCTTGGCAGTGATATCGTTGTTTTAGATACCACTGTCAAGAGTGGCTACAGCCAACTCGCCCCCACTTGGGATATGGTGATGGGTATTAAGCAGGGTAGAATCACCGAGGAAAAATATACCCGCCTGTACTATCGCATACTGGACTATAGCCGTCGAGTGAACCCGGAGTTCTGGGCCGCTCTGCTGCGTATAGAAAAAGTGGCTGTAGGTTGTTACTGTCCGCGAGGTAAGTTCTGTCACCGGCACTTACTTGCGGACTACCTAGGCCGAATAACGACTGTCAAGCACATAGCCGAGATCGGCTAATAATAATCAATACCAAAAGGGACTGAGCATGGCACGATGCACCCGTTTGCAATTTATCCGAGGAAATACCCCATGGCAAGTCCAAAGACCAGCATGGTCGCCCAAGCCTTCTACCTGATCCGTTCGCGTGACGTAGAGTTGGCCGAAGATTTTCACCACCGCTGCCCCCGTGATGTTCGTTCAATCCGGGAGCTTAATGCATTCTTTCACCAGGTACTGGCGCAATACCCAGTAGACACGTTTAACATGCGTGTGCAACTGGTTGATACGACTGACTTCAGTGTGTGGGCAGAGTCCTTCTTGGTCAACATCCTCCCCTTCCTCATGCTGAACCGCTTCCCGCAAAACACCAGTCTGCGTGTTAGTTCGTATTACACGGACTTGACCACACTGGCTAAACGCGGTATTGGCCTTGCAGCAGCACATTGATGGATTCTCTGTGGCCACAAGTCCCCTCTTAGAGGAAGGTACTGCGGTGCCTTCCTTTATGCCGTCTCATGCAAACTTCAACTGGAAAAGGAATAGTATGTTGATCCATTTTTTACTGGGGCTTATCATGTCCATGCGTGAACTCGCGGAAAAAGAACTGCTCTACTTTGTCGAACGGATTCTACCGGACGGCCACAACATCAAGATTTATAAAGAGGTGCTGGAACGCACCAGTGACGAACAGTTCGATGACTGGATGGAACGCTTGGCGAACGGCGAAGAGATCCTAGCCCTGTTCCATGCGAATCTACAGGAAACCAAACTTAACCTGACTCGCAATATCGAAGTTGGGGAAGAGATGGGTTTTCCATTGTTCCAGCACCTGTACCTTACCGACCAAGACACTGGCGTATTGCGTAAGACCCCCGCCAAATACATGGTGGGTAAAGTGGCATTCCGTCGTCAAGCACAGACCCGTGATTCGAAGATGTCGGTTCCAGAATCCGATGATGTGGTTGACCAACTCACCGGTCAAGCTACCGGTGTGTCTAAAGGGTCTCGGATGTCTTACCCGGAGATTCAGGTTAACTTGTCTAAGGGCTTGGATAAGATGCTGCTGGAGCTGGTTAAGTTCCGTGCTGGTGACGCCAAGTCTTACGCTGCGATGAACAAAGCCATTTACGAGACCGGCAGTGTGTCGCTGGATTCGATCATGGCGCAAGTACCCTCCTCCGTGAAAGCTACCGAAAGCCTGAAGGTTATCCTCAAGGCTATGCATATTCAAAATAATCTCTAACCACAAGGAACCGATATGGACTCCCGTGTCGATCAGTGCCGTAAGCAATACGCTTTGGCCTTGCATAACCTCTTGGCCGCCTTTACCAAAGATTCTAGCCGTAAGGTCATGGATGCTGTGGTACAGACCGTTGACACCATCGCTGCGAATCAGAACTGGTTCCACGCTGGCTCTACCGCTATCCGTACGGGCCTGTGGGATGAGATCCGTAATGACGTGCCGGTACACATGACCCTGATCAAGTTCGAACGTATCTGCCTAGGACTAATGACCCTCGAAGGGATGCATGATGAATTCCTAGCGGCAATCAACGCCATGTTCTTGACTACTGCCATGAATGATCAGGTGGTCGATAAAGACTTTATCGAAACCATTAGCGCCAAAGCATCCGTCGGTTTCAATGCGGCTACGATCCCTGGCCTCGTGGGTCTGATGTCCGTGTTGATGTTCCGTGACCTGTGGACGGTGGTGCAAGTCTAATGGATCTGTCTAGGGTTTACATTGACCTCGAATCTATCTTCGACACTCGACTAGCTACTCTAGGTGTTATCTACCCACAGGTAGCGACTGATCTACTCAAGCGTGACGACTATTGGTTTCGTGAATCAGACCACTGGCATAAACTCACCGGTGGTAAGATCGGCGAGGCTGAGTTCCAGGAACGTTTCGCTAAACGCGATAACGCGACGCTGCACGCCTCAGTGATGACCAACATCTTCGCCCCGTTGATCAAGATGATCAGTGAAAACGAGATTGCCATGAATGATGGTCGTCCTAACCGCGAGATGGCAATCGACGTCAACATCTGGCCATACACGTTCGACGATATCGAGATGGAAGCCTTTATTGATTTCTTTGTCTATCGTCTTGGGTTTAAACCACGCATTACGTTCATGTCCAGACCCCCTGAGGCCGTCACGCCGAAGTTCCTCACCGATACCTACGCACTGGGTTTCATGTACTTGTTCAATGACTGGATCAAAATCCATCTGAAGAACTTGGTGTTGAATCGGACCCAAGGGTTTAACCTGATCGTACCGAGGTTGTTTGAGCATGACGCCTCCCGACTGTCTATCGAAGACAAACAGGATGAAGTCACTAAGTTCCGTCTGTACTTGATGGAATACATGAACATCCATTTCATCGACGCATCATGCTTCAGTGTGTTCCGCCCCGTATGAGGCGGACATAGGCCCCTCCCGTGATGGGAGGGGCTTTATGCCGTGTTTAGCCTTCAGTGCCAAGGATACGCAAGTAAGCCTCAGCTGGACGCCGCGGGGTGTATGGATACAGACCACCATTCACCAACGTGTCATTGGTCCAGTTACCAAAGTTGGCCGTGTAGTCAAAACGCATGTTGTTGGACGCTGCGTAAACCCAGATGCCGTGTTCGTGGATAGTGTGGTATTCCAGCGCTCGACCGTAAGCACCCACCACCGGTAGTTGTCGACCATCCCGGTTTAGATAACGACCCGGAAAGCCTGCGTACTCTAACGGCACCAAGTCATGGAACATGCTCGGTGCATCGATGATTACGAAGAAGGACTGCGACATGGTAAGGTAAGCCACCATCGCCGAATCGCTCAACATCTCTTGCACGGAGAACAACGTACGGTTGTTGGGATCGTCTGACAACCCTAAGGCCGACATGTCCATACCCTTGACGCTCTCGATGTAACGCTCAAGGAACAGATTGTTCTTCAAGTCCAACCGCCATGTACGGTCGCCAGTACGCAGATAAGACTTGCTGAACGGAGACATGTAGCCACCGAGAATCAGCATTACCGTCTTATTAACCAGGTCCACTGTCGGAGGTAGGGTAACGTAAGTCACCGAACTGTACAGGGTGTTCTGATTCTGCTTGCTTAGCATATCTGCCGTAATAGGAACCTTGCGGATCTTGCCAATGTTTTCGAAGCTGGTTAGACCCACTTGGTTATCGTTACTGCGACGAACAGTCTTATTCCCGTCCACGATGCGAACACCATCAGTGCCCCAGTCAGACAGATGGTAGAAACCGTTTACGGAGAAGATTGAGTAATCATCGATGTACTGTGGTGTGAATTTGGGATTAGGGTGTGTCAGCATTAAGTCCTCTTGGACATAGGAGCTGACACTGGAATTGATATTGCCGTTACGACCACGGGTTTGAATGTCGTAGCCCATATGCCACGCTTGCCCGTATTCCACCAAACGGATGGTTTCGTCCGGTGCTATGGCTTCCCAGGGTAGGGTGGTGTTACCTAGGTTGGTCAACCACGCTTGCACGGTTAAGTCAGCGGCAATGCCTTGACGGAACAATGCGGTATTATCAAAGCGTAGTGCTTTCACCCCAGTCAATCCAGGCCAAGTAATGTAGAGGAAAACATCACCATAAACCGTGGAGAGGGTAGACACCAGCGCATTGCTAAGATCGGCTTCGACCCAACGGCCAGCACGACGATCCTTACGGTGGCGTGCACGCACTAGCTGATACATGAGGCTCTCCTCGTTAAAATGTCCACATCATTATTATAGTTACATCTTTAGCCGACAATTCTATGTGCTCGTATTTTTTCACGAAAGGGTTGTCGTCACGCAGGAGACCCACATGTCCACGCATTCCGATACCGGTCTTTATGATGAGGACCTATATTGCTCCAATCCGCTTAACCTAATCACAGCCGAGGTCCAAACGTTACAGACGCCGGGGCTGGATGATTACTACTTCATTATCCCGCATGCGGCGCCCTATTACGTTGAAACCCTGAAAGTGTACAACCACGTTACAGGTGTGGAGTACGCCGAAGGTACCGACTACGTTATCGGGCACTATTTCGTCGATGCGATGAAGTCGTTGAAACGACCGATCGCAGGTTCGATCCGAATTCTCAAGAAGTCCATTGTCGGTAACATCCGTCTGCGTTATCACACAGTCGGTGGGCAATGGGGCTTCAGTGCTAACGCGATTCTGGCTGAGCTCTCGAACAAACAACTCAACCCCATCGTGCGTTCTTGGGAACAGATCGATGGTCTGCCTGCTCGCTTCCCTACAATCGCCCACGATCAATCCGTGGATCGCTTGGTGGGCAGTGATGATCTTGAAGAAGCGATCCAGGGTATCGCTGCAGCCGTTGAAGCCGCAGCCGCCGGTTCGAGTCAATCTCACATCGACAACCGCAGTAACCCACACCAAGTAACGGCCGCTCAGGTTGGTTTGGGTCTGGTGGTAAACTTACCACTGGCAACTTTGGTCGAAGCACTGAACGTCAACTTCGCGAGTGGTTACACCACGCCGCGTACGGTGTATCACGCAATCAACAACTTTGCGCTGACCCCACTGAATGCGCACATCAACAACAAGGCCAACCCACACGAGGTCACCAAGGCTCAGGTAGGTTTGCCCCTGACCCCGAACTTGCCACTGGCGACCGCGGCTCAAGCGATTGATCCACTGAACGATGCGGCATTGATGTCGCCCTACTCCACCGCACTGATGATCCAGGCTACCATGCCTACCGGTCGTTTGGATTCGTTGGAACTGGAGCTGCAGACCTTCATTGCTCGGCGTGATAACCCGCATCAAGTCACGGCTGCGCAAGTGGGTACGTTGACCACGGCTCAGATTCAAGACTTGATCAACGCCAGTGGTTCAGGCGATGCTGTACGTTTCAACGGTTATGACTTTGCCCAGTTCATGGACTTGGTCGTCGAAGAAGCCGAGATGGAAGACCAGCTGACTCAGACGTCCGCAGCGATCGTTGACGGTACGGCATTGATCAGTGGTGTCGGGTCTACTTACACGGCCGACCTCAATACCAGCAACGTGGCACGTGATGCACTGCGTCCAAGTGAAGCTTATGCTGGGGAGGGTGGTTACGCCATCGTCGGTGCCCAAGGTGAAGCCCATCTCAAAGCACTGCCAAGCCTGACCTACCCACCGATTGTGACCAGCGGTACTGGTGGGCAAGTCATCCACAGTAACAACGTCCTGTCTATTGCGGCCAACGGTTCGGTTACCAAGCACAACGCCGCCGGTGCCCTGACGCCACACACGTCCTATGCTACTGGCGGGAGTTTCGTTCCAGCCAACGCAGCGGGTAAGATCGTGGCCACCAAGACCGCGATCTACATCCAGTGCGAAGACGGTCGTCTGGTACGCACCACCGGTCCAGCCAACGCCTCGCAACTCAGTTCCACCTGCACCGAGGTATGGTGCAACACTGAGAACGCCCAAGCAGGTGAGATGGTGGTGTACACAGACGAGACAGCCACCGTGTATGCTTACGGCTTGGCTGCATTCGTTACCGCCTTTGATGCCTTGATCACAGCATGGACAACCGCGAGTCTGCTGGACCAGTTGCTGGATATGGTTATCAGCGACACCCATCTGATCGCGATGTTTGGCGACCAGCTGAGTGCTGATCCAAACGTGGTGAAGGTGTACACCATCGACCGTACGGCGGGTGTAACGTTGACTGAGATCGCAGCACCGGTCGGTAACCCGACCGGCATCAGCGGCTCTTTCAGTCACTCCGGGGTGTTGTTGGACACCGGTAAGCTCAGCTGGTACGGTACTGTGCCTGCTTGCGAGAACGAAGTAGACGTCCCAGTGCAGGACTTTGCTTGCGGTAAGGGCTTCACGGTCTTCATCGATGATCGTTCGAATGTGGAGTTCTGGGGTAATGTTGCTGGTAATGCGCTGGACTGGAACGAGGAGGTGATGTATGAGCATGTCTAGTGCGTTCACGACGTTTATTACGACGCTCGGTTCGCTGTATGCGGCACAGAAGACCAAGCTTGAGTTTGCGATCACTCAAGTTAAAGGTCACATCCTGGACGTTAGCAACCCACATCGCGTTGACAAGTTCGACGTGGGGTTGAGTAAAGTTCAGAACCGTGCCCCTGCCACGCCAGAACAGGCGGCGGCTGGTGTAAACAACAACACGGTGATGTCACCGAAACGTGCAGACGAATACGCAACGGCAACTATCTATGATCCGTTGATTACTCTGTTCGATGCGACGATCGCTGACCTCGACAGCTAAACCTAACTAGGGTAGACATGGTCGTTTCGGCACCATGTCTACCCTACTTATTTTTCGAATATCGCTTCGGAGTGCAAAATGCCTATGGTAATCTCCAAGTACCCGTTGGATACTACGGGCCGCAGCCCGACCAACTTGGTGCCCGGTGAGAAACAACTCCTGCTGGCACGGGGTGACACACCGTATCGTGTTGTTTCGTTCTCGCAAGGGGGTTTTTACTCCCCCAGCCTCAAAGTTTACGACAAGACTTTCAAACTGTTGACGCCCAATGTTGACTACATCGCCACGTACAAACACGTGGATGCCAGTGCTTATGTCGGCATTGAAATATGTTCAGCGGTGGTATTGATCAATGCGGCATTAACCGATTATGTCCTTTTGGGTGGTCAGTTGGTTGGGGGTGATTACGCCTTCTCGATGACCGTAGAAGACGATACCATCGCTTATCTGGAAGGCTTACCGAATGGCGTGGTCCCAGTATGGGCTGGCTATATCGGTGATGAGCCTCAGTGGCAGCCTGGGGAGCTTCAGGAGGACCGTTGGGAGCGTTACCACTACGGTAACCTCAACTCGGCCGTGGAACGCCTTACAGCCGCTACCACGTCGGGTGACGGTAATGCTGAAACGCTAGAACGGAATAACATCCGTCTGCGCTATCAAGAGTTCATTGCCCGCTTCACCGGTCAGGTTAGCTCACACGTCAACAACCAAGCCAACCCGCATGGTGTTGACAAGAATGACGTGCTACTGGATCAGCTGCAAAACTATGCAGTGGCCAACACCATAACGGCAAAGGCTGGGGTCAGTGCGTCGCACTACCTGACCACCCGTGGCGTGTTCGACATGATGGCTCAGTTCGGTGAGTTGCCACTGCAAACTCACTTGGATGCGCGCTACACCACCCACAACCCAACCGCTGCGCAACTCAACACCTACATCAAGTCGGCGTTCGATACCCGTATTGAAACTAAGCTGCCGGTTGATGGTACTGCGGTGGGTGCAAACGGGATCATGGGTCGTACGACCTCCAACCCCGGTGCTACGGTAAACCTCAGTCAGATCCCCGCATACAACGAAATGCGGATGAACCTGAACGCGGCTAACTTTAACGTTAACCGTGTCAACCCAGCGCGACTAGGGATCAATACCCCGACAGCCGAAACACTGCTGATCGCTACAGGTTCTTGGGTTCGCTTCCCGGATCTTTACATCTGGTTCACGGCGGGTGGTGGTGCTGAGATCTACTGGGCTGGGCATCAGGGCAACAATGACACCGCCCTTGCCAATATCCGGGTTACCTTCGCCAACGAGGCGGCCTACCCATGGGGCACTGTGGTGATCTTCACCGTAACCAACGTGGAAACCTATCGTTACGCCAACGGTGCTAACACACCACGTTCTCACGATTCTTTCCGGGCCTGTATCCGTACACAAACGGGTTGGTTCGTTCTAGGCTAAGGGGTATATCCATGACGCCAGTCATTTACGCGCTGCCTTTTGACTCTACGGGTCGATTGCCGCGCAACCGGATGCTGCGTGAGTACCATGACCTCAGCAAACAAGCAGGGTTGACGTACCGAACGCTTGTGTTGGATCATGGTTACTTCTACACCGAGCACCTGGAGATTGAGGACTCGGCGGGTTACCCGTTGGTACCTGACGAAGACTACCAGTGTGTCGGTGCTTCAGCGGCAGGGATGAAAGAGACCGGCTTTGAAATCTGTTCGGTCATTGTTATCCTCAATCCGCGAGTCACCCAAGAAGTATTTATCAACGCCAGTATGGTGGGCGGTAAGTACTGTGATGTAACACCTGCCATTGCAGACATGTCGGCTGGTTTGCTTAACCCGACGCGTAACCCGACTTATCGTAACATCACGGGTAAACCAGATACCTTCGAAGTCGGTGGTCACCTGCATGCCATGTGGGAACTCTACGGGTTCGAAGGGATGGTTGAGGCCATCGACCGGATCACCATCGCTAAGCTGTCAATCTCAGCGCGTACGTACCAAGATATCCGTTTGGGTTTCGATACCCGCATGGATGTACTGGACCTTGAGTTTGACACCCTGTTGCTCACGCTGCAACAGCATATGGCGGCGGATAACCCACACCGTGTCACCAAAACACAGGTGGGCTTGAGCGACGTGGTGAACTATCCAATCGTCAGTTCGGCTGAAGCCACTACACGGGGCTTCAACTCGCAGCAACGTTACCTGACGGTGCAGCGTTTCAAGCAGATGATCGATGTCAACTTCTCAACAGATCTGACGGCGCACATCGCCCGTACGGATAACCCACACCGGGTGACTGCTGCTCAAGCGGATACCTACACCATCCCAGAAACCGAAGCGAAACTGCTCGATCGTCTGGATAAGACCGCCCTTGCTTTCAGCACTTACAAGTTGGAAGGCTATGACTGGACGGCTCTGCTGAGTAACGTTAAGAGTAACCTGAACGCCGCTCAGATCGTCAGTGGTCGTGTGGGTACGCAGCGGCTGACCTTGGCCGGTGGTTTAACCTCAACACATGCCTTGGTTGCTAACAACCAGGTTATTGATATCGCAGCCAAGATCACTCAGTTCGCTAAACGTGGTACTGAGATCACCTACGTACAGGGTGCCTACGGTACTAACGTAGCCGCTACCCTAGCGGCCACTTTCTCGAATACCCAGATCTGGCCACCCGGCGCTCTGGCCTTGGTCATGAACTACTATGACGGCTACTGGGGCTACGGTAACTCTTCTGAGTCGCGTGCATCGTGGCGTCTACAGTGCTGGGTGAAAGTCGACAACGTAAACTGGCAACCACTTTAAGGAGCCCAAGATGCCCATGCTCACGCTTTTGCCCTTGGACCTTAAGGGCACGAAGTTGTCGAACCGTGTCCAGAACGAAAGCCGGACCTTGGTGCGGGTAGATGCATTACCCCACCGTATCCTGCTACCCCGCTTCGGGGCGTTCTATAATGACGACAGCCTCAAGATCTACGATGGCGCCCGTCGATTAGTACCGGGGACAGATTACACCACCACGTATCTGTACCGGGACTTGTCACAGCTCACCACGAAACCAGTCTATGCCTTCATTGTCATTACTAACCTTGAGGTGAGTAATACACTCACTCTCAACTACCAAGCGGTAGGTGGTAACTTCGGTGTCAACACTGAAGAGTTGAAGGCCCTGCTGGATGCAATCAATCAGGATAACTTCCGGGTGGATTGGGAAGACGTCGTCAACAAACCAAATGGGTTTAACCCAGCTGACCACTATGACGAATACTGGCAGCTGTACGGTACAGAGAACACCATCACGGTGCTGAACCGAGTGCGTGATCTGTTGGCGTTGAATGATGAGTCGATCATTCAAGAAATGCGTAACTACGCCGACGGTTATCACACCTTGGCTCGTACCCGTCTGACCCAAGAACAGGACCTACTGCGCCTGCACATCGAAGACGTCAATAACCCGCATGCCGATGACAAAACCAAGATCGGTTTGGGCAATCTTCAGAACTGGCGTATGGCGTTGCTGTCTGAGAGCCTCAACTCCACGTTGGATCAGTACTACTCGACGCCTGAGACTGGATTGACCGCGATCAACGGGGTATTGATCCCAGAGCTGAACCAGCATATCTCCGACTTCAACAACCCACATGCTATTCGTGCCCAAGACGTCGATGCCTATACCACCACCAGCATCAACACGACATTGGCCGGCCGCCTGCATAAGCTGACTCCAGCGGCAAACAGTCAGAAGATCTTTGGTTATGACCGGGCGGGTTGGAAGTCTTACTGTAACACCAACCTCTCAGCCGATCTGATCACCCAAGGTTTGTTCAATAACGCGGCCTTGGGCGCGGGTGGTGCGAACAATGACACGGTGTTGATGGGTAACGGGGTCTGGAAGAGCTGGCAGACCTTGATGGCGGAAATGGATGCACAGGTCAACCGCAACAAGATTCTCTACGTGCGGACGTCTGTGGCCAACTACAACATCAACACCGCCATCAACTACCTAAATACGTGGTTCGCTGATACCAACGCATATCCGATCAACTCCAAGGCTGTGGTCATGGGTTATCGCGCTGCGGTGGGTCATACCACGTGGAACCTGCCTGAAGTCAAATTCCTTTTGCGTACTGCCGGCGGCTGGGCCGCTTGGTTGATCTAACTCTGGAGATACACAATGTCCGATACAATCTCTTCTGCCGTTGCCTCGATTCCAACGGGCGGGACGAAGGTACTGTTGCAGTTCAACAAAGTCAGCGGGGCATTTACCTCGGTACTGGGTTGGGTGGACCCTGCCACACTGAACAACGAGTACTTCATTTACGTCGAACATGAAGCCTTCGACTTTCAGAATCACGAGGTGCGGGGTACGTACCCCGACTACACGATCGTGGATCGGGTACAGGCAGAACTGCCGATCTATGAAAGTCAACTCGATCTGGCGGCGCAACAGAAGATCACCAAGCTCTACCCAGTGATCAACCAAGTCAACAACATTGGCAACGCCATCGAGCACCTCGGTCGTGTAGTCCAAGGGCTGTTGGGCGACAACCCTGATCCACAGCTGGCTGCGGCTTTGACGGTTCTCGATGAAATGAACGACTACGTCAGTGAAGTCAAGGCCGCCAACACGCAGCGTAAGGCGTACTACGCGGGGTCTAGTGCCCACGTTTACATCTCGCTGGAGCAAGAGGCTGCGGATCAAGAAGCTCAACTGGAAGGTGGTTTGCATGAAGCCTACGGTGCTAAAGAAGTTACCGGTGGTACAGTTTTCTAAGGACGTATGCGACGACCTGAAACAACAACTGGGTGAAATGCATGAGGCACGGTGGTTTCATCGTGCCAAGATCAATAGTCGCCCCACCACCCAAGGTGTGGCAGCCAGTTATGATTTCCTCGGTGACCGCCAACAGCCTAAGGCCTTTAACACACTGCTGTGTTCCTTAGCCCCCAAATACCCCGGCTACTATCTGACCGAAGCTATTATCAACCGGTATAAACCGGGTGATTGGATGCCCGAACATATCGACATCCAAAACTTCCGGAAGAATCTGGTGATTCCCCTGTGTGCAGATGGGGATGGGCTTGAAGTGGAAGGGGTGTTCTACCCTGACGTGTTGGGTGAGGGCGTGTGCTTCAGTGATGTGAGTGCACCCCACATGGTCCCTCCTGTGAAGTCGCTGCGTTATGTGGCTATCTTCCTTTACGAATAACGGAGTCAGTATGCCTGATTACATCCATTTACAGAAACTCCCGGAGGAGTCGGTAGCCCAACTACTTGCTCTTTACAGTGAGTTCAGTCCTCCATTCGCCACGTCTCATCGCCTGCGTATGGGTGCTAACCTCGGGGCCAAACCCAGTGTCTACAAAGACACTCGTTGGTTCAAGTGGACCGCGGAGCAACGTCAACGTTTCAAGACCGCGTTTGATAACCGCGCTCATGTAGCCAAGGCGTTGGTGGGTTACTTCCTAGAGTTCCCGAAGAACGTCGGGTTCTTGGACGTCATGACCACTTGGGCAGAGCTGGGTGAACGCTCGGCAATCATTGTGGCGTACGCTATCAATGACGGGCAGCACATCGTGATCAACAGCAACAAGGTCGTGTTGAATGCGGGGGAAGGTATCGCTTTCCACGTCTCGCAAATTCATGAGGTGAAGAAATCCAAGTTGGACGCGCTGTGGGCGAACACGATGGTTTTGGGCAAGTTGTCCGATTTCACTTAACGACATAAGCCTCCCCGATCGGGGAGGCTTTTATAACTTGTTTGTACAATCATACAGAACCAATTGGCTCATTCCTATCACGAGGAGAGGAAAATGTCTGCTGTAGACAATCAGATTATCCACGTCTGCCGTACGGTGTACGGGGCGTATTTGCAGACCTGCTTGAAACTGGGCCTGCCGTTCACCATGATCCCCAACACCACCCTGAACGAACGTCTGGGCATCCAACCTTCCATCGCGCCATCGGTGGGTGAAGACCCGACCATGAAGTACCTCGTGTTCGGTAACCGTGGCCATGCTACCACCGTAGCCAGCGATGGTTCCGATGAGATCATCCCGGTCCCTCACGATGCTGAAGACGCGGGTCTCTACGGTCTGATCCCGATCGTGCTGCGTGATACCGATGACGATCTACCGGTAGATATCCGTAAGGATTTCGGCCTGCGCCGTATCGAGCCACATAATGGCGTCAACAAGATTGCCTACTACGCCCTGCGTCTGGATTACTCCACCGTGACGGCGTCGTTGCAATCGATCCGTGTGGTCGAAGGTGAAGTGGTTGTAGAACCTTACACCCCGACTGCAGACAACCTCAACCCAGTCCCACCACAAATCACCAACAGTGGCGTAGTGCTCGGTAGCGATACCAGTATCTCGGCCTCGGCTATCATCACTGTGCGTTTGAGCGAAAACGTAGTGGCTGAAATGGTCAACGCACACCGCGTACGTACCGGTTCGAACCGTTCGCCTGTGATCTCCGAACTTGGCTTCTGCTCGGGTGTGGATCGCAACGTACAAGCCACCAACGGCGGTGCCGGTAGCTTCCTGTTCAACGAAGTGATTGCATGCCAACTCAACGTGATCATCTCCACCCACCATGCCATCGGTTACAGCTCCACCGGTGCAACACTGGCCTTCGACGTGGGTAACACCGAACCACTGCTGGGCACCAACAGCCTCAACGGTACTACCTGGCTGAGCTGATGTTTACTCTGCCCGAAAGTAACGAGCCACTACGGGTGCTTACTATTGACCCAGGCAGCTACAACACGGGTATTGCCCATTGGCATTGGGATTTCGAGTCTCCTCAGTATGATCTGGTACATGCCTACACACTGAAGTTTCCCGACAGTGATAAACGCTATTGCACGATTCGCGAGATGGGCACCGATCGGATTGCCCGTCTCCATCACCTAGACGACAGCCTCGGCGATATCCTCGATGAGTTCCGTCCTCACTTGGTGATCTGTGAATCTAACTACAAGGGTCGTTTCGCTGATGCGTATGCGACCCTCGTGGAATGCGTGGCGGTTATCCGGAATGTGTTGTATCGCTACGATCCTACCATGCCGTTATTAATGGTTGACCCTATGTCAGCCAAGAAAGCCGCAGGGGTTGTGGGTAAGTTCAAAGATAAAATGGACGTCACCCGTGCCCTGAAGAAACGCACTGATATCAACTGGGGTGTCGACATCGATACACTGGATGAACACAGCGTCGATGCTGTCGCCATTGGTTACTATCTCATGCAATTGCTGCGGATGGGTTGGACGCCAACGGTGTTAATCGACTTACACACCGGGAAGGTTATTTAACCCTGAGGCGTGAATTGTATGCTTAAGCTTTTAGGAAAACTACCTTGGTTTGAATGGGTGGGCATTCTTTGCGTTGTTGCAGCGCTAGGAGTCGGCTTGGCGTTCGTAAAGAACTATGGTCGCATGGAAGAAAGCAACAAGACACTAACTGCCCAAGCCCAGGACTTGTCACATCTCCTAGTGGTCGAGAAGAAGGCGGCCGTGATCACTGACAACGCGGTGTTTAAATACACCTACGAGCGAGACCTCAAGATAGCAGAAGCGTCGGACTACCGGCAGCAGACACTGGAAGAGTATTTCGCCGAACGTGATAACAACGACCCAACCAAATACGAAAAGCCTGAGGAGGGGAAACCAGATGTCCACATTGCTCCACGCAAACCACAACCAGCCAAGGCCACCGCGCCCAAACCGGTTGCTGTGGCTTCTAATGATCCTGATCCTGCTGCTATCGCTGTTCTTGTTGGCGGGATGTGGGACACGTACTGTCGGGCGTACAACGACCGAGACGCGTGTCCCGCCGAAGGTAATGCTAACGGAGTGCGTACCCAATAAGCCACCGTCGAAAGACGATGTCTTAACGGCGTACATTAAGTACCCCAAAGCAAAGTCCCAATGGGAAGCCGTCGCTTTGATGTTTAAAGAAGCGTGGGATCTCCAGACCCTCCAGGTCGGTTTGTGCAATGACAAAGTCAAAGCGCTTAACGATTGGTACGACCAACAGACAACAATGGAGAAGAACCATGACGCTACAGGAGGCGCTGATCTCCCTCGGCGATAGACCACTTAATGCCAGTCCATATTCGTCAGCTATCCGGGCGTTGGTTTTGGCATCTTTAGGTAAAAAGGGGAGCACCATCGATAAAGACACCCCAGGATACATTGTGCTGGCTCAAGTTTACAAGATTGTAAACGAAGCCAAGCGTAATGCGCTGCTGGAGCACCAGCTGGGTGTCGTGCGAGGTACCGATATGTACAAGCAGTTTATATTGGCTGGTTCTGGTGTCTTGGCACTGGTGGTAATCGTTGTGGCCATGGCGGTGGTCTATAGCGATGCAACAGTTAGCACCGAGTTAATCGATGTACTCAAACTAACAATTCAAGAGTTCTTCGGTCTACTGAAATTTATATTTGAAAAGATGGTTGGTGAAACTACAACTGTAGCCCCTGCCGCTTAGGCGGGGGTTTTTGCCGCCTCATGCTATGTGCCATTATCTTTAGGCGAGGAACCCATCCGTGGCTGAGTTAAGATTTCCCTACGACCTGCCCTCGTTCGAGGCATTTATCGAACTGATTCGTCGGGACCGTCCCGATGAAGAAATTAACCCCGATTTCTTAGTCTTCGGTGATTTCTTCTTCTCCCCTACTGAGGAAGAACCGGGTCGAAGCTATATCGAGATGACGAACCTGCTGACGGGTAAGAAACGTTGGTTTGTTTGGCGTCGTCTGGATATCAACCAAGTGTTGCGCGAGTATACGCTCGATGGCGAACCGTATGTTCGGATCAGCCTGGTAGGTGAGATCACGACGGCTAAAATCGTCGATGAGATCAACCGTCAGTTCAACATGCACTTGAGCCACGATGACGTGGCGGTGTCCCATAAACCCCTAACTACAAATACGGTGTCGGTCTGGACCATGTATATGCTGCCAAACAGCTATGCATACTACGGATACGTACCGATCTATGTCAACACTACTCCGGACGAGCTCGGACTCCGTCTTTTAGAAGACGGCACTGTGCGCCTGTTGGAAGATGGATCACCGCGCCGGTTGGAGGACTAAAACAGAAGGAAGCTAAAGATGACCACCGAAGCGCTTGGCGTCGAACACCGTGCAACGTTTCTCAAAGATGTAGTCCTGAAGCGTGGAGACTCAGGGCCGGCTGTAATCGATCTGCAAAAGCACTTGATGAATGCCGGCTACGCCATCGGTACCCCCGATGGTGATTTCGGTCAAAGGACATATGACGCCGTCGTTGCCTTTCAGAAGGCCAGTAATCTGGTCGTCGATGGTAAGGTCGGACCTAAAACAATGGGTCTCCTGTGTTCAGCAGAGAAGTCGCACAAGTACCTTTGCCAAGACGATCTCGCTAATGCAGCGAAATCCCTTGGGGTTCCGACAGCTGCAATCATGGCTGTCAATGATGTCGAATCCAAAGGTACTGGTTTCTTAGCTAGCGGTAAAGTGGCCATTCTGTACGAACGCCACATCATGTATCGTGAGCTCAAGGACTATGGCATAGACCCTGATCGTGCGATGCGTGAAAACCCAGGGCTGGTGAACAAGGCTCGCGGTGGCTATTTGGGCGGGGATAAGGAATGGCAACGTTTGGAAAATGCCATGAAGATTAGCAAGGACGCCGCTCTGGAATCTGCCTCTTGGGGTGCTTACCAGATTATGGGTTTCCACTGGCAACTCCTGGGTTTTGACTCAGTCCAGGACTATGTGAAGTTTGCCTCGGTGTCCGAGGCGAATCAACTTGAATGCTTCGTGCGTTTCATTAAAAGCCAGAAAGGTCTTTGGAATGCACTTAAAGCCTTGAACTGGGCTGAGGTCGCACGGTTGTATAACGGTGCGTCTTATAAGGAAAACCACTACGACACTAAACTGTCGGCGGCATACAAACAGTACTCGTCATACGTGTAAAAGGCAATGCAGCCGGGGGTTTACGCCCCCGGCTTTATGCCGTCCGAATAAAAATACTTTTATCTATGTGACGAATTTTTATATTTCGTGAATGGAGCATACGACCGATTATCACATCGGGCTCACCAGGAAACCGCAACCCCACATAGCCAAAAAGGTACAATCATGGCTGCTGAAGACGAAGGCAAAATTTCCGCGTTACCCGTACACGACGAACTGACTGGTGGTGAGTTTATAGAAATCATTGTTCCTAAGGTAAGCGGAACTGGTTTCGACAACAAACGTATTGCTGCTGAATCACTTGGTGGTGGACAATCCGGTGATGCCGGTTGTGTCTACATCGTCGATATCGTACCGGCAAACCCCATCGACAACGTCGGTAATAAAGTCAAGACGGGTGATGGCCATACCCTAGTAACCTGCTCCACCTCGACCACTTTGGTGCAGGTTACTGTAGAAGCAATCGCAGGGCTTAGCAGCTTTACACCGGTAGTCATGCTCAACGGCCTTGTAGCCGTCACCATGGCGCGTGTAACGGCCGAGGGTGTGTTGTTCCGTGGCACAGCAAGCCTTGACCTCACAGAGCTTGGTACGGCCCCGTACACCGTTGTGGCGACACATGGTGACGGTGGTAGTGGTCAAGTGACCGTAGCCATGGACTCCGTACCAACCATCGATACGGCATCGTTCACTGGCGGTTACCCAGCTGGTCAGACCGAAGTTAAAGCGGGTGACGTACTGTCGATTCAGGTTACCGCTGATAGCCCTGTGGTCGCGTATGAGATCAAAGACGCTGGGGCACTGATCGCTAAGACCGGTAGCTTGACACCAGGCATCATGCACACCATCCCAGCGTGCGTCGTCGCTGATCGCGGTACCGTCACACAAAACTTGGGCTTCCAAGTCCGTGTGCAGAAAGCCACTGGGACGTGGTCGCCGTGGTACAACACCGCCGCACAAGGGACACAAGCGGATGGTGTGTCTTACGTCAAGGCAAACAACCTGTTCCCAACCATTACCTTGGGTAGCATCGTTTATCCCTTGGATAAAGAAGCGTTGGACATTGGGGATCAAGCGACGTTAATTCACCTCGTAACCAATGCCAATGGTTACACGTACTCTTCACCGGGTGGTCAACTGGCTATCGCTAACCCGACTACCTACGAAACATCGAAGCAGGTGACCCATGCCAGTGGTGCGTACAACGACTCAACTACCAACTTCAGTCTGGTGGCACGTCGTACGGCTAACGGTGCATCGACCACGGCTACCGCTGTAATCAAGATCGCATCGGTTACACCACTGGTTACATTGTCGACTCCAGCCGCTCGTCTGCGTTCTGGTGGTAACAACGGCACTGTGGCTCAAGACCACGTGATCACGCTAACGTCCAGCCAAGCGCTGATCGAAGCCCCGACGTTGAATGCCCCGGAAGGCACATGGAAAGACAGCTGGACAGCTGACATCGCCCGTAAGGTCTGGACCCGTGCTCTGACCGTACACGACGATGATGACAAGGGCACCTTTACTTTCAACAGCCTCGTGGCTAAATCTATTTCTGGACGTATTCAGAATGCGATCCAAGGCAATGCCGATTACGTACTTGGTGGTTTCGTATTCCGTACCCTGACCATCCCAGCTTACCCGAACCGTCAGGCGGCAATCGGTACGCTGGTGGTTAACACTGCCAAGTTGCGTTGTACTAACCTTTCTAAGGGTGCTACCGGCAGCTTGAACTACACCTATCAAGCGGATCAAACACCCGCTACCAACCGCTATACCGTGTTGACGAGCAACACTTGGTACAACTGCGACAACGCAAACGCCTCGTCCAACACCGGCGGTCTACTACAAATCGAGCTGGAAGAAGCGATTTAATTTCGAAGTATGGCCACGTCACACCGTGGCCAATTTAAGAGGATACGTAAATGCCTACTCCTTTCGAGGTGTTTGTCAATGACGAGCTACCCCGTCGAGTCTCTTCCCAGATGGACCCAACGACGGTAACGCCGGGGCTCATCGCACTCACCACGGGTGTGGGTCTGACGGTAGAGTTCGTCGATCCTGCCGAAGCAGGTCTGGGTGGTATTGCGGGTAAAGATGCCTACCAATTGGCCAAAGACAATGGTTTTGTGGGTACCTTGGTTGAATACCTGATTTCGCTTAAAGGCGATAAGGGCGACAAAGGCGATGTTGGTGGTGTCGGCATCTTGAATGTTAAGGGTCAGCTGGGTAGTGTAGAGCTACTGCCTGACGCCAGTGCGCTGCCTAACGGTGATGCGTGGTTCATCGAGAAGCACATCTGGGTTGTGGTTGAAGGTACCTGGGTTGACGGCGGTGATGTATCTGGGCCGAAAGGTATCGATGGTATTGGTCTGCGGATTCTCGGTAGCTTTCCATCGACAGATTTTCTGCCAATGGCCGACAACCTGTCAGGCGACACGTACATCATCCAGAACGTGATGTGGGTGTGGGACACCGTCACTTGGTCCCCAGTGGGTCAAGTCGGTCCAGATGGTAAGTCCGCTTACCAACTCGCCGTGCAGTTCGGCTACGTGGGTACTACCACCCAGTGGCTAACGAGTCTGCGTGGTAAGGACGCTTATCAGATCGCCGTCGATCAAGGGTTCGCCGGTAACCGTACCCAGTGGCTGGAGTCCATCAAAGGACTCAAGGGTGACATCGGTCTGACGGGTGATAAAGGCGATAAGGGTGACACAGGTAGTTCTGCTGCGGTCGTGATCCTGCGTGGTGCCGTAGCGACTGTAGGTGACTTGCCTGCGGGTGCTACTATCTCCGACGGTTACCTGATCGGCACCAACCTGTACGTCTGGGAAGGCACTGAATGGTTCGACGCTGGCAACATCGTTGGTCCACAGGGTCTCAAAGGCGATAAAGGGGACAAGGGTGATAAAGGCGACACGGGTAATGACGGGGATAACGCCTACCTCGTAGCCATCGCTGATGGCTTTGTCGGTACTCGTACCGAGTGGCTGGCTTCGCTTAAAGGCGACACCGGCACGTCCGCTTACGAACTGTGGCAACAACTGGGTGGCGTTGGTGACGAAGCGGCGTTCATGGTTAGCCTGCAGGGCGAGGAGGGTCCACGTGGCCTGCGTGGTGACACGGGCGAGCAAGGTACTGGACTGAAGGTTGTCGGAGTAGTGGCAACCGTTGGTGAGCTACCGGCTACCGGTGATGCTGACTACGATAGCTACGTGGTTGGTACTCGTCTCTACAGTTGGTTCGGTGCCGTTTGGAACGACCTCGGTGAGTTCGTAGGTGAGACCGGTAAATCGGCTTATCAGCTGGCTCTGGACGAAGGCTTCGTGGGTACCATTACCGAATGGCTGGCTACCCTTAAAGGCCTGAAGGGCGACAAGGGTGATGACGGCGATAAAGGTGATCCAGGCGATAGCGCCTACATCGTGGCCATCACTGATGGCTTCGTAGGTGATGTGACGGCATGGCTGGCTTCGCTTAAAGGTGATGCGGGGCGTAACCTAACTGTCCTGGGTGATCTCGCTGACCTGACTGCTTTGGCTGCTATCACAGGCCAAGTGGTGGGTGATGCCTACATCGTACCCAACGGTGCGCAAAACAACATGCACATCTGGAACGGCACCATCTGGTACGACGCAGGTGACCTGACTGGCCCTATCGGTCCTGATGGTAAATCGGCCTTGGCTGTGGCCATGGAAAACGATCCTGCCATTACCGACCTGCCCAGTTTCATTGCATCGCTTAAAGGCGATAAGGGTGATAAAGGGGATCAGGGCGAAACCGGTGCAGCGTTCACTCCAAAAGGCTACTTAGCCACCCAGCCAGAATTGGATGGTTTGGTAGACCCGCAGGATGGTGATACCTACATCGTGGGCACTGGTGACATCTACAGCCATAACGGCACCGCCTTTGTATTCATGGGCAACGTCCGTGGTCCAGTCGGTTCTGAAGGTCCGATGGGTCCTGGCATTACTATCCTCGGTAAGTTCGCCAACACGTCTGAATTGCCTGGTACTGGTACACTGGGCGAAGGTTACATGATCGGCCTGAACTTCTGGGGTTGGACAGGTACAGCGTACGAAGACCTCGGGGCTATCCAAGGCCCTAAAGGGGACAAGGGCGATAAGGGTGACCAAGGCGACATCGGTATCGGCCAGAAGGGTGACAAGGGCGATAAGGGTGATACCGGTACGCTCTGGGTGGTGTTGGGTCGTGATCCTCAAGCGCTTGATGGTCGTCGTAATGACTACTTCCTCAACAGCGCCACGTTGCAGTACTTCAAGAAGACCACGGATGTCCTCTGGGCACCACTGGGTTATCTGGGTGGTGGTAACGTCTACGATGCACCGCTGGACGATCAGGAATACACCCGTCTCAATGGCGTGTGGAAAGTCCTCGATGTACTGGAAGCGCCGGTGGACGGTAAGAAGTACATCCGTATCAACGGTGACTGGGCTGAGCTCGTTGTGGCTGTAGGTGAGGCCCCTAGCGATGGTAAGTTACACGGTCGTATTAACGGTGCTTGGGCTGAGATTGTCTTCCCTATCACCGCGGACGCGCCATCGGACGATAAGAAGTATACTCGTCGTAACGGACAGTGGGTTGAAAATACCTTCGATCGCTACACCCTGAAAGTAGCGGCATCGACCGCCACATTGGACCTCGCTGTACAACAGGTGTTCACTGTGTCGGCATCGGTAGCACGCACGCTGGCCTTCGCTAACGCCCCTGGTGCTAACTTGGCCATGACTGTGGTGGTTAAGGTTGCAGGTAACGCTGCTCAAATCACATGGCCTGCTGGCATTATCTGGAGCGGTGGTACAGCTCCTACCTTGGGTGCCACCTTCACCGTAGTTGTCCTGTTCTGGGACGGTACGCAGTGGGTTGGTTCGGTCGGCGCTACGGCGTAACCTGTAGGGGGCCTACGGGCCCCTTACCTCATTTAAGAGAACACCATGGAAATCAACGCAAGCACCTCGCTCCTTAAGGTCGACACCGGCGAATACCCGATGTACTTCCAACACGTGCGCCAAGCCAACCCGACGGTCAGCTTCCCGGAGACCCCGGATGAAGACTGCATCGCTGAGTTCGGCTTCGCTGCAGTAAATCCGACCACTAAACCAGCGGGTGATGTGGTCACTGAAGGCGCCCCCGTTTTGACGGCTGGTGCTTACTATCAAACGTGGATCACCCGTTCATTCACCGCACTTGAATTAGAAGCGCAGTTGAATGATAAGAAACGTGAGTTGGCGGATCAAGTCTTGGCTATTCGTGAGAAGGATCTCGCTGACGGCTTCATCTACGAACTCACCCCAGAGACAGTATTTGGGGTTCAACTTCGTCCTGAAGATCGAGTAAACCTGTTGCTGTTGAAAGGACAGGCCCAGTACTTGATCGCCAACAACCTAACCATGTCGACGATGTTCCGCAGCACCGAAAACATCGGCTATCCACTGACCCCCACTGAACTGTTGGCTATGTGCGATGCCGCACTGGTGGCTGGGACGCAAGTGTACGCAGCCAGCTGGGCACTGAAGGATCAGATCGAGGCGGCTACCACCATCGCCGGTCTACCTACAATCCCAACTACGCTGATGGCATAGGTCGGTTAGTCTTCTAGACGGCATAAAGCCCCTCCCACCGCGGGAGGGGCCTATGTCCGTTTACTACTTCTGCTCGTCCTCTTCTTCCTCGTCCTCAACTTTCTTACCGTTCTCATCGATTTCTATCGGTGGTTCAGGTTCGTTCGTGTCGGCAGGTTCCACAGAAGTATCGTCAGCGTTAGATTGGTTTGTATCGTCGAGTGGAGGTTCTTCACCCGTTAGGTTAGCGGAGTCTTCCGGTGGCGCATCGTCGATGCCACCGTTGTTATTGTCGCCCCCGAACGCGGTATCATCACCGCCAAAGGAGTCGTCACCTCCGCCACCGAAGGAGGTATCGTCCATACCGCCACCGAAGGAGTCATCCCCACCACCGAAGTCACCGCTGGTGTCGCCACCCATGCCACCGTCCATACCCGCAGACTGGTTAACGAATTTCTCCGACCATTGCTTACGGGTGACTTCCAGATGACTGATGTACTCTTGGATAGTTGTACCCAGCGATTCGAAAGCCAAGTTCTGGCCATCGAGCAGACTGAATACCGGCTTGCCTTCTTCCATCTCGTACAACACACCCACCGCAGGGAGGATATTGTTGTCGTGGATGAACAGTCGCATGAAGTGTGCTTTGATCGCCGCAATGGCTTTCTCCACAGAACCACCTTTGACCATGTATTCCTCGGGGAACAGTTCGGTAGTGATGTAAGCTTCGAGGACTTTGTCGAGCAACTGACTATGTTGCTCCATCATGTCCAACATCAGTTGGGTACGACTGGTGTCTGGTTCAGGTAGTTTGACCAGCAGTGCGTTGATAAAGTCTTCCACCATCTCGATACCCGGACGCTGGTTATACTCAGCAGGGATGGCTTCCGGGTTATCCTTGATACAGGCTAACAGTTTGTTAACGAGGACCGAGGAGTTAAGGGTGTAGACTCGTACGAATTTGGTCAAGCTGTCGGTAAACGCCTTTTGCATCGACTTCACACGACGAGCAAACAACAGGTCGTTGTGCACGATACTGGTAGCGAACTCAGCCCCGTTCTCCGGGTCTGCTTTCTCAGGCGGTACGGCCATGCTGGAGATGTGCATCTTGCGCAGACGCTCTTGCAGCTCTGGGTTACCGGCTTGAATGTTGGTGTTGTAGTCGTCGTAGTCGACCGACATTTGGTGGTAGTCTTCAGCGCCGTTGGCATTGATACTGAAGTCATAACCAGCACGGTTCAAGTAGTCGAGGATCTGGCCTGGATCTGGTGCCCCAATAGGGAAGCCACGGCGACCCGATTCCAAGATCAACTGCTGCATGTCAGACACGGTAGCAGTTTTGTCCGGATCGTTAGGATCTAGGTTGATGTTAACTTTCTTACGGCCTACCGCGTTACGTACGCCAGCCATGGTTTCAGCGAACAGCAGCACAGAGCGCATGTTAGCCAAGATCTTGGAGCGCGCCAGCATGGATTGACCCACACCGTTTTGGTCGTAGTAGAATGCCGCGTAAACCATCAGCTCACCAGGCACGTAAATCAGTCGGGTGTTCTGCTGCTTCAAGTGACGGCTGAACATGATGCGTTTGATTTCTTCGGAGAAGCCCAGTTCGAACTCTTCACGATACGCACCGTTGACCAGACGCTTCTTCAGGTCCGCTTCAACAATCGAGCTGTAGGACTGGTGGATCTGCTCGATTTCGTATTTGTTCTGACCATCACCACCGCCCAATGCTTCACGGGTGATGCGCAGCAGTTCCGACGTATTGTCAGTCTGGCCATAACGCTTGTCGAAGTCTTGACGCAGGTCGTTGTAGTAGTCCGAGGAGTAGTCAGTTGAGACTGGACGACCATACAGGTCGATCAGTACGAAGCAACCCACTTGTTCATACGGACGTCCTGGTGGGAACACCGGCACTACCGCAGCTGGATCGAGATCCAGCACCAGTGGATGCCCCACAGAAGGACGCTCCATGAACTCCGGTTTCTCGATGATGATGGTCTGCTGATACTGACCACCCGATTGACGACGATAGAGTTCCTCGACTTGATCCGGCGTGAGACCGGATTGCATGCCGCGGTGTTCTTCCAGCGACACCGATTCCCGACGGATGAGTTGGTTTACCACCATGCGCTGACGTTGTTTACTGTGGGTACGTGTTTTGAGCAGGTGGAAGTTATCACTGACGGTCACGTTGTTGCCGGTGAAACCAACCGTCTGCAGCACCTTCTGTTCTTCCGGACCGAAGTTTTCGATCGACACCGATTCTACGTGGTGTGACTTCTTCAAAGCCTCCGGTAGATCTGCTACACCGAGCAAGCCCAGTGGTCGCCCTTGTTCGAAACGACGGACCGCACTACCGAACTCTTCAGCCGAGATTTTACGCTCGCCGTTGATGATCAGATCAAGTGCGTTCTCTGGAAGAATGGCTTGGATATACGCGCCTTTTCGGGCAACAATATCCTCCAAAACTTTCTCCAGACGATCACCCATCTTATAGTCCTTCTTAAAGTAGTCGCTGACCACCTCAAGGAGTACACGGTTCATCTCGCTATTGAAGCTGTTGTCCTCAATAGAGATGTTGAGTTCCGTGTTGGACATGTCCTTCGGATTCAGCACCGTACCTACGATGATCTGAATCACGTGCTCCATTTCTGGCAGCACCTGCATGATCGCTTCGGAGTCGACCACGTTCTGCGCAGTGTTCCGGGAAATCCGGTTCATGCTCAGCGGGTCAGTAAGAATGTAATGTCGGTTGGTATTGCTCACACCGGGAGTATTAGTATCCCGGACCAACTTGCTCAACACCGAACGGTTAGCATCCCCTAGTGGCGTTTTAGCCTGGATGCGTGGGTAGCGTGCGTCCACTACTTTCCACCTCTTGCGGATAAATTCATGAGTCAGTTCAATTACACTTCGTATCGGAACGATATCTTTCGCTTAGTCAGGTCGATTGTAATTAAATCCAGCCATGTTGCCGATGTGATCAACGCAGACCTCCTCAGTAAAAATGTGGTGGTCAACATGGAAGACCCAACGGGCTGGAAGTATTACCTGAACTTGGCGGGGATTTACCACGCCGCTGATACCATGATGACCGTCCGTTCTATGGACACTCGTGAGATCATCGAGTTCACCAAAGAAAACTTACGGTATCACCGAGCTACGGCTCGGGAGTATCAATACGGCACTGTCTATTACAATAACCTTGTGGCGAAGTACCCAGGCCAAGTTGACCTGATTAAAGGGATCATTGCACCTGTTGATCCTCAGGTGGCCATAAACTCAAATAATGGTGACATTTTGTACTACGATGCTTCGCTGGTCGAAGACAACGAAGACAATCTGATCCGTAATTTGCAGAACTGGGTGTTGACCTACCAACTGCGCTGGTTTAACGAAGCCTACCTTAATACCGATGACTTGTATCTGCAGCACTACATCGGTGAGCTCTACATGTCGATGGCTAAAGCTATCGAGAACCTGCGTTGGGCGAACTGCAATACACGGCGTGCCCACAGCTTCCACATCCGTGAACACTTAGCCAGTCATGGTCGACTCGATCGATACCTGCCCTACCTCACCAAGTCACAGCAACTGTGGCTGTACCGTAACATCTGGTACATCAAACGCAACCCAGGGCGTCAAGAGATCTTTGACCGTTTGGTGGGTAAGCTACTAACCCCACGTGGTATTCCACTGATTCGCTACACACTGAATCAGAACACGGAACTGATGCCTGCGGAACTCTACTCGCAAGTTGAGATGGTCAAACACGACATCAACATGCGCAGTGTGACTCCCGGTAACGAGAAGACCACGGTAGCTAACGTATTGGATCGTGAGACCCTGCTGGCTCGGGACAACTCCAAGGTAGCTTTCGATACTGAAGTAGAGATCGAAGAGAAGGTCAAGATGTCTGGCTTCTCCAGTATGCCCACTAAGGTGCTGGACTCCGAGGTCATCGACCGCAGTAACTCCTCAGTTCGTAGTTTGATGAACGTACTGCTCAACCACTGGGTGTACCTGTCCACGCACAGTCGTTATCGTGCTTATGTACAGATCCCTCACCCGCGCAGTGGTGAGTACATGTCGATGACGGTGAAAGACGCCCTTATCTGCTCGATGTACGCGATTGGCAAGATCTACGGTTATGAGTTCCCGAGCATTCCCGTGATGCATGCCTATGACGTCCTACGTGCCCCTTTGCCGACGTTTGCTGAACTGCGGTCGATCGTACCCAAGAACGGCTTACGTGAAGGCATGATCGAAGCGGTAATGGATCGGGTTACACCATTGACCGAATACATCTCGACGGAGCGCTTCTACCTCGATTGTGCACAACTGCATAAAGAGTATATCAAACTGTGGGAGCTTTACAGCTTCCAAGAACACTACATGGGGCGTAACTACGCCGAACAAATAGTGCGTCGTCACTTCATGCACATTCGCTGTCCTCTCATTGATGAACAGCTGAGCTTCGAACAGTACTTTACAGACAACCAGTTCGAGATTGCCGATCTCGATAACTTTGAACTGGAACAACTGCTGACTGATTGCATTAACATCGCCACTGGCTCGAACCTGGTTAAGGTGGTTACCTTGGGCGAAGTACAGCGTGAACTCCTCTCGCTGATTGCTGGTCTGAGTTCCTACCCATTACAGTTCATGTCCAATGTGGCCTTCACTGACTTTACCGTGGTTGGGTTGACCGACACCCGCTTCGGTGACCAGTGGGGTGAAACGTCTGACCACAAGCGGTTTGCTATCGACGATTGGACCGTGCGACACATGCACACGGAAGTGCGGACTGACTTTGCACTGCCGGCTGAAGTGATTGACCCTGATGTGACCTACGGTGCTGCCACCGAGGCTTCTTACTATATCAACCCCATGGTCGATATGAAGGAGCTCTATGGTCACATGGGGAAATACCGCTTTGACGTAGCCAGCGTTGGTATCCGCGGTTTCAGTCTGGTCTTTGACCAAACCCCAATCGAAGATGGACAAATGGATCAGTACCAGAACTCCACTGACCCTCAATGGCCTTAAGCTAAGGACCCTCGCATGTTTGATGTTCGTCGTTACCTGAGCATGGAACCTTGGACTGGTTTGATTACGATGATCTCCGATCGTACGTACTTGAACCTAGAGCCCTACAACTGCAAACTGGTGACGCTGGAGTCGTTAGGTGGTTTAGATACCCGTGTAGTTATCGAGACCAACCGCTCGACTTCCAGTGCCCAACAACTGCCAGCTCTACCTAAACAGCTGGAGTATCTGTTCACTCGACTGGATCCAAACAGTTTCTTCCGTACTGTATCGGAAGATCTGTTGGTGGATCAGCTGCGGTTACCCACCAACACTCAAGCGATACTCGATCGCATCCAAGCGCTGTATGGGGTGGTGTTTGATATCGATGATTTCGAACCTGTAGAAGTCACGAATTACGGTGCAGTAACCCTGCAAAGCAAACCAGCTTCCTTACGCTGGGTTGGGCCCTTGACGCTGACGGTGGTTAATAGCCTACAGCAAGCCCTAACTACCGCACTCACGATGAAGAGTTCTCCGACGGTGTTTCGGCCGTTGGGGATGGCTGGCCGGATAGCGGACTTCGTGTACGCCGCAGCACATGACTTCACGGCTTACCGTTACGATCTGTTGGCACTGTTGAACAGCCCTAATGGGGTGGGTGTTGAGCGTTTGTGTCAAGTGCTTAAGGAGGTCACTGGGCAAGTCTGGGTGTGTCAAGATGACCCAGCACCGTACAATATCTGCTCTGCAGTGCGTCTAGGGCGGCCAGAGTACGAGATACTCTACTCAGGGCGTCCTATAAAGCCGTATACGCTTAGAACGGATAAAAGGAACCTCATTGTACTGCGTTTGGATCAAACGCGTTGTACGGCCCTTGCAGGCTCTCTACTGCTGCACTACGATTGAGGCAAGCATGCTCTATATCGAATCTCCCAAGAGCGCTCTGGTGCGAGCGATCAACGCTGGGAATAACCTGAGTCCGCCTTTGGACATCAGTAGGGTTACCTTCGGCAGTCCTGAGGTGTGGCTACAAGGTTCGACTAATACACGAATCTCGTTGTCGGTTAACGACAATGACTACACCGGCAGTGACACGCACTACTACAACCGGGTGAGGATCTATGATCACTTCGCAGGTCATGCCCTCCCAGGGGTAGCTTCTGACTACGCAACACTACGGGACGCTCTAGTGGCGTTCTATGATAAATACCATCTACCGTACGACCCAAATGACATCGTCAGTTACACACTGACTCCGGGTGCTACAACAGCCACACTACAAGGTCGTACATCCAGTCTCATGTTTGTACCGAACCTGACCATCATCCTACCGTTCTCTGGTTGACGGCATAAAGCCCTCCCCTAACCGGGAGGGTGTATGCACGTATTTTATGATTCGTAACTTATCATTGGGTGTGAGATGGCCACACGTAGAGAAATGGATACTTACTTGGGCCTTCAGCCAAGTCATGTTCAGAACGGAGTAATGGTGATCGGAGCAGCAGAACTGCCCGGACCATTGCTGCATGTATCGACTAACCCCAGCATCAAAGCCTTTGTACCCTCGGTTACCCGACGCACAGGCAATAATGAGAACCGCTCGGTCGCACGGGTATCGACAGCACCCAGTTTGTTGGGCTGCTTGATCGGTTACGTGCAAGGCTGGGATAACTTCTACTGGCCTGAACAAAAGAAAAACGGTGAGCTACTGCAGCGTTGGACTGTGTATCGTTTCGATACGCCGTTGTCGTTGCTACCGAATACAAAGCTTCTGTTTGATCAGAAGCAATCCGATGAGCGCTGGTTGGTTGGGTATTCGGCAGATACTCAAAGCTACACCCCGATTAAAACCGCACGTGGTTTCTATAAGGACGTGTTGTTGATCGGCCGTGCTGGTAAGGTTCCCTTCAAGGTTATGACGGTGCTGATCGAAGTACTGGAAGAGTCTCTGCTGTTCAGCAAGAATATCAAACTCACCAAAGGTTTCTGGGAAATCAAAGGACCAGAGCCAACGGGTAACGTGAAGTCTTGGGACAGTGATAAGCCGTACTTAGTGCGTCAGATCACACGGGCTGAATTCAATTACGTACCGCCAGCTGGCTACTCGGTATCTGCTGAGGAATGGTTGGCTAATCCACCAACCTTCTTATCGTGGTAAAAAGAAAAAACGACATATAGCCCCTCCCAAGCGGGAGGGGCTTATGCCGCGTTCTTTAGATCACGATGGAGCCGTACTGGTTATGTGCTTTATGCCGCAGGTGAATGCAGCCATCTGCATCAGTCCAGTTGGTGTATTCCATCCGGTCCAATGCAGCGATCAGTTCTTCACCCCGATCATCAGTTTTGAGTTGGCGTAATACACCAATCAGTTTGCTGTGGTGCATGTTAGCTAGGGCATTAAGCTTATTACCCCAGACAACTTCAGGCGTCATGTCGATGCCTTTACTGATGGCTTCTTTAATGCGAACACTGTTACGGACATAGTCCTCGTTAGAGATACGTTGGTCTTTCTTGAACTTGATCATGTCATCGACGCTGGTAATGCTTACGCGCTCCAGCATGTAGATGTCTTCTTCCAGCAAACGCAATAGGGTTACTGCTTGAGCAACCATGCAGCCGGGTGCATTCAACTGGTGAGCACGATCATCTTCGATTTGAATAACCTCGACGACTGCAACGTCCGCCACAGTTGGGGCTGTTTGGGTTTGCATGTATTCCTCCATGAGTTCTTCAGCCGTAAACCCGAACTCCGGTTGCCCGGCGCTAGGGGTATCGGTACCGAACTGATATTGGTCAAGTGGATGCAAGGCGCAATGTGGGATACTCAGGTATCCCAGGTCAGTGGCCCGCTCGCGACTGTAACGGTTACTGCTGTTGGTTACAGGGTTGAACAGATTACCCCGCATAGGTAGAGGGTCGCCGTGTTCTGTTGCACTATCAATCAGCAACTGATCAAACGGATGGTTCGGGCGATCTTTGAACTGGAACGCCGACTTTTGTTCAGCCGGGGACATTTGGCTTTCGAACGCACGACCACCATCGCTCAGTGAGCGCATGGTCATGTTAACGCCGGGTGGTGTCAGCACCCAGCGTGGTTTGAGTTCTTCGAATGTTTCATTCGGGTCATAGAACGGTAGGCTAGCCAGCATTTTACCCATACGGGATTGACCAGCAGCAGACTGTGTGTGCGACATGCGATTACTCCTAACAGGAATGATTAAGTAGATGCGGAATAAGACCCCTCCCATTGACGGGAGGGGGTGTGACTAAACTGTCACTAAAAATGCCACCGCCCAGACCGACAGCAGCATTGGTACGGTTATACCTTCTTGAGCAACAGTGCGCCTTTAACCAGCTTGCCGATGATCACCTGATAGTAGAAACCATCGCTGGTGATCAACCGCATGTGAACCCGGTTAGCGGTTTCCAGTTGCTGAGCGCGCTGAGCCATGGCCCGCAGTGCAGCGATCATGGCAGGGTGTGCAAATTGCGAAACCAAACATGCTTCGTCAGTCAAAGCAATTGTCGAGAGTTCATCGCTCGGCAAACCGAGTTGGAAGTTCATGTACTCGTCAACAATACCAAACGCCTTGATTGGTTCTTGACCTTCTTCTTCAGCTGGTGTTTCTTCACACGCTACCGACAAACTGCGACCCACGATCGATGCAGTGTTACCCACATAAACCGTTTCGTATTCTGGACCACGCTTCTTGGCGAGGTATGGTCCCAGATCCACCGCAGCTTCCATGTAGTCTGTAATGCTGATCTTCTCGATCGACAGACTGTCACGCAGGAAGTCATTAACTGCCTTGGTCAGGCGTGTGTTGATGAAGGTGTAATAGCGTGCCGACAACAGCCCTGCTTCAACCAACTTACGCAGACCGTCTACAACTTCTTGCGGTTTGGTGAACTGCTGGAAGGCGTACAGCTCATTGAAGCACTCTTCGCTAATCTGCAGTTCATGCATCTTCGCGGTGATGTACTCATGCGGCGGTACGAGGTCATCTGGTTTGAGGCCGAGTAAGGCCACCACTTGGGCACGTGCTTGCGCTTCGTTTTCCAGGTCAGTGGTGCCGGTGATGTAGACATCGAGCTCCACTGGGCTGAGGTGTGCTGCCTCGATCACACCCTCGGCCAACGCCTGTTTGGTGTCTTCGATGGTTTTCACCTTGAGGTCTTCAGACTGACTGTACTGCGGCAGCGGCACAACAAGACCTTTCGGACGCATGGCCTTACGGCGCAGTTCTTCATTGATCTCGTGTTTCAGATAGTCCATCTCTGGCAACAACGGCACGACAACCTCCTTAACAATGCCATCAACCCATTTCGCCAAGAAGCAGATGTGGGTGTTCGGGTTATACAGTTTGGAATACGGAGCATCCTGACCCACCGTCCGGCGCCACGCAGCTTTGTCTTTAGCCACCATAGCCTGATAGGCTGGACGGATCTCCACACCACCTGGGTTACGGATAACGTCATACGGACGACCTTGAACCGGCTGGAAGCCTTGTGGTACGTACCAGTTCGGATCGAGACGAATGTCTTCCACCGAAATGGGTGCATTGTGGTTGTGATCAATCACGTCCGTGGCTGCCGCTCTATGTGGGGTTGCAGCTGGAGCAGCCGCCGGCGCTAGACCTTGGGTTGGTTGTGCTGCCCCACCCGGTGCAGGCGCAGGCCAGCTAGAGGTTGGCTTGCTGACGGTCTCAGTGCCCAACAGCAGTCCCGATGTAGCACCTGAGGCAGGGGCCGATGGGTTGTTGTAGGTGCTGACGGATTGACCCACGCCCGATACAGCAAACGCATTGACGTGCTGAGTATGGTTAACCCCACCACCCACGCCGACACCCATACCCATACCGGCGCCCATGCCTTGTTGACCACCACCGGCCAAGCGCTGCTTGAACCCAGCAATATCGTTCTGGATGCTGTTGGCTACCTGTGCGGCATCGTTCAGACCATTCTGGGTCTGAGCATCCAACATACCACGGACCGCTGGGTATTGACCAGCTACAGTAGCCAGCATGGATTGGTAGATACGGCTAGCTGCTTTGTCCGCCGCTTGCTGTGGTGGTTGGTTCTGACCGCGCTGGAGGAAATCAGCGAAGTCAACCACATACTGACACCAGCCTTGCCAGAACTGGTTGTTGAACTGGTTCATCTGGAGCATGTTGTAGCAGAAACAGTGAATCGGGGATTTGGTCGCACGAGTCTGCGCATACGTGCGGAACAGTGCAATCGCATAGCTGCCGATCTGGGTATCAGCGCCATTGTTGAATTGCACTTGAGGCCACTTATCGTTGCCCTGTGGTAGATGCTGGTTAAAGCTGCTCCCATCCACCTGCTGAGGTGAAACGGGTAGTTGTACTCCGGTCTGGACGTGCATGGTACTTCTCCGTACTTCGTGTTAGCGTTGGATACGTTTTTGGGTTCTGTCGATCAGATCACGACAATCATCACGGCGGATAATGGTGCCATCCATACCGAGCTTGACGTGTGTACCGATTCGTGAGCGTCCATCGGGCGCGCTCTTAGGCTGATTCTTATATTGCCCGATCTCTGCGATCGACGCATCCAACAGACGACTGGAGTCATTGATTAACCCCCTGTTGTGCATATTGGCTGCCCGCGCTTGGTCCTGCGGTACGATCATCGAGGTGAGTCGAATGATCTTGTTGTCCCCTGGGTAGTTCACTGTGGTCAGCTCGTTATGCATGCTCGTCAACAAACGAACGCACGTATTGAGCTTAAGGTATTTCTTCAACATGTCCTCGATCGCCGTAGCTTTCCAGATAATGTCGCGTCGCCCTTGAAAGCTATAGGTCAGCAGCGAAATAGCGCTGTTGAACTCCTCCATGACATACCGCAGTACGGTCAATTGTTTTCCGTACATCGATGTTTCTTCGCGGTTAGTCTGGTAGAAGTGGTGAGACAGGTCGGTCATGATGTAGAACAGCAGCTCCCAGATATTCTTAACCTTGATGCCGGCTTTCGCCAGATCATCCATGGTCATTTCGTCTAGGTAGTTGTTGAAGCCCACCATGTGATTGTCGATGTTTTCAGTTAGCTTACCGACGTGTTCGAAATCACCGAAGACCATCATGCCGAGGATGGTGCGCCACAAAGCACGACCATCAACGTACTGCATGTTCACGAAGCGGTCTGGGAACGCATCAGCGACGTAGAAGAACCCGCCAACCAACATGTCCGTAAACTTCGAGACTTGTTCCTTAGGCAACACCAAGCAGACATCACCTGCCGGATGACGACTACGGGTCACGCAGGACTCGTAGATGTGGAACTTGCTCCGTGGATAGTTCTTCAGGTCATTACGATGGACAATCTCTACATCAGCATTACCCCAGCGCTTGAATGCTTCCTTGACCCCATACTCGCAGAAGAAGTAGTGAGCCATGCAGCTTTCGATGTGCTGCCGATCATTGCGATCGGAGTTCTTGCGGTTATGCATTTCCTGGTGCACAGTCGACCAGATGATGTAAACGATCTCCAGCTTACCGTCTTTCATGTAACGATAGTCCACCCGGTTGAAGGTGAGCTTCGCCCGACGGAAGGGTACGAAGATGCTGTTGCGGCTTACCGAATAACCGATGTCTGCCAGAATAGGTGACAGGTTATAGGTCGCTCCGTTGAGATCCATCAGCCCACCTGGCCGTACAAACGGCAGCAGTACGTAGCGCGGCATTAGATCTACACGTCCCTTGCCATCCCCAGCATCATAGCTGAAGTTGTATTCCACCATGTAGGTGCTGTGAGGGGCTATGTTGGCCGTGCGCTTGCTTTGGTACTCGTGGGTGATCTTCTCGAAGTGTTCGATAGCAGTGCACATCCTGCTACCTTCGAACCGCAATCCTGGGGGAAACAATACTTGGTTCACCCGGATCACGCGTTCATTGTAGGCCATCGTGTTGTTGATTGTTACTTCGTTATCACGACCCCTTGGCTTGCCCATCATGTGCTCGTAGGCTAACCCTTCCGCAATTGTCTCCGTAAAGGGGGCGATACGTCCCATGACACGCTCAACCATTTTGTTGTGCATAGTAGCTCCCCAGCATCACACGTTACTTCTTACCGACACCGCCTTTAAAAAGGACATATGCCGAAATCAACGGGCCTAATAGCCCAACCCCGATTTTCAGTACTTCAAAGACATTCTTTACGGCATCGTTGTTGTCTCGTTGCACACGGGTTCGCATGTCCATGTCAAAGCGTTGCCGTTCTCCCCACTGGCTCCGCTCCCACTCGATGCGTTCACGCTCCATTTTAATGTTGGCCATCTGTCGTGAATGGTCTTCCTGGAATCGGCGCTCTCTGGCGTCTAGTTCAGTCTGCTCTTCCTTACGACGGCGTTCGTCTTCCTCACGCTCTGCTTGCAGTCTTTGTTTCTCACGCTCCAGCTCTACCTTCTCGCGCTTCTGCTCGATCTCGGTGGTAGCCAGTTGTTGCTTCATCTCTAACAACACGGCTTCGTTGTCGTATTTCAGCCGTTCTAACATCTTGTCCAGCTTGCCCAGATTAACCGCTTCTATCCGGGTGTCGAACAAATGGTACTTAGCCTTGGAATCTACGAGCGAAAGAAACTCCGCTTGTACTTCCTCGCCTTCCCGATACTGGTAGAAGACATAAAGCCCATCCGCCAGCTGGACATCCCGCTGGGGTTTTATTTCGACTACAACAATCCCGTTGTTGTACCACACCGGTTCTACCTTACCGGTATTGTCGATTAATACGAACCGCAGGTTAGCCCCTTGGTTACCATATTGCATCTGTTGGCGCATCCGAGCCAGCTGACCTTCTTGCGAATACGGGTGTAGCGCTTCTTCGCGCAGATACTCGTAGCCGACGATCAGATCAAAGTCACGCAGATACACCACGCCACCCGCAGCCTCGATCTGGTCTGCTGTGACAGCCACCGTGTAACGGAACCGACGGTTGCTGTTCCAGCTTACGGTGTTGGCCAGTGCGTTGATGCGGTTGTAGAGTTCTTTACGCAGCGGACTGGAGTCCGGTAGGTTGAAGGAGGCAAAAAGCTCACGAGTGTCTAACTCGACATTAGTTTGTAGATCGTACTCAACCGTGATGTAAAACGCTTCGCCACTGGTGGCCGCATTAGGACCTTCGATGGCCACAACACCACGTGAGTCTCGCCAGAATATCTTCTTACGCATGGTGCTATAAAACTCATAGCGCACATTGGTAGCGACATTCGGGTTTTTCTTCTTGGGTTCTTCCTGTGGGTCGATTGCGATCGATCCGAACAGGTGCTGGAGTTCACGGCTCATCTTAAGCTGTCCTGTTAACGAATCTCCACAGACACCAGCGTCGGTTCGACTATGGTGAATCTGGGGATCGCCTGACGAATACGCGCCCGCTTCTTGCGCGCCCTAGGTTTCTTTTTGGAATGCTGCTGCTCCACAATAGGCGAACCGGCGGAGCAGTCTTTATCGACTCCGATTCGCCCTGTGGATTTTCCGAGGGAATCTCCCTCAACAGCTTCCGGTATAAACCCAGGATCGTCATAACCAGGTATAGAGCCAGCTGACGAGCTGACACCTATTTTATTAACGTCCAGAGTATTTTCTTTTTCAGGCATTACCAAATGGCCACTATTCTCACTCGGAGGAGTCGGCTCTACCGGTCTAGCTTGGGCTTTTAATTGCTTTGCTTCACGACATAATTCCATCGTGAAACGTACTGCCTGATAAGCAGCAGCTACTTTAAGGAAGAAATTCATTGGGCGTGATCCTTAAGTGGATGCCGTTACAGGCAGAGGGTCACGGGAATGATATATATCCCTATTTATTTCGAAACACGGCATAAAGCCCCCGACCATTGCAGGCGGGGGCTTTATGCTTATTTCACTCTGTGCACTACACTTACCGCCGAAGCCTAAGCTTAAGGCAGGATAGCGTTGTACAGCGAGGTGGACATCACTTCGCGCAGACCTTCAACATCGATCTCGATCGCGAATGGGATGTTGTTGACGTGACGGTTGAACGGTACCGCGGTGATTTCGCGGGAGGTCTGGCCATCACGAGCGATCGGCATGTCGCCGACGATGGTTGGTACGAAGAAGAACTGACCCCAGCTCAGAACGTCGTTCTCGCCTGGGTTCTCACGGGTTGGGATCACGAGGATCTTGCCGTCGAACTTCTTGTTGTTGGTAGCAACAACGTCGTACTTCAGGTATGCACCCAGAGTACGGTTATCGCCGACCTGTTGCAGGTAGTTGGCGATTTCGCGGTCGGTGCAGATCAGGAACTTCGGACGTTCGTCGATGTTGCCCGATACCACCTGGAACACGCTCTCGATGTTCGAGTCGCGGTATGCTGGGAACAGCAGACCTTTGATGGTGTTCAGCAGCGCTTCGGTCACGTCGGTCCAGCGGTCGCCGGAACGGATGGTGTCGAGGCTACCGGTCAGGACCAGCTTGTGGTAGCGGTAGGTAGGACGCATCATGATGCTCAGGGCACCTTCTACGTCGCCGAACTCAGCCACGGCCGAGGAATCGCCAACCACTTCTTTCAGCTGGGCAACGTAGTTCAGCGCAGCGGTAGCGGCGTTGGCACTGTTGCGGATGTCGGTAACGACGGTCAGAGCACGTGCAACTTCGCCTGGACCTTGCTCGTCCATTACGGACAGTGGCAGGGTAACTGGGGAGTGCATCCAGATTGGGTAGCGGAATTGCACCGCACGGGTCTGGATCAGCTGGCCGCGTTTACGTTTGTTGGTGTTGGTGAAGCGAGCGTCGAGGTCGTAACCGATAGCGGTCAGCGCGCCGAACTTGGCAACCAGGGCAGCACCGGCACCGGAGGTGTGGTCGACCACGCCGCCGTCTTCGTCGCGGATACCTTCGATGGTAACCGGGCCGGAGATGAACTGGCACTGGCCACGGGATACCGAGATGGTACCGTCAACTTTGATGCTCAGCAGTACGGTCCACTTGGCAGCGTCCAGCTCGGTGATCGCTTCCAGAGTACCGCCGCCCACGCCGCGACTACCGCCGACGATTTTCAGCTTTTCAGTTTCGAAGCTCACCGCGATGTTGCGGGTATCGCCGACCAGCTTCGGTACGAAAGTAGCCGAAGGCAGTTTGTCGGTTTTGAACTTCAGAACCTGGGCAGGCTCGGTGCCATTACCAGCCGACTTGATGTACAGGTTCTTCATGGAACCGGCAGGGTCGATGGTGTCGGACAGATCCAGTACGCCGGAGCCAACCAGGGCGTTGTGGTTCGAGATACCGATCAGGTCGAACTTGGCGCCGAACTTCAGAGGAGCAGTGTTGTAGCTACCGCCACGCTCGTCGGTCTTCGCAACCACGGCCACGTCGCCAGGGGCAACGAAGTGCACAGCGTTACCAGCAGCAACGGCTGGGATCAGCATGGTCGATTCTTGGTCCAGGATCGAAGGATCGCGGTAAGCGTCGACAACGTTCACTTCTTTGGTGTCGAACTTGGCACCGGTGGTTTTGTGGTATACGTCTTTCAGCAGGGCCACGTATGGCACGATCTGAACGGCGCCGCCTTCTTGGGCGTTAACCAGAGTGGTGCGGTAGATGGCTTCAGAGAAGGCATCCTGACGCGAGGAGCTCAGGTTGTAGGCCGCGGTAACGACGCGGAAGTCACGCGAGGACTTCTCGTTGTAGTTTTCCAGGGAGACGCCTTCACCGAATGCCGGGATGGTGCCGCTGGCGCCGACCATGTTGCCTTTGGCAACAATGATGTTTTGGTCGCTGGAGCTGATAGCGCGAGTCGAGGCCAACAGGGCTTTCTTGTACGCGCCTTCGTTCGATGCGCCGAACAGGCCGATGGTAGCAGCAACCTGCATGTTTTCGCTGATGCGGGCTGCGTCGCCTTTACGCTCGGCGTTGAACGCTTCGAAAGACAGAGTAGCCAGCTCGCGGCCCAGGGCCTCGTAGACGTTATCGATCTTGTCGCCGACGTCGGCAGCACCGAAGTCTTCGTTCGAAACGCGTTCGGCCATGTCGGCGTTGATGCGCAGGGTGGAACCAGCTGCTTCGATGTTCGCATCCAGGTTCTTTACCAGAGCCTGCACGCTGAAGGCTACGCCAACGCTGTTGCGTTTAGCGAAGATTTGCTTGATGTTTTCCATGGAACGGTTCCCTATAGAGGAGTTTTCTGTTTTGCTGCTTAAGCAGGGTTACCTAAACAGGCACGAACCCATACACATAAGTGTACAAATCAGAGCGAGCTCAAATAATCGTTGAACAGGTTGGTGGCGCACACTTTCTCAAAAGATGTAGTATGCAATGCTTGAGCAAGCAGTGCGTCAAAGAACGCGCTGTTCACTTTCAGGAGTAGCCGTTTAGGATCGCTATCACCGATGTGCTGCCTCTGCTGCACCGCAACCCATAACTTCTCGTCTACACAATAAAGCTGATACGACGACACAAAGTGATCAACCTCCGCAGCAAACTTGAGCTGGGCGGTTTCAATACGACTCTGGATCCGGCGCGCTTTATCGGCAAGTTCGTTGGTCTGCATGTACTCATGCAGCTTTTGTTCCATATCAATAGTAAACATGGAACCGTAATCGAAAGGGAAGTCGTTCGACGCAATCACGATGTCGGCCACGTCAGCAGCGGACAGATACTTCAACATACTGTTGGTATCTTTGAAGAGGTCAAAGTTCAGACCCTGGCCTTCAATGACGGCGGCGACGTCCTTCGGTACTACCACTAACGTAGTCATATCGCGTTCACCTGGGGGAAACATAGGCTTTCTTGGGTGTCAAAACCTTCATACAAATATACTCTACAAACTAATACAGACACGATAGATGATACGTTAGTAAAAACACTCGGTTACGGATTACAAAATAAATGTTTACTCCTAAACAGCTACTAATCCAGTGCATTAGCTTGTTGTGCCTCGAACATCGTCCTGGGGTGGCTACTTCTCCGTCCACCAATATCATCACCGAGATCGTCAACTCGCTCCCGCAACCTGAGACCACGATTGATATCGACAGTGGTCGTCAGATCTTTACCGAGGTCTACAAGATTGTGGTCTGGCTGTGCGCTCAGCGTACAGACGACTTCCCAACTGACACTGAAATCCTTCAGCAGTTGAAGGTAGCCTGCCGTGAGGAAGACTACCTCTACGAAGCGTTGGCTATTGCATTGACCGAAACGTTTACCGATTCGTCGGAGATCATTAAACGTATTCACTCATATCGTCGTAAGCTTTCGGCTTACCTAAACGAAGCAACCATCACCAGCATCCTTAAGGAATACCACCACAAGCTCACCTTTAAGCGTAGCTCTGTAGCCGATGTGGTTACCGAGATGGCTGAGATGGGCATGCGGTTGGAACCCTACATCACAGCACGTGAGCGGCTGAACCACCCGGCACAAATGGGTGGGATGGACTTCTCGGATCTAGCGGCTCTAGAAGAACAGTTTGGTGCAGTTAAAGACCTGCTGTCGACTGAAGGTGCCTTCCGTACTGGCTGGCAATGCCTGAACCGGATGCTGGGTAAGATCGGTGCAGTCAAGCGCGGTGAGTTTGGCATCGTCGGTGGTTTGCAGCACCAGTTCAAGTCTGGCTTTATGATGTCGCTGTTCGTTCACTTCTGCTTGTTCAACAAGCCAGTGATGCGAGACGTCACCAAGAAACCTCTGATTCAGTTTATCTCGTTTGAGAACGAGGTGGCTGACAACCTGTTGTGGGTGTATAAGTACCTCAAGGAGAACGAGACTGGTCAACCGGTTATCGAAGATCAGATCAACATTCAAGAAGCTTCGGCTTATGTCTCGGCACGACTGCGTGAGACTGGCTTCGAAGTTCGGATGGATCGCTTCGACCCGACCGAGTTCTCTGCTGCATCGCTGACTCAACATTTGGATGGCCTGATCGCTGAAGGCTACGAGATCCAGATGTTGATCGTCGACTACCTGAACATGCTGCCGAAGACCGGCTTGGATGCTAAGGTAGCAGGTGATGACATTCGTCTGTTGTTCCGTCGTGTGCGTAACTACACCTCGCCACGCGGCATCACCTTCCTCACCCCACACCAGCTCTCCTCGGAAGCTCTGTTGCTCATTCGTGACAACGTCGATGACTTTGTCCGTAACGTGGCTAACAAGGGCTACTACGATGGCTGTAAGCGTCTAGGTCAAGAACCAGACCTAGAGCTGATGATCCACATCGTCGAAGTCAATGGTCGGAAGTACCTGACCATTGCACGTGGTAAACACCGTAACAACGTGACTGCATCTAAAGATCAGTACGCTGTACTGCCGTTTGAAGTCATCGGTACAATCCCTTGGGATATCGATGGTGAAGACCGTAGTGTTGCTGCTCCAGGTGGTGGTCGTGCCGGTACTGAGGATGAGAACCCATGGTGGGAGGCAGCATGACACTGAGCAACTCGAAGCTGGAAGGGGTCGATCCATTCGACCCTATGTTGACCCTTGAGCAGAAGGGAATGATTCTGGAAGAATGTCGGGTCAATCCCCACTACTTCCTACAGGCGGTTGCTCGAATCATTCCGAGGGAGGACAGGAACTACGAGAACTTCGTACGGGAGATTCTGGTAACCATTCAACACCAGGTTCGCTATCCAGAAAAACGTAAGCCGATCTACATCTACATCCGTCGGGATAACATGCATCACTTCATGGCTGAGTTCAAGACTCAGGCCGCAGTGGTTCACCCTGACCTTGCCATCGAGAACTGGGGTGTGTTCGAGGCTTACTGGCAGCGCTTGGGCTTGAATGTCCATGTCTGCTACCAGATCGTGTTGACGGACGCCAACAACTACGTGCGCTACGAGGCCAAAGCAGATTGTACGATCTACGCTGACTACGGCGGCTAAAAAGAAAAAGCGGCATAGGCCCCTCCCGGTTAGGGAGGGGCTTTATGTCGTCATGGGTAGTTAGCTGGCGTAGCCTGAGTACGTGAAGAAGAACGGAACACACACGATGACAATCAAGGTAATTACTGCGACAGCTCGTGTGTAGGCCCAGAACGCTCTGGTTTCGTATAGTGGGATATCTTGCGCGAGGCTATGGAATGCTTCACGGGTTAAGTCCGGATATGGGCCATCAGGATCGATGACCAAGATGGTTGCCTGTTCGATGTTGGTTGTTGCATCGACCATTATGTTGGCAAAGATAAAGGTCGCCAGCAATACACCGATGATAGCCCAACCCCATGGGGAGTATAAAACAAACATCATTATTTCGTAGTAGTTCACTGTAAGACTCCTATTAAAGACTAGCGCAAAATACGTCGAGTGAGTCAGCGTCCAGAGTACACCCGTCTTCACCGATGATCAACTCATCCATGTTTTCGAAGAGTGGCCCCAGATCCTTTTGCTTGGCGTGTAACGCCGTAGCGATATCCATGAAACGAGTTTTGTAACGTGTGTTTGCAAACACACTAAAGCTGCCAGTGAAAGCAACTCCTTTAGCATTGAAGAACACACAGTACGTATCAGTGGCGTAAACCACTCCAGTGTGCTTAGCGAACTCCCAGCGGTGCCAGTGTCCGTACCCGAGTGCGGCCAGTGTACAGGCGTGATCAGCCATTTCTTTAAGGGTGACCCCATTGAGGTGCTGTGGTCTGTTTGCTTCATTAGTCATTGCGTATCACCTATGGTTGGTTAGATAAAAAGTATTGCGATACAAGGAATAAATCCCACCCCTTTACAGAGGTGGGTGGTGGTCACTCGGAGAGACGACCCAGAGCCGCCAGTTTCCTGTCCAGCTGCTCCAGGAAACCATCGACCTCATAGGAACTTGAGCACTCGGCCAGTGCTGCGTCGTAGGCCGTTTGCAAGCTTTCCTTCAGCTTGGTCGGTAGCTCCTCGGCTGAGATGGTCGGCGATGCTGCTCGCAGCTCAGCCAGCTTGGTAGCGAACTCAGCCCAGAATGCATCTTGCTTGGGCGTCGGGGGAGAGCAAACCGACTTGTTGCGGTTAACGACAGTGTGAACGATGCGTTCAACACCACCGGCGATAACCAGGGCGATACAGAAGGCGGCAAAGCCACCGATTTTAACTGACATGGTGAAACTCCTTACGGGTGGGTAGTTGATACAAGGTAGGTAGAACGCAAACAGTCTTGCTTGCAGTGACTAACACTTACTTGACCCACTGGTTGTTCCAGCTGATCAATACCACTGGTGACTCCAAAAGCCACACCGATGAGCATTACCAACATGGCCTGATAAATGCGACCATGCAGTTTGCGATCTGCATCCTCAGCTTTCTTACGCTCAAGGGCAGCACGCATTTCAAAGAAGTCACTCATTGTCTATTCTCGCAAAAGTTTCTGATAATCTTAATCGTGCTAATGAAAGTATGCACGTTGGTTTGGTTATTGCTGTGCGTACACCAGTACCTCTTGACCGCCGGGTGTTACGCGATGACCGAGCACTACGCGATCGTCAGTGACTTGAGGGGTTGGGTTGTTGCCAACCTGAACCATAACTGCCACAGCCGACACAGAGCTACCGAGGGATACAGCAACTACCAGAGCATTGAACACGGATTTAAAAGTTTTCATTTGTTAGTCCCTAAGGGTCTGTTTAGTTAGTGGCAGTCATAGTCCGCTCCCCGGAGGGAGCGGCTTTATGCTGTTTAGTGGAAGTTGAAAATGACTACTTGTAACTCGTCACTCACCATCTGGAATGACTCTTACGGTAACGCCTTTGTCCATTGGCAGTCCATGCTTTGCACGCAGGACGTCATTGGCTGTATGTTCACGCTCATCAAACACCAGACGTTTACGGATTGAATCCTCGTCAATGATCACGACAGGACCGACTTGGTCATTGGTGGCGGCTACCATCAACTGTGCCGATTCATAACGCTTGGCCGCGATGACCGCAGGGTCGTCACGTTCGATCAGCAGATCGTTTTCCTTGCACCACTTATCGAATGCCTCACCATCACACACCACGTCGTAACGCACGAAGTATTCACCGACGTAGACATAAACCGGAGAATGCTTGTAGCCACGCACCAACCCTTGCTTACCCATCGACTTGATGCGCAGATGGTCGAGCAGTGTGTAGAACTCAGCGAACTGGTAGCTGCGGCTCCACACGTATAGCTCACCGTGGTCGATGTCCAACTTGCCACACCACACGGCATCGACGTAGGTGTCTTCTTGCGCTTCGAAGTTCAGCAGAAAGCGTTGACCTGTAACCGTGTTGACCAAGTACGGTTGAGTCAGACCGTGATCCGAGAACTCACCTTGATGCATCATCATCCAGCCACGAGACAGGTTAGTGCCCATGCTGGAGGCATCGTGGTGAAACGGGTTAGCGCCGGCTGGGATGCTTTCCATCGGCATGGCTTTGAGGTTGACCAGGTCGGTCTGTTTCAGGGGTTCGATCAGGGAGCTGAACGGAGTGGTGAATACGATGCCAGTAGTCTTAGTATTTTTCATGGTTTGCCTCCTCGGCAAGCTTTCGCGTCATGAAGTATTTTTCGTGCATGGCCATGGCGACCACACAACCTAGGGAACCGCCGAACCCGGCGGAGAATATCAACCACCAACCACCTACCACAATCAGACTGATGTTCGTTACCTCAAGGGTAGTGACACCCCAAGACGTAACGTACGCAGCCCAGTAGTGACCCAGTACGATGTTGCGGGACTGGAATGCTTTGGCAAAAGCCAAGGCAAAGGTAGTCAGGGCGTTAACGATGAGGATCACGAGAATGTTCTGTTGCGCCATTCCGTGTAACACATCGTAGACAGCAAGCAGCTGCTCGTAGGCAGCCATAAGCTGATCCATATAACGCCCCTTGTGGTTAGATCAGGAAAGGTTTGATGTTGGCAATTGGGAACCAGCGGCGTGGGTCGCCGTTGAGTGAACCGACGATGTTGGTAGGCCACTGCTTAGGCGAGATGTCGAAGGTAACCAATACCTTGTCGTCGAAGCTTACAGCAATGGCGGTGATCACACCCAAGGAAAACTCGTCGGGTTTCTCGTCGAAGTGATAATAGGCCAACATACCCACTGACACCGGTGTAGTGACGTCGTTGCGGGTATGTGCTTCCTGTTCCAACAATGCCCGCTCTGCCTCGGTCAACTCGATTGCCAGATCTTTCTCCAGTGTGGCCACGATCTGTGAGTTCATCGAGCGGTGGTTAAGCCGTGCACGTTCGCTGATCTTCTCACGCATGCCATCCGGCAGACGCACAACGAACTTGTCTGCAGTACGGCTGGAGTAAACTGCTTGACGTAGTGGCTTCATATGTCGTAGTCCTGTGGTGCTATAAGTACGATAGGGTTTGGGACGTGTCCATCGAACATGCCCATGAGTCGGTGAATATGACGGAAGTCTAATTGCCCATGTCCACACCCTAAAGGCGGGAACACGATCTTCTCGTCGTGTTGTACGAAGTCGGGTTCACCGATATTCTCGATGATAAACTGAAGACCCCAATGAATCCAGTGGTATTCTGAAGCGTGTCGCCAATCGTACTTAGTGGGAAACAACAACCACTTAAGTCCGTCATCGGTAACAATCAGTTCAGGCACCCCTAGGTGTACAAAGCCACCATGGCAACGGCGCTTGTATTCCCAGTATTGCTTTTTATAGCGATCTCGAAAGGTCTGTGCAACACCCAGACCCATAGCGCCTTTACAGTTTACCGTAATGACTCGAACATCGCCTGGGGTCTCAAACAGATCACAGTGCGCTAGGAGCTGCATCAGTGTTGTACACTTCCCATTTGCCATACATGGAAAGCAAGCGTGGTTCACTACCAGCATCTTCAACCTGAACCAAGACACGATCCTCGAACTTGAGGGCGGCCATCTTTGGTAGCTGATGTGGGGTGTTGTATACCCAGACGAACACAGGTTGGATCTCGATCACCACCGCCAGTTGTTCAACCCAGTTCTCCACGTAGGGATGGGCGAGTGGGTTACTGTGGTTACGGTACACTTTGAGAATGGTACCGGGTTTAAGTTCACTGAACTTGCGAAGGTGCTCGCCGTACTTTGCAGCCAATGCTGCTAACGTCGCCTTGATCTGTTCAGGATCCGACGACAGGTTTTCTTCTGACATGACGCACTCCTAACAAAAAAGGAAAAACAGGGAATGGGGCCCGAAGGCCCCACCCCTACTATATCAACCGCGCAGGGCGGCTGCTACAGCATTGGTCACGGTTTCAGCAGCGGCGTCAGCCACTGCGCTCACAGCTTCCGCTGCTGCTTCTGCACCACCACCACGCAGAGCTTGGTAGGCCAAGTAGGCACCACCAGCGACCACAGCACTACCGGCAACGATGCCAGCGGTTTTGGCGAATGGCTTAACTTTAGCGAAAGCAGTTTTGATCATGTTCATTAGATGTTACTCCTGAAAAGGGGAAGATGATTAGGGCTACATTGCTCCTAATTCACCAAGACTATATAGTTCTCACTTTTATTTCAATCAAGTTCTTCGTCTACGGCATAAAGGCAGCTTTACAGCTGCCCTCGCCAATTGAACCCAATGCTTTTATTGCCATACACCAGTATCGTGTCGTAGCGATCTTCATAGGGGTTCTCTTTAATGAAGATGTTACGTTTACTGATGCCCCAGAAGAAACCCTCCTCTTTCGAGGATTCTGAGAGTGCTTCAGATACAGCACGGTTATGAATCATTTCAGGTTCAGCTGAGGGTTCAAAGAAACCCTCTTGTTTAAGCTGAGTCATCAGCAGGTTCATCTTGTCATAAACAGATGCTGCCCGCTTACTGCGATTGAAGAACCGTTTGATACCGTTGAGGATCATGTGACCACCAGCGACCATTAAGCCGATGATTACAAGAAACACAAACGCACCACCTCCGAGCTTACCCATTAGTGTTACTCCAGTTGTACATCAACAGCACTATATAGTTCTCAAACTTAATGCAATGAAGTCGACTGAGGCCAAACGACGTATTCGAAGATTAGGCCATTGACCTCGCCACGATCGTCATTGTTAAACAGGATCTTTTGCAGCATGTTCCGGTGAACGTCCAGCACTGGACGGACACGCCTATATAGATCCTCAGCATAGTACTTTATTACACCATGCAGAGTAGTGTCGTGTTCGTAGTCGCGGAATATAGCCCCGACGATGGTGGTGAAGCGGTTGTTGTCGATATGCCCCGAGATAAAATTGTGGCGTATCACCACGTACTCACAGGCCACCCGATACAGATTGGCCAGTATGTACGAGTCTAGTTCGAGGAAATCTTTAGCGGTACCAGCGTAAGTGTAAGACCACACCGGATCAACTTTAATGAACATACTTCTGGGATCGGGCATAAAAAGTCCAGAGGTACCACAGGGGGCTTTATGCCCCCGCGGTAGTTTCGGTAGTTGGAGTTTCAATAAACAGTTTCAAGCTCACCACCCCGTGATGGCGGGTGACGACCATACCGGGTTCTGCTGCGTTGCGTTGTTCACGCGTACCCAACAATACCCCTTTGAACTTGTTGATCTTGCCTTGGGCGATAGAATAGAACTCTACCAGATCCCCAGGCCGTAGCAGGTCCCCGTCCCCGTGTCGCCACTCCACAGTTTGGATGCGCCCGTTCATACGTGCAATCGCACTGTAGTGAACAAAAGGGTTCGAGCTGATGGACTTGCCGGACCACTGTATATTGTTAATGCCTTCAGTGATATTTTTAGCCGCTATCTCAAATACGTTCGTGGCTTTATCGATCAACATCCGATTGCCGTTGTTGGTAGCAAACCCATTCAACAGCTTACGGGCGTCCAAGAAGCGCAAGCCGTTACCGGACTGTACGTGGGAGTTATCAGACAAGCTGAGCGATGCAGCATCACCAGAAGCTAGGATGATCAAACGGTTATCGGTTTGCCGATAGGTCCGCTCAGTCCCGTCGTAACGGTCAGTGGGGACACAGTAGATCGTGACAGTACGGGTCTTCTTCGAAGCATGGTTGGTGTCGTACAGCGGATAGACAAACCAATACTGATCTTGCAGGTAGCAACCTAGTCCTGCTGAGAACACCCCACCCTCATCGTTTTGCAGGATGCTCGCCGCTTCCCCAATCTTCTTGCCGTGTGGAATGGTGATCTGGGTGCGTTTCTCAGTATTGGGTGTACCGACCGGATGGACCCCTAGAATGCGTTTCTCGTCTTTCCCTTCCATGTAGGCCGTAGAACGGTTTAAAATGGTCAGGAGAGCGTCATAGGGCGTCATATTGCGGAACTTGGTGCCTACCGACCGCATTTGCATGTCGTAGACGTATTCTTCGACCAGTTGCATCTCCACTTGCTTGGGCATCTGGTTGTCCAAAGCCTGCTTAGTGCCTTGGTTACTAACGTTGGTGGTCATCGAGGCATCCGATGGATCCATCAAGAAACCTTTGTAACGCCGAGTGAAACTACGCTGGGTAGACACCTGCCCCGCACCTGTTTCACCAACCGGTACGTAAGTGACATCCACCGCAATGTCATTACGATAGGGCAGTACATCGAAGGTGTATACACCCAACAGCATCATGAAGCTCAGCACGCGGATATCCGCGTAACCAGACTCATAGTCCCGGTCCACTGAATACAGATCCAGCTTAATGGGTTTCAGCCACTGCTTGTTTACCAGTAGCTGCACTTTGATGTAGTAATGCGCACCCAGACCACTGGCACGCACTTCTGTCATCTCCGTGTTGATCAACGTATTGTCAGTAGACACGATTAGTCTCCGTAGAGGTTTCTCTCGATGTCATCGGCAATCGAGACGAAGGGCTTGATATGGGGTTCGTCTTGGGACGTAGCCGCACGGTTCACTGAACGCATGCCACCACGGTTCATGTTAAGTACCGCGTCACGCAGTTTACTGTTGGACTGCGCCACGGGTTCGAGTTCTTGCACCCGATAGTGATAATAGACCGCCAGTCGTTCAAACGCATGGAAGTCAATCATCGGTGGGCAATAATCAGGGTTCAGTCCTTGGTAGGAGAAATCCCGCCAATCGCTTAAGTGTTTAACGATTGCCTTGTAGATAGGGACGCATTCTGTCTCGTCCGCCAGCAGAGGTTCAGCACCTTGACAAAACAGGTAAGCCAACCCTGCAATTGTCTGCTGCACATTCACAAGGCTGCTCGCCTGCATCCGATCCACATGAGGATCGTTAGTAGAACCGTAGCCGACCTTACGGATGTATTCTTCACCGAACATGAAGCTGCGAGGAATCACAACTTGGTAGCGCTGGTTGAAGAGATGGTTTGCTGCACTGACCTCTGGGGCGTACATGACTTACCTCAACATGGTTTTCAGAATCGCAATCACCAGCGGATAGTAATAAAACCGTTCGAGGTTATCCCAATCGTAGATACGAGTCAGGAGATCATCGAACTGCTCCGCGTGTGGCGTTTCATGGTTCAAGAACTGACGGGTCAACAACTCAAGCTTCGACTGCCCTGGCAACTGTTTATAGAAGCCTTCGGACAGTACGTAGTAGTCGTCGATTACCACCGGATGGATATCGGCTGGACGTTTCCAGACCGGGATGTCTTCCACGTCATCAGGGATGCTCTGGAAGAAGGGTAGGTTACGTTCGGCTTGAGAACGGAACTCACCCAACTCAGGACGGCGTGGACGGCCTTCCTTAAAAGCAATACCGAGCGGGCGATGGGTGTCTTCACCATCATACTGCGCATCAACGTCAGTCGGTACTTCCTGCGGGTAAACAATGCAGGGAATCCCGGTGAAGCCAATCGCTTGCAGCAGAGGTGATCCACGGAAGTTATTGGTGGACACAACATGTACACGCTCAGTACCGCCATACAGCTGTACCGGGTCAGCGCGCAACACCGCGTCCCAGAACGTAGGTTGTTTCATGACTTGATCACCCATGACGTTTTGCTCACGCACCTTACGGATACGCATGTCGTCATGTGGAGTCAACATCTTCAAGATGATGCGAGTCACGAAATGATCGTACGTTTTGCGGGTCTGGTCAGGCACCAACAAGGTGTTGTGTTCCAGTGACAAGAAGTCCGTCATGTAACGACGAATGAGTTCTTCCAAGATCGCCGAGTAGTCCTCAATCTTGGCCGCTTGTTCGGTAGTCACGAATGGACCGCAGCCACGGGACAGCGACGACATCGAGAAGTACAGCGTCTGGATGATCTTGGCAGCCAAGTTCTCCATGTACTGCGCTTCGGCCATGCCCACGCAGATCCACTCGACCTTGTAAACCGAGTCACGCAGGATGGTCGCTGGTGTCGAGGACGTGATGGTAAACAAACCCACTTGCCCGTCACCGATGTTAGCCACAAACATGTCGCCGACGTTAGCCGTCAGGAATGGGTAAGTGTAACCACCACCCGTACCAACCCGTACATTGGTCTGAGGGTCTTGCACCGACCACGTCAGTGCTTCAGTTACCTTCAGTGGGATCTTGCGCAGCAGCCGGTATTGTTGTTCGATGGGAGACAGGTGCAGGTCCAACGGCTTAGGTTCGACCGAGGTACCCAACACTTGTGAATAGTAATCCACGTTCCAAGTGGAGCCTTCAGCCCACACCAGAATCGCAGAAGAAGGAACATACTCGGTATCAATCGTGATACCCGAATAGTTCCTCGGTTCAATGTGAACCTTAACCGGCGCCGGGGGCGTCGGCAGTTCATCCGGTTCCATCTCACGGAAAAGACCAGTCATGGGAGCACCTACTTGCTAGGATTACGGAAGGTCAAGATATCGAAGAACATCACCGTCAGCGGACCGATGGTGTTGTAGTTAATGTAATTCTCGGCAATGGTGTCTGTGTCCTTCACCGCTTGTTCCAGCTCACTGGCTCGAACGACACCGTTCTTAATGAACACGTCGTCTGGATGCAGACCCCACTTAACCTCAGGTGGGGTGGTTTCAGGCAACAAATAACCCTCACCCCGGCAAGGAGCCGCATTAAGCCTTGGAGCGTTCGCTGCGATGAGCTGCAGCTCAGACAGTAGGGTAGCCCCACCCAAACGTACACCGAGCACCTTGAGCAGCGTGAAGGCCACTGTAGGCCAATTGCGCAGGCAGGTCACCACAGATGGCTTCACCAATGCCCAATTGCGCTTAATGCAGATCTGAACGTGGTACATGAACTGCGGGTCCAAAGGTTTAACCGACTGGATCTTTAGCGTACCCGGCTTGAACTGGAGTTTAGCCCCCCGCAGGAGTTCATTGTTTTTCCACAGTCGGAACTCGAACACCGCGTTAAGACCATCGAGAGCATCATTACCCTGAGCGAAGAAGTACTCAAGGAAATGCGGGGTGAACCGGCATGTCCCCAGCTCCGACAGATCCATCAAGGTCTGTTGGTCATCAGCACTGAGCATCACCAACCCAGTAAAGAGAGGCAGCGCATAGCCGAGCTTCTGATCGGGTGGTGGATACCAATCGTTGGTGTTAGGGTAATGCACGTAAGGTACTGCACCGGCGTTATCTTGGATGAACCGGAATTCATCGAAGGCTTCTTTGGTGATACTGACCTTGCGCTTACGATCCCGATAGAACCAGTACGGTTCCGTGTGACGGAACTTCTTGGCGATCGGGAACTGATTGAGGATGAATGGGTATTCGATAAAGACGTGGGTAGGACGGCCATAACCAATCTGGTAATTCAGGTTTACCGTGTAGCTACCCGAACCATCCGAAGAACGCTCCGGGGTTTCTGGTGTAGTGGTCCAATCGAACCAACCCAAGACTTCATACTGGTGTTCAGCAATCGCCAAGGTGTGGTGTGTACCGATCAGCGTCGTCAGGTCTTTAGGGTACGCCCCATTAACCAGCTTACCCACCACCCAGTCTTCGAACGTTTCAGTGATGGGCCACGGAGACTTCATCAGAGCGTCATGGCAGGCCTTTAATACAAAGGTCAAGCCATCGGGTAGTTGATAGTAGTATTCGAGGTCATGGATGTTCTCAGTGCGCCCTGCGGAGAACATCGCGCGCATGTCATCGAGCCAACGAGCCGCCTGTGTCGAACTAGCCGCCACGAACTCGATGTTGCAAGTCATCTTTACATAGCGGTAAGTTGGGTATACGGCGACGTTATGGATCTTGTCTTCGATGATCGGACGGTTTTGTTTATCGATCACTGAAGTAGGTAAGGCATGGTCTTCCTCTGCCTCTTCAATCACCGTAACCGTCATACGGCTATCGCCTGGGAACGTATGGCTCGTGGAGCAACAGTTACCGAACTCGGCATTGTTCAGAGGGATCGCTTGGGTTTGTCCAGGCAGGAACACCTGAGTGGTTTCAGGCAGGCCCATCAACTCAGTTAAATGCTGGATGATGTTCACTGCAACACGACGACCCACCGAGATGTGGGAAGCAGCGATGGGGATAAGACCTTTTGGCATGATGGGTCCTCGTTCAAAGTCTGTCTATAAGATCTGGTCAAGACGGCATAAAGGAGCCCGAAGGCTCCTTTATGTTTTCTGCGTTTACCGATTACTCGGCAGCAGCAGGGGCGGCAGCTTTGCTTTCGCCTTTGGTCACGGCTTTCTCGGCCAGAGCAATGGCGTGCTCTGCGTTCGAGAACGCAGTGTTCAGCAGGGTGTAGTAAACAGCAAACTGCTGTTGACCCATGTCCAGCAGTTTGCTGGCCAGAGTGTTCAGGTCCTTGTTCTCGCTCCAGGAAGTGGCGTTAGCCGAACTCACCGCGCGCTGCTGGGTTTCGATACGACGGTAGAAAGTCTGGAGGGACTTCAGGCCGTTGGCTTCAACCACTTTCAGAGCCAGAGCTACGTACGCCTTGGCGGACTTGGCCAGCTTGTCAGCGGTTGGCTTGTCGACGGTAACGTCAGCAGCGTCGCCTTTGAAGCCAACACTGCCGGTGCCTGGGATAGCGCCACGGGTGATGTCTTTGTAGGCAGCACGACGGTCGCCTTCTTTGGCCTTGTCTTGCGCTTTCACGAAGATCAGACCGCCAGCCATTGCACCCTTGTAGGCTTGCTCGGACAGCTCGTCGGCTGGACGCTTCAGGTCCAGGACCTTAGCCACGATATCGCCGGTTTTGCCAACACCACCGTCTTTGACTGCGGATTCGATAACGTCCATGGTTTTACCCAGGTAGACGTCGATCGAGCGGACCAGTTTGGAACCTTCGCCCGACAGGAAACGCATGTCGCGGTTCATGGATTCCAGCGGGTTGCCGTTGAACTCACCGCCGATCTGGAACTGACGAGCAACAACCTTGCCTTTGACCGTGACAGGTTCGCCTTTGGCGGAACCCGACAAGACAGCGTCAGCACGCAGGTTCAGCGCCTGAGCTTTCTTCAGGTAGTTGTCGTGGCCCCACTTGGTGTTGATTTTGTCGGCCAGGGATTTGGTGGCGTTGAACAGTACGTCCGACAGACGCTTGGCGAAACCACTGAAGGTTTCCAGCGACACGGTGTAATATTCCTTCAGGTTGTCGCCGCTGAAGTCTTCGAGCGAGACAGCAACCTTTTCGTCACCGAAGGTATCGGACAGACGTTTGATTTCGCCCTGGGCTTTGGCCGCGAACTGAGGCGAGAAGGTATTGGTGCGCAGGCCGTGTTTCAAGATCGCGGTGTATTCTTCGATCGAGGCGATCTCGTCGCCGACTTCGGCTTCGATTTCGCTGACTTCTTCGATGGCTTCTGGCATCGGAGCGACTTCGGCTTCGGCTTCGAGGACTTCTTCCTCGGCGTCTTCGATCAGCTCAGGGGTAACTTCGGCCACTGGCTCAGGAATGTCCAGCTCTTCTTCCTGAATGATCGCAGCCTGCTCTTGCTCTTCTGGTGGCAGTTCAGGCAGGAGTTCTTCGGCGTCTTCGTTCGAAACGCGTTCGATGTATTTTTGCAGCTTGCTCATGGTCTTCAACCTTTTCTGTACAGAAGTGTTGCTGGCTAGGGGATCAGCTTAGCCAGTTAAGAATGACTGAATGCGACTGCACTTAGCCTATATGATTCGACAATTACTGTGTGTTGAGCTCACAAACGTTGAGCACTGCACGGACGTTACGACAAACCAATCCATATAGTTCCTTATACGGAGTGATGATCCAGTCGTTGTATTGGTTAACTAGGGCGATCACTTTACGGTGACGCTCTGCATCAAACTGTCCTGCTTCGATATCCTTGGCGATCTTTTGAGACAGCACCGAGATCCGATCGATGCGCGCCATACGACGTTGACGGATCATTGGTGTGTTGATCTCTTGCAGGAACTCGGTCAAGTCCACTACCTGCCGCAGGACTTGGTCCATGGCTTGGACAGTGAAGCGTTTGAACTCGATCTTGTCTGGCAACGGACGTGGAGAGATATCCGATGGCACCAGTCGCACGGTGAAGCGCTGATCCAGCAGGCCAGTGGAGAACTGGGTCTTGATCGACACTCGGTGACAACCCAACAGGTGAGCGGTGACATGAGTATCGGGTTCATTTCCCGGATAGAAGCTGGTGGTACGGAACAGTTTCGCAGGGGATGCATTTACCAAGGACCCTTGCAGTGCCTCGGCATCGTGGATCAGGCTCGGTAACCGATCAGCCACACTCAGCAGATCATCACCGTTGTAGTTGAAGTAGTCTTTGGTGACGTTGGACAAGATACGCATGGCTGTCAACAAACCGGCTACGTCCTTTACTGGCATATAGCGAATCGAGAGGTTAACAATACGGGTGTTCACCACCAGAGGTTGGTTGTTGTACTGCGTCGATTGACGACGGTCACGAGACAACGTCTGGATATTTTCAGCATGGAACGCCAAATAGCGGGCCACGAGTTCGTAGTTGGTCATTTCGTTGAAGACCTGCTTGGCGATAGACTTAGTCCAGCCAAAGATTGTCTTCAAGGCTTTCAAGCTATTGTCGGCTAGGTCTTCTTGCGAGATCTCTGTTGAGAACAAATCCATATCCAACCGTGGATGTTCTTCGTAGGATTCTACGCTATCAACCAGACGCAGTACGCTCAAAGCGTTGTCGTCATCTATCGACAACAGCTCAGCAATGTACTTGGCATTGTTACCGAGTTCTTCGTCGGTCATGCCGTTAGCGTCTTCACCGGAGTAGTAGCCTTCACTCAAGCCACCAAAGAAACGGTTAGCGAGAGCCAGTGTGCCGGGTGGGTTTAAGCGATTATGTAGTTTCTCAATATCGCTTTCACCATCCATGACATACTGTTCGTCTTTGGCTTCACCCAAAATCTCGGACATACACACCTCTATTCACAGACAAACATAGAGGCGCCCGTAGGCGCCTTTATGTCGTTACTTGTTGTTCGCAACGTTGACGGATTCACCGTCCTTGTCGAACTCACTGCCGGCCAGCAGCAAGAATACACCAAGAGCGTTGCGCAGATAGGCAACCTTACGCACAACGTTCTCCAGCTCCACGGTGTGCATGTAGCTGAGTTCCGAGGCCACCGTGTTGATCCGGCTGATCACCATAGGGTTCTTGGCTATGTGGGCCATCTGACCCAGCTCAACCACCGCTTGGGTGATGGCTTTGTACGTCTCGGTGTTCTTCTTCACCTTCTCATTAAGAGTGTTGCAGGTGCTGACCATGTTGCTGAATTCGGATTTGGTCAGAGTGACTTCAGCCTCAGCTGTAGTGCCATCACCGTAGTCAGTGATGAACTCCATCGAGTACTGGTTAGTCAGACCGTTCGGGGTATCGTTCTTCAGCTTGCCGTGGGTGGCCGAACCGATGTTGATTTCCGTACGACCACTATTCAGGGCCAGAACGAAAGGACTGTGTTGCGGACCCCAGATCTCACGAATGTTTTTCTCGAACTTCGTAATGTCGGCTTCTTCACCGGCGCTGCCCAGCAGCACATTGACGTTCAGGCGAGTGGAGGTCCGTACCGCAGCTTGGAAGTGGTACAACAAGTTCGTCGAGAAATTCGCGGCTTCGGTGAGTGCCCGCAGTCCTTGTGGCGTCAAGTCTTCGCTGCGCATCACGGAACCAAAGCGCGACTTGAAAGTCACCTCACCGGTCTTCCACTTGCGATAACGCGCTTTGATGTTGCCCAGGATCTGATCAACCTTGACGGTCTGGACGTCCAGCTTAGCGATAAACTCTTTCGCCTTGGCCAACATCTTCTTGATCAACTCAACGATCTTGTCGATGAGTGCCTTGTCGATGACCACGATCGCTTCTTGCGAGATGGTGTTGGCCTGCATGCGGGTGCAATCACCATCGAAGTCTTCCATCGATGGAACTTCGCTCTGCGCAACACCGAGGCGTTTGGCAAAGTGCTTGAGGCTGGTGCGCATGAGCACTGCTTCAGCAGGACGCATACCGCCACGGGCCTTAGCATCGTCGAGCAGACCGCTGAAGTGCTCCAGCGAGGTCTTGATGTCGTTGCACTCTTCCAGTTCGTTGACTTCGGCCTTAGGAGGAGCATCGAGATCGACCAAGCAGTCAGTATTGATCTCTTTGAGTTCTTCCGGTTCCGAGCCTACTGCCGGTTCCTTCAGGTCCACATCAGTGGTGCTTGCGTCTTCTTGACTGACGCGTTCAATATGTGCTTTCAGATGACGCATTTCAAAATCCTCATAACAGCGCTGTCTTTCGACAGCGCCGCGTTGTGTTTAGAGACCGAACTTCTTGGCAGCGATCGCGCAGATGTAGCCGAGCTCACCGCGAGCAGCACCGATGCATTTAACCACACCGTAGATGTCTTGTTCGATCAAGGCGATTAGACCCGACAGAACTTTATCCGCAGCCGTCTGTGCTTCCTGGGTTCTGAAACTGATACTCATACCCATGACTACGCTGGAGTTTGCAGCGTAAGCGGCAGACATCGACAGCACCGAATTGTTCATCTTTTCGGTGGCATCAAGCAGGGCAATATACTGCCCTTTGGTCAACGACATCTTGATCGGTTTCGCTTGGTCGCCTTTGACTTCCAAACTGTGCGAGAGAACAGGAGTGCCGCTCGAACCTTCTTTGTGGGTGAGGATCGCCATCTTCGACTGTGTCAGTGGATACCCCACTGCCTTTGCCACACGCATGACCGTGGCGATAGGGTTGGTGTTCAAACCCCACATGCCTTCGATCTGTTTATCGAAAGCAGCGACGTCTTCAGCGGTGCCCTGACTAAGGGCCAGCTTCTTGATCACGTCAGCAGTAGCCTTCAGGTGCGAAGACATATGGCTGTTTAGGCTCTCGGCCCAAACCGCAGCACCAGCCAGTGTTTTGGCGTTGAGGATATCTCGCTCGCCGATGTAGTTGCCTTGGTATTCGAGTTCGATCTCGCCCGTCACGATAGTCTTGACGCGTTGCTTGATCTGACCAACGATTACCTTGACCTTTTGACCCTGTGCATCAAACGCGGCGGCCTTCTCTCTCAAGAAGGCCAGGAGCTTTGCGATCAGGTCCTTTATCTTGGCAGCAGCGGCCTTGGCTACGTCGGCGAAAGCTTCCTGGGAAATCTGGGTAGCTTTCAGACGGGACATATTGCCACCGAAGTCTTCCAGACCCAAGGTCTCTTTACCCTGGATACCCAGACGCTTATTGAAGTGCTTCAGTGCTGTACCGACGATAATGCCTTCTTCGGCACGCATGCCGCCGCGCTGTACTGCGGCGCCCAGCAACGCTTGGAATTCTTCAACGGCCACGCACATGTCTTCAACTTCGACGATCTCAGCACGTACGCTGTCACCAGCAGGTTCAGGCTCGACCAGTAGGTCAGCTGCTAGGTTCTCGATTTCTTCTGGTTCAGAATCGACGTTCTCGACCACCGGATCTTTCGGTGTCAGGTCCGCTTCGTTGTTTTCTGCATCTTCCAGCGATACACGCTCAAGATGACGTTTCAAGTGGCGCATGGCCTGCTCCTTAATAAATCAAAAAAGCGTGGTTGCCCACGCTTATTCTGTTACCTGAATGACGCGGTCACCGAACAGGATGTTGAGGGTGTACATGAGATCTTCCACCCCACCCTTGTACGAACACCAGCGCTGGATCAGCGACAGCATGTCATTGGACAAGGCCAAGTCTTTAAACAAGGTCCGTACCGCAGCGTGCTCTTTGTCGATGACGCCATCTTGGTTGTGACCGATCAGATCAGGCCAGCTGTGAATACTGAGGCGGCGATGGCCGGTGGCGATATACCGCACCGTGTCGAGAATGAACTCGTAGTTGTAATGCTGGATGGTGGGTTCGGAGTCGATGTTGATGAACCAGTTGCTGCGGCCCGTAAACAGGGTTACAGCTAACTTGATCACCTTACGACGGAACTCCCAGGTCGCTGTCGGTGCACCAGGGGCGATGAACTCCCGCATCAGGGCAACCACATCGGGCTGCCCATCGCGGAACGCCACAAGCGGCAACGAGTCAGCTGGACCACCGTGATAACCTGGGTTAGCGCGATGTTCTTTGACTGCGTTGGGCATGATCATGCGGCGACACTCCCGTCTTGTGCATCTTCTTCGACCTTGGCCAGTTTAGCATCAAGCTTACTGATCCGATCTTCGAGACGCTTCACTGCAACCTGAACGGCTGGGCTGGCTTTACCACCGGCAACCAGTTCACGCATTTCTTGCAGGCGCATTTGCAGCGCGGCCAAGTCTTCCTTACCAGAACGGTAACGGGCAACCTGCCATTCGGCGTACATTTTACCCATCGACATCAGCCAGTTTCTCTGTGGGGAGAAGTTAGCCAGTTTCAGTGGGTCGATCTTCTCGTTACCGAGGGACTTGAACGCCAGATCGCTGGTGGCTTCGTCGACGACTGCAGTGGAGACCTTACGGAACACCTGCCGCAGTTCGCCTTCGGATTTGATCATCGCTGGGAACAGACCGCAGAAGTTGTCTAGGTTCTCATCGAGGTATTCCAGCTCACCACGAACGAGGTCTTGACGGGTACCACCGACCGCGGCTGCTTCTTCAGCCACCACACGCAGCAAGAACTTGCGCGCGTAGCGAATGTAGAAAGCCACCGAGTCGAGGAAACGCAGCACGTTAACGCTGTCGTAGGTCATGCTGGCGGTAGCGACCTGTGGACCGAAGTTCTCGTTGATCTCTTTCTCGATGAACGGAAACAGAGCTTGGAGGTTTTCGATCGAACGCAGCAGCAGCGTGATTGGCGGCTGATTGAAGTTGATGTGACGACGCAGACGAATCTCGTAGTCCTTATACAACTTGGACGTGAACTGATGGTCGGTCAGCTGATCACGGATCTCGGCGATGACAGGCATCAGCGTATCGTTGTGTTCGTCACGCAGGCCTTTGAGGGCCATGAGCATCTCACGACGCTCGCAGAGCGGCATGAGTTTTTTGATGTAATCGATAATCGCATTCATTATGCTTCAGCCCTTTTAGACGTTCGAACCCATGGCGCCCAAGATCATCTTGTACACCTCGGTGATGTCCTGACCACGACCTTTCTCGGCAGCAGCGATCTCTTTGAAGGAGTGTTCGCCTGGAATGTCGAGACCACGGTGGTAGACGGTGATTTGTTCGTAGCGCTCATCAACAACGATCAGCAGCAACAGGTAGCTGTTGTCGAAGATACGGTTACGGACCGCTTGGTTGTCCAGTTTGCCGTAGAGCTTCTGACCGATGGCCTTGGCGGTTTCTTTGGTGATGATAGCGATGTTCGAAGCATCGGCCGCAGAGACCACGCCGGACATAGCCGCTTTCTTGACGTTGTTACGGCGACGGTCAGTGATGGCCTTGTAGGCACCGCTGGTGTCGTTCATCAGAGCGCGACGGTGCTCATCGATCAGATCGATGCCGAAGATCAGGTCGCGGATCGGACGGATCAAGCCAGCACGGGCCAGTTGGAAACGTTCACCGTAGCTGTCGCGACCGCCAGCGGTAAAGATATGTGTCATGATATCGGTCTTGACCGTGGTGGCCTGCAAACGAATCAACACAGGGATCTTCGAGATCTGGTCGCCGTCCTTGAGCTCGACGTTAACCAGCTTGCCGACGGAGAGGCTTTCTACTTCGTAGAGCTTCTCGATCTTGGCATTACCGCTGACTTCATCGGCGGATTCGAGCGAGGCAATCAAGCCAGGTTCGATGGGCCGGTCATAAGCTTCGAGCGACGGCAAGCCGAGGTCGAATTCTTCTTGGGAAAGTACGGTGCCTTGCAACAGTGCACCTTGGCCCATACCGAAGTTACGGTTAGGGTTCAGGCTATCGAATACCTTGAGGGTCTCGATGCGACCTACGTTCATCAACATGTTGAACGCTTGCATGTAGTATGCAGCGAAGTTGGTCAGACCGAACTTCATTACGTTTTCCATGAACGGTTGGTTTTGCAGGGTTTGTTCAACCAGCACCAACGGTTCAACACGCGCTGGGCGAGACAAGTCCGCCAGCGAACTGATATCGGTGCCGTTACGTGCAGCCTGCACGATAGCGCCGATGGCATTAGAAGCCGCGTTTGCGGCAATGGTCGCGCCAGTCGTCTTGGCGACCGACATTGCGAGCGGGATGGCTGCGGCAGGTAGCGGCATGGCTATATTCCTTTTACACAAGTGGTGTTCGGCATGTCATATGAGAACTATCTAAATCAGATCACACAGAATAGTGGTTTTTCTCCAGCAGATCGGGTTCTGTCCGATACCCTGTATGGGAACAACATGGTGGGCCGGTTTGCTCCGAACCTGCTAAACACAGAGAACCACGGCTTCACATTCTTCACGAAACCCGATTTGAATTTGTCATACGATAACTTACAGATCGACCGGCCTATGTCGAACCTGCTGATGGAGGCCCCTAGCGGCATCCAGCGTGCACTGCGTTCCTACATGGATCCCGAAGCACATCGTGCAGGTTTGACTTGTGAAAACGTGGATCCATTGAATCCTTTTATTCCCCTGTTGGGGAACAATCTGGTTTCAATCTCGGGATGGGAAGACTTCACCCTCGGTACGTTTACATCGGATCCAGGTCTGTACCGTGAGGTCTACACGTACGTGGATGACGTGCCGTATATGTACGGCAGCTTCGATCTGCAGTGCACGTTCCGCAACATTATCGGCGACCCTATAACATTCATGCTGCTTCTGTGGGAGCGGTACCAAGGCTTGGCCCGTGAAGGGCGTATCATGCCTTATCCCGATAACGTCCTTTATAACGTCATCGACTACAACACACGGATTTATCGGATTGTAACCGACGTCACTAAAACATACGTCACTCGTTTGTTTGCATGTGGTGCTTCGTATCCGATCACCGCAGGTCTGGCACAACATGCTGACTTTGATGACTCGGGTAACAACAGTCCATTTCCCGGCATTGGTGACAACATCACCTTCGTCTTTAAGGCCGTAGGATTTACTTACTACGACCACATTCTGATCTACGAGTTCAACGAACTACAGGAAGAGTTCAACCCTGCGATGCGTGACGATAAGCGCGCGGGTTCGATGGTGAAGTTGAAACCTTACGAGCGTGAATACTTCAACCACAAAGGGGCATACCCACGGATCGAACCGGCCACCATGGAACTGGAATGGTGGGTATTCAAGAACGTATATGAAGCCCAGAAGGGCGGCATACTCCGCGTCGACCTCCCAACCACAGCAACACCCCAGCAATAAAGGTGTACGATGAGCGAATATAAAGATAACCTTGAAGCGGTCCGGACTAATCCGAACCTGATGATTCAGCTGGCGATGGACGAGCTCGAACGTCAAGTTAACGGGAACGGTAGCTTCGAGATCCCGGACGGTTCTCACCCTTTCGTGTATGCCATCGAGAACGGCACCCTGTGTGCGGCAATGGCGATGGCCGAAGGTATTTCGTTGGTGCGCCGTCTGTATCGCAATAACGTGATCACCGCTGAAGACCTTTACCTACACATGAGCGATGACGATTACCTCAATCGTTTCGCCAACCCAGCCGGTACCACGTTTGAATTCTATTTCAACAAAGCCGAGATCATCTCGCGCATGGTCGATGAGGGGATTGACGGCATTAAGAAGCTGGTGATCCCCCGCAACACCACCATCACGGTGGCAGGCCACACCTTTACCATGCAGTACGCCATTATCATCCGCCAAATGCGTCACGGCGGTTTGCAAGTGGTTTACGACATGGACACACTGTCGCCGATCCAGACACTGGATTCGAACATCGTTACCACGAGAGAACTGCTGATCGATCGTCAATGGTATCTGTTCTTGCAGATCCCGATCTACCAGTTCCAGATGAATTCGTACACCGAGACGCTGAACCCGAGTGAGCCGTTTGAGGCGACCTTCACTTTCCCAGATCAGTTCTTCCATGTTCGGGCTTATATCTCCGATGGCAGTGGTGGTTGGACCGAGATCAGAACTACGCACAGCGATCAGAACTTTGACCCCACTAAGCTGACCTTAGTGCTTAAGGTACTGAACGGTAAAGTGCATGCTGAATTCCCATTGGTCTATACCACCAACCGTACGGCGGTGGGTGAGTTGCGAATCGATGTATTCAATACCAAGGGTGTAATCGATCTGGACTTGGGTAGTTATCAGCGTGAGTCTTTCGACGTTGACTTTAACTCCATCGACGATGACAAGACATACACCGACCCGTTGAACCACATTGGTGAGTTTGCTGTGCTCAGCCCTAACCGCGTTCGTGGCGGTAGCAACGCGACCAGTTTTGAGGTCCTGCGTGATGCCGTGATTGATGGTGTGATTGACGGTGCTCCGTTCCCGATCACCGATGTGCAGCTCAACTACTACCTGGAACGTAAAGGTTACAACCTCGTCTCCAACGTCAACAACGTAACCCATCGTCAGTTCTTGGCGAGCCGGCGACTACCACCACCGTCCAACAACTCGGTCGCATCCGGAGTGGGTACGATGATGGCCCAGACGCAGTTCTCTATGGAGCAACTGGCCCTCAGTGCTCACGTAGCGGACAACGGTGATCGTATTACCCTGTTGCCCACGATCCTGTTTGATTACACAGGTGGTGTGGTGACAGTGGTGGACGACGGTCGTATTGCGGCGTTGCGTCAAGCCAGTCCTGAAGCAGTGGCACGGATGATTCTAGAGGGTAACTACCTCTATACGCCATTCCACTATGTGCTGGATGCGTCCAGTGCTAACTTCGATGTGCGACCGTATTACTTCGGTGCACCCAAGGTAGTGCGTAAGACGTACGTGGATGACAACGACAGCAGTCAACTGCAAGCCTCGATCGATACCTACTCGATTGAAAAGACCGATGCTGGTTTCCGTATCCAAGTCAAACTGAAGACCGATACTCAGTTCAAGCAATTGGGTGACGAACTGGTTGTGGTACAGATGGGCTACAAGCCTATTGGTGAAAACAACTATGCCAGTGTCAACGGTACGATGGTCGGTATCCAAGACAACGAGCGGGTCTTTGAATTTGAGATCAAAACGAACTATGACGTGGACTCGGCTAACAGCCTTTACACCACGAACTTGTCAATGTTTGATTTGGCTCAGACTCACTTCGCTTTGGGCATGGAACACGACCTTGACTTCACGATCATCGTGAACGGTATTGAATCGCCCGGCTATGTCGGTAACGATATCGATGCCATGGTCCAAGAGCACTTGCTGTCGCACACCTTCATGACCGTGATGCGTGAGTGCCTGACGGTGCGCTTGGGTTATGAACTCACCGATCTGTGGCGACGTAACCGTACAGTGTTGAGTCAAGAGTCGTACCAGCACTACACCGTGGATATCCCAGCCTACTGGACTGAAACCATCTTCGAACGAGACGGTGACGGTCACCGGATTATCCAATCCGACGGTCAGGGTGGTATCGAGTACAACATTCTTCATCACGTGGGTGATCCAGTGTTGGACGAGATCACCGGATTGCCTACGATGCAGTATGTCAAAGGCGACACTGTGCTGGACGCTAATGGTCAACCTGTGCTACTGGCGCCACGCAAGATTCACCGTGAGTTCACGCTGTTCCTCGTGGATGGCATGTACTACTTCGCTACTGAGGCCGCTTCGGTTGAGTATCGAGATGAAATCCCGATGCAGGTAGTGGAGTGGGTGCAAGGCGACATCGCAAACATCCGTAAGCAACTGCTGGATGAATCCGAGATCTTCTTCTACCCAATCACTACATTCGGTAACACCACCGCGACGGTACGCGATGGTCTGTTGGCGGATATCTCACTGGACCAAGGTCTCAATGTCGTCTACTACATGGATGCCGCGAGCTACCGCAACACCTCACTGCGTCCTGCCTTGATCGAAATGACCAAGCAGATCATCACCAACATGCTCAGTCAAACCCTCGTGGTTCGCTCTGACATTATCGCTGCGCTGAAACTGGCTGCGGGTGACGACGTCAGTGGTGTAGAGATCTCTGGTTTGGGTGGTACGGCGGACTTCAGCATCCTGACAGTACAGGATGACTCGGTTCGTCTGTCACTGCGTAAGAAACCAACCGTACTTTCTAACGATGAGTTGATGATCGAGGATGACTTGACCATTAACTTCCTGCGTCACTAAACGGCATAAGGCCCTCCCCGTCAAGGGAGGGCTCTATGTCGCCTTACAAGCCGTACGTCTTAAGTTTCTTTTCCAGGTCGGAGAATACACCTTCCACTTTCAGACGTGTACCTTCATGCACCGCAGAATCACGAGCATGCAGGTAGAGCAACGAAGCGTAACGGTTCAGGAACTGGAGTTGGACTCTGAAGACCAACATCTGGGCTGCTTTAACCGCAGCGAAGAAGCTCACGATGGTGCCGAGGTCTTCAAACGCTTTGGTGAGTTCAGCGATCACTTCAGTAATGAAGCGAACCCCTTCTTCGTCGTATTGATCCAGATTGATCTTGCGGATCGAACGCAGCTCATCGGCCACACTGAAGTACGCTTTCAGAATGTACTCGTATTTAGCCAAAGGTTCGGCTTCACGACGCACGGTACTGTCAGCGAATACGTCTGGTTTGATGAACATGCTGATGAACGCGGTGTCTGGGTCAACCTGTTGCATCAGGCCAACCTGGTCACGTACCGTGGCCAAGTCTTCCATCATCGTCACATCGATGTTAAGATCGGTGGTCGGATTGCTCAAGAAGATCTTCAGACTCTTGACCGAAGAACGCAGGTAGATGCACGCGCGTTCAACCTTCTTATGGATGGTCTTGATCTCATCCACAGAAGGTTGGTGGAACATTGCCGCCAGTGTCAGGTAGTTGCGTGGCAACGTACCGTTAACCAGCAGTTCTTTGGCGTAGTCCTTGGCGTCGGCCTCGATCTTACTGTTGTCCGCCGTGCTGTAGCGACGGAACAGTGCGATACCTACCTGTACGTCTTTAGCCTTGGACTTAGCCCGATCGAACGCAGCATCGATAGCTTTGTCTTTGGCCGACAACAGTTTGAACCAGCGAACAGTACCAATCACGAATTCAACCAGCTTCTCCAGCGCGATGCGAATTACACTGAGGATAGTCTCGCCAATACCTTCTTGGGAGATACGCACGTTAACCATCGTACGACTGGCTGTGTAGTGACCGATGTCGTGATCTTCGAGCGAAGGCGAAACACCCACTTCGATACCAGCATCGTTCAAACGTTTGATAATGGTGAACACCGAACGCACGTCTTCTTGAGACACGCCTTCAGCCAAAATGGTGTCCTTGATCTGCACCAAGTCGGTGAGACTGTCGGATGCCATCTTCAATGCATCTACTTCAGGCTCTGGGATCTCGCCCGTGACCTGTTCTTCGAGAGCCTTCTCCAGCTCATCGATACCCTTGATATCTTCTTCCATCACACGTCCCCGGCTTTGGATAACTTCTCTTGATGGAGCATGCGACGTAAGACGTAGTACTCACGTTCACGAATCGCTGCCAGCATTTTATTCAGTGCATGTTTCTCCCCCGACGCCTGATCGTACAGATCGGCATTGGGACAGACTACCGACACCGTAATGGCGAATTCATGCTCCAGCATCACGGTGCAAATAGTAGTGCGTGCTTGAGGCACGTGGTCGTACTGGATAAAACTGATCAGCGACTTCAAATACTCCGCGGTGAGGCGTGGGTACACCAAGGTACCCTCGCTGAGCGTTTCAGAGTTCATCACCAAAGGCTCAGGCGTTGTCCGCGATCAGTTCGCGAACAGATTCACTGATGAGCAATTGTTCTTTGGCATAACCAGGACGACTGGTCAGGTACTCGGTCATGGCCAAGTCATCTGGACCCTTGAGTTCAGCCGCAGCTTCGGAGTTCAGGACCATCTTGATCAGGGCTGGGTCAGTAGTCCCGGCCATCAGTTCGAAGCGCAGCTTCAGGGTAGGCAGCAGCAACCCCATGCACAGCTTGGTGTCGAGGGTGACGTGTTCGTTGACGTCGTTGATCAGTTTCTTCAACAGATCGCTGGAAGCGTCGGCCGCTTGTTCGGCGTTGGTGTAGTTGCCAACCGGTACCGCCATGGCGAAAGCATGGACCAGGGTCAGGCTACGGGCCAGACGGATATTGGTGTTGGCCGGTTCGATCGCCTTGAGTTGTTGGGCGAACTGGTGGGCAGTGGTCATGGTAAAGTCCTCGACAGTGCATTGAATTTAGCCGCAGCAACGAACAGGTCGTTGTTAAGCAACATTTCCAGGTCCTCTTCACGAGCACGCTGATGGCGATTACGCCGTACGTCTGGGTTGATCAGGATCTGTATCGATTCCCAGACAGTAGTGTTCTTGCGATAGATCGCCAGTACCTCATCGATCATGGCGATGTCGGCTAGGATCTTCTCTTCCAGCCCTTTGTCCTTACCCAACACTTTAAGCTGGGCCACGAGGTCACGACGGAACTTGATGTTACGCTCCATGTCGTTATCGTAGATAAGAGGATCGTCATCCGGACCCATGTTAGCGGCGGTGATACGCATGGCCAGAGCCACCAACAAGATCGGAGGATATGCAATCGCGGCAACGGTCGTTAGCAGGGCTGCTGTATTAAGCACTACCTTGGTTACTTCCATGAATGCAAAGGCGGTAGAACCGATCAGGTAACGACTACCATAGATCTTATCCATCTTCGCCTGTAACGTCACCGAAGCACGGGCGTAGCCCATACGGGAAGCGAACAGATCAGCGAGCTGTTCTTCACGTAACCACGAGGTGTTGTTGTTACTGGCGGTCAGGTGATGGCGTGGGGCTTTCTGGAAGGCCATCAGGATCACCCGACGAACGTTCTTCGCTGTCGGTGCCCGCTTCATCTCAGCCAAAGCCTCCTTATCGCTACAGAACTTCTCAAGCCCTGCTTCGGTAAGGATCTCCAGCTTATAGATGTTGGGCTTAGTGCCCTGCAGCACTTCCAGACCGTCTTGCAGGTAATAGTTCAACCAAACGTAATCACCGAGGGTGAAGTACTGGTTCCACACATGCCCGAGTTCATGGGTAATCGCAGCAGTAACTTCTTCGGCGGTAATGCCGATCGGATGCTGAATCATACCGCTGAAGATGGTGACCTTGTTCTTGAAGTCATCCAGCAGTGCGCCGGTGATCTTACCCTTATCGAGGTCGATCTTAATCTTGCGCAGTTCTTGTGGCAGGCTACGACTGACCACCGTAACAGCCTTCGTACCTGGGCCACAGTAGGTGCTGCCCGAATGACCTGGGATTCGTACGATCCCGACAGCGGCGTTGATCGACGGGTTATCGATGATTTCGAACTCGACGTTTACACCCATCTCTTCTTTTACAATCTTTTGCAATTCGAGCAGTTGTTCGCTGGTGTAGAAGTAGCTGAACTCACGTCGTTCAATCCACTTTTCAACCACCGCTTCGATACGAATGCCGAGCGGACGCTTGGCTTTTGCGTTCAACAGCTCAAGCGAGACGGTTTCTTTTGACATGGGGAGACCTATCCTAAGCAGGACGTTGTAATCATATTCATAAGAATACTTTGCCACGTTATCGTACGTACACAGACCTGAAGGGGAATCTCGTGAGCAACATCGTAAAACCTACAGGCTTTGAAGCAAAGCATATTACTTATGTCGTTGACCAAGAACGTGGCCTCAGCGACATGTTGATTGTAAAGGAAGTTGTACACCTGGATGACGGTCGGCGTATTCCCCGTCTGCGGTTTGAAGAGAACTATAAACGCCCTTTCTGGATTACCCATAAAGGCCGTCGTAACCACGAAGAGAAGAAAGACTACGAACTCGTTAGCAATCTGCAAGAGTTCAAGACTACGCAACTCGACTTGGTTAAGAGCATCGCCAAAGTCCTGGACATTAACCCAGGCCATCGCCCACAACAACGCGTTATCCAACGTAACCCGTACGTGTACGGTGCTGACGTTAACTCCGCATGCTGCATCAAGGCTGAGTACCGCAGCAAGTATCCAGAAACCATCAGCTTTAACACAGTCGGTGGTGGTGACATTGAGACCGACGTAGTCAATGGCACAGATGACATTATCTGCATGTCGGTCAGTCACAAAGAAAACGTCCGCTTAGTTTATCTGAAGAGCTGGATCGGTGATATCGCTGACCCCGTAGCTGAGACCTTGGCTGAGGCCAAGCGACTTATTCCGTCTCTGATCGATGAACGTAAGCTGAACATTGAAGTTCTGATCGCTGATACGCCAGGCCAAGTGGTCATGCGTTGTATCGAGATGCTCCACGTCTGGAAGCCAGATTGGTTTGCTTTCTGGAACATGGACTTCGACATGAGCAAAATCATCCGTGCTCTGGAGAAAGAAGGTATTGATCTGGCTTCGGTGTTCAGTGACCCGACGGTACCGCAGAAATACAAGTACTTCAACTACCGTAAGGGTAACACACAGAAGACCACGGCTTCTGGTAAGGTCATGTCCATTAACGTGGAAGACCGGTGGAACTGGGTAACCCATCCAGCGACCTTCCAGTGCATTGATGCGATGACTGTATATCGCATTACTCGACTGGCCAACGGTAAAGATCCGTCGTATGCCCTGTCTGCGATTCTGAAGAAGGAACTCAATAGCGAGTACGAAGCCAAGATCAAAGCGCCGGGCGATATCCAAGCATTTATCGACAAAGCCAATGACATGGTCCGTGGCAAGGGTGGATTCGTCTACTACTACATCAACGATGAACTGGTGGAGAACTTCCACCACGACATGGTGAAGGTGGGTGACGTCTGTGAAGTGAAGTTGGACTTCGATAAACTGAAGATCAAGGAAACCGATCAGCACACCGGTCTGCGTTGGCACGAAGTGATGCAGACCAAGCACAAGATCATCTACGGTGTTTACAACATCGTCGACAGTATTCGCCTGGAGCAACTGGACGAGAAGACTAAAGATCTGGCTTCGTCGATTACGATGTATTCGAAGAACTCGGACTTCAAGAACTTTAACTCCAACCCAAAACGTCTTTGCGACGATATGCACTTCTGGTACTTGAACCGTCCGAACAAGTCGGTGATTGGTACAGCGTCCGATCAGATGTCCACCGAACTGGATAAGTTCGTGATTGGCCATGACGATTGGATCGTCACGTTGCCTTCGTATATGGCGGCGGCAGAGGGTATGGACTGTGTGGAGGAAATGCGAGATTATCTCACGCTGATCTTTACACACGTAGCCGACTTGGACATTGTGTCAACTTACCCGAACGTTTCGCAGATCCTCAACATCGCACGGGAAACCTGCGTTATGGAGTTCTGTCAGATTCAGGGGATCACCGAAGCAGTACGGCGTGAGTTCGGGGTCAACTTAACGGGCGGTCGCGTGAACGCGGTCGAGATCACACAGAAGCTCATGGGTGCTCCAGCATTCGATACCATGCTTGATGCCTACTTGGCACACAAAGCAAAAAAGCAAGCGGCCAGTCCTCAACCAGCAGTGGACAATTCAAGTGGTCGCGATTTGGCGGCTTAGAATGCTCCACGAAAGGAGACCGTCGGTTCTCAGCAATGGTAGCCCGTCTTTCTGACGGGTTCACCATTGAGGAGCACTACCAGCTTTCCGTGAAGGGTTACGGTACTCCTGGCATTGATGACTGGCGTATTGGTAAGGGAAAACCACCACTCGACCCTACGGTCGATGTATATGCTGCCTACAAGGAGCTGTGGCGTCGGTGGGTGCATGAAAACCCAGCTCTCTTCGCAGAGCTAAGGGTAATAGCTATGAGGGCAGGTAACCTGCTTTCAGATCGTTTTGCAACTACACCGGTGTCACAAGCCCGAGCACTAGCCGAGCTCCTCAATGAGCCAGCGCTGATGCTCGACTCGTATAGCATGTTCGACGTCAAGGATACGGCATAAAGTGGATATTAAAACAATCGATCTTAATGGGCAGACCATCAGGGTAGCAGTACGCCCTGGCCTTAAAAAGACAACCCCGCTTCTGATGTTCAACGGTATCGGCGCCAGTCTGGAGCTGGTGCTACCTTTTGTCCGAGCAATGCGTCCTGATTTGGAAGTTATTGCCTTTGACGTTCCAGGTGTTGGGGGTTCATCTACCCCGCTGCTCCCCTACCGTTTCTCTGGCTTGACCAAGATCGTCACCCAAATGCTGGACCATTTGGATTATGGTCAAGTAGATGTTATCGGTCTGTCGTGGGGTGGCTTCCTAGCGCAGCAGTTCGCACACGACTATCCTCAGCGTTGCCGCCGGTTGATACTGGCAGCTACTTCAGCGGGGATTATCTCCTTCATGCCGAGTTGGCGTGTGTTGTGCCTGATGGCCAGTCCACGGCGCTATACTGACCCTGCGTATGCGGCTAGTATTGCTCCGTCCATCTACGGGGGTAAGTTCCGCTATGACAAAGCCTTGGCTGCTATCCATGCTGAGAAGATGGCAGAGGACAAAGCCAACCATGCCCATCGCAGTAGTTATGGCTATTACTATCAGGTGGCGGCGGTGTACTGGTGGTCCAGTCTGCCTTGGCTGCACAAGCTTAAGCAACCTACCTTGGTGTTAGCGGGTAACGACGATCCGTTGATACCACTGACTAACATGAAGGTGTTAGCTCTACAGATACCGAACAGTGAGTTTCACGTGTTTAACGATGGACACCTGTTCCTTCTTACGGACCTCGATCGGGTACTGCCGATCATTGACGAATTTCTCAATAGACCAGCGGAGATGTTAGATGAGCATGAATTGGACGCAGTACCTCTTGGGCAAGCTAGCTGAAGAAGCTTCCGAAGTCACCAAAGAAGCCCTCAAGTGTCAGCATCACGGTGTGGCCAGTCAGTACAAAGGCCGCAATGCCATCATGGAGCTGCGCAATGAGTTCCTTGAACTCACGGCGGTCATTGAGATGTTGGAGGAGCGTAAGGACGTACAGCGCGCACTGGGTGAGCACCACATCAACCTGGTGACCGGGCACGATACGTGTCAGGACGATGACAACTACGACATCACCTACTGGAAGGTGGCGCGTCTTTGCTACTACGCGTTGATCGACTACGAGGCAGGTCAAGTTACCCTGACGAAGGAAGAGTTCGACCAGATTCAGGGTAAGGCACAGTCCTTCGCCCAACGCGGTGACAATCGCAGCATTGACCACATCCAGTTCTACTCACCGGGCATCGGTAGCTACCGCCCTGACGAGCTCATTGATCCCCCTATGGCCAAAGCCATGAAAGCCACCATGTTGATGGCAAACACCTTGGGTGGGGTACGTGACGCACTTGCCCCAGTCACCGTTAACCTAGGGGGCTCGATACAGGAATGTGCTGAACAGATGAAAAAAGCACTCGTCCTGAACTGTCAGTTGATCGAAGCTGAATGGGACACCGCCAACAAAGCCGACTTAGTGGTGTCGCAGAATTCTGACGGTACTTCCGTTTACAGTTGGCCTGACCTTAAAGAGGATGTGAAATACCACATCCATGTCAAGGTCGACCACTACGACATCATCCAGACCCATCTGAAAACAGGCAGGCATGTCGAAACCCTTCGCGCGGAATATAAAACGTTCTAAGCGGACATAGGCCCCTCCCATCACGGGAGGGGCTTTATGCTGTTAAGGAACCAGCTCCAACACTGGACGCCAACCAGAGTATTGTATCGTGGAGTCTCCAGTGACGTACCAACCAGCTACCAACTGAGCTACACCGGCGTTGTCATTGTCGTTATAGCCACGCACCAGATAACCCCCTTGAGCAGCGAGTTCTTGGCACAAGGTCAAACCACCGTTGATGATTGGTGATTTCACGGTGTTGAGGCCAAGCTCGGCATCGGTGAAGGCTGCCCAGCGCGGGTAGGCTTGAACCATCGCGTGGTTAATCACTACCCCACCGTAGATTGGGTAGATCATGTCGTTGAAATCGCCACCCATGTGCGCTGGGTTGTATACGTTGGCTGAAGGTACCGAGGTCCCTGTGGGTAGGCGCACTTTATACGTCTGTCCACCAATAACCACCGTCTGGGTGCCAAACACCAGACCTAGTGCATTGAGGCTATTCCATGTGACGCCATGACGCAATGGCTTCTTGGCGATGTACTGGGTCTTACCATCAATACGGAACTTCAGCCAACTGACGTCAGCATTGGTTACTGTACCCAATGCGCTCGCACCTACAGCGGTCGCCAGAGCCGATGCCGTAATGAAGTCAGCTGAAGCTACCTCACCATAATACAGATCAGCCGGTGGTGGCTCAGGTACTTTCTCTAAGATCGGGCGCCAGCCATACTGACTTAACCCTGTACCTGCGTTACCTTCGCTAGGGTTAGCTGCATTATACACAGTGCGTCCAGTTACACTGGACACTGCAGTGCTACCTGAATAGGTTCGTCCACGAGCGGCACGAATATCAGGTATGGTGTTGTGTTTTTCCACCGTATGGGTGATCGAACCATTTGGTTGGGTCCCCCATACTGCAGACAGACCAAGATCGGTTTCGGTATAGTACGACCATACCTCAGCCGTGAACTGTGCCCGTGCCGGCCCAGAGACCAATGGGTAGATATATTTGTTCCAATCGCCACCACCATCGTTACTGACGATGCTAGAAAAAGGATCAACCGACATCGACGTCATTTGTTTGACTTGGTAATAGTCCGCCCCAATCTGAATGATCTTATTTGGGCTACCTAAGGCAATCTCAATCGGACTCCAGCTTAGGTTATATCGCAGTGTTTTACGTGCGATGTAGAACTCACGTGCGCCATCGATGTAATGAAGCCAGCCTGCGTCACTGTTGTGCGACGTACCAGCCGCCAAACCAATGGCTGTGGCTAGCGCATCACCCGTTATAAAATCACCACTAGCAACCCATCCTTGGAAGGCCTTACCTGCGATCACCTCAGGTGGGGTGAACGGTCCCGATCCGGATGGGGGGTTATAATGCAATAACATTTCCAGCATGACTGGTACCCCTACATACTTCCTAACTATAGTCTGTTCGATTGCATAGCCCTCCCCGTTTAGGGAGGGCCTTATGCCGTTACGGGGTGTACTTCCAAACTGCGGTAGGAGCACCTACACCACCCGCCAGATAGATGTTGCTGGCATCTTGAGCAGATGCTGCGCGTTCACCGATCGTGTACGGAATAGTGCCGTGGTAACTCCAGACTAGTGTGTTGACGTCGAAACGCAGTACACTCTTGTCCTTGTCAACAGTGTCAACTGTACCACCGAAGACGTAGATACCGTTCTTCATCGAACCGTGTGCATGACCGTAGACACCATGTGGCGCGTCAGGCAATGCGGCACCCACGTTAGTGAGTAGGTTGACTTGTCGGAATTGTTTCGGGCTGTTGTAGCCTGTGAGTGTGTAGGCATAGTTACCGAAGACATCAGCAGAACCTAAGTAAACAGATGCCGCTGCTACACCAGTAATGGTGACGTTAGCCCAAGTGTTGCCGGCTGGGGTATATGTTCTCAGTTGACTCAGTGTGGTGCCGTTGTTACCACCCCATGCATAGAGTTTGCTGTTGTACATCGCGTAGCCATGACGGTCACTTGCGATACCAGCCAGACCAGCACTCCAGGTATCAGTAGCTGGATCATAGATCCGTACGGCTGCGTCATATGCCGTGGTGTAACCACCGTAGACATACATCTTCCCACCGATAGCTACAGCGGCGTGATAACGACGTGGGATGTCAGCTGTTTTGGTGATGACCTCACCCGTAGACAGATTGACTTCGTACAAGGCTCCCTTAACGGCAAAGGATGCATCTTGACCACCGTAGACATAGAGCTTATCCGCAATCACACAAGCACTGGCTCCGTTGACCCCAGCTGGTAGTGTGGCGATCTGACTCCACGTATCCACCAACACCGGTGTATCACCGATCAGTTCCAACACTGGACGCCATCCGTAACCCGAGTGCGTAGTGTTTGCAACTTGATACCACAGACCCAAGAAGCCTGGGTAACCACGCGCCCCTGGACCTGACGAACCGGTATGTTCTTGAATCAGGGAGAGTTCACCGGAGCTAGTACCACCCGCCCAACCTACGTCAGCACCGCTGTAGTTGGCAAAGCGATCGGAAGCAGCACCCGTGTAGTAGGTAGTGCAACGTGAGAAGTAGTTGTTGTATTCACCACCTCCAGTGCTGGCAGGGTCGGCGTTACCGCCTGTCATCAGACGTACCCGATACTGCTTATCACCGATAGTGATAACCTTGGTTCCGAATACCGCACCGAAACCGTTAAGGATCTCCCATGTAACACCGGTACGCAATGGCTTCTTGGCGATGTAGAATGTCTTACCATTGTCTACGAACTTAAGCCAATCCGGGCTCCCGTTACCAAACGCTGTACCCGTAGTGACACCCACTGCCGCGACCAACGCTGGACCAGTGATCAGATCCGCTGCCAATACCTCACCTTTAAATGGTGAAGATGGTAGTGTCGACTTCTTCACCAACACCGGACGCCAACCGTAGTACGTCTGTGGGTTGTTCGCCGGCATGTTCCAGATGCCTTTGATGTTGTGACCACCACTGGAATTCTGCCAGTCGTTACCACGCAGGCAATACCCGTTAGTAAGGGTCTCCGAACACATGGTGAAGGCAGCATTGCTGAGATCATTACCACCTGATGTTGTTGGGATGCCCAACATAGCCTCAGTGTAATTACCCCAGAGCAACGCCTCAGGGATCCCGGACCGATCAGTTTGGTCATAGACGTTGTACATGTAACGGTTCCACTCACCACCGGCGTTAGACGGCACTGCTGCGGCTGTAGTGGTTATTGCACCGGTGATGTTACGGCAAATGTAAACGTCGCCGTTGATGGTAAGTTCCCTAGCCCCACCACTTATTGCGGTATTGACTTGTTCCCACGATAAGTTGTAGCGCAGTGGCTTCTTGGCGATCAGTAGTTCTAGGCCGTTGTCTTCGATAAAGTGTAACCAACCCGCATTGGTGTTAAGCGGATCACCAGCAGTCAGACCGATTTGAGCGGCCAGTGCATCACCCGTAATAAAAGACGCCGAGGGTACGATACCCTTGAATGGGGTGTCTGGTGCAAATGGAATGTCCGTATTGTCGTTAGCACCTAGGGTCCGTCCGAAGCTAAGTAACAGTTCGAGCATGGTTGCTCCCTGACTCCTAAGTCACGCGTTGTTATAAAAATACCCTAGTTAGGGGGTGGTTCTTTGGTAGATACATAGATTTAGCCGTTAGGCGGCATAAAGCCCCTCCCATTACGGGAGGGGCTATGGTCGTTAGGCGATGCGGGTGAAGTACTCGGCCAACACGTCGACTTTCTGTGCATCCTGATATTGCAGCAGGATACGCAGGTCAACTTGTTTACGAGCTTCTTTGGCGTCAGCGAAATACACGCGGAACAGTTCCAGCAAACCCACGTGACGCGTCTGACGCTTGTTGTCATCACGCATCAGATGCGTGAAGCGGAAGACGTTGCTGAAGCTGAACACGCCGTTGCCTTCCATCTGCTTCTTGAAGGTGACCTTCAGACGCTCCAGACCGGCAACCATGGATTGTGGTTCCAGCAGGATGATGTACTGGAACAGTGTGTCCAGATCGTTTTGCGCTTTGAGCTGGGCGGTTTCAGTAATCGGGCGCAGTGGATTCACGGCGTCGATGTATTTGGCCAAGCCGTCATCGATGAATGCAACGTTCATGCTGGTAAGACCTTCTACCTTTTCGATCTGAGCAACAACAGCTTTCGCTTGTTGCAGCTGTTCGGTTTCATCGGTGTCGGTAGCGGCTGCTACAACCACCGGAGTGGATGCTTCAGCGCCGACGACTTTGATGTCGACTGGCGACAGTGCCTTGTAGGCTTTGCGCACGGACTTCGGCGTGTCTTCGCACTTCAGACCCAGACGGGCCTTCAGTTCGATCGCGAGGCCATTGTCGTGAGACTTGCCACCTGCTTGGATTTCGCCTTTAGCCCATGCTTCGAGTTCAGCGGTCGACCAATCAGCAGGTACGCGACCCGAACGGGTAACGTCAACCAACCACACACCGTTAGTGGTGCGCTTTGGCTCCACACCGGCACGCAGGTATTCGATCACGCCTTTGTCGGCCCAGGCCGATGGGATCTCGATGCGCTGACGCAGAACCACGATCAGGTTCTTGAGTTCGGATTCAGGGAAACGAATCAGACCTTTCAGGACGGTCAACAGCAGTTCAGTCGACCACGCGCCGAGGTTGTAGTCAGTGCTGACATCGCCGACGGCATTGACGTATTCGAGTACGAGGGCGTCACCGACTACCATATCGACCTGGTGTTTGGCACGAGCCAGAGTCACTACGTCGGTTTCTTCTTGCGCAGCAGACTGATCGCTTGAACCGCCAGCACCACTTTCGGGAGCAGTTTCACCAGCCTGGTCTGCGGTGCTATCAGAGGCAGCAGCTGTAGCGTCAGAGTCAGCGCCTTTGACTTCAGTCGAGAGCTCAGCTGGGGTAGAGCCGAAGCTTTCTTGTTCAGGTGCATTGGCTTGCTCCTGTGCCTGTTGGTCTTGCTGGTTTTCATCAGTCATAACTTGTCCTCAGGGGATCAATAGGAGAACCACATACCATGGTCCGATCAGTGGATATGTTGCAGTCATTCAAAAGACAGCTAGGAATCACATTACCTAGTGTATATGCTGCCTGAAATCCCACTTCGTGGTCTTTAGCGCGCTAGCATGCATTTTCTTTAAAAAGAGTGTAAGGAAGCGACCACCCACCATTGCCGATGCGGCCGGGATACCTTCGGGCATTTCCGAGAGGGCGTCACCTGCACAGATGGAGCAGATGTTCTTACCCTTACCGGGTTCGTCATCTTTACGGTTAGCATCTTGCTTGCAGGCCATGGGATCACGTAGATCCACGGTCTTGCCCGCTAGACGTGCCACCACTTCATCGTTGATGGGCATGGTCACGCCGTTTTCCACGTAATAGAAACCGGTGAAACGCTTGAGGTAGTTTGGGTTGATATAGGTCGGAATACCGATGGTGGCTTTGCAGTCACCTGGTTCGATTTTAGTCGTACCCAACATCCGGTAGATGGTCTTGGTTACTTCACCACCCAGACGCGTCTGATAACCACGGTTAAAGGAACCCGCACGTTGTGCGTTGATCATCGTTGGCAGGTTGTTGATGTCGATGCCTTCTTCCAGCGAACGCGGGATAAAGGTTACCGAGGTGCCATCGCCGAATGGGTCTTCACCACCGAACATGTAGAACTGTTTCTTACGAGAGCCGCTGAACAGCTTCGCACGTTTCGACATGTAGAACTTGAAGGCGGGATCGTCCTTCAGATACTCCATGTCCAGTTCTTCCAGTACGTTACCGATACGGGCAATGATCGAAGGATCGTCGAGCTGATCCTTGTATTGCTCCATCAGTTCCGCTTTGACCCGTTCACGGTCAGGGTGACCCGTGAGGGACTTCGGTGAAATCGGGGTGACGTTATCTTCAGCCCACGCGGTGAGACTCAAGGCGTATTCGTTGTACATCAACATCTGACGCACGTAGATCTTGCCATCGGGGTGTGGCGACACACCGTCATCCGGATCTGGGTCATCGACCAACAGTTCAAGGATGATGTCGTTGATCTTGCCTGCGTTGATGTAAGCGTCTTGATACGGGATGATGTCCCCAAACGGCAAACAGAAACACAGGTGGTTCACCAACACGTTACCCGGTGTGGTGACGATTGGGCTTGTGCCAGCAAAGTTTACCAGATCCCCCGGCTGTAGTTCGAACTCTTCCAGCCATTCGAACATCGGTTCGCCATGGATGTAGTCATCGATCTTGGTCAGGTTAGCAGGCAGCAGGTCGGTAGCAGGGCTTGGGTTAGCCGGCTCCGGGTCGATGAAATACATGTCCTCACCCACCTTAAAAAGGCGGTAAGGGTAATCGGGGGCGAGGTGTCGTGGCCCATCCTTGAGGATGAAGCTGAAGCACCCCATGACCCAAGCACGTTTCTTACACGCACCTGAGCGTAGCCCCTTGAGAAAGAACTCACGCTTGTTCATGCTCACATCTCGAAGAAGTTTCGATAGTCGTTCAACACGACTTCGATCTTGCGATGGTCGGATAACAGATCCGTGAACTCACCAGCCGCTTGCTGCGTTGCCTTAAGCCATTCATCGGCAGGCAGATTGCTGAACAAGGCTAAGCCGAGGAGTTCAATGGTCATATGATCCGCTGGCATTAATGACAACGACTCCACGTATTGCTGCACCAGCGCCTCGTAAGGAGCACCTATGGCCGCTTTGGCCTCTAGGAGCTCGCGTAGCGAACCCAGGTGGTCGTTAGCACGGGCATCTTGCAGTAGGCGGTTTATACTGGAGATACGCTTACGATCGACTGGGGGACGTTGTAGCGCATTGGTCGCTTCGTCCAGTTCGAGTGCCTTACGCATCTCAGCTGCGATCTTTGGCACCAATGCTTCGTTCACACGCCACAGATATTCTAACGACTCCTCAGGGATAACCCCTGTGGTCAGTTGAATCAGATCGGCAAGAATGGCTTCATGGTCGCCAGACGCTTCAATGATGTTCAGTACTTCCACAGGTAGATAGTAGAAAGGAATCTTGACGAGGGTGGTGCCCAGATCAAATTTGAATTGCAACGGTGTCGACTCAGTAACTTCTACACCAAAGGCCAGCAAGTAATCGTCCATGCTGTCTGACAACAAAGTCAGTACCCGAGAGACATACTGCTCAGTACAAAGATTAGAAGTACCTACCTCTATAATCTCTTGAAGCGGTTCGAATGGCGATGTGAACCCAACATCCTCAAATAGACCAAGGACATTGGCACCCAGTTCCAATTGCTCAAAAGGCAATACGGAATTCAGACGTTCTTTGAACATGTCTTGCATGTCATTACCTTCCACGGAAAAGAGTTACTCATAGTGTTTTGCAACTCTGTGGGTTTTTACCTAGTTAAGCAATATATATGTCATCGTCCATATACGCCTTAGGAGAAGAGGATGAGCGAGCTGATCAACGGTAGCGCTATCGTCGTACCGGAACAAAAGAAACTGGAAGACTTCGCATTGCTGCCAGTCGCCGAACAACAAGCCATCGCTGGTCAGGTCGCCGAAATGGGCGCTATCGCTGCCGATGAAGCACTCAAGTCCGATATGGGCTTCGATATCCTGGGCAAGCTTTATGAGAATTGCGCAGGCCTCATCCTCAACACCAGTCCTTGGGTGATTCCGGTTAAGCACGAGCTGCCTGAAATCAAGAAGCACCTGAATGATCCAGCTGCGTTCGAGCGGGGTTTCAATACCTTGTGCGTCGACATCAGCAACTACAACGAAAACCTGCAGGGTCTGTACGCCTTCCACAAGGGCAAGACTGGCGCGCCAGCAGCATCGGAAGTAACCGACGTTCTGGACTTGGCTGATGGCTACAACAAGCTGGCCACCCATTACGAAGACGGTATCCAACCGTTGATGATGGCACTGGCCAAAACGGTTGAAGAAGAATACGTAAGCATTCTGGAGAAACAAGTCGATGCTACCGCCTGAAGAACCAAACAGCAATGAGCAGGGTGCACTCGGTGAGACGGTTGGACGGGCGAGTGCTGATGAGCAACAAGGCGTCCCATTGCCTGAGCCGGAGGTGGCAGCACCTACTGGACCACAGGATGCTCCTGATGAACCACTGCCTGCAGTAGAACCATTTACTCCAACGGCGGACAAGCACGTGTTCACCGAAACACGTCCGGTGACCAAGCCACTGCCAGAAGGTAAAGAACCGCCACCGCTGAGCGAATGCATCGCTATCCTGCGTGAATCCGTGGATGTAGTGAAGCAAGCGCTGGAACATAGCGCCGCGGTGATGGAGCGCATGTTGGGTAGTGAGAACCGCCTGATCACAACGCTGGGTCGTAAGACTGACAGCATCCCTGATAACGTCGGTGACCCTCACCTACGCCTGTTGTTAGGCGCGTTGTCTAATGGCATCGCTGACGACTCGGATCGTCACCGTAATACCTTGGCTCGCGATGATTCACACTGGTCACAGACCATTGCCCACGAAGGTTCGGTGATCGGTGGCGGTATCCCGGTTCAAAGACTGGACCCGGATGGTAAGTACACCCTAGAAGAACTCAAGTCTTACGTAACCCGTAAGTCGGGTGTGGGTGGTACCGTGGACCTGCCACTGTGGCACTCGGGTATCTGGCTGCGCTTCAAAGCGCCATCGCTGGTCGAACTGACTGCTATGAACCAAGACGTGGCTAACGTCAAGCTCACAGTGGGTTCGGAAACTCGTGGTCTGGCCTTCTCTAACGTCGCGCACTACATCAAGACCATCGTGGTCGACTTTGCATTGCAACACGTAACCAATGCCAACGTGGCGTTCTCGACACCAACGGATCTTAAACCGTTGATCGATACCCGCGATATTCCAGGGGTGCTCTTGGGTCTGGCGGCGACACTGTATCCAGGTGGCTATACCTACGCTAACCCATGCATCGCCGACATCGGTAAATGCAACCACATCGCTAAAGACCTCTTCCAAGTGGTCAACATGTGGTGGGTGGATACCAACGGTCTGACGCCGTGGCAGAAACGTCATATGTCCTTCCGTATCGACGCCCGTGCTCCACGGACCAAAGAAGAACTCACCACGTACGCCAGCCACCACGTCCATGGTCGCAGTCGTGTAGAGCGTGTCGGGGCATTTGGTTTCATGTTCGGTTGCCCGAACGTGTATGACCATGAAGATCTGGGTCGTAGTTGGCTCAGCGGCATCATCGAAATGTCGCAGGGTGCTTTCAACGAACCACCAGAAGGCCGTAACCGCAGCGCGTTCATCGAACAGCTGGCTGAGTCCACTGCAGCACGTGAATACGCACACTGGGTTAAAGCGATCGTCGATTTTGACGACACTACTCCAGAAGGTTACCGTATCCTTTCTGAAGACAAGAGCTTCATCGCTGAAACTCTTTCGGACATCTACTCTTCCGACGATCTCGTCGAAGAATTCAACGCTGCCGTCGAGAAGTATATCGATGACAGTCTGGTAGCCATGCCAGCAATCAATTCTTACAATTGCCCAGTTTGCGATTCGCCAGCAGCCACCAAGTTCAAGCAACGTTTCGAGAACCTGGTACCGGTTGACCCACTGGCGGAGTTTTTCAGATTGGCAAGCCGGAAGCTCAACCGTATTCTGTAATAAACACGGACTCCCGTTATAGTCGTTTAACGCTTGACGATGACGACCCTAACGGGCATGTCCTGTTTAAAACATTCGGTTTAAAGCAAGCCCAGCAACATGGGCTTATTGATGAACTGTTGCGCACTTCCCCGGCTGTAAGACCAACAGCTGCGGCTCAGCTCAGCTTGATGGCTTATCAAACAGACTATGGTATCTACGACCATGTCCACAACCCAGACCCCATGCGTCCAATGGCCCTAATGGCTCTCCATCCTAAGGAGAACACATGGGAAGGCGGACCCATGATTAGTCTGGTGCGTCGTTATCACACCTACCGGATTTATGAACAAGGTTATTCACTGACTGAGTTCTGGAATCTACCGTATCCGATCGCCATGTTTGTCATTGAAATGGCTGAAGATGCGATTCGACAGCGGGATACTGCTGCCGATCAAGCCGCACGAGAACTGGCCAAGCAAACTAATGGTCAGGGGATATAAAAGAAAAAGCGACATAGGCCCCTCCCGGTTAAGGGAGGGGCTTTATGCCGTGTGGCAGTTACTTGTGCGAGATGCCTGGGTATTGCGACAGCTTAAATGCAGGGATCGGTTTACGCACTTTCGGTTCACGCCGTACGATGTTACCACCGGGTTGGTCGGTGAACACGAAACCACCTTCCGGTGTTTTCGCTCCAATCAGTGCTTGAAGTTGTTTGTGTTCGTAGCTGTACTCAGCCGTCTGCAATACCTTGCCGGTCAGCGCTTCACGCGTTACAACAATGTAACTGTCCAGATCACACGTGACGGTCATCAAATGATCGTCGGTGGACCAGCCATAAGAGATCTGGCCGGTGTTGTGTTGCAGGTGCTCGGTATTGATCCGATCCAGACCCAAGAACATGTACACCGCATCAGTTTGGACTTTGATCCGTACCGAGTACTTGGATACGTCAGTAAAGTTCTCTGGACTGATCTCGATAACCGCCCGAGCTGACTCAGGCGCCTTCGGTGCATCAGGGAACATCGTGCCACGAGGCGTGATGCATGGTGCAAAAGGGGTCAGTAGGACATCGCCCAGCAGTTCTGGGTTCAATTCAACTTTAGACTGTTCCACGGTGTTTTCCTTACTTGGTATTGACAGTGAGGTCGATGGTGTAAACGTCGACGTGGTTAGTTAGTGACAGTGTGACCCAGATGTGATCATCACGGCCGACGATGTCGACAGCATAGACAGCGTATTCATGGCTGGCCATCATGTCGAGGACACCGCGCAGAATGTTACGCTCTTCGATAACTGACGGAGCGTAGAGCAGGTTCAACAGGGTGTCGGTAGCAATGCGCATACCGAATGGTTCGGTTTCAACCGGAACTTCAGCATCCGTTTTGATACTGAGTTCCAAGAAGTTCATCCACTCACCAAACGTATCGCGTACGTAGGGTTGTTCGGCAGTGTCGACACGACGTTCAATAAAGCAATAATGCTCACCGAGAAGCTTATCATCTTCTTGGGTAACCACACCCAAGCGATATTGGTGGTTATTGATGGTTTCCATGCTGGCCAATACCGGAGCCAGCTTTTCTGCGTTGGTCTGGATCATAGCTTTACCTCGTTGTCGTCGTTGGGTTTTTCATGGATGGTGGCTAAGCATGTTATACCACCGGTTTAAGAACTTGCTCTCGGAACGCTTTACTGGTTACGTCGTTGAGGATCGATGTGTCGGCACTGTAGATATAAATGCAATCATTACCCCGGTCGAGGCGGTTGACCAATTGGCTCCGGAAGGCGCGGCGCATCATTAGCAACTCGAACTTAATAAATGGCAATAATACATCCGACACAAAACCCTCGGTCTGTGGGAACTTATCGTAATCGAACCGACCGGCGACATAGATCCGGTTGTCATGCTCGGCGTTCTGCCCTGAGATACGGAAGTACGACCACTTATAGTGCTCGGTAGGGTTGAGCTCACAGGTGATACAACTACCCCTCCGATGTTCCAGTGGGATGATATCCGGGAACAAATCACTGTAACTCTTGAAGTTATCAGGGTCGGGCGACTGCGTATTATCCATGATAAAAAGGTGTAGCATGGTAAACTCCTAGACGGGCATAAGTCTCCTCCCCCGAAGGAGAGGAGTTAAACGTTATTCAACTACAGGTTCGTAACGATCTTTGAAGGCCGTATCAAAGTAATGCCGGTGTTTGCCGTCAATGTCAGTAACGATCCAATCGCCCGGACGCACCAGTTGTTGACCGAGGTGGGTATGCACATAGGCTTGGCCACGCACCCATACATGGCTGGCCTCTGTCTGGATAAACACGGCTGGATGATCACCATCCTTAAACCACTGGACGCCATCTACCACAGTCGCTTTCTTACGGAACTTTGCCATGTAAACCTCAGAGTCGTGCTTTGCGTTGGTACCTTGCCTTCTTGGCAAAGACCTCTTCGTTGGCAGTCATGTAGCGAAGATGTTGCGGGATGTTGTTGCACACCAACACATTGAGGCGCGGTGTGTGTTCTGGCCAACCCTTGAGAGGGCGAGTACGACCCATGATCTGCACCGCATCTTTCTCGGAACCTGTACCCACCAACAGGAAAGTTTCCCGCAGGTTAGGGATGTCAACACCGGTACCACACGACTTAGGTGTGGAGACGATGATGTCGTAGGTCACCAGCTTCTTGTATTCGCAACCAGCAACGTGGAAGCCAATGGACAGATCAGGAAACTCTTTCTGCAAATACTTGGTCAAGACATGAATGAACTTCACTGTCGAACACAAGATCAATGCCTTTTGGCCTTTCTGCATGTCCCGTACGAACAACCCTTCAACCGCACGTCGTACATAAGCGTGGTAGAACTCAAGACGCTTCTTCTTCTCCAGCATCTTGGTTTCGTAACGCGCATGGTTGTACGTGTTCTTGAATGGCGTCAGATAATCCTTAGGTTGAACCGTTGGATCACTGTAGTAAATCCACACGACGTCGATATAGCGATCCCACTCCGGTAGAGTACAGCGAGTCTCTGCAGGAGTCATCACATCGATCATGCGGGTTACATACGGATTTCCCGTATAAGGAGTAGCAGACAAGTAGATCATTTTCAGGACATTCGAGTACACGTCAATCCTGAAGTACAGGCCTGGGTCTTCTTGGAACTCATCGTTGATCTGGCAGCCCGCACCAATCGCTTCATGAAAGCGTGGTGGTGGTACCATATAGCCCGAAGCCTCGATGTTATCACCGTAGGTTTCATAAGCGTCGATGTAGCTCCTGTAGGACACACAGGAGACGATTACGACCTCCTCGTGTATGTTGCCATCCAATCCGTCGATGATCAGCTGCTTGAGCTCTCCAGAGCCCGAGACCATGCGATACTTCGTACTGTCGCTGTAAGTTTCCTCCAGCGCAGTCTTCCAGATCCCGAAGTACTTTGGCGGGATCATTACAACTCCCCGTACAGCCATCCGAGCGAGTGCTGCTAGGGTGGTAAACGTTTTGCCCTTACCTGTCTGTAGGTCTAAGCGGCGTGAGTAGGTGTCGTCAGCTAGTTCAGTGACGATCGGAATTTGGTAGTCCCGCAGGACATATTTTTCGTTGATGAGATATTCGGCATTTACGGCCGGTGGAACTGGGATGTCCTTGTACACAATCTTGGCGGTTGGGTAACCCGTCTCGCTCAAGTGGTTTACATACGCCGGTAAACTGTTGCGGTGAATAAATAGCTCGCGCTTGTTCTCCGTCATGCCGTAGTACTTTTTCTTCAGCACCATCTGCATGCGGTTCTGTACGCGTTGAGGTTCCTTAAGTGAAAGGGATTCCAAAAACCGCGTGGTCTTGTGCAAGGAATCTACATCAAACCCAGTTACGCGGCAGCCATGGGAGTACTTCTCAATCTTAAGGCTGACTGACATCTTAAGGCATGGGGGCTCGAAAGCCCCCACACTACCTCCGTCCACTAGGTAACTACCTAAGGGCGGGCCTGTAGGTAGTTAGTTCATTTTACCACCCAGCAGGACAGTGTCATACGGGTGATCATCACGATCCAGCGTCAGGTAGCACGCTGGGTTGTTGAACGGTTCATGCTGCTTCTCGAACGCCATGGCGCCCGATAGGCTGCGGTTCAACATCAAACGATTGTACTTCTCGAATACACCACTGATGCCGGGTTTCGGCAGGCGGTAGTCGCGGTTTACGGCGGAACGCACCATCATAGCGTAGACCAAGATCTCGCAGTGAACGATGTTGATCTTCAACTTCTCGTTGAGCATGTTGGCGAAGACCAAGAGCCCAGTAGTAGGGTCCTTGAAGTTCTTCAGGTAGATCTTGCCCGAGTATTCCAGCGGATCGAGTTTGGACTTGGCACCGTCGTCACTGCCCGAGTGCAGGAAGGAACGAATGCGCTTCATCACCTCATACATGTTGACGTGTTTGTTCGGAAGGATCAAGATCGGCTTCGTGATATCGAAGTCATTCAGTTGGATTACGATGTTGCCACGGCTGTCGTACTCCCACTTGTGTTTGCGCAGATACTCCAGCGCTTCCACAGTCAGACTCGACTTACGGTTATACAGCGAGACCGTCAGAATGTCCGACACTGTACCTTCGGCGGTTTCCACTTGAATGTGGACCTGCGACAGTTCAGTAGCGTTTGTGACAGGATAACCCGACAGATCCTTGAGCATCAGGATGTCTGCCAAGTTCGAGGCTTCATTGCGATCGATCACCAGCCTTACGTTACGGTCTTGCAGTTCTTGGCGCATATACAGCGCCTCCTCCTGCTTACCATAACGCAGGTAGTCACCTTCAACCTTAGACAACTGAAGCCGGTCCACACGCGACGTTACGTCGGTGTGTTTAGTCGACAATACGTTGGAGGTGATCTTATCACCCACTTGTACGGCCGAGACCTGCCCGATGTTAGTTTCCCGTGGTACGGAATACGACAGACGCCCATAGCAAACCGAACAAATAATACCGACACCCGGATGCGTACAGGTCATCACTCCCCGCATCTTAATGGTCTTGCCGATCAAGTGTTCTTCGTTGCCACGGATCCAGTCGAGTTTGTTGGTTTCCTCGTTGAGGTAGTACTTCCCTGCCATCTGTTTCAGCAGGATCTTAATCACGGGCACGTCTTGGTAATACGGCGTGCCACAATCACCTTCGGCCAAGCCACGCACGTACTGTGCAATCAGCTGGGTCTTCCGGTTAAAGTACTCGGTGTTACGCAGTAGCTCTTTGTTGTACGCCAGAGCTTTGGTACCCGAACGGGATTCGATCATCGATCCGTACAGGTCCCAGATGCCTTCTACATAACCCTTGAGGATCGGCTCCTCAAAGATGTCTGAGTTGATATCGGTTACGTAACCCCGTGGGCCAAAGCACTGTTTGACCTGATCGACTTTCTGGGTACCACAGCGAATACCCATAGCGATCGGGTTGAGCGGTAATTCATTTGGATCTTTGAGCACTCGCTCAATGGTTTTATAAGCGACTTCCTCGATGGAGTGCCGGTTAGGCTCCACCGTGGCGTTGACCTGCTTGATCTCAGGATGATCCATTACTTCCAACACGTCAAGAATCGACATGGTGGTCACCGAAGCCGCGCAGCGGACAGTGATAACGTTGTACCAGCGGTTCATCGTACGCATAGCCGCCAGAGCCATCATCTCTGGGTCTACCCGCTCTTCGTAGAAGCTGTGTACACCCCACAAGAGGGTGTTCAGCACTACAAGGTTCGAATTACTTTTGAACTCCATATCGGAGCCATGCACATACTGCTTAACAATCGGTGCATTTGGGTAATCGATGAGCGGGTACCACAGATAGACCGAGTTGATGAGGTCAGCCCCAACAATCTCGATCTCTCCGTCTGCGCAGATCAGCTTATGGTATTCGTCGTGGGGTATATTCCAAAGATCATCCTCTGGCATCGCCAGAAGATCCCGTGCGACAAAACAACCCATGGCTCAACTCCGTCTAGTTATTGAAGAACCCGATGGTCATCAGGTGTGTAAATGAAACGCACGCCGCGCACTTCGAGCAAGTGGTTCATCAGCGACACTGGTCGCGAACCACCATATGGCACTTGGTCCCGTGGGACTGCTACCGGAATGTCTGTTGGGTGCTCAGCTTGCAAGATCGAACGGATCACTTGGCGGTGAGACAACGGGTTGTTGGTTTGATCCAGCAATTCGTTTGTAGCCCATGCACCAATGGTCGCCACGTAGGAACGGGTTTCGGATTCACCAGCCGATCGCATCGGGTTCTCTCGCCCCGGTGTACGGTTGGCATCACCACTGCCCATCTTCGCAGGCAAACCAAACTGTTGGGTCTTGGCTGACGCCACACCCGACCAGTCTTCACCGATCTTCTCCAGCAGGAAGATCTGCAATGCACCACACAGCACTTTCGAATCGGTGTCTACGACATTACCTGCGTTGTCGGTTAGGGTAACCGTATCGTAATGCGGTGTGAACTCACTGGCTTCGATTTGACGAATCGTATCCAAGATATCCACCGGGTTATCCACGGGGAGATTCACAGTGATGCCTGGGTTCTTATGCTGACTGTCTTCGAGCACCGTCAGCACGTATTCTGCAGGGTTGTTAGCATCAGGCTCCAACAGTTCGTTGTGGATTGGTGCCCACAGTTTGAAGTAGCTGCGCAGTTGCTCGAACACACTGCGGATCAGGTCGGGGTTCTTGCTCAGTTCCTGTAGTTGATGTTTGGTTGGGCGAACCTGCGGCAAGAAGCCACATTGTTCACGTAGACGGAACAGTAGATCACGCGATGCCGCGTTGTAGTACTGTTCATAGAACCGGCCGAAGTTAGACCGGCGTATCGTCGAACCACCGTAGATGACTACGTCAGCTCGAACCCCATGTTTGGTCAATGGCATTTCATGCGCTGGACGAGTCCGGCACACTACACCTTTACCACCCACACAGTCGGTCGCTTTGAATCCCATGTCTGGGATCATTTTGTTTTCAGTGGTGACTTCAACCCGGTATTCGTCGAGTACGTCCAGACGATACATCCGAGTCAGCTTGCGCTGGCTATCTGGGGTAGGCAGATAGATCTGCGCTTCCACCAAGAGTTGGTTGAGTTCTTCGGTGATACGCAGCTTCTTACCACGACGTTTACGCAGGCCGTCGTAGATAGTCATCAGCTGTTGGTAATAACGGCAGCCAGCTTGGTAATACTTGTTAAGCTGGGTATCCATGCCGATTGGCACGTTACTTGGGAAGACCCGGCTGTCACGATACACCGTCACGTTCTTGACGATAGCCCCTGGCTTGCCATAGATCCGACGATCGAATGCGTGGTCCACCGTACGCAATGCTCGCGCGGTCATCTCAGCTGGGGCGAGGTTCTCGTCGATATCCCGCATGGCCATGATCAGACCATCAGCACGTACACGCTCGCCGATATCCGGGAAAGGCTTGTAGATCTTGTCATCACCATACAAGTTCAACAGGATCGACTTTTGTCCAGCACTACCGATGAACTTGCCATAGGTAGTTGGCGCCATTCGCTCTAGGAATTCTTCGCTGAATTCAAAGCCGTCCTCGATGGTGCCCGGTACCGACAAGAATACAGTTTCAGCCGAGATGCCGGTGCCATAAAGACCGTTGGCTTTTACTGCAGAGGAATTACACAGGACCTCGCCTTTCTCGATGTCAGCCCCTGGAACGATTCGATCCCACAGGCGTTCATTGCGTTGATACTTGTAACCGAAATCCTGGTGCAGACTGTTAAAGTCTGGTACCTGAATCACGCCGATGGTTTTGGATGGGCAGTAGTAGTCCTCGTAGATGATCGTAGTTAGAGGGTTATGACGGATTGCATCAGCACCCATACCCAATCCCGGCGGATACTTACGGATCACATGTAGCACCGTAGCACTTACTGGGAAGCGGATATCAAAGGTGTGCTTAGCGTAGTGGGGCTCCACTCCCGTCATCGTACGACGGGGTTCGTTCTCTTCCATAATCGGTGCTTGACCGATATGGGAAGCGTACATCGCACCCCGCGCTGCACTCACCGTACCGAAAAACGGATCGGTTGCGAGCTGACCCAATAGGGTAGGATCAATTTCACGCATCGTTGCTGCCTCTTAGTCATGTGAATCTACGAACATGATATAGGTTCAAATTCTTTTAGAGGGATATCCCCCATGGCCTTTAAGGTAACAGAGTCCTTCGCGGATCCCGGAGACCCGATCTTTTATGTGCAGGCCTTTCGTGACCAGATCGAATCTCATTTAAACATCCTTCGCTTTACTAACCCTAAACAGCATCAGGTTGAAGCCAACTCGTTGTACCAGTTTGAGGGCAACCTGTTTGGTTATCTGGCCAGTATAGGTCAGTCGCACGATATTCACTGGATCATCATGCGGATGAACGGGATGCACAATCCCAATGAATTCGGGCGTAAGCGTATAGAGCTAGCGACACCCACAGCAGGGCGGATTCTTCTGTTCCCTGACAGTGGATTGCTGGAAACCATACGTACTCTGTACCTCGGCAAAAAAGAATAGAAAAGCAGGGCCCGTAAGAGCCCTGCTTTTATGCCGCATTACAGCAAGGATTGCGCTGCCATGCCTGTTTGATACCCACCGATACCTGGGGTAATGGTGGAGCCCATACCAGTACTGACACCCATGCCATACGCCCCGCTACCATAAGGGTTGCTGAGCGGCATGGTTGTTTCCATCTGACGCGATGCAACCACAGCAGCAAACGGGTTGTATGCTTGTGGTGCCGCAGCTTGAGGCTGCCATGGCATCACCACATGACCTTGAGGGGCCACGCCAACACCACCAACGGCCATGTTAGGGTAACCTGCACCCATCATGGCCGCTTGTTGCGGTTGGAGCATGTGTTGCTTCAGGGTTTCGAAGTCGATGGTGTCTTCTTCTACAACCCGTGCCGCGGCTTGACGCATTGGTGTGCTGGTGTGCACGCCTTGTGCCGCTGGTGATTGGACTACCTGAATGCCTTGGGTTGGTTGTGCCGCCACCTCGACCCGCTGGGTTGTCTTCTTCACCGGAGCTACTTCATCCTCCTCTTCAACTTCCTGCACGCCGCCGTCGTTACCTTCGAGCGATGGGATCTCGTCGTAGATATCGCCGAACATACCCAAGTATTCTTCATCGAACACCGGGAACGCTTTGACCGGCAGTGCCATGGGCTGACCGTAACGCGTGATGATCTTGTTCAGTTGAACGATCACCTTGCGATAGGCCTGCATGAACGCATGGAAGTACGGTGCGATGCGGTTGTTCGAACCTGCGCTGTATTGCTCAGGGTCATCACCGTTAGGCAAGATGGTGCGCAGCAGTGTCAACAACACCTGACGCTGCTTAGGCTTGACCTCAACACCCAAGACTTTGTTGTCCTCGGTCTCCAGCAGTTCGATCAACGGGAAGCGGATCACCGCCAACCGATTGACCTTCTTGCCTTCGTACGTCCCACCGTTCTTCAGGTAGAGGGTGATCAGGCGTTTCTTCTCGCTGGCCGCTTGGATCAGCTTGTCGAACACCTTGACCAACTTATCGTCAGCCAACTGCATCTTCTTGAGGAACTCATTGCAGTCATCAGTGACCGGCAGTTCCTTGTGCAGCTCGCGATCTGCTGCAACACGCAGCAGTTGTTGAGCCAAGTAGATGTAAGTGAAGCTCAGCTGTGCCCGCGCATTGCGTTGCATGTGTTGCATGATCGGCGACGTACCACGACGCGCCATGGTTTCAGACAGTGGGTGCCAACCCAAGAACGTATCACCGAAGCCCTTCTTCAACCAGGCATCGGTCGGCAGCACAATCCGTTTGCCATCGACTTCGGCTGGCATCTGCTGGCCGGTGGCTGTGGTGTAACTGACGAGTCCTTCTTTATCGAAGCTGTAACGCATCGATGGGAGGGCCTGTTTATAGAAGTCCAAAGTCTTCGGCATAGTTGCTAGCTCCTGCAAAATTCGGGTTCATTACTGTTGGGGCTGGAGCCGCAACACTGAAGTTGACACCTGACTGACCGAGGTCCAGTACGTCACTGGCGATCTGGATCATGTCGTTGGATACTTTGTTCGCCGCGTCGAGTTGAGTCGATACCATCGGCGAGAACAAACTGTCTGTGAAGGTCGGGGCGATGTATTGAGCCATTGGCCTATTGTCGAGACTGATGTTGATGATGCTATCACCAGCCAAGTCAGACATCACCGAAATGCTGAACGGAATGTTACCACCGAAGGTAATAGAATTCAGTGCATCAACACACAGACGGCGTTCGAACTCTTGGATGTACTGCGTCATGTTGACTTCATCAACAATCGAGCGGGTCAGCTTCTTATCGATAATCAGCGCGTATTGCCCTGGGATCATCGAGTTAGTCACTGAGAAGCTGATGTTGCGGATGAAGTTGTCCATCATGATCGCTGGCACCACCTGAGCAATCAGGCTGGCTGCGATCGAGGTCTTGTCAGCGCCCTGCCAATGCTCGGACTCATGTGCTTGAGTAACGCGACGGATACTCCGTCCATCATCCAGTGCATAACGAGTGACTTGATCGAAGTTACCCACTTCGGGGAACAATGCGATCAAGTTTTCCAAGGTCACATAGCCACGCTCCATATAACCGGCGTGGTCACGCAGCTTGGCCAAGAACAGATCGCTACCGATACTGGTGTTAGATGCTTTGGCACCGGCTTCGGAGAACACCACTGGACCGAGCGAGTTATTGTTGATGTAACCCTGCTGGATCATGCGGTTTTCTTGAACCGCGTGTTGCAGAGAACCCAAGGTATCGGCGACGTAACGCGTCGGCGATGTATCACGGCGACGAGACAACTGAAAGCTGCCCACGCCTGACAACGCACGTGTGTCGTAAGTGACGTCGATGCCACCTTCGATGTTCTGACCGGCCATGTGCGAAACGATGGCGGTCTCACGCATGTTGAACACGTCTTCAGGACGGATCATGTGCGTGTTGATGATGTTACCAGTCTTGCCGGCATTCAAGATCGTCATTGGAGTGATGATCTGGTTGGCCGCTGTTACGATTGCCTGACGCACCGGACCATTCATGCCATTTACGATCTTATCACGGATCGTGGTTTCGGAGTTGAAGTAGATCCGGGTCAGTGGATCCAGCAAACCGCCGTGCGATACATCACTGTGGTCACTGTAACCGAAGAAGATCCGGATGGTCTTCTCGTCCGGGATGAACGGGTGAACTTCCACTACGCGCATGATGAAACGGAACCGGCGGCTGGTCCAGCCTTCCGGAATACCCACGAAGCCTTCAATGTTCGCCGAAGGCTGGATCACTTCAGCAGCAATGGCGTTTACCGCTGCCACACCGAGGCGATGCCCGGCGTGAGTTGCTTCGGTTAACTGTTGCACCACTCGATCGGAGTAGTTGGTTTTGAACGGGCGAATTGTTTGCTCTTGGTAAGAGCCGGTTTGGGCCATAATGAACAGCTCAACACGGGTCTGGGTGTTATCGCCGAATGAATAACTCATGGTGTTCTCCGATGTTACTGGTTGATCTTTGCAAGATGCAAAGTCATGTCCGTTAGTAAGTTCTTGAAGTGCTGAGGCATTGCAATGATGTTGTGACCTTTTGGCTGGTCACTGACATTCCACAACGCCTTAGGCCCGTGGTAAACCCAATTGGCCGAACGGATCTCGGTCGTAATGTTCGTGATCGCGATGATTGTGTAGTTAGTATGCCGTTCGTTGGGGTTACTATCGCCTGGACGGGGACGCATGGGCTTCAAGTAGGGAAAGGCTACATTCAACTCTTCCTTATACTTGGGTTGGATACGTGGCCAGCTCTTGGTTGCAATCGGTAAGCTGGTGCCGGTAATGCCTTCTTCAACATACCGCGAGGTTTGCATGATCAACGCGATGTCGATGAAGCCCCAGTGCCACAGTAACGCTTGGGTAGTGGCGATGAGGTTGTGCAGATACGGCTTGTCGATGTGTGGATACGCTTTGGCGCTGAAGGCTTTAGCCATGACCCATTGGGCCAACCGCTTCTGGTGTACTTCAAGCGGGTAGTCTTCAACCTTCGGAATGCACGCCAAGCACTGTTCCAGCAAACCCAAGTCAATCGTCGGGTCTACTTCTTGTGCCAGCAACGCAGGCCGCATTGCGTCTTCTTCGAAAGTCGTCGCGTCACCGATGACAACCTTCTGTTTGATTTTGTGGGCATCGATGAAGCTGGTCTTATCGTCGTCTTCACCAGACTTGGAGTCGATCTTCTTATCGTTTACCCGTTCAGCTGTGGTGCGATCAGCTGGGTTCAAGCAATAGCGGATGTACCAGTGCACACTGGAGATGATACTGGTAGCCTGTGGATCACACATCACCGCAATGGTCAACCGGCGGACGATCACTTTCGCCAGAATCAACTTCGGAATCTCAGAAGAACTCAAGCCCTTCCAAGTACTCGCCATGCTGATGCTGTTGTCACTGATGCGTTCATCGATGTAACGTTGCAGCTTGTCGTAAACCGTAAGCTCAGCCGGCCAGTCCACCAATTCTGTATCCAGAATCAAACCCAAGGCATCCAGCTCTTTGCCTTTTTGGTTGTCCTGAATCAGATCGATGTAAGAGCCCCAGATCGGCAGCATTGGCCGGATAGCCAAACTGAAGATCGCCAGATTGATGTAGTCGGACTTCAGATAGGTCTGACCTTCATCGGTGTAACGACTGCCTTCGGTGATGCTGTCTTGGATCTCGGTCGGCACATGCAGGTTGCCATAAATCAGCAGCCAGTGTTTGAACGATTCCATCGGCATCAGGCTGTACATCTTGTTCACATAGAACCGGATGGACTGAGCGACATAAAAGCTATCGGTGACCGAGCGAGTTACCGCATGGATACCAACGTAACATGCCCAAATACCGTCAAGGACCTCTTCTGGGCACGTGGCCCAATATGCATTGATTTCATTGAAGACCGCAGTCGGATCCGCCAAACGAACTTTGCCGTACGCACCAGCAGCCCAGATCAGTGGATCTTCATTTTTATGGCTGGCCCGTACTTCGACGAAACCAGTGCTCTGGACTCGCGAAACCTCAAGTTTCATTATAGCTCCTTGTGGATGGTTGGACTAATGCACGAAGATGATATATGTCTTAAATTAACTCCAATTTATCGACAGGTTATAAAGCCCAGGGGTTTGCACCCCTGGGACTTATGCTGCTTACATCACGAAGTCGTCGAAGTCAACGGCATCGTTAGCCGGAGGGCGAGATTGACCGCCGCCACCGTAGTTGTTGCCACCGCCCGAATTGCCGCCACCGTAGTTGTTACCGCCACGGCCACCCTGCTGGTAGTTATTACCACCGCCACCGCCTGGAACCATCGCCTTGGCCACGTTCTTGGCATCAGGGTTGAAAGTGGTGATGAGCAGGTGGGTGACCAGATCACTGATTGGCTTCAGGAAGCCGCGAGCAAACGACTCGGACAGCTTCTTCGGCAACAGTGGGCTACCGTCGCGGTGACGGATGTCGTGGTACTTGGTAGGGCCGAACCAGAACTGGATGCGCGGACGGGATTTGTCGCTGGACAGCACCGAGATGTACATACGGCCGGATTCACGGTCACGCCCGATTTGCAGGGTGGACAGAACCATTTCACGATCGAGCTTCTTACCGGCAAGGAAGTCATCCTTGTAATCCCAGTTGTAACCGTCGCTGTCATCACGGCCTTCAGCCATGTCATTGGCCAGTGCGATGATAGTACCCCAGGTCGCCAGATCGGTTTGGAAGTCGATCTTGCCGAACTGCTTGTCGTTTTCGACGTTAGTCTTGACCGAGATGCGTGGGACGTTGCCCAACACTTTGACGCGGAAGTTTGGACGCTTCGAAGATCCCGGTACTGGATCGGTGAAGAGCCAGTTAGACATTACGTCGAGGATATTCGGGTCGAGTGCAGGGCGAGCGGGTTGGTTCATTGGAATCGATTCCTTTACTTCAAGAGGACATACGGTCAGTCGTAGTCGGCGGTAAGTGTGCACGTATGATTAAGTGCTGGAGTATTTATTCACGGTAGCAGTTTTCGGTACGTCTCCTTCAAGAGGACACTCCCGTTACTCAGGATGTCTGTCGATACCTTGCTCATGCTGGTGGTCCCGTTCCAGCGTCTAACGCGGGCCAGTTCTCGCAGCTCGGCCTTGATCTTCTGATCTTGACCATCGAACAAATAGCTATCCCCAAACACCTGAATAGTAAACTCGTTCAGGGGAACCGGGTTATCGGATTTGATCCCGTTGAGTTTGGTATACCAGTCGACGTATGTCTTCAACCGACCGGTGTGCGACTCCAACAAGAACAGACGTTCGAAACACCCCTTCCAGAACAAGTCCTTTGGGTAGTGTGTGATGATTGCCGCCACAGCATGTGACGGCGTGGGTTGTCTGCGTATTTGCTGTACTGGCAGCTTAGCGTTTACACACTCTGCCAGCAGTAAGCGAATCGTCAGCGTCTCATAAGTCGCTGCCGCGTGTTGGAGGTCGGTCTTGGGTGCTTTAAAAGTGGCGTTCGAGAACTGCTGTTTAATGTCCTCGATCGCCTGATGATAAAACACCACATCAATCTTGCGGTTGGCTTGACGCAGGATCTCAGGGATCGCCTGCATCTCTGTCAGGATGTTGAGTGCGGCTTCATCGTAACGGAGGCGGTCACGGTCAGCTGTTTTCACAGCCTCTCGATAATTGCGCACCAGTGTCCGAATGTTGATCCACAAAGTGGTGATACCTTTGTGGCCAGCAGGCTGATGGGGGTTGCCCTCATGGATCCCCAACAAGCCTTCTAACGCAAAAGACGTCCCGATAGAGAGCGGGAGCTTTTTACCCATCTCACGATCGATCGCCAGCATATCAAGCAGCCTCTAATAAGAAGTTATCCGCATGCCGGAGGCAGCGTTCTATTTCCACTGGATCCTTGGAATGTTTCTCCAGTTCTGGCCGGAGTAACGGGAGCAGGGTTTGATCGTTGATAGCGGTGAAGGTAGACATGTCGATATTCGCTAGCACATCCACCACCGACTTCTTGGTCTTCGACTTAACATCGTCGACCACAGGGTTAACCCATTCGAACTCGGCGTATTCCCGCTTCAGTACATCCACATAGGCAACCGCAGGATCGCCTTGGTAGCACCGCAAACGGATACTACTGCCTTTACGCAGCCCCTCCATATGCTTTTGTACTTTGACGTTGATGTCTTTGATATCAGCATTGCGGCAGTCGAGGGTATCGTACCGCTTAGCGTGATGGTTGATAACGAAGGTGATGCGATGAGTCCCATCCTCTTGCACACTGACGTCATAAAAGCCCTTATAACCTTCGTCGCCATGGTTTAGACGATCGAAAGAGCCGGCGGCTAGAATGCGTTCATGTTGAGAGGATTGATGGACATGGCCAATGAAGATGAAATACCGCACCAAGTCCAAATAGGTTTGCTCATCGTGGGTGGGCTCAACCACCACAACCGGATACTGATAGGTGAATGCACCGTGCATGACCGCGAAGTCCACCTGGGTAATCCCCAGCTTAGCCATTTGCAGACGCGTTTCCTTGAGGATATCGTCTGGGTGTGGTAAGCAGTGGTCCGGTACATACAGGACGTGCATATCAAACCGCTCGATGTAACGAATCGAGAGGCCTTTAGAGTAATACAGATCGACCGGGATCTCGGCGTTCTGTTTCTGTTCGACAAAGAACTTGCACTGGAACCAGTCATGCGACGGAGTTCCTTCAACAATATCCAGCATGGTGCCATGTTTAGCACACCACCACATCAACTGGGTGGCCCAACGCTGGATACGGAAGATGTTGTCGTCTGCACTGTTTAACAGCCTGTCGAACAGGTCGCCCTCGATGATCAGCATGTCCAGATCTTTAATCAGATCTTCATGGATGTACTGTACCAAGTTGCGGATGATGTGTTCCGTCGACGTATTGGGATGCCCAAGATGGACATCCCCGAAACTCGCACAACGAAACCAACCAGGTCGCTTACAGTTGGCTGTTTTCATAGGCGTTATTCGTACTCGCCGGTGAAACTACTGTCGCCCGCTGGAAGGGTTGCAGGCACACCCGGCGCTGCTGCCGCGGCTTTGGCTGCTGCCAGCTCTGGTGTGTCGATCTGGTTCTTTTCATCCGAGATGTCGATCACACGACCGTAGCGCGCCAAGATTGCCTTGAGCGGGTCCAGTAGTGTTTCACGCAGATTCGGACGGTGGGTGATCTTCGACATGAACGAAGCCACAATCGGGTTCACATCCACACCACGGTCTGCTTCAATATAGATGTTGCGCAGTGTGGTGTCGGTGGTAGGAGCACCTTTAACCGGCAGTGTTACACCGGTAGTCTGAATGAAGGGAGGTACTTCAAACAGGATGTTCTGTGGCTCACCGTCAGCATGCACCCGCAGAGCATTGGTCAGTTCTTTGACGTACCGTGTGTACAACACCATCGACGAATGGTAGAACGGCCGTTCCAACAGAGGCAGCACTTCATTAATGAAGCGAGACTCAGGAATGCGTGGGATCTCGGCCTCGGTAGATTCCAAGATGGTTTCCATGGAATTACCCAGCAGCAACGCGCTGTAGTCCAAGCTACCTTCTTCTTCGCCCGACATACAAACCTCCTTACGACGCTTTGTAAACGTTGAATGCGACAGACTCGACATCTGCTGGGATGCTGGCGACCAGTGTTTTAATCGCCACACGCATTGGTTCAGCCAGACGCTCTAGGATCACGTCCACAGCCTGTCCGCCTTGCAGCACATGATAAGCCCACAGCCCTGGGTTAGTTGGGTCTACACGGCGAGCATAGAAGCTCTGATCGTTGATTGGTTGTTCGTCACTGACGACCACCGCTTTGTAAGTGTGGCAGCTGGTAGCGCCGGTCAGCAATTGCTCACCGATGCTGCAAAAGGTCAGGCCGAGCAGACGCATCGCTTCTTCACGGATCAACAGTGGGTTCTTTGTTTGGTTTTCTTCCAGAAATTCAATCCGCTTCTGGAGAGCACCATTCATTTGTTCCAGACGGAACAGGCGTTCAGCAGTATTACCCGCTGGTCGCTCTACTGGTGCTTCCAGTGCTGCTATTTCTTTGTTCGCTTCATCAGCCATTTGCAATATCCGAAATCTTGACCATTACTGATCCGTTAAATTGAACCAGCTTACCGATCGTGTAAACCCGACCATTCTCCGTGATCTCGCAAGAAAGAGAGATGGAGTAAATAGCCGGATTGTCCTCGCTCGTTTGTCGAACGAGTACATGTGAGGTAGCTGAGTTGGGGAAGGTCGCGTTGACCTTTGCTTCAAACAAAATGCTCAGCTCGTTCTCTAGATCGGAAAGGCGCTGGGCGTATTTCTTCACTAGATATTGAAGCGTGGTGATTTTTCCGTACATTGCCGTAGACTGTGAGTAGTTGGCGGCAATAAAGGTAGCGATCATGTACGCTGCTTTTTCGTGAGGCGTACCAATCCAACCGATGGTGGACATGGTGGGGATGTAGGTGGGCATTGAGCACCTCCGAGTAAATACATCCGATTACTCACGAAACCAAAACAAAGAAAAAAAGAAGCGGTCCCGTAGGACCGCCCCTATGCCGTGTTAGCGGCTGTTACGCAGAACCTGGCTGGTGCCTTGCATGACCGCTTTGCGCATTGCTCGTTGGTCGGTATCGGCCATAGCGTTCACGTAATCGTTGTTGAACACCACTTGAGCACGCATGCACAGGGTATCAGGCTTCAGGTAGGTATCAACTTTCAGAGGACCGGTATCGCTCTTCTGGATTTCGCACTCGGTATAGAGCTGGGTACCGTTGTAGTCCATGGCCTTGGCGAAGTTGGATTCGTTGATCTCACCCACAGTCAGGTCTTGGCTGTAGTCGTTGGTGATTGCGCCCGGCAAGAAACCAGCGCGACCCACGTAAAGCATACCGGCGATTTTCACTTCTTTACCAGCAGAACGAGTCTGGCCATTGGCCGCTGCTTCAGCTGCGTATTCCCAGTCTTCGAACGGCATCAGGTTGAGGTCTTTGTAGTCCTCGTCCGTAGCACCGAAGTTCTCGATGGTAATCTGAGCACCGGAGCCGTTAACGATAGCGATACCCAGGTTCTTGTTCTCGGGCTTGCTGATATCAGCGAAGTCCTTCAAACCACCTTTGCCGTGGATCCAGTAGATCACTTCCTCGTGAGCATTGGTGACCTTGATATCGCGCGGCAGACCGCGGCTGGCGACTGCGTCACCTTGCATGATAGCCATGGCGCAAGTGCGATTGGTTACGCGCTGGGCGTTCTCCACGGAACCACCGGTGTTCAGTACGACCAATTCAGTCGGGCTGGTGACCTTGACCTTATCGACAATCGCTTTACCGATCTCTTTACCCAAGGCTTCATAGGCACCACCGGGACCACCGGTACACACCGTCAGCGGAGGAGCGGCCATCACAGAGCATGACGCCATCATGGTCAGAGCGAGGAACAATTTTTTCATGTTATTGCATTCCTTACAGGTTGGGTTTTACGGTTTGTACTGCGAAAGAGGTTTGCCATCAACATTGAGAAACGAAAGGATGGAGTATCCTTTAGGAATCGATACCGTTTCCAACTGTTCCCAATCATGGCCATTTGGACGGTGGCCCATCCAGACCACATGGACATCGGTGAATGTCTCATCAGTCTGGGCTACTAAGCGATGTTCGACATCACCTAATAGGAAATCCACGTAAAGTGCTTCGGTAGCCTGTGTCCAGAACCGTACTCCTTTAACTTCTACTTTCAGTAAGACCGGGTGACCATTCCAGTGATAGATCTTACTTGAGTTGACGAGGTTAAACGTTGGTACTGTTTTCGTTGTAAGGCTCATCGTGCAGGGATACTCCAGATACGAAAAGAAACTTGGTGATTGGATGATCCTTAGGGATCTCCAGTTGGTGGAGATGCTTATGGTGAGTGATGGCACCAGCATCGTTGTAAGTCAGCTCACTCACTTCTTGGATACCAACTTCCAAGAAAGCGTTTTCGATGAAGTAGTTCTTATCACCGATGGCGAAGGTGGCTGAGAGTGGGTTTTCTTCGTATGCTTTAATAACCACACCGTCCTGTTCAACTAACAGTAGGGTTTTGCGGCCATCAATTTCGTAGAAGCCTTTATCGTTTTTCTCTAGGAGATATGTCATGTTGTTCGACTCGGAATAAGAGCCGCCCGGTTAGGGGCGGCTCTGGGGGTTAGAGCATGGCACCCACAACGGATGTCGGATCTTCTTCGCCCTGATCGAGATAGTAGTTCACGGTGTTCCAGATCTTCAGAATGTCGACCTTCTCGAACACAGTAAGTTCACGTTCACCCTCAGGGATATACTCGTGATACTCTTTAAAGCCGAATGACTTCTCGTCATACGTTACTACCCCGTCCATCACGCGGCGATAATCGTAGTGAGCTTCACCCACGGCATTGCCATGGTAGTTCTTATACGACTCACCGTAACCCTCAACCTCTTGGTTAAGGTAGCGCTGTCGCAACTCAGGTTGTGCCATAACCCAACGTTGCATGTACGGGTTGGCTGTCTGTAGACCCTCAAGCGTTGTAATCGGAACGATATCGAACGCCCAAGTGTTTTCAGATTTGGCCTTGAGGTTACGCATCATCATCATTGCATCAGACGACGACACCATTTGATACAGGCTCTGTGCTTGGTTGAAGAACTCTCTTGCCACAGTGGTGACGGTGGATAGGACGGCGTCGTTACGCTGCCCTAGCCAATCCATCGTGTTGTTGTCGAGGTGTCCTCCAGCGAAGACATCAATGATATCCCCGCCAGATACAGCAAATCCACTCATGCCATTACGCCTTCTCGTTTGGCCTTGGCTTTCAGACGTGACCGTGTAATCCAGTTAGCAGCCGTCTCAATAACCGGCCCTTGGATTTCTAGGTTACCAGAGATCTCATGCGGTGTATCCAACGACCACACCCACAGGTGGGGTGCGAGACGCGACGCCGCCTGTGTCAACTGGTTATCAGTCAGCAAGGTAAGGTTGAGTTGGTCACCGTCGAAGTCGGCGTTAGGTGCTTTCAGGCACAACACAGACATCGAGATGGTATTGTCGCGGGTATTCGTTTTGATCGTGCCGATGTAGAACATCTGCGTCGAACCACGTTGCAAGGTCGGGTTACGACCAAAGATGCACGCAGGACCACGCCCACCATTCGACTCGCGGATCAGCTCATCGAAGATCTCCACCAACAGCGGGTTAGGCACGTCATTCAGTACGTTGCTATAAACCACGTTCAACGCTTTGTTGGCCGTGTAGCCCCGTCTGAACAACTTGGAGATAATGTGGTACTTGAACAACTGCACCGCCATACCCCACGGCAGTTCAATCTGCTCGTAGTTGTGCGGCTTAGAAATCGACGTGATCACGTTACGTCCGGTCAGGTACAAACTACTGGCCAATACGTGACGGCGGATCAGTCCCGGCTTACGAGCCAGCCGTTCCTTGTCGTAAATCTGGTGGAACATGCTCAGGGTCGCAATCGACTGAGCAGTGATATTCTGAACCTCGATCTGTTTGAGCTTAAAGTTCGAAGAGCTGATCGAAGCCATCGACAGAGCAGCGTCCACCGCAAGGAGGATTGGCTTATCGATGTAGGTACCGCTGGTGGTGGATTCAACAACCATGCACACGCGTGATGGCAGTGGCAACACCTGCGGAAAGAAGCAATGCTTGTTATTGCTGATGAACGCTGCCAACTCGGCTTTGTTCTTATCGATGATATTCGCCTGAAAGAAGAACTCGACGATCTGGTCGAAGTCCCGAATGAACGCATTCAACCCACGTTCGAAATTCTTAGCTAGCAGGCGCTCTACCTTACGCTTGGTTTCCTTAGAACTCAGGCGCTCGAAGACGAACTTGTACTTCGTGTCCGTCAGGTAACGAAGGAAGTTGAACTCCTTCGTCGTGGTATTACTGTCCAAGATAATCCACAGGTGTGGACTGATCATGCTGGTTACGCCTTCTGGCGCTTCCATCCACATGCTCGGCACGATTGGACGTTCGTTGCTACCTTCAACCTTCGTATGACAGTCGGGACAATACGTACCGATCTTCTCAACGTCAGTTATCTTCTTGCACGTACATGCGGCCGATTCTTCGATCGTGTCGCTGTTGTTGTAATGGCTGTAGATGTGACGCTTGAACTCGATCAGTTTCTCCGGTGTGGAGGTGTCGAGCGAGTTCACCATCAACGGTTCGTAAGGAAGGTTGTTAAACACAACGTCATGGTCAACACACTGAAGGCTAACACCCATACTTCTGTCCTTTCCGTGTGGGAGGGCAAAAAAAGAGAGAGGAGCCCCGAAGGGCCCCTCTTTACCGCAGGTCGGTACTTAGTACGTCATGGTACCAGCGCCGGTGCCACCAGGCAGACCGTAGGTGTTGCCACCCACTGCGCCGCCCATGCCGTACGTCGCTTGCTGCGAAACAGCAAACTGAGTAACAGCGGTGTTGCCGGTGAAGCGCTGAGTGCCGTAAACGGTGCTCACGTTTTCCACGTCCACAGAAACACCAGCCGCCTTCACAGCATTGTCCAGCGCCACGATGAACTCAGGAGTCCATACCAGACGGTGGTACTTGCCGTTGATAACCAGGTTCTGGCTGAGGTACTGACGCTCGTAACCAGCGCGCTGCTTCAGACGGATTTCCGGGTTGATGGTGGTGTCGCACATGGTGCGGTAGTAGGCGATGAACTCTTGGATGTTGCCACCCGATGCGTTCAGCGCTTCCAGGGTACCCAGATCGCGCAGATCGTGACGATCTTCGCGCTCGTCCAGGTAGTAGCCGCGGTGCACGTCGGTGCCGTACATGCGGATCATGTGGTGCTTGGTGTGGTCGAACTGCTGGCTGAACTGACCCGAAGTCAGGTTGTTCAGAGCATTGACCAGCATCCCAACAGCCTTCTCGCGCTGTGGACCATCGGAAGCCGCCATTACCAGCACGTTTTCGATGGCGGCGTTTTCGCCGACTGGGTTGACGTCGATCAGGAAGGTTGGGTTCGGACGGACCAGGAGATACATCAGTTCACCGAAGTGAGCTGGGGTGAAAGTATCGGACTTGGTCTTGGTCTTCTTCGCATCCTTGGTCAGGTAGGTCAGCGCGCCGATGTCGCGCGGATCTTCCTTCTTGGCTACGTCAGGCAGCAAGCTGCCAGCCCAGGCGGTACCAGCGGTAACGCGGTAGGCGTTCGACAGAGCCAGGAAGTACAGCTCAGGAGTGTTGGCCGCAACCCACGGCGCCTGACGCACGTCAGTGATGACGATGGTCGGGGTGAACAGCTGGGTTTCCATGATGGCTTGTGGCGCGTAGCCCTGTGGCTGCACTGGTGGTGCGTATTCCAGGTTCACGTAGCAGGACACCGAAGAGAACTGGGTGTCTGCGTCGTAGAACGGATCGGCGTCGCTGTTGCCCTTGATCGAACGATTCATCAGGACAGTAATGTCCGAACGGATCGGTTGGCCGAACAGGTCGTAACGTGGAGTACCGGACAGATCCAGCTTGGCGGTGAGAACTTCGTTCTGCGCCTTGAAGGAGCTGATGTTGAACGGAGTTTCACCGTTAACACGAGCCAGCACGTCGTCGCAGCGGTTGACCGAAGTGGTCAGCAGCTTGGTGACGTCAGCGGTGTTCTTTTCGCTGACGTCGAAGTCAGCAGGCACTTCCAGATAGCCGGCGTTCGCGACGACCGCGTTCGGGTTGGCCACGTGCTCTTGAACATGGCGAACCACGCGAGCCCAGTATTCGTCGGACAGAGTGTCGGCGACGTAGGTCGGGATCTCGATGCGCTCGTTGCCGATGTTCAGGATGCGTGGTTTCAGCGAAACCTGCTTGTTGTCGACCAGCAGCGGACGAACAGCAATGTAGGTTTCCGCACCTTTACGGAACGAACGCAGTACCAGGATAGCGCCGACGCCTACACGGTGCTGATCGCGGTCAAAGCGGATCAGGTCGTAGTCAGGCGACAGGTTTTGCGAAGCCACGGCGGCTTTGCCAGCGGCGGTCAGTGCGGTCAGCAGCTCACCAGAGCGGCCTTCGGTGTTGTCGGTCTTACCGCCACGAGCCAACACACTGTTGACGTCGCCGAGCTGCATGGTGCGCTGGGCGTTCGCGGTGGTGTTCTCATACGGGTTTTTGGTACCCATGTTGCCAGCGCCTTGGTTTGGTTGCTGAGCTTGGCTACCGCTTTCTTCGTCAATGATTGGCATTGCGTTTGTTCCTTTTGGTTGGTATATACGTTGAAGACCGATAGACTCGGTTATTCAATACAAGTGATATAGGCTCAAGGTATTTTTAATTCCACTTTTCTGTGGGGTAGGTAAAAACACCTGAAAAGACGGCAGCATAGGGACATACACCTAGGGGTGCGATGAACCATATGCTAGTTCACATACTATACACTACAGCGTGTAAAACTTTTATTCTTCTTTTTCACGGGGTACGTCGAGGGCGTCGAGGAACGACCCGAGTTCGGCTTCGCCTTCCTCCGTACCAGTCCAATCTTCAGTAGCGATGTTCGCTCCTTTGTCAGCAGCAATGGCTACGCGTTCTTCCAGAGACAGGGTACTCACAACAAACTCCTTAGCATACATGGGTTCAATATCACATGGATGATATAGTGGTTAATATTTTTTCATTTGGGATTTAGTCATGTACGATCTCTTCAAAGGGGTACCGTCCCGAAAGACCAGTGCCTATGTATTCCCTGATTTGATCTACGTCCGGCGGATGTATAAAGGAATGCTGGAGGACGTCAAGTCCTACTATCGTCGTAATCCCAAATTCGTCGATGGTAAGAATGTTCTCGGTAACATCCTGCTCCATATCCACATGCGCATGGATATGGATGACCGTAGCTTTGCTGCTATGGTAGAGGACGCCAGCGATCCGTTGATCAAAGCTTTTGGTTTCACCTCCTCGATCAGTCGGGGTAAGAGTTTCACCGGTGGGGTTACATTGGGTGAAGCCACCAGCGAGGTGATCATTGCAAACACTGAGTCTTTCGATCTCACAGACCTGAAGCAGAACTGGCGTGAGCTCACGCCACTGCGCTATCTGTATCACAGTCGGACAGACATCAATCTACCGATCATGAACAACAGCACTCCAGGCAAAGGTTACGGCATCGCGACACTGAACGTACCCATGCTCGCTGTGATGTATCGTTATTGGCTTAAGATGCATGCGCCGAAGGATGGGCCTAAGGACACCATCTATCGTTTCATCGGTGGGTTCGTACTACCGAATGCTATTGACAGCTATTTGGACATTGCCTTCTTTAATAGACTGGCACGGTCTGCACAAGGCATCGGTACGCCAAGCTTCCCTGTGCCACATCCGTTCTATCTGACGGACATGACTCAGCGGGTCAACAGTATCTGTACGGTGGTTAATGAAGCCTCCAAGCAGCGTAATAAAGACATCGAACAACTGGCGTGGGCTACGCCTGCAATCGCTGGCGATAACCTGTTCCATGTGGCGGGTATTCCTCGTGATCCTGTAACACGGCAAAATGAGTGGGCGATTATTCTCGCCCGATTGCCTTACGTAAAGTATCTGGTGAGCCAAGCATTAAGTGGTGCACAAGACATCGATCGTGCGGCATTGGGTAAGATCAAGATTGCCCTACTGGAAGCCAAGTGGGATAACACGGTCGGTACAGTGGGAGATCCTGAGCTCGCCAAGCTTTACCGTACGCAGGTAGAACAGGTATTGGAGCTGCTGAAATGAGTATAGTGCTTTCTCCGATCCTGCACCAATACAACGACTACACCCTAACGTTCGATTGTCCGGGGTGTAAAATCGGTCACGTTGTTTATCTGAATCATCCGGGGAATATTCACCATCCGGGATGGGGTTGGAATAACGACGTTAATAACCCAACGTTTAGTCCTTCCCTATTGGTGGAGTTTCCATGGTGGAACGGTGAAGCCTACGACCAGAAACGTTGTCATTCGTTCATTCGTGACGGGCAGATTCAATTCCTGTCCGATTGCACGCATGAGCTGGCAAACCAGACGGTACCTCTCCCAGTTATCGACTGACATAGGCCCCTCCCATCGCGGGAGGGGCTATATGCCGTCAGCGGCGGTTCGCCCAACGATCGATGTCTTTATCGACGTCAGCTTCAAGCCAGTATGGCCAGCCCACGATTGGATTCTCCCGTCGACCACGATACCCGACATCCTGAGCCCCACGTATTTTCCGGTTAAGGCGCATTGCCTCAACAGGCTGTGGGACGGTCATGGGGGTCAGAGAGTCGAAATAGGCGTAGGCCTGATATGGTCGGGTGAGCCACTCAGGACTGTTCATATACCGCTTCCACTCACAGCGAAGGTATTGTGGTGCGAACGAAGACCGTGGCCACTTGGGTATGATGCGCGGACCCACTGGGACAGGGAAATTGCCGCTGGTACGACTACGCCTACCCATGGCAATAAAGTCATCCAAGCGGTGCAGTCGCTTTAGGTAATGCAGCGCATTCACACATGGAGTGAATGGAGCACGGGGCAATAAGTAGACATCCTCCACCGCAGGGTGTGCATCCAAGCGAAGGTACGTATCAGCGATGTGATACGATAAATAGTCATTGACCCGATCACGAGCTACAGCCATACGTTCCAAGAACGTAGGGTATCCCGTATGCTTTGGCATTTGCATGCGCAAGGGTAGACCCATCATACTGGCGATCGATTGGACATGTTCGCGATAATGCGGGATATGACCACCGGCGATAATAGGACTAGAACGACCGCTTTTAAGGTCTGGCCAGACTGCTTTTATATCGCTGCGGCTTGGTATGTCGTTCAGGTCATTAAGAGTAGGCTTGTCCATGTGGACTCCTGTAGTTAGAAGGTGGTGAACGATGCAACCGGTACACGCAACGTGCCGAGCACCTGTTCTTTGGTCATGTCTAAGTAATCTTGGATGCGTTTCGATTTACCGGGGTAGCGTGGATTGTAGGGAATGACTTCACTGGCCATCATCTGGCGAATGAACATCAGTGGGGTAATGCGTGCCACGACGGGCGGGGGCTGGAGCAGGCGGGTGGAGTCCATCAGCTCCTGATACGTGACGGGCCAACCAGGCACAACAGGTGGGTTGAAGGTACCCGAATAGCTCGACTGGCGGAGTTTGATCCGCTCAACGCCATCGGCGCTAATCATCACCCGACGCAACCGGTGGTACTGTAGCTTGATGTCAAGGTACATACCGTGGAACCAACGAGAGGTCATCCCCATACTGCTCACTACAGCTAACTCACCGCGACGAAAACCATTCATTACGACACTCCTTTTAAGGGTACTTGGTATTGAGCTTCTTCAGGCCATCCAACAAGTCATGTCCGGCAAATGTCATGTTTGGCGCATGCCACGGCGAGGCGCGCTTCATACCGTACTTCTCCTGACGCCAGATCACATCGGCTGGATCTTCGGAGACAATCAGGAAGTGATCATCGAGTTCAATGACCGCATAATGACGACCCCATCCCTCGCGCAAGTAAACCCCCTGTCCAAACCACGAATTTTCGTAGTGCATGTAGGGGCGACCGTTATCGCTGACATATGCTCGTTTGCCAACGCGATCAAACAGTGGTTGCAGCAATGGCGCAAACTCCATTACGGCCATTCTGATCAAACCGTTTTCTTCTACTTGTGGGTATTGCATGAACCAACGTCTCCTAGACGGAATAAAAGAAACCCTAGGGGAAACCCCCCTAGGGCTGTATGCAGCAATCAGTAATAATCGGAGATCAAGCGGATATTGTTCTTCTCAACCAACATGATACCCAGCGATTCAAGGATAATGTAGAAGGCACCCATGACGTTACTGATAACGCGACGGGTGTCGATGGCGCAAGTGATCTCAGGTGGGATACCTGAGGACTCTACCACCGCTACAGGGATGATCAGCGTATTGAGATCACGCTTACCTTCCCGCATCATCCAAGCACGCAGACGAGCAGCCAGCGCAGGGTTGTTCATCCGATCACACCACAGTTCCATCTCAGTCCGGTTGTGAGTACACAGACTCAGTTTCACGGCTTGATATGGAGGGGCTTGGGTTTCCCCAAACGATGGTGCGAATACATCAGTCCAGAGCGCATACTGTTTATAAGTGGCGTTCTCATCGGACTTGTACGAGTCGGCAGGTTTGACTTGAGCCGTACTCAAGTATTCAAACTTACCATCCATCAGCGACTTGATGATAGAGCGTTCAAGGTTAGCCACTTCAGTCAGTAGGTCAATGATCTTAACCCGTTGTCCCGACTTGATGGTGTTGATGATGCGTTCCATCATCTTCTTGGCTGCGGCTTGGATGCGCGGTGGAACCTTCGAGTCCCTGAGCCCTACCCCTTTCACCTCCATCTTCGCTTTGCTGAACATGAGACCTTCCAGAGCGTCCTGAGACGCATAGTAGTGCTTGGAACGCGCGGTGAGACTGAGCACTTCAAAGTAGTACTCGTTCTTCATGGCCAGTAGACGCAGTTTAGCGTCCGATACACCCATGTTGCGCGATAGTACGGCGAGGATGTGCATCACCACTTCCGACACCATAAATACCATGGCGAAGGTTAGGCGACGTGCAGCAGGCGAGAACGCTTCCTCATGACCGAACAGTTCCTTAACCCACCACATCAGGGTGAACATCGTGGAGTCTGTGTCGGAGATCGGTACAGCCTTACGGCGAATCGATGGGAAGGCATGGATCGAGGATGGCAGGCACTTCGTCAGGAAGAACGCCTTGAGCATCAGCTCATACTGTTCCAAGGTCTTCAGCACGTTACCGGCTGTGGCAATAACCTTGTTGTAGTCGTCCAGCGATTCAGTCTTGAGTTCCTTCATCTTGCGACCACTGACTTCTTGGTAGCAGATAAAGGTAGCCAACAGTTTGGTGTCGCCGTCGACGGCACCGTATTCTTCTTCGGTCAGCATATCGGTTGCAGGGTTACCCACAGCAGCCAACTGGAACAGGAAGGTACGGATTGCGTCTTTGTTGAGCAGGTACAGGTGATACATGTCGCCGACGTACATCACCGCTGCACGTTGTACCGGCGTCATGTTAGTCACGAGAATCCGTATACGAGCCATCTCTGGCAAGTCTTGCCAATAGTGACGGCTGGATTCTTGAATCATGTCCATGACCTGATCAGGCGATGGGTACACCAAGCCATAGTGCTTAACGGCTTGATCCACAGTCGCCAGTGGGGCCAAGTTCACGATACTGATCAGGTTTGCCTTGACTACCTCAGGTGTGTAGTAATGGCGGTTACCCTGAATGAATTTTTCATTCGAGGCGTTGGCATAAGAGGTTGCGCTACGGCAGGTCGAGGTCAAGCTGGAGTGTGTCGACTTGTAGTGCAGAATTGTTGCAACAGATACGGTAGCTCCTGAGTAGGAGTTATTGTTGATCTTCAGGTTGTTTTGTGCGCCCTTTTTCATCAACGCACGTTCTTTGTGAACCCCTTTCTTTAGCGTGTCTGACTCGGCCTCAGCGGCCCGTTCCGAGTCCATCATCTCATGCTTTACTACAGAACGGTTCTTTACGCCTTCTTCGATGTAGAGCGCATGTGTCGATTGACGTTCGGATTCGGGCATATAAGCCGTCATCGACGGCGACAGGAGGAGGCCTTCTTTCTCAACCCGTTTGATGAAACCCATGACTGTACCAGTCACAGCTTTGCGATCCCCGTTCGGATTCTTATCGAGAATCAGAGCCTTGGGATTACGCAGTGCGAATTCGCCACCCGGAGTCAACTGCTCGCGTACGAACTCGCGACATTCCTCATACGGGTCTTGTGTCATCAACGATAGATAGCGTGCATTATCGTCGATCGTGCCGTCGATGATATTCAGATCCCGGATGTAATCTGAGTCCGGGAGAACGAAAGCATTACGAATACCCATGAGCGGTCCTAAATAAAAGACTCCCCCTTGCGGAGGAGCCAAATTTGGAGAATACCATGGGTCAGCCCCATGACATTTCATTAGGGGACTGTGTATTATTGTTGCGTGAGGAGGTTGATAGTTGGCTTATAGCCATTCGCTGAAAGCGTGAGGATGATCCGCTCTTGGTCGGCTTGGGTCACGTTGTCGAAGCGCAGGTCGAGCACGCCGTGGGTAGAGATCACGATAGACTCCGGACGGATGTACGGAATACCGATGATGCTCAGCTGGCCGTTCTGGTGCCGTACGCGAATGTAGTTGTACTTTACCGGATCGTTGGGTACGGTTGTGGGCAACGTGCGATACACGTTAGCGTGCATGCTGTTGATGTCCATACCGAAGGCACGAGCCATGTCTGGGCTAAGCGTGCCTTCCAGTGTGACGTCCTTGAAGTTATTACCAAGGATGGCCGACGGATAAACCTCGAAGGAGAACCGTTGACCGATTTCGATTTGACTGATGCTGGTCATGCTTCACGTCCTAAAAATGGGTGATGGAAGACACCTGAAACACTTCGGTGGCAGGCGACTGAATCACTGCGATGACATGTCCTTTCAGATCCAGTGGGTAGAAGCCTATAACAACCACCCCAGGGTAGATCTTTCTGATGTAGAGCATCAGGCTGGCCAATAACGCCAACACCGCGTCTTCATCGTCCACCAGTTCTTCGAGGGTGATGTTGTTAGGCATCAGGTAATCGAAGAACCGGATCGTCATGTCATGGGCAATGTCTTGTAGGATACGGATACCGTCGTAATCGGCAGCAGTGTCCTCGAAAATCGATTCCAGCCGGTCGTGGACGAACCGCCGGTAGGTCTCGCTATAAAAGTTAATAGCGATGTTCATGGTGAGACTCCTAGACGACCATGGCTACCCCGAGGTGTGATTCGTTAGCGCCTGTTCGAAGTTGGTTAGGTGTAGTTACAAACAATTCATACACTTTAATAGTTGACGCTGGGTGTGGGGACGAAATCGTAGAGGTGATTCGCGAACGATCCGATCACCGTGTAGGAGAACAACGCCCATCCATTATGCGGCGTAGACTCTACGTCCGTCACGACTGCTCCTACCTCTTCGGCACGCTGTCGAGCTAAGTCGAGACAACGGGTCAAATACCCCACCGCGTTTGCAAAGTAGATACCTCCTGTTTTTAGGAATTCTACGTTAGTATTCATGTACTTAGCGAATTCACCAAAGTACTCATTGATGTAGAAGTCGAAGCCAATGTTGCCACGCTTGCGACCTAACTCAAAGCACAGGTAGTGATTAGCCGCCTCAAACAACCGCATAAACATCGCGTCTGTATCGAAAGTACGGTAAGCAGCGGAATCGGCATTAGAAACCAATGCTTCCATGTACAACATAATCGGTTTGAATTGTTCCATGACGAAAGTGGTATCAACCATTACGTGAGCACGGAACGGGGTAGTACGGGTAGTCTCATTCATGGCTGTACTCGATTAGATTCCGACAGTGAACCATCGCCGCAACATAACGGGCGGTGTATTCCAGACACTGGATGTTGGTGGCATGAACGTCGCGTTCCAGTGTTGAAAGAAACCCCATCACTTGACGGGTATAGTTTACCACGATGTGCTCGACGATCTCACCGTAGCGGCAATACAAGTTGCTATGGGCTGTACTGTATTCCCTAAACGGGTAATTTTTATCAGATTCGCTGTGGACCGTGGGGTAGTTAAGTCTGGACACCACTCCAGTGCGGTTATCGATCAAACTGTTGTCGCCAAGCATATACTCGGCATAAACGTAAGTATCGCTGACCACCTGCTGCACGCTCTCAATGACGGCATCAGGGGTCAGCTTTCGATGGACCGCATTAAGTAGCCATTGCAACACTAAAGTGATGGCTACCTTAACGGATTCGTGGTCGTCAAACTTGGATAAGCCAAACTGTAACGACCTTGATTCAAAGGTCACCAATACGTTCATGGCGTGGGACCTCATATTTTACCAAGACGTACACCGTTGTGTTGGTGAGGCGATGGCTGTCGATTTGGAGTGTTTCGTCAAGTCCGATGATCCGACGCATCCGTTTGCTGGCATTAACGACAGCATCGAACACATGGGGTTGTCGGTCCAAGTGTACTTCTTTGGCAGACAGGTTATCTTCACCGAAGATATACGAGTAGTCACAGAAATCCACGACGGACTTGATGACCCCACGTTTGGTCTTGAACCGGGTTAATGCGGCCGCCATTTCCGGCTCGGTAAAGAGGTCGGTCAGGCGGATCGCATAGAGGTTATGTTTGAGGGCCATAGGCATGACCGTTAAATCACTCATTTGATTACCCCCGTGTACCAAGCCCCCCGTCGATGTAAGAAGGCCAACTGTAGTTCACTGATCTCGCCCGGCGGAAACTGTTTCTCCATGACCATGGCAATCTCAATGATCTCTTGGGTTAGATGGATGAACGCCAAACCAACACGCTCTTCGATGAGTAGGTCGGTGTGGTCCTCAATGGTCTTAATGATCTTGACCTGTCGTTCGATGGCCTCGAACCGCTTGGTTGGATCCGTTATTGCGTCGATGTTCCGCTGAACCTCCAGTAGTACATTGCTGCGATAACGCAGGATCTCTACTGCAACCCCGAGAGAGTCATAGTAGTCGAAGTTGAAGAAACAGCGTAGCTGTGCCTTTTCGATGCTGTGGAGCAGCTTCATAGGCTCAAAGCACACTAGGAATGTTCTGCTCATGGGTATTCCAATCTATCGGTAATCGACAGTGTGTAGAACGCCGGTAAAGAACACGGCCCTGTGATGGACCTCGTGTACATCGAGTCGTTCAAACACACCTGCTGGCAACAGATGATGCAGCTGCGTAGCTTTACGTATCATTTCATCCTTGTGTTGCTCAAAGAACTCCACTGAATTCATGTCCGTGTAATTACAAAACCACTCCTCCACGGTGTCGGATATGTCCTCACCGCGGTAGATACTCACGTCTGATTCCAAGTCACGAATCGTGGTGGCAAGGAATGCCATGGCATGGTAGTAGAATTCATTACCCCGGTAGAGTTCTCTCAACCGTGGGTCATCTGGCAGCAACAGATTCTGATCGACTGCAGTAAGTAAGGTCTTGTTCATGTTGATTCCCGGACATAAGCCCTGGGTCTAGTCACCCAGGGCATCATGCCTTATTGGTTATCCATGACCCAGCGTTCAGCTTCGTCACGTTCGTTCGGAGGCAAGCGGTCTCCGCGCAGGTAGGATTCTACCAACTCAGTGATACGGGCGTTGTCATTGACCTTGTAGGTAGCTTCCTCTTCACGACGGATGACCACTAAGCGTTCATCGCTTGAGATTTCAACCGTATAGGTGGAGAGGTTGTCCAACGTACCCATGAACCGCATCACCGAGTAACTGGTAACCACTGGGGTAACCAAACGGTCGATGTAGTCATGGACACTGCGGATGGCTTCGTCATTTAGTTGGGTGGTGTATACACCATCACCTACTAGACCGGCCGCGATTAGCAACTCCTTGTTCTTTGGAGTGCCAGCCTCGTAGCCATCGGTTTGAGTACCGACTTGACCATCCTTACGCAGGAACGGATAACGCGACAGCAGCATGTCGAGGACAATCGGCTTAAAGTCGATATGCTCACCCGGTGCCACTTTGACTATCTGGTCCCCGTAATGCATATCCACGGGTTTGAGCAGTTGGTTGGTCTTGATCCGCAGGTAGCTGAACATCTCAGACAGGTCCAGATCGATCGTTGGGGTCATGATCCCAGCGCGACTGCCTTTCATCTGATTCCACTCGCGGATGCGCATGTCTTCCTGCACCACGATCGACAGGCTGTGCCCCATGTCGTACGTATCGACAATGGCCCACGTGTCGCGTTTGAGGAACTGACCCAGACGCATGTCGATATCGAGGTAGGTATCATCGACCTCTACCACGGTCATGAAGTCATTGACCCAAGCAAGGGTACCATTGGTCAGACGTGTATCGTCACCAAACATCAGCTTCGCCATCACGTCAGATTGGGTATCACCCTTACTGTAGGCGAGGTAGCTGGATAGGTTGGCTTTAGTCATGGCGTGTACGAACGCAACAGCGCGCGTGGCGTCAAACGGAATCAGCGGTGTTTCCAACAGCTGCTTGTGCATGCGCTCACCTTTACCGGTTTTGGCGAGCTCGTTATGATGTCGGGAGTAGTTAGCGGACACCATCATCAGGACGGTGGTGTAGCAGCGGGTGTTCAAGCAATAGAGTTTGCCGCTCATGTTTCTCATATTCCGTTAAATGATGTAGAATAGCCAAATGCTGTCGCCTTGGCGTATATAAGACGCTTCGGTGCCGGAATGTTCTGGTGGTACTCTCACGATAGACCACAGTAAACGTCGTGCGCGGTCTAGCGTCTCGAACCATGCTAACACAGTTGGATCGGTAACGACCGGGGGAACCGGGTAAACGCTACAGATTTCAAATGAGTTAAGTGTGCGCAGTATGAATATGTCAACTAATGTATCAGCGTCCACCATATACCCGTGAAGGTTCCGGGGGACATTGCGCACCTCGTTGAGCACGGCTGCGATGTCGTATTTATACGCTTTCGCTTGCCTTTGTTTGTTCATTGGTGTATCCCAAGGTTAACCACACCTATGATGTAGTTCTAAAACTGCTTCAGATCACGTATACGCCCCCTCTAGTATACTATCTAGTACTGGGGTACTTTATTTATCGCAAAACGTCAGCAGCGGCAAATTAGGAGGCTCTGATGTCAAACGCTATGGTAAAAGCACTGGATGATATCGAGTGGGACATCCCGCCAGAGATCCTCAAGGCTTTCTTCAGTCGTGACGACTTTTATCTGTGCAGCAGTCCGGTGTCGAACCGTACTCGGGTGCAAGAACAGATCATCGAATCCAAAGTCCTAGTCGATATGGACTTGGTCGGTGGTGTGGAAGATTACATCTCGCTGGAAGCCCCAGTGAAGTGTGAGTACATTGACCCGATGACGGTGATGTATCAGATTCCAGACCACCTGACGCAGAACCGTCCGATCCGGCAGATCTACACCGTACACTTCGGTATCCTCAACTACTCGGTCGCTACGGGCGTGCTGCGCTCTCCTGAATCGGCCATGGGTGGTGAGATGCGCAAGGTGCTCGATTCGGCCCTACGCACGCCTCCAGCGGCTACCAGCTATATCAACCTGATCAACCATAACACCTTTATCGTGAAGTTTACCTTCCTGCCTTATTCGGCTGCTTTTATCCGCTGCCGGCTGGGTAACGATGAAGCATTGAACTTCATTCGTCCACAGTCCATCCTCGACTTCGCTGAGTTGTGTGTGTTGGCTACTAAAGCTTACATCTACAACAACTACCGTATCAAGATCGGTCAGGCGTATCTGTCCGGTGGTCAAGAGCTCGGTGAGTTCGGTGACGCGGTCAAAGAGTACTCCAGTGCTAACGAGGAATACAAAGCCAAGCTGAAGGTCTGGAAGAACATTGCTCAGAACTTCAACGACCCTGAAGCACGACGCCGTACACTGCGTACGCTGGTCGGTGCGCCATGAGTCGCTGGCTGGATCAGACCATCCCCCATATACCAGAGACTGGTCAGTATGGCAATTGCATGCAGGCAGCTTTGGCTTCACTGCTCAATCGTCCATTGGCTGAGGTACCGCACTTCCATCACGATGGTTGCGATGCCTCGACGTTCTGGGATCGGGTGGAGGATTACCTCGAAGACAATCATTATCTACTGATGTGGGGCAATCCGGCTAACACCTTGAGCGTCGCTTCGGGCCCTACTGTACGTGGCACTATCCACACGGTGATCATGCGTGGTGATGTCATGGTGCATGATCCTAATGTATCACGGGCCGGGTTGATCGAAGAAACCCATCGCTTCTACCTCGTACCCAATGATCCTGCACAGAAATAAAAAACGACATAAGCCCCTCCCGGTTAAGGGAGGGGTCTATGCTGTGTCCAGCTCTAACTGATGTCGTCGCAACGTTACACCCCATCCGGGTTTAATGGGTCGGCAGGCTACCAGTGGTTTTTTGCGTAAGTACATTAAGCCCTCGTTATACGCGATTCGTGTTCGATAAAGACTGTCGTCATTTACCCTGAAAGGATATGAATCTTCTAGCACACTGGGTTTTGCCGTTTGAAGCGGAAACAGTTTGTCAGCGCTGTACATGTACCAGCGTTGATATTGATGCCCTGTGATGCGTTGGCGAATACTTGAATGCATCGCAAACCGTGGGACTTTGATGCGCAGGCCATTATGTTCGTAGATCAATGGGACCACGTCGTAGTAGGTGATACCGTCCTTACTGTACGCAAAGACAAAGCCCGTCAAATAACGATGGAGCTTTAGTGTGTGTTTGATGGTCAACGTAAATGGGCAGAGTTCAAGGTCGAGATCTGAAGCCACGTCCTCGTCTAACTGCTTGACGGTTGATTTCCCCATCCGCTAGCTCCTTAGGGTTTGCGCACTTAACTATCCTCAAAAATAAAAGGGTTTGGGTTTATCCACAAGATAAGGGTGCCCAGTAGGCACCCCATCTTTAGGACGTAGACTTAAGAGACTACGAGACCATCATCGGTCATTTCGTCATCACGGCTGTTCACCAGCGCGGCGCGCTTGCGATAGTTGCCATGGGTCTGTTGTTGCTCGGTTTCACGCTCGCGCAGCTGCCGGTTGATGTCGTCGACCGAAATGGTGTTTACGATAAAGTGCAGTTGATCGAACGCTGCCACCAGCGGTTCTTGTGGATAGCCGGCTTTGGTGTAGTGTGGTGTGCCGATAACGCTGTAGTCTTCGCGGTCAACGAACAACGACAGGGTGGTGATCGGTTCCGGTACAGCCAAGGCGGCCTTGCGGTTGTCGGTGATGGTGATCGTCGCCAGTTGTGCTGGCACCGAGGTCACGTTGTTGAAGTTCAGGGCGTTGTGAATGTCGCTGCCGTCCAGGTCTTTGTTGAACTGGGTGGTCAAGGCCATGATGGCTTCGATCACGAAGTCCACGTCTTCGTTCACTGGGGTGTGAGACGAACCCGGTTGGTTCTGATGGTAGGACATCACGAACGGGCGGTTCAAGTTCAGCGAGAAGTTCTCCAGACCTTTCCAGGTGTCGCTGGTGTTGGTCAGGTACTTCGGCGTCGCAAAGTCACCCACGGTCAGGATCAGTACGGTCTGGTCCTGTTGCGCCAGCGCACGAGCCAACAGCGAACCGATGACCGAACCCGAGGCACCCGAGCACGAGAACACCAGCAGGTTGAATTCACCCGGTACGAAGCGATCGAGGATCGGGGCGATGTGCGGCAATGCAGCTTTGGCCGTACGACGACGATCTTGACCGCCACCGCCACGCACCACACGGCTGTCGGCCGAAGGTGGCATTGGAATGCGGTAGCACTTCTCTGCCGGGAGCTCATTGGTCAAGTTGGCATCGCTGGTGTCGATGTAGTACATTTTGGTATCGCCGTTGACGTTCTGGCGAGTGCCGGTGGTGATGCCGAAAGCACCAGCGCAGTAGATGGCCAGTTTCGGGATAGCAGGAACTTGTTGCTGTTGCATAGTGGAACTCCAGTCATAGCGAAATAAACACTAGCCGTAACTAGCGCAGGGGGATTTGGGTTTAGGCTTCTTCGGCAGGGGCACCGAGCCATTCTGGGTGATCGAGGAAGTACTCGTTCGCCACGTCCAGGTTTTGTTCGATGAACTCGTTGAACACCTGGGTGGCTTCTTCAATGCAGATGCCCCACTTGAACAGCGGGATGTTGAAGATAAGGCCACCTTCAAACAGCACTTCAATCGCCGGAGCACGATCAGGCTCGGTGACAAAGTTGATCTGGTAATTACCGCTGGTTTCACCAACGATGCGCTTGATCACCTGCTCATTCAAAAATGCAGGGTGCGGACGGCTCCAGAAGCGGATAACGCGGCTGACCTCACTGCGTTCCACCATGGTCAGATCGCTGAATGGAATTTCGGATTTTTGCTGCATGAGTAATGTCTCCGATGACGAGTAGGAAGATGGTCGCTATGTCCCTAGCGTAGGATGATTCAGGTCAGTGATATAGTTCTTAAACCGACTTCAGTTCTTTCTGGGTCCAGAGGTGTGCAACGAAGTCCGCATGGAGTTTCAAGCTATTGACCACCTCGAAAGCTTCAGTACCGAACTGATTGCAGTATTCGAAGATACCCCAGCCCGTGTCTGTAAAGAACAGGTCTACCGAGTTCAATGGTGGCAAATGAAGAAGGAAGGCTTGGATCTCAGCCATGAGTGGTGAATCATCGCGGATCTGGTGCAGTCCTTCGAGCAGGGTTTCGTCATTGCGGTTAGCGCCGGTAGCTTGCCGATAACCAGTGCCTTTGTCGAAACCTTTTTGTACGTTCTGCTTACGCTCACGCATTTTGATCAGCGCAGGACGCCCAGCATAGTCGGTTACCACCCGAGCTTCTTCGAGCACGTTCTCAATGATCTCGGTAACCATCAACTGTTGGCTCGTCAGCACGGTGAGGACTTCGTTGTGTTGATGCAGTTGTCCGGTATGGACTTCGATCGCCTCCTTGTACTCGTCCAGTACTGCTTGTGCGTCATGGACCCCAGCACCACGCAGCTGGGACATGAACTTGAAGATACTGGCTTTGGTATTGTCGAACACGATGTGGCCAACACCACGTGCACCATCGGTCGACTTGATCAGAACCCGATCGGGCAGATCCAGCATGTCGAACATGTTCGCTGGGTTCGGCCCTTTGCACAACACCCGTACTGGCTCAAACCACTTCGCGTTGATGCGGTCAGCAATCCCCTGCAACACGACTGCTTGGGCAATCTTGTTCTGCCGCTTGGAGATATAATCAGCATTATCGAACTGGGTGCTATAACCCAGATCAATCAACAGGTCATAGTTACCCACACGCTGACCGTTACGCTGTTCTTCTCTGGGGCTATCGTGGATAACGAAACGAGTAGGTACGCCTCGTGACTGTGCTTCGAACACCTGAGGGAGGTGTCTGAAGTTATCGGTGAAGTCCAGTCCCACGAGAGCTACGACACAAGTGTTCATGTATTCTATGTTCCTTTGGTTGGGAATACGGGCAGTCCTTAAAGTCAGCCCATCCTGTAGCGAGAGCTAGCCCATCCTTCGGGATGGGTTTTTTGCCGTATGAGATAAACACTTTGAGTTTTTTTGTCTATCTGGCTTTTATGCTCTATGCGGCATAAGACCCCCTAAACAGGGGGAGGGGGTGGTTACTAAAGAATAAGGATATTTATTAGGGGTCGGTCGCCTACCGACTCCCTCCCCCTAATAAATCTTTATATCTAGTTTTTCTTTTCATTTTATTTTAAAAACATAATAGATCCCGAGGGTGTTAGCCCTCGGTCTATTTCGTCTAATGCTAAAGAACACCAAGGCATTGGAATGTTAAATGAAACACACATGCCTGGCGGCAGCCCTATTCGCCTTTACCCCCGTCTTCGGAGCGCGGCGCGGCCGCCGAATCATCATCAAGGAAACCGCCCCAGTTGGCTGGGTCGGCTTCTAGGTCGAGGTCAGTGGTTGGAACGTCATGTGGATTATCCGAGAGAACATGTGTGGCCCAACGGGTTTCACGTTTCAGTAACGCTTGGGTAGCGGTAGGCAGATGCTCGTATTTCGATAGATCGGGATCGTTACGATCGAACGCATCATTCGGGGTCTCGATCACCATGATCTCAGCGCCAGCGATACTACCGTTTATGAACCTCTCCCGGATACGACCCATCTCTTCCACCGTACCTTTCGGGACGCCGTAAGCGTTTGGTAGGAATTCACCCACGACAACATGGTGATATGCATCAGCCAGCTCAGTAACCTCAGCATCAGACAGGCGCACATCACTAACTGCCTTCGCTTCAAGGGGATCATCCAGTTCTTCACGGGTCATCCCTAACATCTCAGGGTATTGTGCATCATTCGCTAACCCGGCGGTATTTTTGGCTGCGAAGTGAGCATCCAGTTGCTCCCTTAACATCCCTTGCAGTTCAGGGTCGTCCGTACCTGAGTCGTATGTGCCTTCAGCGATTACGTCACACCCCTTAAACAAACGACGCTGTGGTACGGCCATCACATCTACCCGATTACCAGCAGCATCCACTACGTCGACGTGACTGATCGGATCTGGTTTGAACTCAGCAGTACCGAAAGTCAGTGGATCAAAAAGCATATCGTAATGTTTGTCTGAGACGGTGACACTATCTGGTCGCTTCTTACTGCGGTGCAGAGCCCATGTCGAACCATCCGGCATGGCAAAGGTGGCTTCGACCCCCGGATCAAGCGCGGCGATGCCGATACTGAGTCCTCTGGTGTTGGCTACCTTATCCAAGAACCCATCGGCCAGCTGGATACACTCCTCTTTGGTAAGAGGATCCATCTCGATACAGGCATTTGGTGGTAACGTCAGAGCAGCCTTGGTTATACCCGACATTGGATTAGGTGTAGCCATACTGGTACGGCCGGTCTCAACCCCCTTCTTGATAATGGTGCCGTGAAGCAGTTCTTCGTCATCGGCCAATATTGGATTACCTGCAGCATCCAAGAACATGAGGTAATCAGTCGGTATAGGGGTTCCTTTCTTGATACCTTCGTAATAACCACCCTTCGGCATCTCTCGAACTATACCCTCCGATTTGCCAGCGTAGCGTTGTGCTTCGGTGAGTTCAGGCAGTGTCGGGATAGTCACCGGGTCGTCCTTCAAGGTCTCATTACGACCCCAGTAGCCATACGCTGTAGTCACATTCATCCAGAAACTGAAGCGACCGTATTGATCGGTGGAGTCCGGCAACAGCTGACCGCCGATATACAGATGCGACATCGAAGAACCGTAGGCCTGTACTCGGAAGCCATGCATGGCCATCAAATGCACAATGTCCAATGCCGCCCAGTAGTCACGTCCTTCTTCATGGCGGTTGAAAGACAGCTTCTTGATTTCTTCTGGCCAGTTGTTACTGTGCAGATCGGGGCCATGATGACCACGGGCGCTAACCGATGGATTATCATAATCAGCATCAGTACGTGGATCATAGAGGACCAGTTCACCAACCTGATTCTCATGGATCTGGATTTTCACTTTGATGTTCTGGTCTTTACCGTGGATCGAGAACTTCGGACGACGCCCCCGTCGCGGGTAGCTATAGCCGTCCATGTGCAAGTTGATCAGTTCAACCAAGGTGGTGATCATGTTGAGACGCTTATTCATCCTGAAGCTCCGTTACGGTAGGTTGTTCAATAGGACCGGCTTCAGCCAACCGGCGAAGCTCGTCAATGGTAGACGTTTCGAGTTCTGCCGGTTGCTGTTTAGTGCGCTGATCGTAGTTGATCATCCGATGCCCTAAGTATCTGGCGTCATTCGCATTCTTCCAATCCGCCCTAATCCGCAGATGGCGGTAACAGGCGGCGCATAAGCCGCAGGGACGCCAGCCTTCGTCATACAACTGTGGTAATTCGCAGTAGGAGATTACGTCTTCGAGTTTGTACTGCTCAATCAGCTCTAATAAAGCCCCTTTACGAAAACGCAAGACAGGGAACACCAGCCTAGGCGGATTGAATTCGAGGCCGTAGATAGCCTTGCACAAATGCTCGAAGGCAGCCGCCAGAGGCACGCAGGCATATGCCGCATCATCGTTCAACACATAGCCAAGGTGTACTTCGTCAAAGTACTCATCAGTCGACGTATTAGAAACCATACTGACCAAATGCATGAACCAAGCCGGTAGTTGCTTAACCGGCATCATCGTCTGGCTAGCATCAACCTTTAGCATGCTACGGATAAAGCGTGGGGCTGGTTGATCCGGGAAGCGTTTGTGCATTGTGCGCATGATCTTTTCAATCGCTTCTTTCTCTGCCTTAACCTGCGTAGCCGGCTGACCACCCTCTAGGTGAGTGTAGGTGACTTCATACTTCTTCTGCATGGCCTTCAGCAACATAGCGGTGGAGTCTAACCCACCCGTCAACGCTAGCAGTACCCGCTTTGTTTTGTCCGACATAATAGTCCCTTACACATGGGTTTGGTATTCATTACCATAATCTAGGTCTGTAGTCTTTTTGAGTGTTCAATCTTGTGAACTTTTAATCCATATCGGACGGGGTCATGGCAACCACGATTAAAGATGTATTTGATCGACAGTTCGATCACGTAAAATTTGATGCAGCTTTCTGTAAGCGGGTGATTCAATACTCCATCCGTTTTATGAACCGTAACGAAGACCACTCCGCCTTTTTCGGTGGGGTACTGTTGGGTGTAAACCCAATTAAGTTCTTCGACAGTGACCGTGATGCGTGGTATGAGGAAGTCTTGGAAATCGATGAAGATCTATTCATCGCAGACTTTCGTAAGATCGAATCGATCAACCACGAATTCAACGTCATGTCAGACGCCTTCAACTATACCCCAGCGTACATCGTCCATCGACTGATGACCGCAACGGGCGTGCCACAGTCTCTACGCCACGAAGCCATGGTCCATGCGTACATGGTCCTGCACTATCGCTTCATTACCTCTTTGCTGGTTAAGCGTTTCCAATACCCAGCGGATAAGGAAGTAGCTACTGCGGTATACCTCGCCTTGAACGGACGCTTCGACATCCGTAAGTATGGTTCGTGGCGTGATTTGATCCGTGCACGTGCTGAAGATATCGTTAGCTCGAAGTCAATCTACTACCGCTGCCTGCAGGACTACAGCCCTGACGGCATGTTGATCCGTACGGTAACCGATACCCAATCGCGTATCCGTGAGTTGATCAAGAAGATCTATGCGATCCACAAACACTTCAGTGATACTGGGGTGCGGGTTAAGACGTCGTCTGATACATCGATCAACACCGATGGGGAGTTGGTCCTCAAAGACCGTAAGAACGGCTATGCGGGCTTTATGCGCTACATCAACAACATCATACCCTCAGAGCGTAACTTCGTCCGAGACGAGCTTGTAGACGTCGTAGGATCGGCCATGAATACCATGCCGAAACCTTTACTGATCACAACGCTTAAATACATGTCCAACAACTACTTTGCCCCGCACCAAGGTTACCTGCAAGAGATCGTTAAGGAAGTGCTATTATACGCCTTCGATCACCTGTACGTTAACCGGGTGCCAGCGGTACAGCGCAATGACCTCGCTACTAACGTGGCTAAGCTTAAAGCGTTGTTGACGGCATCCCGATCGACTGATCCATCGGTAATGTTGCTGCGAACTGAAACTGAGAAACTGGTGCGTGCTGCTACTGGCCGTAATAAGTACGAAGCTCAGATTGCTGCGGTTCGAACAGGCACACTTCTGTACATCGTGCTCAGAACGCTCACTCAGTCACACTACGGCCGATAAAAAATAATAGAGAGGAGGGCACTGCCCTCCTCTCGTTATGTCACAGTAGGGGATGATGGTGAAGCACTTCAGCTTTACGTCTAGCTTCGGTTGCTTCTTCCAATGTGTCGAATTGCTGCTTGAGTTTCGTTTCACCGTGTAACCTAAGTTCGGCTAGGAATTTACCAGTGTTGGTTATGCTGACACCCCTAACACCGGTTTTGTTAGAAATGGAAATACCTTGGTTCACAGACTGGACGGTCCTGTCCGCCCAACGGCAATTACTAGGTTCGTAATCACCGTCGCTGTCTTTACGATCCAAGGTTAAGCTTTCGTTAGGACGCGGGCCCATGTCCTCGTAGAAAGCAGCAAAGGAATTCTTCCACCGATCACAAACGCTAATGCCACGACCTCCGTAGTTAGGATGGTCACTTTGGCAACGTTGGATCATTGAGTTCCAGATTTTGTATTCCCGGCTACCACTCAGTCCATGTGTGGTAAACATCTCAGCCGCCTTCTCACGCTGGAAACAGCCGCAAGATACAGTCCTGTTATTACGTAAACAATCACCACTAACCACGGTTTCCTCACCACAGTCACAGATGCATAACCAGTGTAGGGCTCGACCCTCCCTTTCAGCGGTACGTAATGCCATAAGCTTTCCAAACCGCTGACCAGCAATATCTGGACGACGTCCGCATCCACATGACGTGGCACGACCCCGTCGTAAAGTGCCGCTAAGACAGGAACGCTTATTGCCACACTCACACTGACAAACCCATTTGCCTGGCGGTGTGTCCTCTCGGTACAAGACAGTCAGCATACCGAATTTAAATCCGGTGATATCAATGAACTTCGTTGTCATGGTTTACCTCACAGTGTTACCATGTCCGTGATATAGTCTTTAAAAAGTCTCTACGTGGTGCTCAGAACGATGACAAAAGACCACTACTCAAAATAAAAAAGACTGGGGAGGCATCGCCTCCCCTTATGTCGTCTAGTGCGGTATCTTAAACGAGGCTTTGATGTAACGCGACTTGTTAACCACGTCGTTGAACCAATCCTCCAGTTGGATAAACAACTGTGGTTTTATCTCGAACAGTGCCCAAGGATCGAGTTTGATCTTAGTGGGACTGGCCAGTACCTCACACTGATGCCGTACGCCATCAACGAACACCGAAAAGGATTGCGGGGTAGGGTCACCTTCGTAGACATGAAAAAATACAACACCCACTTCGAAGATAAAGCTTTGGGAGGCCCCACGGTACAACCAGCCTAAGGAATGTGTAACACCCATGGCGTAGAACATCCTCATCAACTGTTCGACATCAGAGATACGCGCACCGTCTGGTACATGGATCCCACCTTGACGTACGTACAGCGCTACGAGTTCAGTGTACATTTCCACGACGATGTCAAAGTCGTAATGACTCAGCTGGTTACGTGCAGCCGCAACATCACCTGTGAACTCTAGGCGCACAAAGAAGTGATAGTTGGTTGCTGCGTCGTGTAGGTACAGGTTAGGTAAGTGTGCCAACTCATCCAAACCAGTCGGCATAAAACCGACTAGGTGGATCCTAAAGGTGTTCCCCAAACTGTCAACACCGTCCACATGGGTAGGCATTAGTTGACTGACCTTATTCATGATGCTCCCCACGGTATCGTTTAAGAATGTACGGCATGGCTGCCTTTATTTGCTCGATGGTGTAAACCCGAGAGAAGTTAATGACAGAACCATTGCGCGGTGGTTCATTGCGAGGCAGGTCGTAAGTTTCACCGGTGTCTGGATCGGTACAGACATAACCGCGGCAATCAGCCACGTAACTGTTGCGATACATCTCTTCGTAGTTATTGGCATGTGCGCAACCTGCGAGCATTACCAAGCTAACTATAGCGAATGGCTTAATCATTTTTTATTCCCTGAAGGATTAGGTTAGGTATTCATCCCAGTGATATAGACCCATGTTTATTTGCACTAGACGGACATAGACCCTCCTCATAGAGAGGAGGGCCGTATGTTTTTACTGGTTGTACTGGACGCGTTCTTTAGCAGAGGCTTCCAGACCACCGGCGAGACCATTGGTGGCAGCCGCTACCCCCGTGGACACCAGTTGACCCTGGGCTTTCCGCTCAGTTGCCTGAGCTTGGGCTGTAGTCCCGGTTTTGCCGGTAGTTGTTTGGTTTTGTGCGGTTGCCATGGGTTACCCCTTAACCAATGTTCTGACGAGCGGCTGCGCCTTCTACGAGCTGCTGTTGCAGACCGTTCTTCGCAGCACTTACGTCGGCGGATACGCCGGTGAACCACAGACGACGATCGTTCGGGTTCATACCGCGCAGGTTCAGGGAGCGCATCATTTCGCGAGCGAAGATCATGCTACCCACAGAAACGTCGCTGACCATGGAGAACTCGATATCGAACTCCAGGTTCTGACCCAATTGACCCGCATCTTTACGACCTTCCCATGGAGGAGTCGCCAGAGGGAACATGTTGGTACCCAACCAAGCCGAAACCGGCTCGGTGAAAGACGCGTCGGGTTCGACGAACAGGATGGTCGCTCCGTAGAACGATGCATCGTAGTCCGCAGCAGCCACGTTGCCATCGGATACCACCAGTGGGATCTTGGTGTTTTCATCACCAATACCGTACTGGATCCACCACTTGATGAAACGGGTTACTGCGCGGCCTTGCAGTTCCCAACCACCGAAGGTTGGGTTCGACTGGGCACGAGTCACGTTGGTCGCAACCTTGATGACCTCACCGGAACCGCCGTAGGCGTTATCGGCGGTGTCAACCGAGATTTGCTGGTTCAGACCGTTGATGGTCCGAGTGTGCTTCTCGACGAACGCTTTCAGGCAGCGAACTGCCAGATCACGGTTCGGCAGGAATTCAAAGAAGCGCGGGGCTTCGATGAGGAACGGCACGAGGTTCCGTTGTACGAGTGGTGTGTTGCTGGCGATGTTCGCCAGATCCGGTGCCAACGTGTGGGTACCGGCTTGAGCCAGGTTGATAGTGCCGGGGGACTGGCCCTTACCGTAACCATTCTGGCCGATGAACGGACTGCTGTAACGATCCATTGAGTATCACCCTTTAAAAGAACGACTGGCTGCTTAAGCAGCCAGAGCGTCCATGCGGTAGGTTTCGAGTTCGAAGAACATGGTGGTACGCGGGTTGTTCGCGTACAGCCGCACTTTGCAGTGCCAGGTAAACCCGTTGTTATCGTCATCTGCCGTGATGTAAGTCTCAGGGCGAATCTGAACCCGGCCAGCGTAACGACCTTCGACCAACTTCGTGATCTCTTTATCAGAGCGCTCGATCAGCTGTTCTTTGGTCAGCTTGCTGTTGCCCGAGAACTTCTTGTGGATCTTGTGGATCAGACGCACAACGTCACAGGCGATGCCGGTGGTGATCGGAGACAGCAGCACCGATGTTTCGTCCTGGTAAACCGAACGAACGCAAGGGTAGTAGTTAGTCCGAGTATCGCAGGTCAGCGAGTAAGTACCACCCGACGCCCAAGCACTGGACTGTGCACGGGATGGGAAGAATGGCACGTTCAGGTTCTTGATCAACGACACTTCGTTGTTCGGGTCCACGTCGATGTCAGCACCATCGCGCAAGATGCCGGTACCGGCACCAGCGAAGTTCGCCCACTTCTGAGCGTAGTCCAGTACCTGAGGTACCAGCTTGCTGTAACCGCCGTCCATCAGCTCGCCCGTCTGATAGACCACCTCGCCACGGCAGATGCCGGTGCCATAGAGGGTCGACTCAGGGTAGGCCTTGAGACGGGTCATCAGCACCTGACCGCGGGAGAGTTCTTCAGACAGGGTCGGTGCCCGGCCTTCAGCTTCCACGTAGGTGGTGAAAACGACCTTGAGGTCGCGGCGTTGGCCGAGCACGTTCATCATGGCGATCTTGCCATCCATCGACAAACCAGTGTCGTAGATGTGCGAGAATGGATACAGCGGCACGTTTTCGTACAGGTCGCCCAGTTGACCGAACGCAGTGTTCTCGACGGTAACCAGTTCTTCGTACTTGGCGTGGTTCATGGTGCCGTCTTCACCGCCGGTAGCGTAAACGGTAGTACCGTCGCTCAAGGTGATGCCGCCGTCCAATGCACCCAGCAGGTACAGCGCTTGGTACAGATCGCCATCGTTGCTAGCGCCGGTCAGGAAGTCGATTTGGCTCGACTGGCTGATGGTTACGGCGACCGCAGGGTTGAGTGCGAGCTCACGCGCGTAGATCATGTCCTGGACTGCTTTGATCTGTTCATCGTAGATGTAGATCTTGCTGAACGGGGAAGTCAATGGAGCCAGGCCCGACACGATACCGTCGTCGGTGTACGCTTTGATCAACACGTCGCCAGCGTAGTACTCTTTATCTGTCGATGCGCTGTACGCACCTTCAGTGAAGCACACATCGACGTAGTCTTCACCCATTGCGGTCATGACGATCGCCGGGATGTTGGTGTTGGCCACCTTCTGCATGAACTGCATGCGGAACATGCGAGTCTTGAAGGTATCAGCGGTGACTTCGTCCCAGACTTCGTTGGTCTTTTCGTTCGGTGCCCAGATACGGATACCCAGGTTGTTACCGGCTGCACCGAAGTACGAAGCAGGCAGCTCGAACAGCGGGTAGATGGTGGATTGAGTACCATCGACTTCCGCCAGCAGGGTGCCAGGGATTTCGGTAGCGGTGCCTGGTTCGCCAGTAACTGGCATCAGGACCACACGCGCACGGTAGCCATCGACTGGTGGCAGTACCGCAGGTTGACCAGGGTTGATCTGGCCATTGTAGTTGAAGCCCGACAGACGCTCTTGAACAGCCGGGATCTCGTCACGGACGATTTCCAGACCGACCAGCATACGCGACTTCTTGGCATCAGCTGGAATCAGACGCTTAACGAAGAAACCGTTGCCGGCGCCGAGCAGGGTTTCTGCCAGCAGCGATTGCAGGTTGAAGAACTTACCACGGCGGGCCAAGGTATTGGCACCGTACATGCTGTTGAAGTCACTGTTCTCGTTACCGAGAAAGGTGGTCTTGTGGTCACCGGTCTCACACCACAGACGCAACAGCGGGGCGTGCTGGGGATACGTGATTGGTGCACGCGACGGAGTCCCACGGGACTTGTCGTTGATGCCGCCGTAGACAATCCGCGGCGTCGAGTTGATGGTTGTCATCTATTCTCTCCTAGGAGGGCGTGGTGCACTGTGACTCGATGTTATGAGCATTAACCCAATTCAATCCATAGATATTAAACAGCATTTGCGCTATACAGCATCAAATGTATTTTTTGTCGACACATGATGGAGTCGCAGCATGTTACTCATGCCTTACGATACCGCCCAAGGCCAGATGTATCAGGTTGACAAAATTGTCAATCAACTCACCAAGGCCCAGATCGATCTCCCCTTCCCTGAGGTGGAAACACCCGGTGGCAACATCGTCAAGAATCTTCACTTCGTTACACCAAGTGATGATCACGAGGACGTCAAAGGCTTTACCCAATTCGTTAATTTGGGAACTGATCAGGAACCCAAGTTTGTCTTGGACGGTCGACCATTCATGCGCTTGGATCGCCGTACAGACACATACCGTCTAACTGCTGAAAACGACTTCATGTTTCAGTGTGTGCGTGGTGCACTCACTTTGCGTGCGTTGAAGGATGGTCCGGCGGTGTTTGACCGCTTGGGTGATATCCCACTGATCACCTTTACCAAGTGGATTACACGGGCGTTGGTCGGTAAGTACAACCTGGATGAAGCAGCCGAACTGAAGATCTCGGTCGTGGCTGCTTTCTATTTCTTGGCCATGTCTGATGAGGCAATCGCCACTGACCCTGAAGCACGCATGGCTGTGGTGAAGATCGTTAATCGGGTAACCCGTGTCGACTACCGACATATCAGTGAGATCGCGGACAACATCAAAAGTCTGAAGACACTCAGTGATCTGGCTACGGAAGTTAGTACTGGCCTGAACATCATCCGCATGGGTGACCTTAAAGCCGGTGATATCTGGACCTTGGTAGCGTCGGGATTCTCTGGTGTTAATAACCGAGAAAACATCGGCGTGGCATTGGAACATCTGCCCACGTTCGTTGCTATGGTTTACGTCGCACTGGCCGACAAGTCCTATCGCAAATACACCATTGGCGTGCGTGCACTGAGTGCTGGTACACAGCGTGAACAGGATGACTTCAAGAAGCTGGTCTACTTGCAAGTCGCAGAACAGTTCAAATAATTTCACACACTACACAGCATATGGCCCTCCCCTACAAGGGAGGGCTTATGTCTTACACCCGATGTTATGAGCTTTAACTAAGCATGCCAGTAATATTTGTCACCTCTGTTCACAGGTAGCCTAAATGAACGAGTACCTTCTGCGCCATGCGATCAGTACGGTTT